ATGATTCAGGATAATTATGGATGTACTCCTATTCATTGGATGGCTCAGCAAGGAGTAAAGGAAGTTCTTAAACTAGATAAAGAATTACTTATGATTAAGAATATGTGGGGATGGACTCCTATTCATTGCTTGGTTCATATAGGGGGAGTAAAAATACCAAAAAAATATTATGATTTGATTTAAAAATAAAATGAAGAAATTATTCATAGTCTTGATAAGACACAGCAACTTACGTATATAGTATGGCAAACTAAAAACTGTAAAAAGAATTTATAAATAATGGAGTTAGTAATGAAAAATAAAGAAGATGAAGATATTTTCATAAGGTCAGCTAGTCCGATTTTTTATGAAGAAAATATAGTTAAGAAAGTAAAAGTTGATTTCTTAAACTTAAATATATCAACTTATGATAATGACCCCTCTGCTTATCTTGATTACATTTATGACAATGGAAAAGTTGCCAATGTTGCAAAAATAAAGGTAACTTCAGAAAATGGAATAAACAAGTTTCTGATTTCGTGGAAAGGAAAGTGCGTTGAAGAAGAGGTAAGAAACTTTATTGAGAAGGTTGGAATAGAAGCAGTCTTTCAAAAGGTAATTGAAAGAAATCCTTTAATTAAAGGATTGGCAGGAAAAGAAAGGCTTTTGGTTGTATATAAAAGCAACAAACTTCCGCCAAGGACATTAGGCTATCTTAACGTAGATAGAAGAAAAGATTTGGAAATTATGGCGGATAAAAACCCATCATTTGAATACAAAATCATTTCCGAAAAATTTGGAATTGACTTTGATAAGAAAAATGTAAAAGAATGGCAGAAACGTTATCCTGGTGCAGACTGGGAAGCAATAAAATCTATTGCTACTGACGAAATGGCGGAACCGCGACTAGCGTATAGAAAGATAGCAAAACTTTTTGTAGGTAAATCAAAAACATCTAATTCTGTAAAAGTAGATGCAAAGAGATTTCTAACAAGGGTAAGAGGAGATAGAATATGGTTTGAAAATTAAAATGAATTGTTAGAGCATAAAGCCCAAAGATTTTATTTCTTTGGTCGTAAGAAATTACGATAAACTAAAAACAACAAAACAAAATAGAGGATTACATATATGGAAAATATGATGCAAACACTTATGACAATGAACTCGGCAAATAACTCCAATGTCATTGCCAATACCGATATTGCCTCTCCAATTCCTTCCGGGATTGCAGAACAGAGTTTTGAAGTAGACGGAACTCAATGCTCTGTTGAGATCAAACAGAGTAACAAAACCCGTGGAAAATTCTTGGTTATTCTCAAGGCGAATATCAAAGAAACAATTGTCAAGTCTATTTATGCGACTTACAGTTGCTCAGAAGAGGAAATCAGAAAAGGTAAAGAAATTCTTGTACGAAGCGCCATTGCTCTTGGAAAGATTTTCAAATACAATGTCGTTCTCTCAAAGAACGACGAAGATGCTACCATTATTCAATTTGACTGGGAAAAATATAAGGCGTTTAAGGAAACTTCTTCAATCGCAGAATTTCTCCCCGAAATGGATGAAGAAGAAAACTGTGTTTTGTCCCTCAAGAACCCTGACGCACTTGAAGAATACGCTTCTCTTCTTGAAGAAGAGTGGGGTGCCATTATTGCCCTCTCGGACACAGACAATCTTATGAAATTTGAAGTCAAGAAATACAAGGGAAAGTTCTCTTTCCTATCAGATAAGAATCCTACAATCCAAGGTGATTTCTTTTTCATTAACAACAATCTAAGTGGCCATGAATGGATGGAACGTTATTCTGATATTTCATCTGTAGGGCGTGAGGTTGTTGAGCAATTTGAGCTTGAAATTCTCAAAAAGATTATTCTTGCTTAATATACTTCACCTATTTGATTTAAAAACTATGACAAGGTTTTCTAAAGTTCCTTGTCAAATTTTAAAAACTTTCGTTGTTACAATACTGCCATTGAGTACACGATAAAGGACAAAAATTTTAACTCCATTTTAGTTTTGTCCATAGCAAGTTTAAAGTTGTCATTAACAAGTTCTTGTAAATTTTATCTCAAGTGAAGGAACAAAAATAAGCCCACGCACAATTAGATTGCTTCTTTATATTGCATCTTTTTGTGCTGTGGGCTTTTTTTGATTTAAGATATGAAATTTTTAAAAGAAACAGATATGGGAGAAATTCTTGTTCCGTACCTACGACAAAATAATGAAGTATTCCAAGAAGTAGCTATTGGATACGGAACTGCTTGCGACATAGTATTTAAGAATAATTTAGGAAAAGTAAATTGTATAGAGATGAAGCTGCACTTAAATTTAGAACTTCTTTGCCAGTGTGCAAGATGGTATAAATTAGCTGATTTTGTGTGGATAGCAGTTCCAATATATGAAGAGAAAAAAGTAAGCAGACTCTATAGACTATTCTATACTTTTGGAATTGGTGTTATTCTAGTCAATAACAACGAATCTTACCCATGCCAAAATATAATAAAATATTATGCGAAGCAACTCAACAACAAACCTTTTGATTGGGATAAATATCTAATTTGTGAACACGCAAACGACGTTAAGGCCGGGTCTAGATCAGGAAAACGTTCGACACCTTTTTCAAGAACTGTCACTAGAATAAAAAAGTATAAAAAGCATAATCCAGAGGCCACACTAGAAGAATGTTTGAAAAACGTAAAACACCACTACTCCAACTTAGCCAGTGCAAAAAGCTCAATTAAAAAACTTTTAGAAAATAAGATCATAAAGATAAAAGGATTTTAACTAAAGATGCCACTATACTTTATTAATTCTTTAGTTAACAACAGGAGTACAGATTCCATAAAAATATAAAAAATTAATTTAAACCGAAACTAAGAACTCACTAGTTCCTAGTCCGTACAAGATGACAACTTGTATGCTGATGAGGGTAAGTCAAATAAATCAAAAACAAGGAAACAAAGGAAGTACAATATGTTTAATTTTATTAAGAAGATTTTTAAATCAAACATTACTGACGAAGAAATCTTTGAGAAAGCTATGCATGGTGATAAGAGTATTCTTAAACTTCCTAAAGAACTACTTAGTATTAAGAATGATTCTGAGTGGACTCCTATTCATTATCTAGCTAATAATGGAGTAAAAGAAATTCTTAGTTTAGATAAGGAACTTCTTATGATTAAGGATAAATATGGATGGACTCCTATTCATTATTTAGCCATTAAAGGAGTAAAAGAAGTTCTTAGTTTAGATAAAGAACTACTTATGATTAAAAATAAATATGGATGTACTCCTGTTAATTGTTTAGCTAGTAAGGGAGTAAAAGAAATCCTTAAGTTAGATAAGGAACTTCTTATGATTAAGGATAAATATGGATGTACTCCCATTCATTTACTAGCTAATAATGGAGTAAAGGAAGTTCTTAAACTTCCTAAAGAAAGATTAATGATTAAGGATATTGATGGAAATACTCCTATTCATTATTTAGCTGAGAAAGGAGTAGAAATTCCAGATGAACTGAAATAATCCATTTTTAAAAAATAAAATGATGACTATGCTCAATCCCATTTCGTCTACAATGTATTTAAAAAATTACTTGTGAGAAAAAATTAAAGTTACCCTATGTGAAAAATGTAAAAACATTTAAAAATTTCTAGCGGAGTATGAACAAGGCACACATAGTAATATTGAACAATTCTTGTACTATTCTCAAGCAGGAATAGAATACAAGCAAGTGAGAAATAAAATAATAGAAAGAGTTTAGAGCAAAAGATATTGAAGGAGAAAATCAATTGAAACGCACAATAAATAAAAGAAAAACGAAATCCTCAAAAGAAAAAGATACATTCTTTGATATATCTTTTGAAATTAGTAGTGACCTAGCTTTTGGCATGGCTTCTTTTGACGACGACGAAAACCGAGAAGATCCGATAGTTCCTGAATATGAAATTCTTGATTAATAAGGAAAAATTAATTGGAAAATAGTGTAGACAGCATACTTAAAAACGCTGATAGTGATAATTGGTTTAGTAAACCAAGTAAAAGGGTTTTTGGATTTAGCATAACTTTTTCTTCATTTAAAGAACTATCACTATTCTTTGGATTTATTTCAGATTTAAAACTAGATTTATTTACTAGTTTTGAACCTCCGATTAAAGGGATAGGAAACTATGATGTAACTATCACAAACAAAGATAATTTGAATTATGATAAAGTAAAAAAAGTTATAGAACTAGCAATTGAAAATAAAATAAAGGTACATTAAAAATAATTTATGCAAAACTATAATCAACATGGTATCAATAGTGGAGTCACAAACTGTTCTTGTAGCTCTTGTGGATGCTTCATAATCTTAATGCTCATAACAATACTCGGTATTGCTACGTTTATTAAAATGGCAGTTAAATTTTTCACATGGCTATGGGGATTTTAAATATGATTTTAACAAACACTGATATTCTATTTGGTATTAGTAACAAAGATATAATCATATCTCCATTTAACATGGATAATTTAGGAACAAATAGCTATGACGTTACGCTAAATCCTACATTAGCAATATATACTAGTGATTGCTTGGATGTTAGAAAAAACAATGAATCAAAACTAATAACTATTCCAAAATGTGGACTTATATTAAAACCAAATACTTTGTATCTAGGTCAAACAAACGAAACGGCAACATCAAACAAATATGTTCCTATGTATGATGGAAGAAGTTCTATGGGAAGACTAGGAATTTTTTCTCACATAACCGCCGGATTTGGTGATATTGGATTTGGGTATAATCCTGCAAACAAAGATGAATGCTATTATCCTACTTGGACTTTGGAGATCATTGTTGTTCACGAAATAGTAATTTATCCGAATATAAGAATAGGCCAAATATTCTTTTTAGAACCAAAGTCAGAACCTTATTCTAGATATAGTGGAAAATACTCAATTCAAAAAATTCCAACTGCTTCTCTTTCTTATCAAGATAAAGAAGTTCCATTTAACGCAGAAAAACATAAAGGAATTTAATTAATTATGAAAAAATCAATCATTACCTGCACACTCTTCGTACTTTTATTTATAGTTTTATTTATATCAATACTTTATATCTCATTTTCAAGTAACAATACCTCATTGTCAAACAACAGTAGCAAAACGTATGAAACAGAAAGCAACCAAAGAATCATAACAAAAGAATGTAAATCTATTACTGCACCAACTAATAGTGTATTCGCTGTTTGCATCATTGAAATTGATTCTGTGGAGTATATAACAACATCACAAGGAGGTATTTTTCCGCTACTACCAAAAGTTGAAACAACGCGCACAAGTAAAAAAAGTAAAAAAGTAGGTTACTGATTATGAAACGAGAAAAAACTTTATTTTTTGTTCTGTTTATTATAGAAGTTCTACTAACATTACTTTGTTATATAAAGATTGGTAAATAAGTAAAGTGAGAAATATGCCTATGAAAAATATTAAAAACATTACATTAACATTCGGAACATCATCTCATTTTTTTAAAAGTTCTGTGCAGATTACTTTTGAAGGAGACGTAGATATTAATGAAGCGAAAAAGAAGTTAAAAGAAATCTATTTTGAACTTCTTGCTTCGAGATAAATCTAACAAAAAAATTTAATGACATGGAGTTTGATGAGATTAAAAAATATGTATCAAATAAACTTAAACAAAATCAGTAATGTTTAATGGTACAGTACAAGAGGTAAATAAATAATGAAAGAAGAACACGTGCAGAATGTTTTTATTATAATTATTATGATTTTAATTTTAGCTATTGGATTTTTACTCGGATGCTGTTATTATAGTAAATATTCTGTACCCGATATTAAAAAATATTCTACGTGCCTAAAACACGCAGACAAAGAGTATTGCCGTATTCAGTTTAGAGATACTTATGATTTCCTTGTTAAATATAACCTAGAGATTAAATGAATAAATGAATAAAAATATATGTATGTACATTATAAAATATTTATTGATTTTAGCTACCCTCGTTTTAGCGAAACCAAAACTTGTATATATTGAAAATTCAAATGACACTACGGGGTATTCCTACAAAGACAGTCTTTACTGGAGATATGATAAGCATAGTTATGAAAAAATATATTCAAAAAGTTACCTGTTTTCAGACACAATTAAAATTGAAATTTTAGGAGAAGATACCACACTAGAGTTGTATAATGATACCATTACTAGAAGCATAGAGTATGAAAATTCTGATGCGTATGATTTAGTTAAAGAAACATACAGCGGTTTAAATAAAAAAGAAGAATACGTTAGAAAGCTATCTTATTGTAATAGCGACTATGCTGATTTTCCAGAATGTCCTTATATAGAACATTTAATATTTCAAAAAGACACAACAACGATAATAGATACTTGCTACTACCAAAGCGGAGAAATAAAAAAAGTAATTTCGTATAAAGAAAAAGAAAAATTCTTTTATCCTGAAGAACACACTGAATTAACTAGATATGACAACTTATTTTGGTTTAATGGAATTGTGTTTGATAAAAAAGGAAAAGTCATAGGCACGCAAAGTGACTTTGACAAAGTTAAATGTGAAAATGTGAGCAGTGGAAAACTAGACTGCAAACAAATAAATAATAGGGAGAAATAAATGTTATTCTCAAAAGAACTAGAACCTTACTTGTATGAAATGGACGGAAAGATTCACATAACTAACAAGTCAAAAACTAAATGCAGATGTGGAATAAAACTAGAAAATGCGACGCCGATAGAGCAAGTGAAGTATTGCTGTCATGTATGCCCTATATGTAATGTGTATATTCAAAATTCTGATTTAACTATTGGAACTCCGTCTAAACTTGGAAAACTCATAGACAGGATAGACAAACTGGAAAATTCAAATCATGAATTGGAAAAAGAAAATACCGAGCTAAAAGAATTACTCAAAAAAAAGTAACCTAGAAAACAACAAGATAGAAACAAATGAAAAGTATGAAAAAATTTAGAGTTGAACTTACAGAAAAAGAATTAAATTGTTCACTTTGCTTTAGTTTCAAGAATAGGAGTATAGCATTCTATTTAGCAGAACTAGGAATCAGTATTATAAACTTACCTTATAGCGTCATTACGCATAAAGACGATGACGGAAACACACCATTACACGTATACTGTTATCAATGTTCAATTCTAAAAGATAAATACAAACTCCTTGACAGAATAGCAAAACTTCCTAAAAAAGTTTTATTAACAGAAAATTCTGAAAATGAAACTATTTACCATGCTATGGCTAGTATAGGTTATCCTAAGACAATATCCTTTGACAGGGACATTCTTTCCAGGCAGTCACTACGCAGGGAAACTCCACTTCACGCACTTGCCCATCACTATGACAAGACTATGTATAGAAAATTATATGAAATGCCTAATGAACTTCTATCTATGCGAGATAATACTGGATTATCTGTTATAGATACTATGTCAAAATTCTATTATCTTATAGCAAATAAAGAAACATTACCTCCTCATCAGTTAAGCAATGATACCATAAATGAAGAAGTAAAAAGATTAATATATGAGGATTAGTTATGATACGAATTGATTTTATAGGAAAGAATTATTTTAATGCAGATGAAAAACTATTCATAGGAAGGATGGTAGAGACTGTTAATCTAGTTGAAGAAAGCCAAATCAACAAATCTTTGTTTACATTTTCAAGAACACAGTATGAGTATGCTGTTATTTCTTCTTTTCTAAAAGCCGTATATCTTAATACGCTATGTTTTGCTCGCGTAGAGAGAAAAAAAGATACACTAATTATTACAAATAATAAAGGAAATGAATTATTTAGAATGGGAGATGTTTCAGATAAGTTTGATTTAAATGAATTAAAACGTATTATGGAAAAATAAATGTTACCCACTCAAGAAATATTTAACCTCCATAAAAAAGGAATAAGAAGAAAAGACATTGCAAAAACTCTGCATATAACGCAGAAAGAAGTTGATAAAATAATAGGGAAAGAAAAATTTAAAATTCCAAAAGTAAAATTTACTCCAGAAGTATTCAAAGAATTTTATGGTGTATACAATAAAGAAAATGTAAAAGATATATGTGTAAAATTTGGAAGAACTGTAGGAGAGATCAGGAGGCTTTTACTTGCTCTTGACTTTGAAATACCGAATGCCTTTGAAAAGCACAGCACAAAGTCAAAAGTTAAAGAAATATCTGATCTGTATGCTAAGGGAAATAGCATTGGACTTATAGCAAGAACACTACGTATTCCAAGAGCAACCGTAAGTAAGTGCATTCATCTTAACAAATTTGAAAAAGGTATCACAGAAGAAAAAGAAATAAGCGAAAATATTAAAAGTCAAGAAAGAAAAGTAGCAGATTCAATCAAAAATAAATATAGGAATATGAAATGAAGCAAGAAGAAATTGCCGTTGAAAATTGTGAGGTCGTTGAAGTTCTCGGAAGCGATAGGTTTAAAGTTAAACTTCCTAACAATCAAATAATTCTTGGACATATTGCAGGAAGACTGAGAAAAAATCTTATTCGAATTACTCTTGGAGATATAGTAACCATAGGATTTTGTCCGTATGATTTAACTAAAGGCAGAATTATTTATAGGAATAGATAAAGAAAAAACAGTACTTAGTATGTATATGAATAATAAATATTTAATCGTTATAGTAACAGCAATAGCTGTAGAATGCATTTCCTTATTGATACTTACAATTTTATAACACAGCCAATGATACATTTATCTATAAGAGGATTTAAATAAAATGAACACAGACTTAGAAAATTTAAATCTTGAGAAAGACGTTAAAGATGATGTAGAAAAAATAAAGTCATCAATAACAAAAATGATTAAAAATTTTAACGATAAATTTATCTTCACCGTCATAGATGAAACTACTAAGGATAATGCAGAAAAAGAATTAAATAGAATATTAGCAGCACTGAGATTCTATTCAAAATACCTTAAAGAAAAATATAATATATGTGCTGACTTTACTCTTGTAGATCATTTAGGAGATTCTCATTTTGTGTAAACAAGTATAGAATAATTAAAAAATGCACACCCACTTTAGAAGATTATTTACTAACACACTAAATAGTATTGATGAAATATTTAATAAAACAATGAGGTATATAAAATGATTGATGAAATATTTAATAAAACACAAACTAGATTAACAAAGAAAGGATTTTTTGTTTATAGGCTAGATGAAAATAAAATTGGAATATCTATTATAAAACTAGATGGGTTGGATAGTAAGACAAACACACTATATACTTATGGTAACTGTATAGATACTATTAAAATCGTTGGTGACAATTTACATTCAGAAAATATTTCTATATACTGTACTCTTGGAGAATTGGAAGAGACTATTATCCTAAAAAATACAGACAGCATAGAAAAAATAGTTCGGGTAATAACTAAGAAAGCTGTTATGAATAGGGATTCGTTTATTAACAACAATATTAAATTAATTGACGATCATATTTCATATCTAATAAAACTGAAGGAAAGCTATCAAGGATATGACAATAAAATACGTTTAGGTACAAAGTTTAAGGTAAAGGATAGAAAAGAAAACGTATAATAATTTCGATTGATATGTATGACGCAACAACAGAAGGAGACATAAATGAATAACTTTGTTGAACTATCGGAAGAAGAATTATTTTATCGTTTATATGGAAAAGAAATTTCTAAAATTGAAAATGTTCAATATGCGTGTCCCTTATCTGGTTTAACTCTTAATAAAAGAGAGGAGTTTATAAAAAATCTAGCCTCTTCTAAAAAAGAAGAATTTAATAAGGAAAAGGTTAAAGAAAAAGAAAGAGTTTTGAATAATCTTAAAAACATGAAATTAGGTTTTACTGAAAGAATGAATGAAGATACACTTATTATGCGTGTTATTGGAGGTTGGATTTATATTCATGAAACATATAACAATAACATTAATCCAACTGTAATATCAACGACTACTACATTTGTTCCAGAAAAATAAGAATTTACTACACGACAAATACAAAATATGTAAACAACTTAAGTGAAAAAAGGAATAAATATGAACACAGTTAAAGAAAAGAAACTTTTAGAAGAAATTATTCTAAATGATAAAGAACTTCAAAGAATCATGAAAAAAATTGACCATCTTCAAAGAGTAAAGGATGCACTAAATATAGCTGCTATTACTATGATACTACTTTTAGTAGGACTATGTGTACTTTCATTCATTTTTAAATAAATAAAGTAGAATGAAAAATACTGATTTTATTATATATAGCCATTAATTTTAATGACAAATTTATATGCGTATGTATTTATATGAACTTGGTTGGAAAAACTATAATTATGAAGAGAAACTAACGGCTAAGATTAAATCTACAATTTTAACGACGCTCGTACTCATGCTTGCATCCGTGATGATGTCATGTTATGGTAGTGGTGCACGTGGGGTATAATGTAGATTCGTTACTGGAGTATGATTCCCAAGGGGAATCTGATTCACTAGCAAGATGTAGATTTCATTGGAAATACTAGTAAAGGTTGGTATAAATATGACTCTAAGGGAGAACATGATTCATGGACTTAACTTCAAAGGGAACTATCCCTTTATAAATGGATAGTTTATTTATATTTTAATGAATTATGTAGAATATGATGAAGTCTTCATTTCAGTGAGAAAAATATGATAGTGGATAATTTCAATGGAATAGAGCAGTTTTTGAAATATGATGATGATGCTTTGGCATACTATGTTGAAATTTTAATAAGAGCTAAAGACGGAAATGACTGCAAGCGAAAGCATAATAATGGTGATAGAACAATAAAGGAACTGCTGTTGCATCATCCATGGGAACTTCGTGAAAAAGAATTGGAGATAAAGACTTTATGTCATGACTTCAATGCAAGGTGCTATTTCAGACTTAACAGACGGTCATTCAGGAGCATAGGTTTTAAATTCATTCAGGAATTCTTAGCAGCTGAACAAGGACGCTATCAGCATCGCAATCCATTTAGGTCAATAAGTTCTTGCTGTGGAAGGGCGTGTGATGAGCCCAAGTCTACGAAATCATGGATGATAGATGTAGATGACGCAGCACTTAACTCCGAGAAAATTTCTGATATAGAACGATACTTCAGTATAAGTGACTATAATTCATCATTCCCGAAGAATGAGATGATTATAGCAAAGTTTCCATCTATATCAGGCATTCATGTGATAGTTCATCCTTTTGATAAGAGAGAGTTCGAGAAGAAATTTCCTGATTGTTTAGTAAAAAAAGACTCGCCAGTGATACTTTATGCAGATGTGGAGAAAAAACAACGTGCATAATGTAAATTTTACATAAATTGTTTATTATTCATTTACATCTTAATCATTATTTTATATATATATATATTCTAACTGTAAATTAAAGATTACTGTCCTGGATTCGTGTGGAAATAAAATCTAATAATTTACGTAGATATGTATGTATGTATAAAAAGGGAAAAGCGAAAACATAGATTTTTAGCTAATAATATCTATAAAACTAGATTTATTTATCTATGCACCAAACTAAAAATAAGGAACCATACTGATATGATTACAATTTTAGAAGAAACTACTAAATATCCATTACAACTTATTGGAAAAATGGTTGGAGTATGCCATAACAGCCCCGTGGACAGTGTAGATAAAAATATAGAGAGAGCAAAAACTTGCATAAAAAGTGGCCACGGAAGAGTTCTTGAATTTCCTAACGTAGCTATGATTATTGATGGGTATAGCGCTAGAGTTATTCGCGAATGGTATACGCACATAGGCTGTTTACCAACGAGACTGCAAACTTCAACTAGGTATGTAAATTGTGAAAACTTTGACTTCATTACCCCTAATTGCTTAACGACTGAACAAAAAAATGTTTATAAGTCAACTATGAACATGATTAAGGATGGGTATAAAAAACTCATTAACCTAAACATGAGTAGAGAAGATGCCGCAAATATTTTGCCTTTAGGTATGACTACTAAAATCGTGGATAAAAGAAACCTACGAAATCTCATAGATATGAGTAGACAAAGGATGTGTGGAAAAGCTTATTGGGAATATAGAAATCTATTTAAAGAAATTATAGATAACTTAAAAGATATCTCAAATGAATGGGCCTGGATAATTAATAATTGTTTTCATCCAAAATGCAAAGAACTTGGGTATTGCCCGGAAATTAATAGTTGTAAAAACATAGTAAAAGCAAAGAAAATAGAATTAAATGATGAAGAAATCTTTGAGAGAGCTAAGAAAGCCGATAGGAGTATCATTAACCTATCTAAAGAACTTCTTAGTATTAAAGATAAATATGGAAATACTCCTATTCATTATCTAGCCGAGAAAGGAGTAAAAGAAGTTCTTAAACTTCCTAAAGAATTGCTAATGATTAAAAATAATGATGGAAATACTCCCATTCATTATTTAGCCGTTAGAGGAATAAAAGAAGTTCTTACTTTAGATAAAGAACTACTTATGATTCCTAATATGTTTGGAAGTACTCCCATTCATTGGTTAGCTAAAAGAGGAGTGAAAGAAATTCTTACTTTAGATAAAGAACTACTTATGATTCATAATATGTTTGGAAGTACTCCCATTCATTGGTTAGCTAGAAGAGGAGTAAAGGAAGTTCTTACTTTAGATAAAGAACTTCTTAGTATTAAGGATGAAGATGGATGTACTCCTATTCATTGCTTAGCTAAGAAGGGAATAGATATTCCAGAAGAATTGAAAGATTTGATTTAAACCGAAACTAGGAATGGAGTAAAGATTCCAGATGAGTATAGGCAGTATGTTTAACTAAAAGCCGAAACTAGGAACTTGTTAGTTCCTAGTCCGTACAAGATGACAACTTGTATGCTGATGATGGCAAGTCATAAAACAAAACAAAACAAAACACAGGAAATAAAAATGATTAAAGCAGATGGTGGTAAAATTACTTTAGATAAAGAACTCCTTAATATTAAGGATAAATATGGATGTACTCCTATTCATTGGATGGCTCAACAAGGAGTAAAAAAAATTCTTGATTTAGATAAAGAATTACTTATAGTTAAGGATAAGTATGGAAATACTCCTATTCATTGGTTAGCCGAAGAAGGAGTAAAAGAAGTTCTTAGCTTAGATAAAGAACTTCTTAGTATTAAAGATAATGATGGATGGACTCCTATTCATTGGTTGGCTAATAATGGAATAAAAGAAATTCTTGACTTAGATAAAGAACTTCTTACGATTAAGGATAGTGATGGAAATACTCCCGTTCATTATTTAGCTATTAATGGAATAAAGATTCCAGAAGAATATAAAGAGTCAATTTAATTTAAACAGAAACTAGGAACTAATAAGTTCCTAGTACATACAAGACGACAACTTATATGCTGATGATAATAAACAAAACAAAACACAGGAATTATATGTTTAATTTTATTAAGAAGATTTTTAAATCAAACATTTCTGATGAAGAAATCTTTGAGAAAGCTATGCATGGTGATAAGAGTATTCTTAAACTTCCTAAAGAAAGATTAATGATTAAGAATAATGCCGGGTGGACTCCCATTCACTGGTTAGCCTATGAAGGAGTAAAAGAAATTCTTAGTTTAGATAAAGAACTACTTAGGATTCAGAATAAGTGTGGAAGTACTCCAATTCATTGTTTAGCTAGTAATGGTGTAAAGGAAATTATTAAACTTCCTAAAGAACTTCTTATGATTAAGGATGAAGACGGGTGGACTCCTATTCACTGGTTGGCTGAAGAAGGAGTAAAAGAAATTCTTAGTTTAGATAAAGAACTTCTTAAGATTAAGGATAATGATGGAAATACTCCTGCTCATCGGTTAGCTCCTGAATATGAAATTCTTGATTAATAAGTAACTTCTTATGATTAAGGATAATAATGAGTATACTCCTATTAACTGATTAGAAAGAAAAATTCCAGACGAGTATAAGAAGTAAATTTAAATATATTTTTATGATTAATGTGGAAAATTAACTTTATTTATGCATAAATAAAATATTAGATAAATAGATAAAAAACTAAATCCTAATTTACTTTAGAGATTCGACTGTATGAGTACATTTCAAAAACATAGATTAAGTAAATCAATTCTCCATAGGATATAAAGTATGTATGTTGATTACATAGATAAGAGTAACTATAAAAATTATATAGGCAAGAAAGTTAGTGTAAAGGGTGATGTTAATTTAGTAAATTTACAGTTAAAAGAACTTCCTATTATCTTTGAAGAAGTTGGTGGAGATTTCGATTGTTCATTTAATGACCTACTGTCTCTTAAAAATGCTCCTAAAAAAGTAGGAAAAGGGTTTTGTTGCAATTATAATGATTTAAGGTCACTTGAAGGTTGCCCGTCTAGAGTAGGGCATAGCTTTCGTTGTTCTTACAATCGTTTGACTTCTCTAAAAAATAGTCCTAATGAAGTAAATGGTGATTTTTTCTGTAGCTACAATAGTATAGTATCACTATGTGGAAGTCCAGAGTCAGTTGGGGGAAGCTTTATATGCTTAAGTAATAAGCTGGCTTCTTTGTATGGAAGCCCAAAATCAATAGGTAATAATTTTTGTTGTAGCAATAACTATATAAATTCCCTAGTTGGATGTCCGAGTAAAATTGGTGGAGACTTTGACTGTTCTTGTAATTGTCTAACATCGCTCAAAGGACTTTCTAGAAAAATAAAAGGCGTTATTGAGCTGGGTGGAAATAAAATTCCCGCAAAAGAATTTAATAAATTATTGAGCAGTAAAGTACAAATCATTTTTACTGTTCTGCTGTCAATTGCAATAATTAGTATTGGGGTCTATGTTCATTAAATGCCGGAGACCCGTGTTCAGAATAATGACGCTTATTGTATTTAGTATTAGTGTAGTAACCACACTAAATTCCTTTCTTTACTATCTAAACCACAATCAAGAAGATTGTAAAAGGAAAATCGAATGAATATAAATAATGAAGTATATCTTTACATGAAAAATGTTTTACTCAGTAAAACATTTAAATCTGGAAATATTTATGAACTAGGTATCTATCTTTATTCGATAGACAATGGAAATGTCAATAAAATAATAATATCAAATACTTGTTACCACGTAGAAATAAACCAATATCAAAATAATAAAGGCAGCACGTTCTCAATTCAATTCTTCGTAGAAGGAAAAAAGAGACCATACTCCACTGAAGTATGCACAAAAGAAGAAGCTGCACAGTACATAAAACAAATGTTTAAATCTAACGGTATTAACCTATGAAAATAACTTTTGAAAAAGCCACGCAAATTATCTTAGATAAATTTAATAATTTAAACATATCCTTAATATCTCCAGAGGTACTTGATGAAAAAAATAATGTCATATATAAGCTAAATACATTTAAGATACACGGAAAGGATATTATTAATCTATATGATATTCTAGACAACACACGTTGCTTTGTTGAAGATGAGATTATATTAAGTAGTTCATTGCGTCTCCTTGATAATAATAAATTATCTATTTCATACAAAAAATTAAATACAAGAGAGTTTTCATTTTTAATAGGTATGTACAAAAGAGAAATAGAAGCACAGATGAAAAAGAACTAGTTAAGTATACCTAGGTTGATTTATATGAATAAACTAATTATAATTTCGATGAATGCCTTACTTCAAAACATCATGGAAAATTTTGAGTGCTTATCTATATCAGATATATACAACAAAAAATTAGCTATAGAAAAAGAAATGAATGAGTTTTCGAAAACACAGATAGCTATATCATTCAGCATAAACGATTTTAACTACATAAAGAATTTTAAACTAGACGATAAGGGAATGGTGCATAAGATTATTTCAAATACAAACTACAATGACAATGATAATGAAAAATTTAATAACCCTAGCATCATCTTGAGTGATAAATTAATCTTGCATCCGATTAGAAAAAATGGTCTGATGATACGAATGGATAAAAAATGTTCTTTCTGTGATAATACAAATTGCTATGAGTTTGATCTAGCCATACCTATTTGTAAAGAATGTATCATTAAAAAATCAGTAGCATTCCAGAATTAGTAAAAAGTTATATATATTTTAAAAGTATGTAAAGTAGAAAGGAATATGCATCATGTCATAAACTGATTGATTAAATCAAATTTTTATTATAATGCTTACAAGGATAAACCCTATGCCTTTGCAGGCAGACTATAAAAATAAATGGGTAACAATATACATCTATGAAAAAAGCGTATCAATACAATACTTTGATAAATATGAAACTTGTTTAATAGATAAATCAATAGTGACTAGTCTAATAAACGTGCTAAACAAATTCAGAAACTACCCAATGCTTTATGAATGAGTATGTTAAAGAATTTGAATCTATTTTTCAAAGAGAAAAGCGAAAACTTATATATGTTTAATAATGGAAAGTTTTTTGCATACATACATAATTAATTGAAAACTTTTTGGAGAATAATGCGTTGGATTATGAAAGTATAATACATATATTACTAAATAACTCTTTTCCAAAATCAGAATTAGAGTTATTAGTTCTTTCATCAAAGATAGAAACAAAATTAAATATATGTATCCCTGTGCTAGATGCCCTACGATGGACTTGTAAAAAAGATATAATAAAAACAGTTGAAAGAGAATTAAACGGGGGCATAGGCGAATAGCGAAAAATTTCAATTTTGTAAAAGTTAAATTAAAGACTAAAAATAATTATATCACAAAAGTCAGAAGTTGCATCAGGTTATTTAATGCAACTTCTGACTTTTTTTGTATTTAAATAGCAAATTTTTATTATATACATACGGGTATAATGTAAATCAAAAATAATTTTAAAAGGCAAACTATATGGAATCTTATAAAATTTATGGCTCTGCGTATAGTGGTGAAAAAGCTATGGAGACTATTCATTGCAGACCACACCATTCCGATAAAAATAAAATAGTAGCAAGCGTTGGAGAAGAAGAAAAACCTATTGATACTACTTGGCTAAAGGCTGCTTCTGACGCTTATAGAATTTCTGACGATATTTCTGATTACATAGTTGTTCCGGTAGGCATAGTAACAGTAGATATTCCTAATAGAAATATGCAATGTTTTCCATTGGAAGAGGTTACTTCTTGGGACACTGATTCTGGAAGAATAGTATATCAGACATTTACAGGAAAACCTCTTTTTTTAAATCATAAAAACGAAGATCCTCGCCAGAGTAGAGGAATTATTTTAGACTCCGTTTTGAAGTATATTCCACAATATGACTTATGGAAAATATATATTCTTACTGCTTGGGATAGAACAAAAGATAAAGAAGTTGCTGAACACATACTTAAAGATAAAAAATGTGAATATTCTATGGGAAGTATGGTTAAGAAATTTATAGAATATCCTAGTGGAAGGAAAGTTACTCCAAAAGATGTTAGAGGAATGATTAATAAAGAGGGCAAGCTTGTTTATCATAACTGTTTATGCTCTTGCTATTTTGAAACTTCTTTAATCACCATGCAAGAGGGTGCCGCGGATTGCACTGCCATAAATTTTCAAAATGATATTATTGCTAGACCAGGCGACTTACACTGGAATAAATAAATAAATAAAATAAGCATATATATATTTGGAGAAACAAATATCATGGCGGTACTTAATAGTAGAAAAAATATAAAGAAAATAGCTAATAATCCAGCACCAGAGGAAGTAGAAAGAATAAGCATTCAAATCTTTTCTTCAAAATTTTTTGAAAAAATAATCAAACACGCTATAAATTTCTTTCACATAAAAGAATTTAAAAGAGTAATTGCTTATTCTAACGAAACCGGAGGTCATAGCTTTTTAACTATCATTTTTCCTAGAAATAAAATTATACCACCATCTGACATAAACTTGTTTAGACGTGATATAAGAAAAAATTTAGCTAAGGCAGGATATACTGGAAAAGTTGATTTAGTAAAACAACAAAAGTTAATAGGAAAAACCCGCAGAGCAGTAGAAACTCCATTAATTTGGAAATCAAAAACTTGTGGAGGATGCTGGGTTTTATTCTTTGAACGCTATGCATAGATAGATAGATAGATAAATAGGTATGTAAATATGTTTAATTTAAAAAAGCAAGAAGCGCTTAATGAGTTTAAAAAGTATATCAAAGAAGGATTAAAACTCCTAAATGATAAAAAATACCAAAACATTAAACCTTACATAAAAGCAGATTTCAAAAATTATTTTTGCTCTCTTTTTGAAACTATAAATAACTTTGAAAATGTTGCTAGTAAACAAAGCAAGCAATACTCAATGATAGCCTTAAGTGGCCTTGACCTAACAGGAAGACCCCGCTCTTTTGCTATAAGCATCCAAGACTTCACTAATGATTTGTATAAAGACATACTGTCAAAATTTGAAAATAATCATAAAATAAAAGCTATGTGTGATAAATAAATAAAAAGAGGGCAGCTAAATGAAATATACAGATAAATTTTATGATGACGTGTATAAGTTTTCTAAATACTTTGCTTCGCGACATAAAGATTTTCAATATGGTGACTTACTTAAATCTATAAAAGATAAATTTCATTTTTCAGATATGACCGATGAAGACTTGAATCAGTGTATCCAAGAAGGGTGGGGAAGTGTAGTAGAGGGAAGCACGTACCATGAATTACAAAATCAATTAATGTACTATAGAATTTTTAATAATGCTAAAATTCAAAATGAACTTTTAGCAGTTGCATTGACTAAAATAAAAGACCCCCTACTTATTAGAAAACTTGCCGATAACATAAATCCTAAACAAGCTAAAATGTTGTTTAAAAAATTTCCTATGTTAAAGAATAGACTCCCTAGGGCATTAAAGTCAAAGATTTATCCTATGATAGATAAAGTCATTCCTCCCCTTATTATGGTTGGTCTTTTATCCCCTGACCAAATAAAAAAGTTCGATGCTAAAAGACTAGCGAACTTACCTTGGAATAAAGGTAAACCAATTTCAAAATTTACAAAATTATAAGGAAATAACTTACTTATGATTTATTCGTATAAGGGTACTAAAATAGAAGCTTCTACAAGAAAAGAAGCTATCTACAAAATTATTGCTGAGGGCGGTTACATCACCGTTAACTATATAGCTAAGGATAACTATAAAAATTATATAGGCAAAAAAGTTAATGTAAGGGGTGATGTTTACTTAGCAAATTTACATTTAAAAGAACTTCCTATTACATTTAGAGCTGTCGGCGGAAGTTTTAATTGCGCGGACAATAATTTAACTTCTTTGGAAGGTTGCCCAAGTAAAGTAGGTGGTGACTTTGATTGTCGATTTAATAGCCTAGCATATCTAGAAAGGTGCTCGTTAGAAGTTGATGGAAATTTTGATTGTTCTCATAATAGCCTAAAATCTCTTGCCGGATGCCCAAAAAAAGTTGGTGGAAGTTTTGATTGCTCTTATAACAAACTAACCTCTCTTGGTAGTTGCCCTACAAAAGTCAGTAAAGATTTTTATTGCTCCAGTAATAAAAAACAATTTACAAAAAAATATGTTAAGTCTTTATGCATAGTCGGTAGAAATATAATAGTTTAAAAATAAATAAATCATATATATATATATATTATTTATTTTCTTACTTACTTTCTTTCTCATAGCGTATCACAACACACATAGATAGGAATAATAGCTATATATGTATAATATAGACTTAGATAAATTAGCAGACATATTAGATATCAACAGAGATGTTTTAATTTCTGAAAGTCATTGGAAGAATATTCGGAATGCTATTGAACGAAATCATCATCGGTTTGCTAAAGAAGAAAAACTTTTGCAATTACAATCATACAAAAATCTTAATAAATCATTTTCTATATGATTGTTAAAAACAACAAGATTTAACCAATTTAATTAAATCAAAAAACATAAATTTTTATTATAGAGTTAAATGTATAGATATATTTAGAAATTTAACTCAAAAATTAACTTAACATAGAACCTAATCCGAAGGTAATATCGGACTGATAATAAAACAACTTTTAAAAGTTATAGGTACAATATGTTAAGTATGCAGTTATCTTATACCGATGACTCCAAAGACCGCCTTATCGCCAATGGCGTTGATATTCACGCCATCCAAGAAGGTGAGCCTCTTGTTTCTGTCATAGAAGACGGCGTTGAGAAGGTTAAGCCGTCTGCCGGTGTAGCAAACGAACTTCTCGTTGGTTTCGCTTATGCGAACTGGTTTATTCCTAACAATCAAGTTATGAATGAATCAACCGTTCTTCCCACAACTCCAGCCGCTACCGCTATTCAGCTTTATCCGAACATCGCAGCTGGCTCAATCAAAATTTCCGGTACATCTACTTTTGCCGCTGTTGCTTCTGCTGCCGCAGTTATAGCCGCAGGTAATTTCTATGTAGATACTACTACTGGCGTTCTTACTGTTTTCGGTGCCGCTAATGAATCCATCGAAATCACGTATCGCCGTAATCTTTCATTCTCCGAAGCCCAAACGCTTTTTGGAACTCACCTTTTCAACGGTCAAGCTAACGAGTTCTTTGAACAAGTTACTTGCTGGAAAGGTAACGGGCAAATCTTTACTGATTGCTATGATACTTCTAAAGACTGGTCTTCCGCCACTCAAGCCTATACTGGCGCAGACGGAAAGCTCACTACCACAAGTACAGGTTGCCTTGCTGGTCGTATCATTAGTCGTCCTACTTCCACCGATGCGTTCCTCGGCATTGCTATCAACTTAGCTTAATCATTTAAAGGAGAATTATTATGAATCCGTATTCTAAAACTTATCTCACGAAAGATGGTGACGCTGTTGTTGGTTCCGCTAAACTTCATCGTGCCGATTCTTCCGAAGCACTCGTTGGCAACAACGGAGAAATCAACGCTTCTTCAAAGCAAGACCTAATGAAAGGCATTTCCGCCCTCATTACGGCTGTGCAGAATGGAGAAATCAGGGAAGCTTCCAAAGAAGACGAAATGACTTCCGCCGAAAAGAAGCAGATGCTCGCTACTGCGGCGGCTGCTGGTGTACAGTCCGACGAATGGTCAGTTATCGGTTCCACGATGGCGGCTGAAGTTAAGGAAACTCTTGGTCGTGAGGGTTTCTCGCGTAAGTTCATGCAGTTCCGCTCCATGACCAACGGTGAACCTGCCAAGATCAGACTTCGCAAGCGCGATACTCTCGCCTGGGTAACCACTACCAACCCCAATACAGTTGCTAGTGTTGCCCGTGCTCCGTATGCGGAACCCGCGATGTTCTCTCTTACCGCAAACATCAACATCGAACAAGTTGAAATTGCACAAGACACAGGTGATTTACTTGATGACCGTTATACTGACGGTCTAGAAGCTATGATGGTCGGCGAAGATAAGGTATTCCTCAAATTAGCGGATAATGCCGCAACTTGCCTGAATGATCCTTACTACTTCTCTGATTTCACACCTACGACTATGCAGTCCATGAAAACAGAAATCGCCTCTAACGGTGGTATTCCTGTAACTTCTATGTTAATCAGTTTTGATATTTGGACGGACATTGTTGCTCAGCCGGAATTTACGGCTTGGTACTCTGAAATCGCCAAGCATGAACTCGTTATGGAAGGTAATCTTGGTACTCTCGCTGGTATGAAAATTGTAACTGACGGTTATCGTCTTCCTACATTAAAGGTTCTCCCGAAGGGAAGCGTTTATATGTTCGGTGCACCTGAGACTCTCGGTGTTATTTTCCAGTGGGGCGATATGAGTGTTAAATCAATCGATAAGGCTAATGATGGTCGTGCCGTTGTCGGTTGGTTCATGAACTCTGTCGAGGCTATGGGCATTGGTAACGCTCGTGCCGTTGTCCGTGGTAACAAAATCTAATCTGATCTTCATTTTAACTTAGCCTACTTACTTACTTACTAGACAAGGCTAGTTAAAACAAATAGATAGATAGACAAGTATATAAAATAAAGAGGTACTTACACGCATTAATCTTGCTTGTTTGTACCTCTTTTCTTTTTATCTAATGTTAGATTTATTTTAGTTTGACTTACTTTTTAAAAGTAGTGGGAGAGGGCATTTATCCATCAGCTCCTTCATCTAAATAAATAAAGATGATATGATAAATGTTAAGTCCCTCTCCCACTAATAAATAGGTAAGTTATGTATATAAGGGAGCTTAAATCTCTAAAATCTTCAAAGTATGAAGATTTATGTTCACTTTTATAAGGATTTTTGATATGCTTTTTAAGATAAATGGAAAAACAATAATTGCAAAAACTATGCAAGAAGCGGCTACCATTATCTTATCGTCAAAAGATAATCCTATCATAGAAGCCAGTAAGATTGCTGATAATAAAGAGTACAAGCCTGTTATAAAAAATGCTATAAAGCAAGAAGACAAGTCAACAATAGAAAAAGAACTTAATGATAGAAAAAATAACTTCGAATCCATCCAAGTTAAAATCCAAAAAGCAAAAGATAGCTTTGATGAAATAGCTAAATTAGCAAGTTCAGTTCAAAATGGAATAGCTTTTTCGTACAGCAAAGACGAAGGTCTTGTAAACAATTCGTTTAACAAAAGTGTTGCGGACTATAGTAAGTTTTGGAGTATGTTCTTTAATCTGTATAAAGATTTATCAAACCTATATAAAGAACTTGCGTATGAAAAAGAAGTAGATAGTGACCTATTGGATGCTGATAATTACTTTCAAAAAAGATATAATGCAGCAAAAAAACTTGCAGAAAAACCAAGCATAAGTTTACTAGAATACTCAGATGTTATTAACAAGAAAGACATAAATGGAAGAACTTTAATTGACATTGCAAAAGAATCAGCAGAAAAGCTTCCAAATAAAGAAGAGTTCTTAAAAAGGATAAGTATATGATTTATTTAATTAATGGTAGATCCGTTATTTCTTCTAATAAAAAATCCGCTATTGCAGCGGCAGGTATGCAAAAAACTATAAAGATAGATATTGGTGCAGACTTATTTGACGAATACAAAACAACGCTTTTTAATGCAAAGTATTTTTCTGAAAGAATCTGTGATGATATTTCAGAAAAAGGATATTGTAAATTAATAAATTTTGATTTAGATGAAAAGTATCTTATTATAAATGTCAATACTAAAGTAGAAGACAAAATTATTAAAAAAATAGTTGAAGATTTATTCTCATATCACACAAAAGTAAATAATATGAGTTTCTTCAAAAACGGTGAAACATCTTTCTATGGGTGGGTAGACAGAGTTCCTAAGATAGAAATATACTGAGTAATTTGGTTATATAGATATATAACGTACTAAAGCAATTTTCTTTTGATTTATTTAATAAATAGATCAAAAGAAATAAAAGCTTTTGCGTAAATAAGTAAGTAAGTAAGTAAAAAAGTAAAAAAGAGGATTATTCCAATGGATAGAAAAATTGTAGTATTCAATGTAACGACATTCAGTGCGTTTAATAAGAAAGTTGCTGCAAACAAAATCAAAAAGCAAAAATCTCCAGTTAGTATGCTTGTTGACTTGGGAACGCAACTTGACATTATACTAAATAATTCAAGCACTTCAGAAGAAAAAAACAAAGCTATAGCGCTTCTTAAAAATGAGGACACCGCTATCTATACTGAAATATCAAAAGTTAATTGTGAAGCCCTTTGCAAAAAGATGAACAATCTTGACTTCCAAGATTGGCTTGAGTCCTCTTATTATAGGAAAGGTTCCGCGGGTATTCTTAATTATCAATATCTCATTAAGAAACGCATTGGAATAAACGGAACTTTCTCTTTCAAAAATGCTAAAGCCGTAACTTCCTACACAATAAAAGACGGAACTAGGGTAGAATTTCATGTAAAATGGACTTACATACTTCCTGTAACTTATGTGGAAAAGGAATCAGATGTTTCTGTTTCCTACACGGTAAGTGTAACAAATAATAGTGCTAACGTAACTAGTGTAACTCCTACTTCAGCTACAGTCGCTAGTGGAAATTCCACTACCTTTACTTTAGTCTATGCAGAAGGTAAATCATCCGAAGATATATCTGTAACAGGAGGAACTGTTTCCGGTGACATCCTGACAGTTTCAAATGTTACTGCTGATGTATCTGTAACTATTTCTTAATTAATTGATTTAATTAAATGAAGCACAATAAAACTTGTGCTTCATTTATATATAACAAACATGAATAAATAAATAAATAGAAAGGATTATTTACTTATGGAATTTTTAAAAGATATTGCTCCGTACTTAGTAGGTATGTTGTCTGCCCTAACTGCTTATTTGAAAATTAATACAGATAGAGAAAAAACTAAATCTAAAAGAGACGTAGATTCTAAATCTATAAGAACTGAAGTAGAAGTCTTGAAAGAAAGAATGAAAGGAGTTGATATGCTTCAAAATGATGTAAAAGAAATGAAGGAATCAATAATTGCCTTAAATATTTCAGTTAATAAACTAATAGGTTTCTTATCTGCAAAGTACGAAGAAATAAAAATGGGTTAAATCAAAGTAGGTTAAATTTATGGACTTAAAAGTATACAAAGTAAACGGAGCATTTGTTCAATGCTCTAACGAGCAAGAAGCTATTGGTCTTTCAAAGTATTGTGATTTAGCAAATGCTCTTCAAAATCTTCTTGAAAATACAAGACTTATGTTTTCGACTGTGTGGAATTTCCACTGGAACATAGTAGGCTCCGATTTCAGAAGAATCCACCTTATGTTTGATGATGAAAAAGAAAAAATCTATAAGGATATAGATACAACTGGAGAACAAATTCGCCATTTAAAGTTCTTTGTTGATAACATATCTCTTCAAGCCAATCCTGTTATCCGTAATGGAAAGAATCAATTAACTATGTATCGTGATATGCTAGTTAAGAACCTTCAACTAATTTCTTCCGTAAACAGCGAAGCTACAAAAGTAAACGAAATCGGAGTTCTTGATTTCTGCGGAGAAATGGCTCGCAATAGAAGCAATTCTTTATATTTTGTAAACTCTCTTTTAAGTGGCAACTGCGATGGAAATAACGAGAATAAATGTACTGCCAGTACTGTTCTTGGTGGCTTTGATAAACTCCGTTTTAAGGAAATGAAAGACAGGCCTTCCTTCTTTAAGAATATTAAAGATAATCTTCACTTAACCAGCAAGCAGTTCTCTCTAATAAATCGTGGATTACGCTTAGCCATTAAAGCGATTGAAAAAACCCACGAAGAAGCCAGTATTAGATATTTCTTTAAGAGAAATGATGCTGGCTACATAAGGGTTGAAATCAATGATGAAATTTTCATTATTGGCTATACAGTTTATGAAAGTGGAAAAATTAAGGTATGGACTAGACAGCTAAAGAGAAACATACCTGTAAATAATTTTGATTACTCTATGCTTGAACTTATAGCAAAGAACAAAGCCACTAAACTTCCTAAAGGATTTTTAATGACTTGGTTATCTATCTAAGTTAAGGAGAAGTTTATGAAATTTATAGTGACTGTAAAAGATATATATGACGGAAACTCTACTTTCTACGAAGAAATAAAAAATAATATTTCTTCTCCATCTCTTCTTTGGAAAAGACTCCCAATGACTTTTTATGAATTTTTCCATAAAAAAAGTAAGCTAAGCGAAGATGAAGAAGGTTATATAAAATGCGAATCTATAAAGCTATCTTCGCACAATGATAGCAGCAGAGAACTAGTATTAGAATGTAGCATCCCTGTGTTTGACAAGAAAGAAATAAGGCTAAGGTTAAATCCTAAAACAAAATATGGTTATTATTTGAAGAAAAATAACAATAACTACAATAACCTATGCAGTTCTTTAAAACACGCTATCATTTATACATATAAAAATAGTAAGACTAAATTTTTCTTTGAGTCAAGAGAAAAATTAGCATCCTTGATTAATGTAGAAATTGATGAACAAGATTTAAGGCAGATTGATATGTTTGATAAAAAGAATGGAGACAGGGTTACTTCTTCAAAAGAAATAGACGACGAAATGAAACAAGCAAAAAGAGAACTGCTTGTTTCAAAAGTAGATTCAAAAATATCTAACGAAAAATCAAAGCTAGACAAGGGTCTTGAGCAGATTGGCTATAAGATAGTGGCAAAAACCTGGTTCGCTTCAACAGTTACTTATAACGACGATATGATTGAAATTTTCTTTGGATATTATAAGAACAGCTGGAGATGCACCATTAAAGAAAAAGGAAAAGTAATCTGCAAAGATAAACCATTTGATAGTAATAAATTCTTAAAAATGGCTAGGGTATGGACTGATGGAAAAATGATTCATCCAGTTTCAATTCAAGCCGAAGTAAATAAAGATAAGGATAAAGACATGACAAAAACTACTGGCATTTACCTATGCAAAGGAAAAGTTATAAAAGCCTCCTGTAAGAAAGAGGCCATAGTCAAGAGTTCTTTTTCTCCGGACGACCTGACAGGTGATGATGCTGACATGGATACAGAAGATATGTGGGATTTCCTCCTAGAATACGGCATAGCTACAGAAGAAGAACTGCAACTAGTCACTGATATTTGCGGGTACAGGAAAGGATCACTTACAGACATACTGGATGCCAGAACCGGCTATAAAGAATTCAATAACTATTATGAAAGTGAAATTAAATAAATAAATATATTTGATTTATTAAACAATAAACTCCTTATTCTACAAAGAATAAGGAGTTTTTTTGTATCTATTTCTAAAAAATTTTATTTGATTTTGAAAATTAAGTAAAAAAATTTTTATTAAGAGGAAAGAAAAGGAGAAATGTATATATGCAAGTAGCAGTTTTTCATACAAAAGGCAGTAACAGAATAGACGTTGACGTTTATACTGACAAAGAGGTAAGTGTATCTTTAATTGCAAATAATACTATTCAAGACCAAATAACTGCCAAATCAACTATGATAAACAATGGCGTTGTACATATTATTTTTAATTTTTTACGATACAATATATCATACTATTCTATTTCAGCAAATGATGGAACAAATACTATAATAAAGTTACCAGAAGTTATTGACTCGCCAGTCTCAAAATATGAGACTAACTTATATGAAGATGATTTCACTAAAAAAACTAATCATCAGAATGAAAGCGTAGATGCCGAAGTAATTACTGAAGAAATTATTCGTGGAGAATACTTAAAAGTAGATTTTTCATCTACTAACTTAATACAGACAGGTGAAGGTAATCTTAACTACAATGGTGGTGGAAATAGATATCTAAATGATAAAAATGGACTACTTATACTGCAAGCAAGTAATGCGGAATCTATTAATGACAAATACTCTCCTTTATCGCTAGGAACTGAATTTAAAATTGAGCACGCTACAACTAATTTATACAATGGATTCTCTACAAACTCACTAGGAAAAGAGCAAGTTCAGGCAGGACTGTTAGCCGATGTTTTTTCTAGTAATGGAAAGGATCTAATAGTTGACTTTAATCCTATAAAATTTGAACCTGATACTACATATTGTTTTTCCTCTATAATGAAAGTTTCCGAAGATGCTAATGTTTCTTTAGAATACTTAGATGAGAACGGCAATGAACAATCTTTAAGTGAAGAAATTGATGGCTCGATAAATTGCGATGTTTCTCAAAATTATGAAATGTGTTCTATGACATTTCAACTAGATGGAACGTACAGGTTAAGATTAAAGACTTCAATTTTTAACCATAATAAAAATCGTCTATTCTTATTGCTTCCGCAAGTAGAAGCAGGAACTTATCCAACTAGTAGAGTTTTAAATAATAAATCCAGAATTAAAGATGAACTTTACATAACTCCTTTCGGATTATCGAATATGGAAAACGGCGGTTATGTATTTGTTAAAGTAACGATGGGAAGAAAAATATCAACGGCTAAAGGCCATGCAATCGTTGAGTGGATAAACGAAGAAGGAAACGGACTTAGAATTATGCAAGATTCTGATAACTCCATCGTAGCTTGCCTAAATGAAAATAGTAATGTTGATAGCGTTACTTCTACGCCACTTAATGAAATGAGCGAGGGAGATGAAGTATCAATAAAAGTAGAGTACTCGGCTTCTCTTATAAAATTAAGTATAAACGATAACGAATTTTCAAACGAAAGGACAATGTCATTTATACCAACCACTACTTGCAATATACTTCTAGGATATTCTGAATCAAATTTAGATTCTTTCGATGGTAACATATCATTATTAAGGCTAGGAAAATAGATATGAAAATTTTAGAAAAAATAGAAATTAAAAATATACTTGATAATCTTAACAAGTCAGCCATAAAAGTAAAGGAAGGAAAGTTGCCTGAATTTGCTATTTTTATGGAACCAAACTCATTCAAAGATTTTGGGTATAATCAACTAGGATTCAACATAACCAAAACAAGCGAATGGCTTGAATCTGCAACCACTGATGTTTTGAGAGACGCAGTTCTTGCAAATAAAATTGTTCGCATAACTCAAAAACATGGACATGGGATTGGACTAGTAGTTAAAACTATTTGCTATATAGTAAGCAGCACTTTCTATAACAGTAAAATTGGAACTTTTACGGAGGATAGCATAAATGAAAATATATAAAGACCCTTCGGAAAAAGAAATTATAATAAACGATGAACAGGAAATAAATCTTGAGGAGTATCAACATACAGAAAAACAAGATTATAACGTAAATACAAAGAAAATAATTCCAAATGAATCTTATAAGAGAATATATGCAGATTCTCAAAAAATTCCACTAGGAAAATATGACTTTAGATACATAGCTCCAAAGAAAAATTCTGATAGCGGTGCTTTCTATTCATATCTAGCAAAATACTCAATTCCAAATGATTATATAAGAATTGCGTTTTGTTTAAAACTATCTGATACAGAATCAAAAGCTAAAATAAATTCAGTATCTACTCAAACTTGGGAAGCATCTCACGGAAGATATGTTACCATATATCCCTGGAAAGTAAAAGAAGGGTATGAAGACTATCAACAAGATATTATGAATGATATAGCTGATCTAATAAAAAAGAAACTTTACAAAAATGCACAAATAACTGTCTTATCTGTCGAAGATGACGAAGACGAAACCGAAACAGAGGTTACTATAAATGACTAAGAATCTATTCTCCGAAGTATTCGCTGATTTGACTATGAAAATTGGTGAAGACAAAGCAAATGAAGTATTTGAAAAATTTGACGATATGGAAAAAGCTATTAAATTTTCCAACGCAGATTTATTGAAGTCGGATGAGATGGAAAATTTAATTTTCCCAACAAATACTTCTGAATTTAAAAATATGCTAAATGTCATAAAGTCATTTGTTGAAAAGTCGAATCAAAAAGAGGCCAGCGATGCTATTTTGGCAGTTTTGAATACTCTTCCTAGTGATAAGGTTGTTTCTTCCTACTCTCCATTAAGAGAAATAGATATTATATCTAAAAATAGATTTGAAAGAATAAAAGAAACACCGTCACCCGAGTCAGAACCGAAACTTCCATTACTCAAAAAAGTTATTGATGATTTTATATTTATGAACGAAATAGATCATGATATTTATAAAGAGATAGATAATTTAATAAACTATTTCGTAAATAGAATTAGAGAAAATGAGCTACGCTCTGATGACTATGCTAAAGAATGTAATTTTGATAAATCAGTAATTTTATCAAAAATTAAACTTGCCTCATACTATAACTTAAATTCTGGAAATAACTTTAAACTTTCATCTCCAGAAATTGTATGCAAAGGAAACAGATGTGCTATTGAACTCTCTTTCTATAATGCGTTTTTAGTAGGTATTATAAAGATAACTAACAAATGGGAACACAAGATATTTGATTTACTTGATAAGGAAACTATTGCAAAAAATAGTCAGTTTGACGTAATCTTTAAGGCTATAAAACTTTCCATAGTTGCAATAGTTAATGAAAAGATGAATAGTTTTATTAAGTCTTGTCAGGATATGGCAAAAGTTAAATATACTTTAACCGATGCAGAAAAAGTTGCCCTTGATGAAATGTATTTAAATCTTTTAAATAAAAAAGTCCCTATGTCGTTGAGGTAATTTAAGTATGTTTACTCTATCTATGAATAATGGCGATATTGAAGTAGATGAAGCAGGTCAGTTTATAGAAATAGAGGATTCTAATAAATTATCACAAGATATTGCCGAAGCATTAAATAGTGAATACGATTCATTAAAAAAATTCGGTGGAAAATTGATTAGTATGGACTTTAGTACGAAACAAGAAATAGTTTCAGAGATTTATACTATTCTTGGAAGACTTATGGAAAAACAAACTGGTGCTTCCTCTTACGAAAAAATTAAATCAATAAAAGAAGTTACAGTTTTACAAGAAAATTGTATCATATATGCCTATATAAGTGTCTATTCTTATGGAAATGAAATAATAAGTGATACATATACGATACTTTAATATTGGAGGAAACTATAAATGGCTCGTAGCGAAGAAGAAATTATAAAATCTTTAAAAAGTGATGTTAAGTCACAAGACTATTCAGTAGATGTTGAAAAAGGCCCATTATTTAATTTTATGATTAAACCTATAGGTGTAACTATAAGTGATAATGAAGCTAACATAGAAAGAATGGAAAGATTGCTAAGTTTAGATATAACTTCTGTATCGGAAGCCTCTACAGAAATTTCTGCTTTTGGAAATAATTTCAAAGTTCCTAGGGGAGGTGGAAAAAAAGAGCAACATTTACAAACTTTTTATCTGTACAGCAAACCTACCACTACAATAGAAATTCCTACAGGAAGCTTAGTAGGAACTAGTAATAAAACTTATGTCTATAAAGTTTTAGAAGGCAGAAGTTTTTATCCGGAAAGTTCAACTACTTACTTCAATTCTATGACAAATAGATATGAGTTGAATATTATGGTTGAAGCTGTTGATTATGGATCAAGCTATAATTTACCTAAAGGTAGAGTAAATACCATTGTATCTACTTTAAGTGTTGATGGAACTGTTAGTGCTACGGATTCATTAGTAGAAGGCTCCGACGAAGAAACAGATTTAGAGTATATGGCAAAAACAGAAAAGAGATTTGAAGGTTTAAATTCTGGAACTGCTAGTGGAATACAGTATACTATAAATACTGAGTTAGGAATAAGTGATGTTTTAGTAACTAAACCCGGAGACGACACCTTCACGCGCAAAGTAAAAAGAGCAGCACTTGATGTTTATGTAAATGGAACAAATACTTCTTGTAAAGTTCAAACTATTACTTTGACAGAAGAAACTGATAAAATTTATTTTGAAAATTCTCCAGTAACTTCCGTAGACTATGTAACTGTAGATAGTGAATCTGTTGATTTTACTTTCGAAGAAGATACTAGTACAGACTATGGTGGAAGCACAAAGTCAAGTGACTATGTTTCTTTTGCTTCAAAACTACCTGTCGGAAGTTATGTTGAAATAAAGTATTACATAAATAATGATGTTATTTCAGCAAATGATATTTTTAATGAACTTGACTTGTATGAATCAGACGTTCTTGTTAGAAAACCTAGGAAAGTTTATTTAAATCTTGAAGTTGTTATAAAAACAAATACAGTAAATAAAAAAGACGCGCAAGAGCAAGCACTCAACGCAGTTGCTTCTTATCCATCTTACACCATGGGAGAAGTTTTATATCCTAGTAACATAGAGTCACTTATGAGAATTAATGTTCCAAATGTAGTTTCAGTTTATGTAGTTAAGCATAACATAGATGGACAAACTTTTGATATTGGAACTGTTGCACTAAAGGCTAATGAAATTATAGACGTTAGTAACGCAGTCATTAGTGTAATTTAATAAAAGCCTCATATATATATACTTTAATATATGTATATATGTATATATGTATATATGTATTTACCCTATTTTGCGTGGTTCGAACTACGAAAGAGATTTTATGAAAATTGAGTACATCTATGATATTTGGGGGGACGTATATAAAAATATGATTTCCCAGATACCTAAAGGAAAATACTTTGACAATAGAGCAATTATAATTCCTAAAAGGGATATGTCTTATTTCAAAGTTACTACTGATAGAGTAAATCAAATTCATTATGTTTATGTATATAGAGAAAATTCTTTAGGCAATGCAAAAAATAGTTTTACTTTTGTTCCTACCAGCACTCTATACTGGCTTCCAGTCAGATTATCAAAAGGATTAAATGTCGTATCAATAGCGTGTGACGAAGAGAGTAAAGCTACTATTTCTGTAACATCAACTTATTTCGCTTCTATGATTGATAGCTATGCGAAAGAACTATACAACTATTCCCAAAGAAAGATAGATGCGACTGAAAAAGATATATACATAAATGAAGCTACTAGACTTGTATCACCTGTCTTATCCTTATCAAAAAATCTAACAAGTACTCACGCTTTAAGGACATTTGGTCTTCAAGTAATCGTTAGAGCATTAATTAATAATCCAGGAACTGCTAAAAGTCTTGAAAATGTGTGCAAAGGATTGTTCATAAGCACACCTAAAATAGAAAATATTGAACAAAAATCTTTATTTGATAGTGCGTATCCTTTTTATGCGGGACAAGAATATGAATTAGGAAAACTTATATTCTTATGGATTAGAAATCCTTCCCTAATAAGAAGATACTGTATTACGGATTTAGCAATAAATCAAGGCGACGATATTGAATATACCAGTGATAAAAATGTAGATGTTGATGGCGATAATGAATTTACAGATGATAACGATTCTCCATTATATCCGGAAGATGTAAATGATGAAGATAACAATGGAAAACAAGATGAAGATATTACAAAAATTATGAAGATAGAATTACCTAGACTTGATAGAAATCTTCCTATACCATTTACAAATATACATCCTTGGTGTGATAGAGTTTTTGAGGATAGAAAAACGTTAGATGAAAATAAATCTTTAGATATTGCTATGCTGGATGACCCTTTTGAAGAAGGTATGATTGGAAAACAGTGTATCCCATATAAATATGACGGCACAAAAGCAATAGCAATAAATAAGTATATACAAATTCATTTAGTTCCATGTAAAAGTAATATAACTATTACTATTGGTGAATACACAAAGGGAACTCGTATCGTAACAGAATTACGCAAACCAATATTAACAGAAAATGATTCTTATATAGATAAGGAATAAATTATGGAAATCATAAATCCAGAAACGCTTAAAGAAACAGATTTAAATTCTCTTCCTCAAGAATACCAAGACAGACTTAAACCTATGATTGAAAAAAAAGAAAAGAAAGTTATAACAATTGAAGAAGATGATGAAAATGACTTTATAAGAAAAACCCCAGAAGGAGAACCACTGGATAAACCTTTCAGAAGTAAAGAAAGTGGCGGTGGAAAGATCATATTAAATAAAAACTTCAATCCAGAAAAATCTTGGAAAACTTTCTATGCTACACAAGAATGCAAAGTTATCAAAAAAGGTTCTTATGTAGAAGGAAAAATAACTCCTAGAAAATTTTATACTAAAACTTTCACAAAAGTACACGCTACTAAAAAATTCGAACTAGTTCGAGATTTCGTAGGCTCACTTCCAGAAATTAGAACTAACTATGTCAAGGACATGAGTAGCAAAGATGAGATCAAAAAAATTTTAGCAACTATGATTTCAATGACGGATGAAGGTGCTTTTCGTGCTGGTTCAATTGAGAGAACTAGAGGAAAAAAACCTGTCTATGGTTTAACAACTCTACAAGCTAGACATTTTAAAAGGGAAGATACTTATTATAAAATAAACTTTATTGGAAAAGATAGTGTTCCTAACCACAAAATTATAAAAGACCCATTGACAGTAAAAGCTATTGACTCGCTATTGAATGGAAAAAATGATGAAGATTTTGTTTTTGTTGATTCAAAAGGACATAGAGTAGATGAAAATGAATTAAACAAATATGTAAAACAAATCAGTGGAAACGAAAACATAAGATTTCATAATTTTAGACATAAAAATGCTACGCAAGTATTTGTAAATGAGGTCAAAAGAATAGAAGAAGCAGGTATGATTCCTGATATGCCTACTGTTAAAGAAATAAAAGGCGTTATAGAAAGCGCAGTTTCTAAGGCAGCAGACCTTTTATGCAATACGCCAGGAGCTTGCAAAAAATCTTATATCTGTCCCCAGTGCATATTTGATGTATTTGATAAATATGGATTAGAAACTCCTGATTTATACAAGCAGTGGGTATATGATAAAAAAGATTTAGAAAAAATGGAAATTGACTTAAATAAAATATCAAATGAAGAAGATGAAAATGAAAACGAAGAAGAGGATAGTGCATCTATAGATGATGAAGAAAACGAAGAAATTGAAAGTGCATCAACTTTTAATGACAATGACAATGATAAGTACATAAGCATAGATTTTGATAAACAGGAAGATTTTGAATCATATATTTTAGCATTTGAACATAATCCAAAATATGTATTTGTAGAGCCCTCATTGGTAACGGCATCTTTCCTAGTTGATGAGGACTGGGTTCCTGATTTTTCTGAAATGGAAAAATCAATGCATAGAGGAGAAAATTATTATAATAAAAATTCCCAAAGACCAAAAGAACTAGATATAAAGTCTAAAAGTGGTTTAGACAAGTGGGGATATAATGATTTCCCGAGCGACTTGAAAAAATGTAGAGAGATTATTGAAAAACAATCTAAAGATGACTTGGAAAGAATTACGAAGGAGATTAATAAATGATTTTAGCGCACAAAACAGATGTTGGTGCAACTAGGGAATCCTACTCAATCATGAACGGATGGTCTATTAAAATTGTTGGATTTTGCTTAGGCGATGGAGGTCATAATCCTCTTACAGAAAATCCAATAGCAGTAGACAGAAGCGTTAGTGTACTTCCTGGGCTTTTATATGGAACTAGCTATGAAGTAGAATCAACTATTTTAGACAGTGATACAATACAAGTGAACTGTTATCTTAAATCTGGACAAGCAATAGGAATTAAAATATCAAACATAGGTCTTATTGCTCAAATAGTTACTGATGACGAAGATAACGGAAAAGAATTTTTATATGCTATAGCTAATTTTCCCCTTCAAGAAAGAGAAAATGGAAACTTAACTATACAAGTCAAATTAAACAACTAAATAAAAGGTAATCTTATGGCATTAAGCGCTATATTTCGCTTTGAAAATCTTGACAGCACTAGTGATTTAAATAGTCTTTATGATGGATTATTTAAAAAAGGTGTGTATGAAGGTGGCAGCATAATTCAATCTACCAGTACCTCCATAGCTATTTCTGAATTTAAAGCAATCAGTTATGATGGTATGCACATTATAAATGATGCCACTATCAGTTTAAGTATTCCTTCTACTGGTATAAAGTACTATGTTGTATGTAAAGCAAAATATGTATACGATGATAGTCCTATCATAACTATGTCATTAAAAACTGAATCAGCTTTATCTGCTGATGCAGAAGAAGATTATTACATAAAATTAGGAAGTGTCACTCTAAACGGTATAAGTGCTTCAATAAATTTAAATGATGATAGAGATGAACTTTCAGTATTGGGAAGAAATCCATACAAAGGAATTTTTGACGACGCAGAAACACTTGAGTCAGAAACAAGTGGAAAATGCCAAGAAGGTGACTGGGCAGTAGTAAATGCAGATTCCAGCGGAGAATCTATCCAAATTTACATATACTCTAGTGGAGTATGGGGTGGAACTGGAAACGCAAAGATTTTATCTACTAGCTACAGCCAACACGTACAAAATGCGGGCTCTGAAAATGTAGGTGTGGCTCATAACGTTCCTACAGAATCAGAAATGGAAGGAAACGAGGATAAGGGTGCTTTTCATATAAGCTACAATCAGCTGAAAGCCATTCCGGATGGAATAAATGTTACTAATAAACTAATAGCTGAAGATAATTCAAGACTTCTTACATCAGATCAATCAAATGCTCTAAAAGGAAATGTATCTGGTGGAACTCCTAACGAAAATAATAGATTTGTAACTTCAAATACTCCTATTGCTACATTTGTAAATGTGTCAGCAACAATGAGAGCGGATAGTGCCTACATACAGATCAGTCTTCCATCATCTGTTCCTGGTTACTTTGTAGGAAAGGGAGTTAAAGGAACCGCGCAGTACTATTTTGAAATTAGAAATTCTGACAATACGGATGTATTATTAGCAAATGGAAAACCAGTTGTGGCTTGTGGCGTTTATGTTGGAGATAATAACTGGAATATAACCTCTGAGATTTCTCCGTCTGACTATGGAAGCAATAATTATTACTGGTATGAATCTTCGAGTGAAAATAAATACTTATATTTAAAAACAGGTGATATCAATGGAAGTGCTACACAAAGTGATATTACTGCGGGAACTTGCTCTGTAAACTTATATTGTGGAACAACTTTAGGAAGCATCGATGGAAATGCTACTTCTCAAAGAATATACAAGCAAGGTTTAAGACAATTTTCAGTCATAACCTTTGACGAAGCAATCAGTAAAAATCTAAAAATACAAGATGATACTATAACAATAAATCCTTCAAGTACTATTAGCCTTTCACTAGGAATTGACGGACTGGTATGTGGTACAAATCAAGCATCGTATAGTATTACTCCTAGAATAATAGAATCGTATTATGAATCTGGACAATATAACTATAGTAAATTTTTGTATGATAATGGAAAATTATCTATCGAAAGTCAGAGTTCTACTAACAGAGATGCTAAAATACTTATTGATACCACGTATTCAAGCGATCACATATTAGAGTATAGTAATAATTATGATGGAACAAACTCCCATGCTACGTTTGATAAAGACGGAACAATAAAAGTATATAACCCCAGTAGTGATAGTTATTATGCTGCGTTAAGCTACAATGGAATACTAATAGTATCTAGTTCACAAGTAAATCAAATAAGCGCGGATAACGGCATAGTGCTACAAAGTATGAGTAGCAGTGCTAATGCTAAATTAACATATAATGATTTTAAAATATCTGGTTCTAGCGGTGCAACAAACGAATTAACTTCTAGTACAATAACACTAACAAATAGTACCGTAATAAATACTATAACAAATAGTGGTATAACCCTAACAAGTCCAGAAACTGCATTAAGAACATATAAATCAGAATTTACATCATCATATCTGATGATGTCAAGAAATCCTACTTCCTCTGGAACATTTACAAGAATAGGACTTAAAGACATATATATAAATGAGTCAACAGAATCTGCTGGTTATCAAATTCATTTAGGATATGGATATAGCCCCACGATCACTACTGTCTTAGGAAGCATTAGAATATGTGGCATAGACACAAACGGTGTGGCAAGCACAAATTCTGGTATTGCACATTTATATACAGTAATTAGCAGTAATGAAAATGAAAATAGTGGTGATAGCTTAAGTGGAAATTTGTTATTGCAAAATGCAAAGAACAATTGGGCAGATACAGTATCATTAAGTGCAAAATGGGTCGGTGAATCCAGTACAAGCACCATTATGGCTATAAATACCCACTACTCCAGCTCCTTAACAAACAGCTTTACAATATCGGCTACGCATGACACTGCTTTCACCCATGGAATAGTATACCAAGTATATTCAAATGGGTATTTAAATGTGCATTCTGATTATCAATTAGGTATATGGAGTCAATCTGGAGACATATTACTTGGAACTAATGGAACAGGAAATGTACTGATAGGAAACAATACAGAAGTTCGGCTAAACGGCAACATCTACCTTCAAGGCGATACCACGGAAACAAACAATTTAATCATAAACGGAGAGACTAAATGCCTTGGAGGAATGACAATAGCCGGAAATATAAACCCAGGGTCTACGGGTAGCGCTACATTAAAGTACCGTACATCAGACCCAGTACCTACTGATCCCAATGATCCCTTATTTAGCAGTAGAGGCATAGCCGCATTTGGGTATGGGCAACCCGTCTCGCTTACCAGTTATACTGGATTTTCTTTAAATCCACACGACTACATAAAAAATGCGTCAGCCACATTTTACCCATTTTCTAAGAGTGGTAATATAAATAGTGGGAAGTATGTATGGATATTCAATACCCCTGTACTTGGGGCACAAGATAGTACATACCAGTATGTGTTCAAACCTTTGTTTGCCGTATTCCGCCGAGATATAGGCAGCTCTGGTGTCTTCACCATAATTGAGTAAATAAATCATTTTAGGAATAATTTTATGTATATTGATTTAACTAATACTAGTGTTACAAACAAAATAACTTTAAACGGAGTTGCCAGTGGAGAAACTTTAACAGTAATGGACAATTCAAAAACGGAAAAAACATTTACGTTTAAAGATTCGAAGTCGGAGGAAACTGATGTTGAAATAGGAAAAACGGAAGAAGTAAAATCTAGCGGTAGTGTTATCAGTAACAATAATATATGTCCTAAAGCTAAAAACTTCATATCCATAGACGATTCCAGCGGAGTATTTTTCTCTACGCTAAAATATGGAGTTTTTGGCGGCATCTGTATGACTTCTAACATAGGAAGTGGAGATTACTTTTCCCTAGCCATTGAAGATGAAACATACAAGTTCCAATTTGGAAAAGGTAGCGAAAGTGACACCACCTATATAAACGTAGGTGCCTCTTTATATGAATCAATTTCTTATACCGCAGATGCTATAAACAGTACAATTCAAAACTGGGGTATGTTTGCATATACTTTTAGAAATAAAATTGTATTTACTCAAAATACAATTTTAAAAAATGCAAACTATCAAGCTAATGCCACTATTACTTTTAACTCAAAAGCTATTAGTGGTGATTATATAACTATGCTCGGAACTACGTTTACATTCGGTTCTACTTCAGGTAAAATACCTACAGGAGATAATGCAAATGATTCTGCATACTATTTAGCTATAGCTATAAACAATTCAAATCTAGCTAGTTCTGTTGCTGTTGATAATAAAGTTTTCATATACAATAAAGCAGACGGTTCTTCAGGCAACTCTAGCATAGAATGTCCGTCTAGCGCTATTCCTAGATTTACTGCAACAAACTTTATTGAAGGAAACGATTCTGATCTATCAATCGGCATTAGTGCCAGCTCTATGAAAGAGATAAAAATAAGAAATGCTGTTGTAGATGGTGTCACAGGAAAATCTTTTGCGTGTCTATCGTCTGCTATAGCGTGCGCCGATAGTGAACTTACAACTATAAATAAATTTTCATCTTCATCAAACTATGTGTCTATAACTAATGCTACGTACAAAACAAAAGCTATGGTAGCTTATGGAAATAACATTATAGTTACTGGTATCGGAAATGGAAGTCAAAGTAAATCAGACGATAGTATAACTGCTGAAAATTTAAAAAATGTTCTTTCTTCTATATATTCAAATTCTACCATAGAAGTATTTGATAATAACGTTAATGTATCTATGGATAATTATTTGAAAATCCAAAGTAGCTATTCCTCTATTAGTTGTACCATAGACGAGGGAACTTTAAGCTCTCCCATGAGCTGGGAAGCAATGCTAGTCTATTATGAGATAAATAGCACCCTAGCATTAATAGAAAATGGTGGAAATCTAAATTTAACTATAGTTAAAGGTAGTTTTATAGGAAAAAATCCACTAAATATAGAAAATGCTTCATTTAATGGTGGAAGCATATCTATTTCAACTTTATACTCACCCATCACTTATGGTAACAACACTCCTATTTCTATAAGCAATCAATGCGATAGACCTAAAGTTTATATTTCTGGTATGTTCATAAGTAACTCCTCTTTGAGTACCGGAAGCTTATTGCTTATTCAAAACTCATACGATGTCGATGTAGAACTAACTAATTGCGAAAATACAATAAAAGGAATATCTACACCAATGATTAGAGTCGAGGAATGCTCTTTAAATTCAAATGTTTATGTAAATAATTCAACATTTACAATAAATGATTCTCGCAGAAACGCATCGTATAGCATAAAAGTTACGGGAAATGTATTTATTACATCAAAATACAATGTATTTGAAGGAATTTCTTCAAGTAATGATACTGCATACTTTGTTGGAAATAATTGCTCACTTAAATCAAGCTATGATCTTTTTGGAAATATAAATCCATCAAACAACTCTAATGCAACAACATATACTAGTTGCAAAAAAATTAACGAAACAGTTGTAATTGATAGAAACAGAAACTACTGGTATTCTTTAAATCTAAAACCAAATTCTAAAGGTTTGTGCGTAGGAAACGATTCTTGTCCTAACGATATTTTTGGAAACACTAGAAGTTTAAATACAAAGTATGGCGTACAAAGAGTAGTTATAACAAGTGAAGTAGTAGGTAGCTATGTATTTACTTCTGATAGTTATATATCAATAAATGGCATAAAGAAAAATTTTGGAGTAGAATTAAAAAGCACCTATTCTACACAAATTGAAATGGCATACGATATATGCAATGTATTTTCTGGAAATAGCGATTTCAAAATAGTTCCTATAAACGAAACTGATATAGCAGTTGATATTTACGGAACTTATGGTATGTTTTCTACCAATATTTCCTCTACAAAATTAGCTAGTAAAGATTTCACTTACGTTACTAGTGGAGTAGACGCCGGAAGTAGACAAAAAACAACTTCTTTGGATAAAACATACTATGTTGATTTATCAATATCTGATATTGAAAACGCCGATGGAGAAAAAACGAATCCATTTAGTCTAAATCAGATGGCTTCTTGGATAAAAAGTAGCTATCCTTGTTATGGCTCAATGAAATTTATTTTACAAAACTCAAATTCTTCTTCAAGCACTTTTGACTTTAGTAAAGACATAAATAATGAGTATGCTAGAGGATATTGCACTATTCAACTCGTAGGTAAAAAGTTAGGAAAATTAAAAACATCAACATTAGAATCCGATATAACATTAGGTGGAGACGGCTTACTTTCATTTGTGTTTGATAGCTTAATAATAAATGGAAACATAGAGGGTGATGATGAAGAAAATAATGCAAATGAAATAAGATTCATAAATTCATTAGTTAAGGGAAACATAAATTCATATAACTCCATGTTAAGGATTATTGAATCGTCAATTAATGGAAACATAGATGCAAATTCTTATCTTACAATAAACGGGTGCGCTTTATGTAATGGAAGCACTACAAGTACACAAGAAAATGGTTGCATAAAATATAGGTATAATTATATAGTAGGAAGTAATTTAAAAATATCTAAAAATTCTTCTACTACAATAGACTCGGAAGGAAGTACATTTGGAATCAATTGTTTTTCTTCTGAATCCCCGCTAACTCTTTCTGACTTTGAACTAGTAGATAGCGATGCAATATCACTAATTCCTAGCACAAGCTACCTAGAAGACCCTTACACATCTAACTATGATATAGTAGGTAACTTAAGAAGTTCTGACTCTTCAAAAGTAAGTCTAGACTGTGGGGGATATGAATTAAAAACAGTTGCACCTACGTCTATTACTATACTTGTTAATTTATCTGCATCAACAACAGATAACGGGGGAATATATACTCCATGCTCTATTTCTGAAGCGTATGAAAAAATATATGCTATGGAAACTATTGATAGACAAATCAACATTGAAGTTTCTGGGTATGGTAATAATCTTCCATCACTCATATTGAATAAAGAATTTACTGATAATGGATATATAAACTTCATAGCAGAACCAAATTCTGTTATGGATAATTTTGTTGATGGGATTGGATTTGATTTATCTAGTGAAAATGCTAGAGTCTCTTTCTGCTCTTTAATTATAAGAAACAACGGAACTACATTTAAAACTAGTGGATTAAACTCTAGTCTAATTTTCTGTTCTTGTGTGTTACTTAATAATTCAGACAGTGCTTTCATTATGGGAAGCGATTGGAAATCTAAATTCTATGGAGTTACTTATGAAACTTCAAACGGAATTTTATCTAATTTAGATAGCATTATAGTAGGTAGTCTGTCTTACGGAGGAACTAACTTGTTAGTACCTACTTCCTCGTACTCCTCTTCTAATGCTTATGAAGGCGGAAGTCTTCCTGGTGGAACTTCTTACACAGGTTTAATTACAAATAACATAACCAACGAGTATCTTAAATACGATAATTTTAAGATACTAAACTCAAGTGCCTATGGCCTAGTAACAAAAGCTAATTTTGGAACATACTTAGAAGAAGCTGAATCTTTTAACTACCTAGAAGATATAAGAGGATTTTCAAGATTTAATGATTCAGAAAATACAGATTATGGCTGTTATGATAGCTTAGCAATTAGTGATGCCACCTCCTTTAGTGGAAAACCAAATGGACAATTTGCACAAATAACTAAAGAAGGGTCTAGTTTTATTACTAGAATGTTTAATGGAAACTTTGGATTTAAAATAGTTGGATACGCTATAGGCAAGGGGGGATACTCAAATAAAAATCCAATAGATTCTGTTCCTATTATTTGCGACGGAATATGTGCTACATATAAGATAACAATAAATAATAATGATCTAACATCCAGTGATGGAATAAGCATAGGGTCAAAAAGTTTTATATGTGGAGAAGATTTTGAAAAAGACTCAAGCGTAGAAAACACAACTATTAACTTAGCTTTAGCTATAAATAAAAATGGTGGTGTAGCTTTCGCAGAGGCAAATTCTAACTACATAATTCTTACAATAGCTACTATGGGTAAATTAGGAAATAATATTGTTTCTTCTTTAAGTGAATCAATATCTGTTGAACAAACAATTACTGGAGTTGATTCTTCCTATGGAATAGATATTGCTCTTCCTTCTGATGGATATAGAAAATTCCAATATGTTGAATATCTTCCTCTAGCCATTTCTTTATTCTTAAGAGTTGAAAGAGATGAAGCACAAATGGCTACTGGTGAAATAATAGTTTATGCCGAGGCAACTAAAACAGATAATAAAAATGAATTGAATCATACTATTCCTTTTGCAGTTGTCAGACACGGACTAGTTACTAAAGATAAAGACACGATTTTTGTAAAAAGAATAATAATACAAATATAATACATACATACACAAAGATAGGAGATTAAAAATGGCTGACGCAGCAAACATTGAAGGATTTCATAGAAAGTACATTCCATCAAGAACAGAAAAAAGATACCAAATTCTAAATCAAGGAAGAGGAATTATCATAAGGAAACTTGAGACTCCAGAAACTAAAATAATACCAGAAGTATATTCAAGACCCATTCCTGCAATAAATCCAATAAGAGCAACATCATACGATCCTTTAAAAGTTACATATAAGGAAGTACCTAAAAAAATTGAAAAACCAAACATACAATCTCCAGCTCCTATAACTAATAGCTCTTCTTTTGAAGAGCTAAAGGAAAAAGTTATGAAGATGCGGGAAGAAGAAAAAGCTAAATCAAAACACATCATACAAGAAATTAAAAAATCTATAAAAAATGATGATACAAACGAAAACAAAAGTGTAGTAAAAGCAGATACAGATACAGATACAGAGGCAAATGCAGACGATGTTAAGGATTTAGTTGAAGGAACAATAGCTAAAGAACAAGAACTTTTAAGTATGGATTATTTGAGAGGATTAGATAAGCATATTTTGAAAAAAGTTTTTGAAAAAGTATTTGGATATAAAGCTGAAAAGGGTTCATCTAGATATGAAATGTCTAAACTAGTTTATGATAAGTGTAAGGAACTTACTTCTAGCAAAAAGAAAATTATATATGATATAAGCAAGTCAATAGGTTTTTAAATAAAGAGGATAAGCTAAATGGATTTCCGCAACAACATTCCTAGTTTTTCAACACTAAGACCAAACTATTTTGCTAGATACATCTGCATTGATCCTTATATGATGGGAAAAACAAGATTCTCATTATGCGAAGGAGAAAAGGAATGTGTAATGAAGCAAGCAAATATAGCTCACACCACAACGGATATGAAAATAGGTGATACGGAATTTTATTTGGATACAAAAATAAAAGACTGCATAGTAGATTCCTACTTAAAAGTAGGAAATAAATTTTATCTTATTTCTGACTCTGATGAAAACTATATAGTGACGGAACAAATAGCAGAAGAAGTAGACAGTGGAACTACTGTAGAGCTTTACAGTGTACCAGTTCTTACCTCAAGAGAAGAAAAGTGTTGCAAAATTCTTTTTGGAGAAACAAACATAATAGTAGAAGACAAGTCATATAAGATAACTTCATCTACAACAATAGATGAAGTTATTGAATATTATGAAAAATATACTATATGTCACTACGTTGGTTCATATATGTATTTTAAAGGCGAGGGATTTAGCTCTGATACAGAATATGAAAATTTTTCTGAATTTCCTTTAGAATCAAAAATGTTAAATATAATGAGCTCCCACATAATCTTAAAAGGAGATGATGTATTATTTTTCAATGACGATATTCGCGGAAACCTAACCAGCCAAGTACTAAAATCAACCAGTACAATGAAATGGAATGGATATAAATCTACTGTTATTCTTGATAAGCTAGATGGAGATTATCTGTACTCACAGCTTCGAGCATACCCGGCATACATTAGTAACAAACTTCCTGTATATAAATCTAGACCTAGCATACCAGATATTTGTTTTGGTTCTACTTTTGGTGAAGAATCAGAAATAGTAAAAGGGTATACTCTATATAATGGAGATACGAAACTAAACTATTTCCCAAAAGATATGGAATATATACCGAATTTAGTTACAACTCCTAGTGACTTACTTCTTACAAAAATGCTTAAGGGAACTACTAGACTAAAAGTTCCTAATCTAGTATTTACTTGTGATGACGATGGAATAATTCAGTTTTTAATTGAATCTCCAATAACGGAATTATTCAATTTTAGATTTAAAACTGATAATGACGTGGCACAAGTATCATTTACTGATTTTAATGGAAACTTTATATTTATAGGAGATAATAATTCAACAATAACCACATCTATAAATAATGTAATAGTTACTATTAAGTATAAAACCCATGAAAACGTAACTTTTGATTTATTTTCGTATAACGGAACTATAGCAAACTACATCTCCTATGCATTTGTTGTTAGAGAGAAAAATAAGTCAAGATGTGAAGTTAATTGTTTACATTTAAATCCATTATTCAAATCTTACAAAGAACTATTAGCAGTAATAGGAAGCAGTAAGACTAGTGAAGGAAGAATTGCTTTATGATTATAAATATGATGGCGCATCCTAAAAAAGAACATTTAAAAAACCAATTTTCTGAACTATTAAGTTGTGACAAACTATCATTCGGTATAGTAAGCCAAACTAAACCAGATTTAAAAGGTTCGCCTTTATATTGCGAAATGAGCAGCATTCAAACAACTATATTTATAAATGAAATTCCTAGCTATTCTTCATATACGGATAAGATAAAAGGAAAAGATATAATAATTATTTCTAGCAGTGCGTCCGGCAATACCTACTCCATTGAAGAAAATTCAAAAATAGTTAGTGTACTCCACAATGGTACTACATCAACAATCAATATATCTTATTGTTGGAACTATGTCTATAACAATGAAATAGCCGACATGACCGCTACGCTAGATAGTATTTCTGAAGCATTAAGCTGCATAAGTGGAATAAAAGCAACTAGTAGCTACTCAAACAACACTATTGTTGTCGTTGGCATTGATACCATTTTAGGAATAAAGTTATCCACCACAAGCAGTGAAGCCCTATCGGACAGAATATCTTTAATTTCTTTTGAAAGGATAACAGTTTCTAGTGGATCTTGTATTTTACCTAGTGGAAATAAAGTTACACTATCGAATGATTTAATTATTTATATAGATAGTACAAAATTTTCATCCTTAAAAGATGCTTCTGGAAAAATATATTCAATCGTATTAAGATACAATCTTGTTTCTTCAAGTAAAGGTTATGATGAATTTAAAAATGAATTGGATAAAAATTTAGTAGAAGACAGCACTGACAATATGATTTCTTTAGAGTTATGTGACTCTAAAAATGGCCCTGACGGAGATGCTATATGCCTGGCTGTTATGAAGCCATTTGAAAGTTCCTTAATGATTGATAGCAATAAAGAAAAATTTTCTTTTTTAAGACCTTGGTATAGCCCTTTTGACATAAAGCACAGGAATGAAATTGGAACTGGCTTAATAACGCACAACAATCCTCATGGAATAAGTTTTAACGATATCGATAGTGACAATACCATACACAATCAGTTACTAGAAGGCGGTATTGTTTTAAGTAAACCACAACAGATTCAAAATGTTTGTGGAGAAATAAAAACATATAGCATAAGCAGATATGAAGTAAAAGCGGACTATGATGGAAGTATTACAGGAAATGAAGGAATAGTAAACAACAACGGAAAACAATTTGTAAGATATTTCATTCTTCCGGAGATACCTATTTCAATAATATCAATAACAAATGTAAATGGAAGTCCCATATATTATAAATGGATTGAAAAAACTTCTATTCTAAAAGTTCCAGAAGAACATGATGTTGTTGATTTTATAATATCATATATGTATGAGTCTACTTTAAGCACGTCAATATCAAGCAAAAGTGAAGGAGTCAGCATAAGTGGAGTCCGAGATAATGTTACTGTTCTTTCTGAAGGCCATTCTCTAACTACTGTTGCAAACAGTGTTGATTTCACAGATATTGGAAATTTAGATAAAAACTACGATGTTTATGTAAACAAAAATGGGGATATAGTAAAAATTCCACAGACAGAAGCATCTATAAGTCTTGAAACTACTTCTGATACCTTTGGGGATTTAGTTGGCAGAAGTAGAATAGAAGTAGCCATAACGGATACTCCAACTAAGTCAAAAATAGATTGTCCAAGTACCAGTAATCTATTTAATCTTATCTCGTACACATCTTCAAAAAGCTATACTTTATACCAAACCTATGTTCTTAAAAAATGGGATGGAACTAAAGAAGTAAATTCTTTAGAAAGTATGACTAATCCAAATACCTTATCAGTACTAAATAACGACTCGACGGCAACTAGTGATGTTGCAGCTATCAGCATAAAAAAATGCGACGATAAGCCAATATACGATTATTTTGAAAAAAATAATGCAGGAAAAATAGGTGCTAATGAATCTATCGAAGGTGGAATTGGAAGAAAAATAGATATAATAAAAAGAGAAGATGGATACATCTATGGTGGAGTGATATTCAAAATAATATTAGGAAGAGTTGATAAAACTACAGTAGACTCAAACATAACTATAAAGATTTTTCATAGAAGCATATATGGAACAACCTTAACAAGAGTAAATGTTGCTGGGTATGATCCATCTTATGCAGTTAATTTTGCAGAAGAAAAGAATGGAATAGTTAGTGCTTATATCTATACAGAAGATTTTGATAAGCAACTTTTATCAGGAATATGGAGTGTAGAAATAAGTGGAAGTTCATCGTCAAATGCCGTAATTTCTTATCTTTACTTTAGATGGAATTTAGGAAAACTAGATAGCAACATTTATTCTAAAGACAGCGACAACAACTACTTTAAATTAAGCTACACGGAAAATTCATCAAATCGTGTATATACATTAGGAACAGGTGAATCAAAAACTCCAAAAACTAATGACGACTTTACCGTTAATATTTCTATCATAGGTACCGCGGACGGAAATTCTGTAACAGAAGAACTGTCTTTTGGAAGCTCCTATAGAGACCAAAAAGGATTAAACACAATGATTACTAATAATGTGTTTGATACTATTGAAAAATATAACATAACAGAAGCTAGTACGACTGGTAAAATAACAATGCTTTCCTATCCTGTTGGAAACGTTGAAAACTTATGCGGTGTATTTTCTGCAAAATATGTAGATAGAAAAGTAAAAGAAATATATGATTTAAGAAATGTGTCCAGCTGCATTATGCAAAGCGCAAACATTGAAAAACTACATAAAGCATCTTCTTGTGCCGAACAACTAATGGAGTTTGTATGAATTGCATATTTAGTGATAATCTTTCAAGTCCTTCTCATTTGGATAAGTCAGTTGATTGGAAATTCGAGATAGAACCCGATATCTCTTTAAATAAAAATGGAAAATATCTATCTACAACAATAGTTCCTACATCTAATAATCTAATAATTTATGTTGATTCAAAAAGATATATAAACTATGAAACTTCGCACAACGGCGAAGAAGGAATATATTTTAATTATGGAATAAAAATAAATAGTTATGATTCTAACGGTAACAAAACTCAAATAATTCCATCATCAGAAAAAAATAATAAAAAATATGCAAACTATCTAATGGCTACATTATCAAATTGTTCTTATATTACAATAGAGTTCAATAAAAATATAACGTCATTAGCTGTATTTTGCATTTGAAATCAAAAAAGTATATTCAAATTTTTATTATGAATAAGAGAAAATAAAAATGTTAAAAAGTAAAGGTATGCTAGAAATTGTATCAACTTTATCTGATAGGAGTGTACTATGAAAAAAGGTCTTACTTTCAAAACTCTTATTGGATTTGACGATATTCAAAAAGAATTTGAGCTAGTGATAGATGAACATAGAGAAATGATTAAACTTATAATGGGTGATAATTATGGCATAGTTTCTTCTGTTTCAACGTCTAGTTCTGACTCTACTTTATATCCAGTTTATTCTAATGGAACACTATCAGTAACAGAAGGAAAAATAGTTACAAAAAACGGAGATATTGCAAGTCTAAGTGAGTTCACAAAAGAGATACCGTCTTTTTCAAGTGACTTGGCCATAATATACCTTTATGAAATGATTGGTTCTTCGGAAAAAAGAATAACAAACAATGGAAATGTTGCTTCGGTATGGTTTGAAAGAAAAACAGAAAGTGAAAGCATTTTATTAGTAAATGCTTCTGACTACTATAATCTGTCTGATGAAGTTAGACGTAACTCTATTTGCATTTGTGTTTTAAAATATCAAGAAGATAACGACCCTATTGTTGATCTAACAAACTCTAGCTATGACTTCAATAGACCTTGGTTTTCTCCTACTGACATAGCGCATAGAAAAGAAGTAGGGACGGGAGACTCAAGTGTACCTCACTCGATAGGATTAAATGACTTATCCTCTTCTAATATGACTTTGTACTCACAATTAGTCTCAAGAGGAATTATAGTTTCAAAAGATATAGATGTCGCCGGAGTATCTGGAACTTCTTATGAAGACAATGGTGTAGTCGAAGAAGATGAAAATGGAAACAAAATAGTAAAACTAACTGCGTATCCCAATGCTCTAGGCTATGCCATTGATAGCGATGGAAATGATATTGAAGTTGAGCTGATTAGTGGTGACAACAAGTTGTACATAAAAGACACTAAAGTAAATGAAGGTGATAAACTTAAGTACAATCTAATAATAACAGAGACTTTAATGCCCCCTAGCCCGGATACCTTCTTGGAAGAACTAACCTTCAAAGAAGCTAACTCAAATGATATTTGCATAACGCAAGGTTTACAAACTTCTATAAATGACTATTCTATTTCATTTGCAAATTGTGGCACTATAAAAAGAAATTTTGAAGTTGTTTTGGCTTCTGACGGTTACTTACACAAGGAACCTGAAATACTAGGATACAGCAGCCAAGTAGCTACATTCACAGAAATAAAAACATATAATCAAGAATTTGAAATTCCGGTATATGTTGAAATCGCCATCGAAGATGCAATTATACAAAATGATAGTACTGCTACGTTTATAGTAAATGGTTACAATGGAACGGAAAGTATTTCTGAAGAAGTTTCTTTTACTTTAGAAGAGTACAGTGAAGAAACTGACTACTTATCCATAAATAAAAAGACTTCAAACATCTTTACAAAAGTGACTTCGATTCAAGCATCAACAAATGATTTAAATAGTGGCGCTAAATGTACAATATATGCTTGTGCAAAAAGAGCATTAGACACTAGATTAAAAATAGCTAGTGTCATTTGGGATGGAAATAAAATTGATTCTATAAAAGATATCAGACCAATATCTACAACAATAAAAGACCCTATTGACGTTGATATAAACAGAGAAATAGGAAAGTCTATACTAACTAGTTTATATATAAACAGAATAAGTCAAAATTTATCTACATATAAACTCATAGTTGTAGAAGACTTTAGAAATGTCTCACACCTTGACACTAAAAGTGTTAATTGGAAAATTACTCCATACGGAATAAATTTTCCAATAATACCTAGTTCAATAATTGACTGTAGAAATTACTCTGACTGTTATAGAAGTAGAATATTTCAAGTAACAAGTAGTGAAACAATGTACGCACTAGTTCTCATCGGTGGAAATGATGAGACTAATGAATCTTTATACTCTGTTAGGCTTTGCACAACAAATAATACTGGATATAATGAATATAATATGATTCCAGTAAGTGAAGGACTATTCCTAATAAATTTTGCATCAAATTCTCCAGATTATATGCAAATAGTTATTAGTGGAAGAGCATCAGGATTTATACTAATGCGACTTGATGGAAGTACGAATACAGAGGATAAATACAAAGTATGAAAACTATATTTAAAACTGGAACATACTTAACCGCAGAAAATTTAAATCTAGCGCAGTTAGCGTATGGAAGTTCTGGAGTTATTAGCGGTGCAGAAGTATACGTTAATGAAAACAACTTAGTTGTGTCTTCAGGATTATTAAAATTTTCTGATGGAATGATAGTTTCTTTAGATGGAACAGATTATTTTGATTGGAGCAGTCTAGCCCACAATAAGTATTATTGCTTTGCTGTTAGATATGGCGACGATGTTACTTTTTCTGTTTCTCTAATCCTTCCTACTGACTATAAATATATTATTCTTGCAACTGCAACAATAAGCGATTCTTGCACAATAGTAAATGTTCAAAAGAGTTCAATATCAAAATCAGAAAAAATAATTGATGGAGTACAACTTTCTCCTTCGTCAATAATCTACGATGGATTAGGAACTGTGGAGTTAGTAACTGATTCAGATAAATATGTAAAGTATTTAAGTGGAATCATAAGTGCTGGTTTAACATCTGCAAAAATTTATGTTCCATTTACAAGCCCTTTATTTACTATAACAAAGGCTAAATTAAAACTTAAATTATCTAGTGATACAATACTAGGAATTTATGTATATGTTGACGGAACAAAAATGATTCCAGAAAGCAACAAGGTATATGGAAACACATTTACAGGAGATAGTTATACAGTTGACTTAGGAAGCATATTTACATCAGTAAAAAGTGGTACTTCTTGTTCTATTCTATTGTGGCTTTCACAAATTTCTTCTTCAGAAGAAAACACGACTTCAGATATTTCTTTATACTCAATAACATTAACAAACTCATAAATAAAACAAATATAAAAAGGATAAATATATGTTAAATACAGTTGTTGGAATGTACACAGTTGCAAAATTTCATAATAATGCAGACATGGACAGCTTCAATAAAGTCATAAGTAGAACTTTAGGGAAATTTGGACTGATTGATAAAGACTATCATGGAGAATACCCAAGTTCAGAAGAATTTTGGGTAGTTAAAATAAAAAAGAATATAAAGCCAGATCAAACTCAAGGATGCTTTATTCTTGAGCCTATAAAAAAACTTGACTTCACTAACGATATAGGAAAACTTGCTTGGGGAATGTATAGCATTGAGGAGATTGGAAAAGCCATTACCATAATCCGTCCAAATCAAGAATACTCAAATAAATATTGGCAACTTCCACTTGAAGAAAGAAAACACTTCAAAAATAAAGCAGTTATTGTTATTCAAAATGAAAAACTTTTAGATTTAGATAAGAAAGAAGGAAACTAAAAATGAATGATTTCACTACAGATATAAAAGTAATAGTAAATAATGAAAAAGATATGAAAGAATATCTAACAACATTTACTTCTGAATATCTTCTAACGTTGAGTGGCTCAAAAAGAAATGAAGTTTGTAAAGATTTACTGGAAGCTATAAAAGATTATCCCAAGTTAGCACCTCTTCCGGAATGGAAAGATATAATCAAAAACCCAGGTATATGGAACACACTTAAAGAAAGGAAAGACGAAAATGTTTGAAGTATTGTCCTACAAGTTAGCTAGAAAAGAAAAATCTTTTGAAGAGAGAACTCCTAGTGAACAGGAAGAGCTTATCCAAACTACTTATACAAAGTCAGTACTTGATTGCAAAAATAAAATAGTATCTCTACTACGCAAGTTTGTACGTGATGGCTTTATCAAAAAAGTAAAAGAAGTAAGTCAAATTAAAGAAGTTATTAAAAACTCTTTTGAGGGCTATCAAGATTTAAAAAGAAATTCGACATTTTACTTTGTAAAAGAGTCATTATATAAGTTTAGAGTAGAAATTGAAAACCTTGAAGGTAAAAAACTTTCCGATATGTATCAAATTTTTGATACATCTTTTGGAAATCCTGTTGATACTAAAAAAACAGACACGGGTTGGGCCGTAAGAAACTACAAAATAACGGATGTTAATGGAAACAATAGTATACTATCCATAAACATCTGGTTTGACTCTCCAGAAGATACTGTACTTGATGACCAAAGTGGAAAAAGAGCAACGGCAGTTATAAATGTCGATGCTTTTCAAACATTTACAAGAAGGTCTTTTGTAAAACTTGTAAATGGAAGTGCTTACATTGATGGCGATTTCGTTAAAAAAGTTTTGTTTATTGCTCTTAAAAATGAAGGTATAGTTACTCTTCCTTACTTAACTATGAGCATAAATAGTGTTCCTTCTGAAGAAGCAAAGCAAACAAAAGAGCATATACTGAAATTCCCAGATTCCAGAGTAATAAAAATTGGATTTGTTGATAATCGTCCAGCAATCAAAGCTAAAGCTAAAGAAGCTATCGGAATTGAAATAATTCCAGACGTAATTCCGTCATACAAAAAACCGCCTAAAGGTGTTATGTTTGATAGTCGTGGAAATTATCCACAAAACTTTACTGGAACATTTCCTAATGTAAAAGGCGAATTAAATCCAAATGATTATCAGACCTATTGTTACAGAATAGCTACTCCGCAAGAGATAGCTGATAATGATAAAGTTATTCCAGTTGAAATTGAAGGAATTAATTACTATATAAAAAGAGTTCCGCCTGAAAAAAGTGGATTTGAAAATTTCTTTAACAAAATTATTTATACTGATTTTGATAAAGATTTTATTTTCTACTACACTAGTGATGGAAGAAGAAGTCAAATATCTATTCAAAAATGCCAAAAACTTTCAGATTATGATGCTCTGTACTTAGCAAGTAAAGCACCGATAAACTTCAAAACTTCTATATTTGTTAAGGAAGACCACCCTATAGTGAAAGAGCCATTTTATGAATCTTATAAAAATAAGATTTTTGAAATAGCTAAAAATGCTAAAAAGTATGCAGGAAAAGAAGATATAGCCAAAGTTGAAGAATATCAAATTCCAGTATATGTTTTAAAAATGTCTGGATACTATGAAGAAATAATGAGTGGTTATAGAATTTATCTTGATAAATACTGTGGAGCAAACCAAAAACTTTGGGGGACACTTGACTCTAATGGCTACTGCATTTTAGATATTGATAATCCAGAGAAGGGTGGATTTAACATTCCAGAATTAAGAAAATCAGTTGAGGAAAAAGAAAAGCATAATAAAGAAGTTGCACAAGATACTAATGGTGATACCCCATTTCTTCCAAAAAACATTAAGGGATTCACAAATAAAATGTCTTTATTCCCACAGCAAGCAATAGCTGTATCTATGGCGGATGAACAAGATAATTGCTTGCTGGATGTTGATATGGGTGGCGGAAAAACCTGTATGATGGTTGCAGATATTTGTAATCAGATGACAAAAGGAAAAGTAAAGCGTCCTCTAATAGTGTGTCCTGGAAAGACACTTGCACAAAATAGAAAAGAAATTTTTGAAAAATGGTGTGACAAAAAGATGAATGTGTTTCCAATAAACACGGAAACCTGGAACAGAATAACAGATAGAGGATTAAATCCACAAGCATTAGTTGATATCGTGGATAAGATGCCTCCGAACACTATCTATATGACTGACTATTCTTTTGTTGCTCTTGATGCAAAAATTATTCCTATCGGAACAAAGCAAAAGACAAAAACAGGGCCGGAAGAACTTGTGTTTACAGAAGTATTTAGCAGAGCTAACTTCTTAATGAATAAATTAAAATTTGATATGGTGTATCTTGACGAATCTCATTATATCAAAAACATAAGTAGTAATGCGGCAAAAGCAACCGCAGTTTTAGGAAAAGCTAAAATAAAGAGAATAACGTCAGGAACTATTATTCCTAATTCAATTTCTGATTTGTTTGGTCAATTAAGATTCCTTGACCCGACTATTTTAGGAAGACAAGAAGATTTTATAAAGAATTATGGAATTATAGATGATAATACAGGTAAATTTACTGGTAGATGGCAAGAAGATTCTCAAAAGAGAATCAGAGCACTGATTGAGCAGAGAGGCGGCGTTTCCATTAGGCGTTCCATGTGGAGATGGCGTATGCCATCTTTAACAGAAAAAATTCATTATGTAGAACTTACTGATGTACAAAAAGAAATCTACAACATGATTATGGAAAACCTAAAGATTGAATTGAGTGAAGACCCGAAAATTCAAGCCGCTATGGAAAAAATTAAAAATGATAACGAAGATGTAGGAGACACTGATTATGAATCTGTTCTTGCAAAACTTTCTCGTTTTACTACATTCTTAGCTGCTCCTGGCTCTGATGCAATCATTCAAGCATTAAAGGCTCTAAAGGAGGGCAAGTCCATCCAAGAAGTTAGACAGTCGTTTGTAACAAATACATTAAACGATGTTAATGACGAAGGAACTTCAAAAGAAGAATCTGACTTTGATAGTTCTGTTTCTATTTCTGATAGCGACTTGGCAAAACTACAAGAAATTAGTAAAACTATAACAGACAAAGATATTATAGGGCCAAAAATTAGTGAAGTAAACTCTATATTAGAGCATCATTTCTCGGCTGGTTTTGATAAAGATGGAAATGCAAAGAATGGAAAAGTAATTATCTTTTGTCAAAGAAATGATATTGCTAAATCAACCTATGAAAACATAGACGGAAAATTTAGAAGTCACGCAGTTTGGTATAATGCATCAAGACAAAAAGAACTTATGAAATTCCAGCAAGAACCTAATTGCTGGATTATAATTGCCGTTGATAAATCTCTAAAAGAAGGAATAAATCTTCAGCAGGCAAGTAGAATTATTCGTCTTGACATTCACTGGAATCCAGGGGATAATGACCAATCATACGCTCGTGCCTTCCGTTCTGGGCAGAAGAGAAATGTCAATGTTGACATTATTCTCTGCGAGGGTACGATGGAAATTTGTAAGTATATGAGATTGATTTCAAAAGAATATCTCAATAGAAAGCTTATTTCAAACTTCAATGAAGGTAATAATTACGACTTTACTCCCGTTCGTATGAGCATTGAAAATATGGAAACATTCACTACTAAGAGTAGTGTAGCTCCATTTGAAACTATGCACAATATGATTAAAGACGATGAGATTAAAGAATCAAAAAAATATGGAGAAAAATATTCGAGCTATCAAGATAAAAATATTTCTACCATCGGTAGTGATGAACAGCTAGAAGGATCGAAGATGGTATTTACTCCAGACCTTTCCGACGACTTAAAGATGGAAAAGTTGGTAAATAATGATGATAGTCGCATTCGTCTAACAAAAGTAGAGTATATAGGAAAAACAGAAAAAGAAATTGAAGATATGAAGAATGATGTAGAGGAAGAAAAAGAGCTAAAAAGACAGAAATACATCAGCAACTTAAATCAACAAAGAAAAGAAGATAAAATTCAAGAGCTTTCAGAAAAATTGGGATTTAATCCACTTGAAGTTCTCGAAGAACAAACTGCCGATCCTAAAAATATTCACTTGTGGTTGCTAGACAGAGACGACGATATATACCTAATGACTTTAAAAAATAGTACAAGTAATTTCCTTACAAAGTTTAGATTTAAGTCTAAAGGAATAAAGTACATCAAGATGATTAAGTCTGTTGAAGATTTAAAATCTTTAAACAGGATTTTAAAGAAAAACGACTATGAAAGTAATCTCGAAGAAGACATTATCAATGATAAGTCATTAAATAGATTATTAGGGATAAAGAAGAATCCTAATGCCATAGCTACAATCAAAAAATATTATCAAGCTACTGCAAAAAGAAGCAATGGATATATTGAATTTGACTGGACTAGAATGGAAAAAGGACTATTTCTTACAACAGATGTTGATATGTCTGAATTTGGTTTCTTAAAAATTCCAAAGAGCCTAGAAAGACTTATTACACCTGCATTACTGGCAAAGATTCTTTCTGATATTAATGCCGAATCTCCTATTGGAAATTTAAAAGACTTGAATGAAGAGTCACAAAAGAGATTTGGAAAGAAAATAAATATAATTAGAATCATTTCCAACAGTAAGAATAGAGATTTAAGCGAATACGAAGAAGACAAACTTCCAAAGAAACCTACTGATGAAGATAAAGAAGACAGAGTACCAAAAAAGCACTCTAAGGACAATGAAAGAAAGTCTACTAAGTCAAATAAACCGAAAACTAACTATAAGGCTAATGATTTTGATAATGCACAATTAATTCTGGGCACTCTAGACTTTGTTTCTAAAGATAAGAGTATGGCTAAGGCATTCAATACTATATTTAGTGATTTAACTGGATATGATTTAGTAAAGCTGATGAAGAAACAAGGAGCAAGTAAATTCTCTGAAGGTTCGAAAGTTTTATTTAAAACATACTATGATAAATTAGACAGATGCTCAAGCACTAAAAAAGCAATTATGCAGTTGAGAAATGAGTTATCATTAACTAGTAGTGATATGCAAGAAATTGCAAGCTACGCTTCAAAATATCAAAAATAAAACTGTAAAAATAAACTTGGTTGGTGTAAAAACCATAAACATAAAACAAATAAAAAAGAAAGGAAAATTATGATTAAAATTAGAACTAGAAGAGAATTTCTTGAAATTACAAATATTATAAACAAGTGTATTTTTAAGGAACCTAATGTTTCTTTTAGAGAAGTGTGCTACACGCTCAAATCCAAAGTAAAGCGAATCATCGGTGATAAGATGGAAGAAATCTTTAAGATCGACGAACAGATGCGCCAAAAGTACAATGGAGAAAAATTTGAGTTTTGCAAGCAGTTTGCTATGAAAGATGGAAAAGGCGAAGTAGTTTTCAAAGACGCAAATAAATCATCTTATGATATCGACCCTAAAAATCTTATTGAGTCAGAACACAAAATTAAAGAGTGGGAAAAGGAAAAGGGATTTTCTGAATTTATTTCCAAAGTTAATAAGAATGAAAAAGAGAAGAATGAATGGCTATCAAAGAAAATCAAACTTGATATTTCTCCTTTATGTGCCATAAAGGATATTCCGGAAGTAGAATCCGTTATGGATATTCAAATCAATAAGAACATTTTCTTTGATGAACTCGTAAGATTAGTTACAGATGAAGAAGTTAAGAGCAGCGAAGAAGATGGAAAAGAAGTTTAATAACTTTAGATAAATAAGTAAGTATAAAATAAAAGGGTAGTTACCGATTTGGTAACTACCCTTTTTTATTACAGCGCACTGAAAATCATAAAATTATTAACTACCTCATACTTTTTAGTTTGTATCGGATTACTCATAAATATTCCTCATTGATTAATAAATGCCAGGCTTAATAGTAACTGTGTAACTTCCATTTTTATTTGGAGTAGTTACATAGTAATCACCGAATCTTTTTCCAGAATAGGTATCCTGGAAAGTTTCCACTAGACCTTCATAGTGGGCATAATCCATGGATTTATTTGGTGCAACCCTTGCGTTATTCATGAGATTAAGCAACTCATCTTTAGTAATTGCTGAAGTTCCCTGCTGTGCCTTGCCTGCTTCATCTGGAGAGACAAAGTAAGCGAATTCAGGATGATTGTTTCCTCCACCGTTTAAATATTTTATTATCCGTGTCTTGAGCTTCTGATATTTGGGAGATGCTGCATAATATTTGGGAGATGCTGCATAATTTTCAGCAGCCTTTACTAGTGCAGCCTCTTCCTTCACTATCCCATCATCATGTTGTTCACTTGCGCTGTTCTCCTCACTAAGCGGACTAGACTTTAATCCTTCAGAACGTTTTTCGGTGGCGGAAACTACGTTAGAGATAGGATGCCTAAGTGAATCAATTATCATTTTCAAACGGTTTATCTCGCTATTAGCTTCATTCAATTGACTTACTACGCCATCATACTTAGCAGTCGGTACTTCGTAAAACCCTAATATCAGATTATAACCTAGAAAAATGAGTACACTTACAGTAATAACTGTTTTCTTGTGCATAATAATTATCCTTTTACTTTTAATCATTGTTTTCTCTGTGTTAAATTTATTCTGTGCTTTATGCATCTAACTAGTATGCGATGTCCAACATTAATTTCTCTAAGTAATCATTTTACTATAATTCCAATTCCATATAACCCATCATTGGAGTCATACGGAAACACACCAACAACTACAGTATTCAATTGGTTCTTATAAAAATTGATTAGAACTTTATCATCGTCGGAGCCGGATACCTTACAAACGCGAGGAACAAAGGTAGAGTCAGATTCTGAAAAATCATTAACGGCCACTTCGCGAAATCCACCCCAACCTGTATTTAGTACTCCAAGCAAGTCACGTAAAAAAATGCTATTCATTTTTTAAGTCCTCCTGACTTAAATTATTTCTTTGATTTATTATCGTTTTTGATATAAAACAGGGACAAAGCGATAATGACACCGAGCAACAGCAATAGTCCAAGACCTATAAAATCGTGAGTCACAAGATAGAAAAAGAGAGCGAGAATTCCTACCAATGCGCCCAGGACTAGGGCTAGTGCGGAGCAATAGAGCAGCAAAGCTGCCAATATGTAGAATATTTTCATTTGTTTTCCTTTGGTTTTTAGTTGTTTTTACATATTAAATATACATACTTTTAAATAAAAAGTCAAGTAAATAATGAGGTTTTTTATGTTTTGTTGCGCTATTTGCAAAAAAAGCTATGATGATAGCCTAAGAAACGTGCATCACAGGATACCACAGGCATTCGGAGGTGACGATTCGCCCAACAATCTAAGATATCTATGCGCTGGTTGCCATCAAACCCTACATCGACTCGCTGAACATTTTGCAAATCCTAGCAAAACAGGATTGACTCATGATATTGCCGTAAACTACTGCAACTTAAATTGTTTGAATCCGCAGATTGCCGTTCCCGTGCTCCTGGACTTAGCGAAGTGCGCCTGTGAGTACGAACTAAAAGTAAGTAGAGGAAATCTTCAGCTGTCTCCTTGGTCTGAAAAAGTAGTTAGCGTGGCCATACCACTACAATTCAAAAAAGCCTTTGAGTTAGCCTGCAAAAGAAAAAATGTTTTTGGCCGCAAAGGTTCCATGACTAGTGTTGTTGAAAACTTTATATTAAACATAGTGGCTAATGAATTTCCAAATATGAGAAATGACGTTATGAAATACATTTCAACTAAAATGAAAAAGTAAACTATTCTTCATAGTGATAACTATCACTATTCTCTGCAAAATCATACCCAGTTGCAAAACTATCGTCTATTTCTTTTTCAATCAATGTTTCATAGTAATAGCTATGATAGCTATCATGTTCTACTTTTGAATTTGGGGATTTTTTAAATTTAACATCCATCTTGAATCCCCATTTGAATTTTCTTCCGCTTATATTCGTATAGTATACTTTAGTTTTTCCTTTCCAGAAAAAATCCCTAGATTTCTTAAATAACTTTAAATCAATGCTTGCTTTTTCATTTCCATTCTCAAAATACCATTTTATACTAACTCTATCTTTTAACCTAGGGCCATTACCATATCGTAAATAATACCACATTTCTTCGTCATATAACCTTTTTGGTTGATATACAATATATTTTTTAAGTCTTCCGCTTTCATAATACCACTTCTCATAAGTTTTCGTATTTTGATACTTTACTGTCCCATTATCAAAATAATCTGCACAATAATTTACGCCACCATATTTATCATACTCGCAATAACTATTCTTTGTTTTTTCTGATTTCTGTTCTCCATCAGGATAAAAATAAACCCTATCGTATTCTTCCCCCGTTATGCTATCATATTCTATACGGCTGTACCTGTAGCTATAAGTCGTGTCATAAGTACCAAATAAATTATTTGGAGTAATTATCATTGTATCTTTTATTTCATCTACTATGAGCCTCCCATTGTAATAAGAAACATCTTGACTTATACTATCGTTTTCGCAATACGCTAGAGATACCAGCACAAACAGAATCAATTTTAATATCATTTACTTAGTTTCCTTTTTATAGTATTCCTTAATTAGCATATCCATCTGCATCATCGGGATTAAAAGTATTTTACTTTCTTCAAATCCCTTCCTTTTCAAAAATTCTATAAATTCCTTTGAGTAAATTTTCATCTTTTTAGCTTTCTCAAAGTCATCTTTCTCTAAGAATACCTTTGCTTGATTTAATTCATGGTCTTTAACCACGGAACAATCATTTACTATTTCATAGGCATTTTTCAAGATAGGAAGATAGTCTATTAAGTTAAAATACTGCAAAGCGTATTCTCTTAACTTCAAGTCATCATCAGGAAATCCATAAGAATCATTTACCCACTGTTCAAACTTTTTATTTTTCTTTCCTACCATAACGTCAAAAAAAGAAAACATACGAACTTTTACTTCATTACTTAAGTCAGAACTATTTATATATTTCTTCAAAGAGTCATCTTTGAAAGATTCCGACGTGTGCGATTTCAGCACATCCAGCAAGTCGTCTGTAAGTGGCGTAGTAATCATTTCATATTCAGAATTTGTATTAGTTCCTCCGTCCTTACTTCTGGCCAATCCACCGTTTCTTTTCTTTGCTGTATTAGCATACAATATATTTGAGGCGTGATTACTAACACTTTGCCTTGTATAATTTACAAGATAACAAATATCTGTTGTTCCTTCTTTTATAAAGAAGGTTCTATACGCCCACATCTTTAATTCTGTTTCCAAAAAAGATTCCTCCATTCCTGCATACTTTATCAGGAAAGACATCTTTAATTTTGCAACTCTTATAGTATAAGTTATTTTTTTCATCAAATCTTCAAGTTGCCTATCCGAAAAGAAAATGGGAGAAGGATCTTTTAAAGTTTTTACCCAAGAATATATTTCATCAATCATATTTGATTCCTTTAATATGTCTAGGCAAAACAATAAATCTTCTTGTGAACATTTAAAAACTAGGGAGCTCCCCAGGTCACCATTTTTCAAAAATGAAATTAGACCCCTGCGAAGGTAAGAAAGATAATACCTGCCATACATTGCCTTATAAATCCAGTCATCAACCTTCTTCGAAGTTTCTTCATTACTTTTTACAAGCTCCCTTATGATAGTATCTTTCCTCTTCTTTTCTTGACCCTCAATAGGAGAGGAACTTTGGTACATAAGTACATACAGCACCATATTTCTTGCTAAAGATAGTCTAGTGGCATCTTCAAGATTTGATTTGTATAAAATATTCTTTATATCAAGCATTAAGCTATCGTTCATAAATCCTCTTCAGTATTGAATGAAATCTAAACTCATCTAGTACAGATGATTTCGTTAAAAGTGCTTTTCTTGCCAATCTTAGTACATCTTCATTTGTTTCTCCAAGAATTACGAATCTACCCCCTAAATTTTTATACTTATTTAGCAATAATGGATGTAAATTATTTCCACTGCTGTTTAAAGCCAGCACAATCCCACAAGAAAGCATAGCCCTAAATTCTTTATCCCAGTCAACTTCATTACACAATGACCTATATGGTGTTGCTAGGTCAAATCCAAAGTCTTTAACAATTATCGGAACTTTGATTTTAGATATAGCTTTATAAAAAGCCTTTGCTATCTGTTTCTTAAACATAAAAGAACCTATAACAAAGTCAAAGCTATTCATTGAATTGTCAAAATGAGTAAAACAGTCAAGTTCAATGCCCCTCATGTTCAAATCTTTACTCATAACGAATTTGCTTAAATCAAACTCATTACTACTAATTAATGTTTTTTCCACAGGAAAAGAAATGTCAAAATAGCACTCTCTACAAGATGGTGAAACATAAGGAGCATGAATTTTTATAAAAAACTCTTCTTCTGTTTTTGATTTAATGTTCCAAGCGTCAATCCCAACAGCCTTTGCTCTTTCTTCAACAGCTTTATTAAAATAGCTACTTCCAGTGAATTTAACTAAAGCTGTTCCGTAAAAATCTTTACTTACTACCAAAAACTTTTCTTCAATAATTTTATTATTAATTGAAACTAACTTTGAGCATCTATTATTTACTTTGTCAAAATCAGTACACTTACATACTTCAAATATCCTTTTAGCCAAAGTTTTATTTCCTGCACAAAGTACGACTATACTCTCTACATACTTATTTTTTCTACGTAAACCTCCAACAAACTCAAATTCTGTCATGGGCTCTAGCTCTTTACGAATATTATACAGTTCATCTCTAAGTTCATCTACGGGTACTCTTTTTGAACCTTGTATTGTATAATATTTTTCTAACTTCGATAATCCGTCGTCTGATTTAAGACCTTCGTCTGTAAGGAGTCTCAATATCATTGTATCTCCACTTGATTATAGTAAGATGTTATTCTGTTTTTTACAAACAAATTTTTTCCTATCGCCACACCTTTGTACCTACAAGAATTTATATCTGTCATCATCTCCTTTACTTCTTTAAGCGAATGAACTACTACAGGCTCTATTACTTTAGCACAGATTCCATTCTGTTCAAATAAGCAAAGTAAATCTTCATTGTCTATTGAAGATTTAACAATATAGACAAGCGCGTCTTTTTCATAAATCTTATTCATAGACTTTTCAATCAACTTTGCTTCTCTATTCGCAAAGAAATGAGAATCCAATTTTTTCCAATTAACAGAAACTATTAGCTCTGCCTTAAAGTCCCTGTTTGTTTTTACCTTTAAAAAATCAAGGTTTACTCCATTCTTTTCCTCATCCGAAATTATATATCTGTTTTCTTTCTTTGAAAAGAATACAAAATATCCATAAGGCATATAGCGGGCAGTTGCAGGATATTCTACTTGTGCAAAAGGAACACTTACTCTACGTGATGTTAGAATTTTTTTATAGATAAGATACTCACTTCCGCAATCGTCATCTGCATGGCACTCACCTAAAAAATTTCTAATTCTATTTTGCATTTCTTCGTAAGAACAAATATGATGTTTCCAATCATATACTAATTTTTTAAACTTTTCAAAATTAACTTTAAGATACTTGCTGTTTGGATAACCCAAACATATAATATTGTCAGACTTAAATTTTGGAAAGTCTATGAATTTATCATTTGTATAAGTTTCATACAAGCGACTATACTGATTATCAGCATCACCGCTAAAGAATTTTGCTATGTCATCTTTTAGCATTTTTCTCTCAAGTAGAAGTTTAAGATTTTTTAATCCAACCTAAACAATAAATAAATACGAATTTTCCATGTACTTAGTTATTGTTTCTGTAATCAATCCATCAATCTATATTTATTTTTCATAATATGCTTCTTATGCATTTTTTTTATTTGTAATCTATATAGATAACCTGTCACTTTTTCACTTCATACAAACCAGTACATCCTACCACTATTTCTCCTGCATAGCTTCTTTAATTTCTTCCTTGTGCTTTAAGCACTTGATGAAATCCTTGCGTGTAAATCCTGATGCTTTTCCGCAAAACCATTCATCGTCTTTCTTAAAATAAGAACGCTTTTCAAGCGTAAGCGCACCAGTTCCCCACCTGACTACTTGAATTACCTTCTTAAAGGTATCTGTTTCCTCGCACGAGATTTCAACGATTTGCTTAAATTTAATTTCTTTAGGCATACACAACTCCTGTGTTTTGTTTTTGATTTATTTTACTTACCTTCATCAGCATACAAGTTGTCATCTTGTACGGACTAGAGTTAGTAAAAGCTCTAGTTTCGGTTTAAATCAAATCTTTCAATTCTTCTGGAATCTTTACTCTATTAATAACTAACCAGTGGATGGGAGTATATCCATATTTATCTTTAGCTATAAGTAGCTCTTTATCTAAATCAAGAACTTCCTTTACTCCCTTATCAGCTAAGCAATGAATAGGAGTATCTCCAGCATCATTCTTAATACTAAGTAGTTCTTTAGGAAGTTTAATAATTTCCTTTACTCCATTCATAGCTAACCAATAAACTGGAGTACGCCCGTGGTTATCCTTAATCATTAATATTTCTTTAGGAAGATTAAGAATTTCTTTAACTCCTTTATAAGCTAAATAATGAATAGGAGTATCTCCAGCATCATTCTTAATACTAAGTAGTTCTTTAGGAAGTTTAATAATTTCCTTTACTCCATTCATAGCTAACCAATAAACTGGAGTACGCCCGTGGTTATCCTTAATCATTAATATTTCTTTAGGAAGATTAAGAATTTCTTTAACTCCTTTATAAGCTAAATAATGAATGGGAGTCCACTCAGCATTATCTTTAGCTATAAGAAGTTTTTTAGGTAGAGTAAGAATACTCTTATCACCATTCTTAGCTTTCTCAAAGATTTCTTCATCAGTAATGTTTGATTTAAAAATCTTCTTAATAAAATTAAACATATTGTAGTTCCTGTGTTTCCTTTGATTTATTTATTTGACTTGCCATCATCGGCATATAAGCTGTCATCTTATATGAACTAGGAATGAATTGTAGTCATTCCGAGTTTCGGTTTAAATCAAATCTTTCAATTCTTCTGGAATTTTACTCCTCTCATAGCCAACAAATAAACAGGAGTATATCCATACTTATCCTTAATCTTAAGGAGTTCTTTATCTAAATCAAGAATTTCTATTACTCCTTCCCGAGCTAAGTAGTGAATGGGAGTATATCCCCATACATTCTTAATACTAAGTAGTTCCTTATCTAGATCAATAATTTCTTTTACTCCCTTCTCAGCTAGTACATGAGTAGGAGTACACCCACAGTTATCTTGAATCATAAGAAGTTCCTTATCTAAATCAAGAATTTCTATTACTCCTTCCCGAGCTAAATAATGAACGGGAGTATCTCCATACTTATCCTTAATCATTAATCTTTCTTTAGGAAGATTAAGAATACTCTTATCACCATTCTTAGCCTTTTCAAATATTTCTTCATCAGTAATGTTTGATTTAAAAATCTTCTTAATAGAATTAAACATATAATTCCTTTGTTTCCTTTGATTTATTTGACTTGCCGTCATCGGCATACAAGTTGTCATCTTGTGCAAGCTAAGAACTAATTAGTTCCTAGTTTCGGTTTAAATCAAATCTTTCAATTCTTCTGGAATATCTATTCCCTTCTCAGCTAATAAATGAATAGGAGTATTTTCCCACACATTCTTAATCTTAAGAAGTTCTTTAGGGAGTTTAAGAATTTCTTCTACTCCTCCTCGAGCTAAATAATGAATAGGAGTCCACCCAGCATCATTCTGAATAATAAGGAGTTTTTTATCTAAAGTAAGAATTTCTTTCACTCCTTCTTCAGCTAACCAATGAATGGGAGTTCTTCCATATTTATCCTTAATAATAAGAAGTTCTTTAGGTAGAGTAAGAATTTCTTTTACTCTTTTCTGTGCTAGATAATGAACAGGAGTATTTCCATTTTCGTCTTTAGCCATAAGAAATTCTTTAGACAAAGTAATTTTATCACCATCCATTTTAATCATTTTTGTTTCCTGTGTTTTGATTTATTTGACTTACCATCATCAGCACACAAGTTGTCATCTTGTATGGACTAGGAACTAATGAGTTCCTAGTTTCGGTTTTAGCTCATAATTCTGAAGTACTGTCCATAAAGCTTATGCTCTTGGCATAAATTTCAGAAGACGGAAAAGAAATACTAGGCGAACGAAATCGGTTATGCACAATTCCTTCCACTCTGACACGTACTCCTTTCTTCAGTCTACCTACTATATCCAAGTTATTTTTGATTTCATCTAGGTAAGAACCCTTGACGATGATGCTATGCCTATCCTTAAGTTTTCTACCACCATCTTCAACAGCGGTGCATACTCCAAAGAAGATAATTTTAATTTCACCGTCTTCTTTCCGCTGAATTAGAGCATCAATTACAAGGGAACCTTCGCAGACAAAGCTATTTACATCACTCATACTTCTTCTCCTTCGTTATCTATTTCGTTATCGGTTGTTTCTTCATTTTTATTTTCAACAAAATCATTTTCTTCATCTTCTTTCTCATCTTCTGTTACGTCTGCCATGTCAAAGGTAGGCTTTTCTATTACGGGTAAGCGCCATTGAATTTTATCCGCGCTAAATATAACTCTGTAGAAAGGGTCTTCTTTTCTATCGAGGTAATTTTTATCTGTTTCCCGGAAAATCACCATCCGCTTTGCTCCCCTCCGTACGACTTTGTACGGGAGAGTTTCAAAACTTAATTTTTGTCCTACAAAGTCACCTACGGAATTTCCCAAATCATTACTTCCGTTTTTATTAAATCCAAGGGATTCCAATGCCCCGCTTTGAATTATTTTTCCAACGTCTTGGGATGTAATGGTGTATTCAATGGATCTGATTTTATTTGGATCATACCCAGCATCCGCTATTTTTTGTTTATTGTCAAGCATTGTCTGGTAGTCGGAACCCAGCTGAACGCCAAACAGCGAAGATAGATTTTGAGGAATCTTGTCACTAGTATATCTAGTGATAAATTCAAAATTTCTTTTGTCTTCAATCTCTTTCTTCTCTTCTTTGGCTTTAGCCAAAGCCTCCCGTGCAGCCTGAACTTTTACCTCGGCTTCCGTTATTTCTGCGGTATGGGCTTCGATAAAAGCAAAGAAATCTTCTCGGCAGTGCTTGCCTTCAACCTCACCATTATCCGTCTTTTTGATTTCCTCGAAATAGACTGGATTTATTCTTGCTTTGTTCAGCTTAAAATAGGGGCACTGCGAAGCATCACAGCTCCCTTTGATGGGTTCCTTTTCGTTAAGGTGCGGGCACGGGCACAAGTTTGAAACCCGCTTCCACGCCCACATCTTTCTAAAGACATGATCTCTCGGCGTTTTTGCCGTCGCAAAATGTTCGCAGCATCTACACGTAAATCCGAGTTCGTCCGCAGGAATAAATCCCAAATTATTTATTTTGGTCTTTCTGCGCTTAACGATTACTTCTTCGGACAACTGCGGAATTTCATCTTTCTTTTTCATCTTATGCTTCCTGTTTTGTTTTGTTTTGTTTTGATTTATTTGACTTGCCATCATCAGCACACAAGTTGTCGTCTTGTATGAACTAGGAACTAATGAGTTCCTAGTTTCGGTTTAAATCAAATCTTTCAATTCTTCTGGAATTTTTACTCCTCTCCCAGCCAACAAATAAACAGGAATACTTCCATAGTTATTCTTAATACTAAGAAGTTCCTTATCTAAACCAAGAATTTCTTTTACTCCCTTAATGGCTAAATAATGAATGGGAGTACATCCATCTTTATCTTGAATAATAAGGAGTTCTTTAGGAAGTTTAAGAACTTCTTTTGCTCCTTTATAAGATAACCAGTGGATAGGAGTACATCCCCACATATTCTTAATTATAAGTAAGTACTTAGGTAAAGTAAGAATTTCTTTTATTCCCCTCACGGCTAACCAATGAACAGGAGTACATCCGTCATTATCCTTAATCATAAGAAGTTCTTTATCTAAATCAAGAACTTCCTTTACTCCTTCCCGAGCTAACCAATGAATAGGAGTCCATCCAAGTTTATCCTTAATCATTAATCTTTCTTTAGGAAGTTTAAGAATACTCTCATCGCCTTTCATAGCTTTCTCAAAGATTTCCTTATCCATAATGTTTGATTTAAAAATCTTCTTAATAAAATTAAACATATTGTAGTTCCTGTGTTTCCTTTGATTTATTTATTTGACTTGCCATCATCGGCATACAAGTTGTCGTCTTGTATGGACTAGGAACTCATTAGTTCCTAGTTTCGGTTTAAATCAAATCTTTCAATTCTTCTGGAATCTTTACTCCCTTACTAGCTAAACAATTAACAGGAGTACATCTGTATGTATCCTTAATCATAAGGAGTTCTTTATCTAAACTAAGAACTTCCTTTATTCCCATATAAGCTAAATAATGAACGGGAGTCCACCCAGCATCATTCTTAATACTAAGTAGTTCTTTATCTAAACTAAGAACTTCCTTTATTCCCCTCACGGCTAACCAATGAATGGGAGTATTTCCATACTTATCTTTAACTATAAAGAATTCTTTAGGAAGATTAAGAATTTCTTTTACTCCTTTCTTTGCTAAACAATGAACAAGAGTCCATCCACGCTTATCCTTAATCATTAATCTTTCTTTAGGAAGTTCAAGAATACTCTTATCACCATGCATAGCCTTTTCAAATATTTCTTCATCAGTAATGTTTGATTTAAAAATCTTCTTAATAGAATTAAACATATTGTACTTCCTTTGTTTCCTTGTTTTTGATTTATTTGACTTACCCTCATCAGCATACAAGTTGTCATCTTGTACGGACTAGAGTTAGTAAAAAAAGACCTAGTTTTGGCGAGAAAAATATCTCATGCCTATATAATAATATATATTATTTTTTTACACTTTTCAAGAGTAAAAGTGTAAAAAAAGTAAATAACTATAAAAATGGTTAAATTTGCATAAAAATGCCACTTTTTACCAAAAATAATGTAAAAAATACTTGCTAACGGCCATAAAATTAACTATATTACATGCATATAGGCAGGAATCCAACCCATAGGCCAAAACTATGATAACAAAAAAAGAGTACGAAAAGCTTTGTAAAAAAGCTAACTATTTTTCTGAAAAATATTATAACGGAAATGAAAAAATTTCTGATTCAAAATTTGATGCGATGCTCGCAGAAATAAAAGAATTTGAGAAGACGCACAAAATAAGCAAAACGTCTCCGACTCAAAAAGTCGGAGAAGATAATGAAAAAGGCTTTAAAAAAGTCACGCATGAGTATCCGATGCTCTCCTTAGCAAAAGTTCTTTCCCTCAGAGAACTCAAAGAATGGCTCTGTGAATCAGAAAATAAAATAGGAATAAGCAAGTACACTCTCGAATACAAAATGGATGGATGCGGACTAGCGCTAATTTATAAAAAAGGAAAGCTAGTCAAAGCTGTCACAAGAGGAAATGGAATTAGGGGCGACGATGTTACGGCAAATGCTCTTACCATCGAAGGAGTTGTGGAGCAACTTCCCAAAAAAATAGATATTGAAATTCGCGGCGAAGTTATATTTCCTAAATCAGAATTTAATAAAGCAATTAAACTCGGAGAAGAATTAAAAAATTGTCGCAACACGGCAAGCGGGGCGTTAAAGCTTCGTTCTCCAAAAGAAGTTGCTAAAAGACATTTGAGATTCTACGCCTATACAATTTTAAAATACGAAAATGAATCTCAAATTGAAGATGTTAAGATGTTAAAAGATTTTGGATTCACGACTGTTTGCCTTTTTGCCACTAAAGACAAAGACAAAATTATTTCATATTGCAATAAGTATGCAGACAAAAGAAAGAAATTGGATTTTGACATTGACGGAATGGTAATCAAGATAAACTTGAAATCTAAACAGAAAAAAATGGGTATGACTTCCATTAATCCTAAGTATGCTATCGCATACAAATTCCCAAATGAAGTAGTTAATCCCGAAATTAAAGATGTGATTTGGCAAATAGGAAAAACTGGAGCGATAACCCCTGTTGCTATCTATGAACCTATGTTACTCTGCGGAACAACAGTAGAAAGAGCAAGCCTTCACAATTACAAAATAATCAAAGAACTTGGAATTGCTGTTGGAGATACCGTTGCCGTAGTAAAAAAGGGAGAAATAATCCCACAAGTAAAGGAACTGATTTCTAAAGGAAAGTGCAGAACAAAAATTAGTTTCCCTAACTGCTGCCCATGCTGCGGAAGCAAAACAAAATTCATCGGAGAGAAGCTATACTGCACCAACGATAAATGTAAAGATAGAGTTGTAGGACAAATCACTTCTTGGTGTTCTAAAAAGAATATGAACATTGACGGAGTTTCAGAAGCTACCGTCAAATCTATGCTGGATAACGAATTGATCTGTGATGTTACAGATTTATATTCACTAACCAGGAAAGACCTTCTTAAACTCAATGGCATAAAAGATAAAAGTGCAAGCAATATTCTAAATGCTATCGAGCAAAGCAAGAAGGCAGGTTTATCTAGAGTAATAAGTGGGTTAGGCATTGATACGATAGGAAACACTATTGCTGAAGAACTTGCAGGAAAATTTAAATCATTAAAGAACTTAATTTGTGCTAATGAAAAAGAATTGTCTGACATAGATACAATAGGACAAGTCAAAGCTCACAACATAATAAAGTTTTTTAAGAAAAACAAAAGTCTCGTAAACAAACTATTCCATATTGATGGAATGGTCTTAGGAGAAAAGGAATCAAAAAAGATTTCTTCAAAACTTAACGGAAAGTCATTCTGCATAACTGGTACACTATCAGTAGGAAGAACTGAATTTCAGTCAAGAATAAAAGCCTATGGCGGAAAACCAGTTTCAAGCATAAGCAAGAACACCGAATATCTAGTTGCTGGAATCGGTGGAGGAAGCAAACTAAACAAAGCAGAAAAACTTGGAGTAACCGTAATAAGCGAAAGTCAATTTAACAAACTGATTAAATAAATAAACAACAAGGAAAAAATATGAAAAAACAAAAAACCAGCGAATCCTACAAGATGACAAAAACATCTATGGATATGCTTAAAAAAATAAAACAAATAAGCGGGGCTACAATAACAGCATCAGTGGAGAAAGCGATAACTATGTATTATGAATACACCTTGAAAATATTCAAAGCATAAAGCAAATGATAGATATTGATTTAAAAGATAAAAAAGAAATGAATGAACTGCTTGACTTTATAAATGACAACAAGCTAGATATTGTTAGACTATGCAAAGAAAGAAAAGCAATCATTCTTAAAAATAAGAATATTCTTGATAGTAAAATAAATAACGCTTACCATAGGATTATCAAACACCCAAATCCTATAGAAGAAGAAATACTAGCCGTTACGCAAGAGCATAACATAAAAATCAATACCTACTCAAAGGGAGTTTGGATAGCAATAAACAACAAAGGAAAATATGCTTGGATTAAAATTAAAAACGAACACTTTGTTTTATTCAACGAGGATAGAATTATAAGAAAAAATTTTGATATTCAAGATTTAAATTTCATTATGATGAACAGTGATACAATTTATGAGGACATTAAATAAATGATTTTATTTTTAGATATGGATGGCGTTCTTGATGACTTTGTCAAGGGTGCTAACGAGTTGGGAATAGTTTTTGGAAATGACAGACACTTCCTTGGAAATATAGAAAATGGATATGCAAAAATCAATAAAAAAGGAATAAAATTCTGGACAGACTTAGAATGGATGCCCGAAGGAGAAAAATTGTTCAGATACTGCTGTGCAAACTTCAAAGATATTCAGATACTATCATCCTTGACAAGATCCAAAGACTGCCTAAAAGGAAAAGTGATGTGGTGCAAAAAAAACTTGCTACCCATTGCAAAAGAATATGGAATAAAACTAAAACTTAACTTTGTTCACAACAAAAAGCATAAAGAAAAATTTAGTGGAAAAGACAATATTTTAATCGACGATGATTTGGAAAATATCAATTCGTGGAAAAATAAAAATGCAATCCACTACTTGAATTTGTCAAACACGATAGCCAGACTAGAGATGTTGCAATAAATAATAAAAACACTAACATAAATAAAAATGGAGCTTATATGTTACCTAAAATGCTTAATCTTCCAGAAGATAAAACTGTTCTTGGAAAAGAAAGAAAAAAGCATAGAAGATTTAACAAAGATGAACTAGTATACCTTCTTTCCACAGACAACATAAAATTAGCAGAAACTAATCAGCTTTATATCGTAAGGCATAACTTTGAAGCAAAATTTAATTGGAAACCCATGGCTTACTCCATAAAAGCATTTTATGAAAAGAAAACATACCCTTGGGCGTGGGATGGAAATATGGCTAACATACCGGAAACAATATGCATAAATCATAGAAATAAAAAAGTAAGCGACAACGCAAACTTAATAGAATCCCTTATTAAAAATGGATTTGTAGAATATAATAAATTCTGTGAAGAATTAAGTAAAAGTAAAGTGAACCTTACTATAAGCCAAGGAACATTCTACAAATTCAAAAAGAAAATGGGAATGGTTAAAGAAAGAAATACTACCGAAAAGGAAATACCTCTAGCCAAAATAATAAAAGAAAGAATAAATGACTTTACAATAAAAGATAGTGATGCTTCCTTTAGTGTGTACAACTACATAAAAAGCACGCACAAAGAACTAACAACTAGAGTGTTTAACCATACCGCTTCTAAAAATAATTTTTGCCTTTTGAGCAAAGAGCAGATAAAAGAAATAAACAGTAGAGAACTTGAAGACAAAATAAACATATCCGGAATTGACATTCATTATTCATATAAAGGATATTGTCTAATAGAATCCCTTGAATTGGAAATTAAATAAAAATGAATTAAAGATCAACAAAGAAGAAACAGAACTAATTAAAAGCATAATTCTAATGGCGCTAAAAAATAAATATGAAAAAGAAAATAAAAATTGAATCCTGCTTAAACTGTCCTTACCGAATATCTAGTCACAACGGAATAAAAGTATTAGATATTTGTGAAAAATCTGGAAAAGAAATAAAAAAAGTTGACAGCATTCCCCGGAGTTGCCCCTACCGATACCGGATATGAAAATTAAAAGTGGCTAAATTTACGTAAAAAGTGGTTTTTATCATTTTTTTATAAAAACTATTGACATTATTAAAAAAATATACTATATTTATAGGGTGTCATAAGGCAGTAAAGGGAATTGTGAATTGCTTTCAGATTTCTTAGTTTTGCTTTTGTGACTCCAACCGGAGCTCAAGGCCTTGAGGGTTCGCTAAAGTTGTGAATTGCTTTCAGATTTCTTAGTTTTGCTTTTGTGACTCCAACCCATTGAAAGTAGTTATGACCGGAAGAATTGTTGTGAATTGCTTTCAGATTTCTTAGTTTTGCTTTTGTGACTCCAACGGCTAAAGGATATTACCTTTTCTCTTTAACGTTGTGAATTGCTTTCAGATTTCTTAGTTTTGCTTTTGTGACTCCAACATGTCCGTCCACTCATATCTTGAGAAAGCTGTTGTGAATTGCTTTCAGATTTCTTAGTTTTGCTTTTGTGACTCCAACTCAGCCCCTACTATTGACTCTACTTTGACGGTTGTGAATTGCTTTCAGATTTCTTAGTTTTGCTTTTGTGACTCCAACACCTCGCAAGCTACACCACCGACTGTTATTGTTGTGAATTGCTTTCAGATTTCTTAGTTTTGCTTTTGTGACTCCAACAGTTGTCCCTAACGATTTAATTGCGGTTGTGTTGTGAATTGCTTTCAGATTTCTTAGTTTTGCTTTTGTGACTCCAACAACAAATTGAGGTTCATTATGCTTAATGGTGTTGTGAATTGCTTTCAGATTTCTTAGTTTTGCTTTTGTGACTCCAACTAACTTTGCCTAACTAAAGGAAAATCAACAACTTAAGCGTTGAAACCATAAAATAAAAAATCGACCTTTCCAGGGCCGATTTTTTAGTGGTTGACACGCTTTTGAATTTCTAATTTCTAAAAAAGTTCCAACTGCGGAGAGGCTTCTGGTTGTGGTCTAATCTTTTGCCCGTAGAAAATCTGGATTTTTCCAAATTGTTTATCTGTAATGCATAAAATGCTTACAGTTCCCTCGGGAGGCATGAAGCCCCTCACCCTTGATATATGGGTGTTGGCGTTTTCTACAGAGGAGCAATGCCGCACATAGATTGAGAGCTGGAAACGGGAAAATCCATCTTTTAAAAGATTTTTTCGGAACGCGGTGTGCTGCATCCGTTCAATTTTTGTTTCGGTAGGTAAATCAAAAAATACAAGTACCCACATAATTCGGTATTCGCTTAAACGCTCGTTCATTGCATTTCTGGATAACAAATTTTTCGGGATTCACCAGAATAACATTTACAAAGAGAGGCGCAAGTTTGAGCGACGGCGACCATCAGCGGGCTTCTCTGCCCTTCAATGTTGACATCTAAAGTCGGAATGCTTAAAAGAATTTTTTTGTTCTCTGTCGTGAGTTCGGATGTTTCTTGTGATAAAGCGAAAACAACGAGTTTATCCACGTATGGACGATAAGGCTCCATAACATCATCCGCCAGACAGTAAGCATTGTAGCGGTTGCAGTGATGTATGCCCAATGTCGGTAAAAGTCCACTGGCTACAAGTGCCCGAGCAACGACTGCACGTAAAATAGCATAGCCGTAATTCAAATAATTATTGGGAGGAATGCCATAACGGTTCCTTGTGAAATCAGGAACAGCGGGAAATAGATTCTTCCAATAATATACGGCAGCGCGCGCCTCCAAATTGGTCGAGTCACCGCTTTTTACATCGTTTGCCCATACGAGCATATTCTTTACCTCAGATTTGCGTGCGCTCTGAAGAACGAGCGCCTGGTTCTTTATTTTATACTGAATTGTCTGCTGCCATAGTTGCTTTTGCAAAGGAAGCGATGCTTCTATTTGCGCCTGAAATCGTTCGCTTTGAATCGTGTTCCCTGCAAGGGGCAATAATAGACATAAGGGTAGATGTTTTTCGTCACAGGTGATGATCGCGCAGTTGTTTTCTAGTAGCGCTTCTAGCACACCTTGCGTGATTGTTATCTGCTTGCTATCAAGAACTACTATTCCTATGTCTTCAATAGGGACGGAACGGCTGCTTCTATCCCCAGTTTGGGGCAATCGGACGCATAGCTGCGCGTCTTTTAATGACAGATAGGCTGGATTGCTGAAACAGAGAGTACGCTTAATCATAAATCATCCGATTACCCTGAGTGTTGCTACTTTTTATCTTATTGCTTATGATTCTCTTTATTTTTGATATTTTGAAGCGTAGCTTGCAATTTCTTGCATATCACTATTAGTTAATGATAACTCATTTCTCAACTGCATAATTGCTTTTTTAGTGCTTGAGCATCTGTTTAATTTATCATAGTATGTTTTAAATAAAACTTTTGAACCTTCAGAGAATTTACTTGCTCCTTGTTTCTTCATCAGCTTTATTAAATCATATCCAGTTAAATCACTAAATATAGTATTGAATGCCTTAGCCATACTCTTATCTTTAGAAACAAAGTCTAGAGTGCCCAGAATTAATTGTACATTTTCAAAGTCATTAGCCTTAAAGTGCTTTTTTGGTACTCTGTCTTCTTTATCTTCATCAGTAGATTTCTTTGGAAGTTCATGGACAAATCCCTTTGTATTCATTACCTTTCCATCTAAAGAAACGTATTCCCCGACGGAAACTATTTGGCCGAGGTGATTGAGACGGACTTTGACAATGTCTTTAATAGCCCCAAGGTTGGCTCTTTTATATGTGATATCTTTTATGTCACGAGTTACGACTGTTTCTAGGTGATGCCTAAACCAATAGGCTTTAGAACCTATTTTCTGCACCCTGAATAAGTTAGGGCTAATCTTTGCATAGTTCTTGGGATCGGTCAGATCAATTTTTGCAGGATCAAATCCAGTCTTTTTATTAGGAAAAACGAAGTATTCATTCTGCTTCATCGTAAACAGAAATTGCCAGCCTTCATCTTTTTTGAATTCCTTGTTTACCACGGGTAATCCTTTGTTTGCCCGGCCTGTGGCTTCAAAGAATGATACGACTTTTTCTTGCAACTTACCACTGGCGTCTCTGTACACTGCGACATGATGATTGTTGTTGAGACTTACAAAGTCATCTGGTATCGGCTGCCCGTTTTTATCTAGAATCACATTCCCATTCAAATCATGCTTTTCATGCAGCGCCGTTGCATTTTTGACGCCCGTAATTGTGACGCGCCTAATAGATATGCCTTTTTCTTTATTGATCCAAATCGGATTTTCATTCTTATTGCTGAATGCTTTTTTAGGGTTATTGTCGAATTCAGCTAATCGTTCCTTTAAAATTTTCTGTATGTGCTTGTCTATGACCTTGTCAACGTTCAGATCCGGAGAAATTTCTTTTCGAATGGTATAAACTGTTTCAAAGGAGGCGACTTTTACCTTTTCCGGAACTTGATCCGTATGCAGACTATTTAAGAATATGGGATTCTTGTCAAGACTATTTTTTCCGGTGAAGGCTTTTTTGGGATTGTTTTCAAATTGAGCTAGGCGAGTGAGCAATGCGTCTTTGTATTTAGGCGAAGTTACGGCAGCAATATGTTCCTTTGTAAAATTCGACCCGATCTTTTCTTCTTTTACAACGGGTTGCCGAATGCTGCCATAAATAGTTTCATTGTGCAGCTGCCCACGAGGGGTCAGCTGCAATGTTCTATTTAAAAGTTTTTTCCCTCGGGAGTCCTTGCCTTGTGTGACATTTATATTCCGGGTGACGACTTTGTTCTTTGCCTTGATAGAAATGAGTATGTTTTCCAATTCTTGTTTCGCGCTGGCGCGGAATTCATTCAAGGGCATTGGCGGTTTGAACCGCAACTTGCCGTGATTATCTTTATCGCGGTAAAGTTCCTTTTGTTCAATTCCGTAAATGCTGCTGGATTTATCGCTACGGGCGTGCAGATTGTTCAAGTATTGAATAAAGCTGCGTTTCGTGAATGCAATTGTTAGTGCGTCCATTGCATGATGCCGATGGTCATTTCGCTTGGTCCAATCCTTGATGCGACGGATTTTGCGGCCGTCTTTACCTTTGGTGATTTCCGTGAGACCGAGTTTCTCGTACTTGTCCCAGTTCAGTTCCCGCATCGCATTAGTCAACTTCCAATCTTCGCGTAGGCGATCTGTTATTGATCCTGTTGTGGGAACGACGAATTTAACCATGTCCTCTAACATCTCACGGGCTTTTTTTGCAATATATTGCGTGTCGCGCAAGTCTCGTTCAATGAACCCGTTGGGAATATCGGCTTCTTTCATTAGAAGCTTATCATGCTTTGTCTTGCTTATTGCTCCATCTTTGAAAAGTTTTTCGACGCGTGATACATAATTCTCAAGTTCTTTTTCGCCATATCGTTCAGAAACGAAATCATAAGCGGTGGAATTACTTTTGTCTATGTTCACTTGGCGCTTTTCTAGCGTTTTATTTGAGAACAAGTCGTCAAAAAGTTTTGCCTTCGGAATAATGTGCTCAATATCAAATTCTTTACTGAATAATTTTTCCCTGGGGATGTATGTGTTTGAGTATAGCGTTTTGTAACCGTTCCCCTCAAGTTCGCGATACAGCCTATAACGGGTGATGTCGTTGCGGCTTACATTGATAAGTCCGAATTCTTTTCCTTGCAGAATCTTTTTATATTCTTCAGATTCCTTTGTAGATTTACTGTTGGCTTCCGCCATTTTTTCCCGTTCTTTTTTGCTCTTTTTCAGCTCGCGGGCGAGTTCTATGCGAATTTCGTCCGGCTTGCCATAGGCGTCCACCACCGCGTTCACCACATTGACCATCTGGTTCAGAATCTTTTCGACTACCGGATTCCTAAGAGAGTTTTTCGGCAAGAGTTCGAGATGATCCTTGTAAACCTTATTTTCCAATTGTTCATTGGTTAACGAACGTTTGGAATGATTATAGCCAGCTTTTTCGCAGGCTTCGCTATAAACAAAACCCTGTTTTAAATAAGGAAGAATCTTGCGAATGGCTTTGGCACTTAGGCTTCCGTATTCCGGCTCAAAGGTAAGCCCGGCAAGGATTGCTGCGTATTCTTTTTCAAAACCGCAGAGCTCGGAAATTTTCGCAACAAGCTTTTCGTTACCTGTTTTAGAACTATCGCCCTCAAAGGAATAAAGCAAATGCCATAGTTTATACGCTGGTTGTTCTTCGAATGCCGGGTCGGGGAGGCCGGAGTCAAAGTGAAGAATTTTTGTATTGTATCCTAAACCAGTAAAGACTTTTTCTACAATTTCCATTACGTCGTTTGTCGGCATCTTATCAAACTCGTATTCACCATGCCCACTTAAGGAAATGATGCGTTGATAGGCGCTGAACAACTTGGCTTGTGTTCTGTTTCCTTCGATGGCTTTGAAATTTAGTTCAAGTTCTTTGTCATTTTCGAAAAGAAGCTTGAGTGCATCTCTATCGGAAATTTTTTCTTTGATGCTTAGTTCATTAAAAAGGATTTTTTTGTCTTCCAATTCTATCTGTCGGCCATTTACTTCCAAATTGTTGATGTTCTGCCAAATTCTGAATTCCTGGAACAGCGGGGAAGAACGCGGACAGACTTTTAAGCCGATAGTCTTTTCCTTTTCTTTCCCATCAATGGTTACTTTTATCGTCTTATGCTCGAATTCGCAGAAACTGACGAGCCCTTTCTGACTCTTTAACGGTCGTTGGTAAAAAATGACAGCATCCCTGATTTCTTTTTTGAGTTCGGGGGTGAGTTCCTGATGGAATTTTGCTTGGGTTTCCCATAATTTTTCAAATTCATCAAGATAATCCTGTCGGTAAAAAATTTGATTCTTGAGACTGTAATTGGGATTCTTTTTGAGTTCTGCCATTTGATATTGACCGACGGTCTGCCTGCCGAAATATAATTCCTTACTGCGATCGCCGATGGCACTCAAATAGCCAGAGGTCACATTATTGAGCTGATCGTTGATATTCTGAAGGACTATGGCCATTTCCTCAAGACCCACCTTTTTGGAGAGTGCATCTACGCGCCATTTGTAGTCTTCCTTCTTCAGATCGAGTCCCTTAGTTGTTCTCTTCATACCAACTAATCCAAATCTATCTCTGCAAATAGCCCATGTATTCTTCGATGGTTTTCCTTCCAGTTCAATTTTTATCGCATCTGTCATTTTGGGATAGAAAGTCTTCTGGAAATTCCAAATTCTATCGAATTCTGCTTTCAAGTCGGACGCATAGAAAACAGGAGCGTAGTTCTTTCCTTTATCAAGTATTTCGTTTAAAACATACTGCCCCGGTGTTATGCCTTTCTCATAAAGTGTCTTTGCGATGTCCATGCCGTCGATAGGCTGACCGCCATCCTTGATGCCCGTTTTTCGATTGCTCTTGTATCCGCGCTTTTTATTAATCATCAAAAGGACTCTGGCGAATTCCGAAAGCGATATTTTTCTCGTTGCCGCTTTAGCGCGGAGCCGATAGGTTTCAAAAGTGGTACCGCTCCCCTTCTCGGCAAGAATTGTTTCTTCGTCGATGAAGTGATTATCCTTCAGCAATTTTCTTAAGAAATTTCGGCGAAGTTTATATCTTTGCAGATTACGGCGAGCACCTCTTTTTTGTGTTCGGCCAGCATTGGGAGAAATAGATTTACCGCCACAAAAATCTTTGACAGGTTCCATGGATTCAGTCTTGGTTGCCGTATTGACAAAATTATCGTAGCTAATGGTTCTGACGCCTAGTTTTACGATGGAGGATTTTTCCCTCCCCCTTTCCGCTTCATTAACCACAGCCCAGCCAATGCTGTTTGTTCCTAAGTCAAGACCGAGAATCTTTTTCATAAACGCTCCATGTAACTATATTATGTAAATAATATAGCTTTTTCTGGTCTAAAATGAATATTTTTATTAAAATATTTGCTTTTTTTATTGAAAAAAGCCAAAATCTTATGGCAAAAACGTCTTTTTTCTAAAAATGAAAAAAAATATGCGTTAATCTATTGACATTTTATTTTTATTTATGTATATTTAGTGTATTCTGAAAGCAATTCACAATAAGGATTTATTAATCCGTTGTGAAAACACTTAAGGCGGGCTCCTCACGGAGCTCGTCTTTTTTTATTTAGTTTGAAAGAGGATGGATTTTGGATACTATTTGTGCTATAATTAAAATGGATGCGGAGTTAGGGAACTGGATACTAAACAACTTTGTTCTTAATTACTTGCACACAAACTAACAAGGATAAAAGATCACGATAAAAGATTCATGCTGAAGGCCGTCTACGGGGGGGGATCAACAGTTCCTATCACCCAAAGAGCACTAAGGAAGGCGAAAACTTCTCCGTGCAAAGAACTACTTTTGGGTGAAGCGCATCGCCAAAATAGAAAGCAAAGCAGCTTAAACATATCAAACAAAAAAAAAGACCTACTGGGAAAAACTCTCAGTAGGTCTTTTTTACGTACTATTTTATATTCTAAAAATTCAAAATCCCGCCATCGTTACTGTACCCAAGTTGAACATATATGCCGTCTCCAAACATACCTATAGAATTTCCGAAGCCAAACATATTTGTACGTACAAACGAAATTCCCTTATGTACTTCCCAGTAACTTCTCAAAACTTTTCTATCGTCAAAAGAACAATCTTCTAAGTCAAAAGCAACAAAACCATACCTATTCATAGCTTCACAGGGAACACTAGTTGCCCTTATACTTTTTTGTGCAAAGCAATACATATACTTTAAAAATTTCTTTGTCAAAGAATCTTCACCAAACACAAAAATCTTAATTGGTGAAAAATTTCCAAAAACAATCTTTCCTTCTCTTCCAATTCTTTTCTTTGCAATCTTACTAATTGCGTTTTCGAATAGGGAATAAAATTCTTCTTTACTAAGCTCTCTTTCAATTTTTTCTTCCTTAAATACTTGAATCTTTTTCATAAGGATAACCTTCTAGCTCCGTTTGATAAACAATAGCGTCAAAACTTCCCCAGCCAAGAACTTGCTTATCATACAAAATAGGATTATGACTACCAAACCGTGTCTTTCCCACATAATCAAAATAATTAGATATAAAAGAAACTATTACTGATTTTTCTTCACATTGTAGTAGACGTATGGTAGAGGAAACTGATGCGTCGTTGTTTCTCAAGCCTATAATAAATATGACATCATATTTATTTATTTTATACCCCAGGTCATTATTAAAAACGGAACGCAGATATTTTTCTGTAAGAAGGATACATTTCTTTTTTCTAGTTGCATACTTTACTGACATCTTATAAAATAACACTTCTGCTGAAAATATATTCGGAGAAGCTACTAGTGTTTTTGCATTAGGTAGATCAAACGATCTTTTTAAGGTTTCCTTCTGTGATGAAGCACTATAAGTCTTTCCGTCATAGTCAAAAGATTGACAATTCACTTTTGTTTTTTTCGCAAAATCAACAGCAGCATTTCTGATACCTAGTAACATATATAGCTATCCTCTATAAATATCTACATATCTTTTACAGTTCTTTTATGCAAAACTTCCTTTGAAATTTTAGGATTTCCGAAGAACTTAAAAGATTTCGATACAGAACCTGGATTGCACAAATCTACCATTATCTTCAAGGAAAAAGGGTCTGCTACATTGTCTGTAACGGAAGTATCAAAGTCAGTTTTAAATAAGCACATATCTTGATATGCACTTATAGTTCTTCTTCCTCCACTTGTTTTTCTATATAGACATAGCCACTTTCTAGCTTTAATTAAATTTGAACTCTCTTTGTCACAAAATTTAAAATGTTTAAGACTTGTGTTGCCAGATAAGGCTCTGATGGTTTCACGTAAAGAGACCTTTTTATTTATTTTTTTTGCTTCTTCTTTTATGAAATTAATAATGAATTGCAACGTCTGTTTAAAAACTGGTGATACTTCATGTATAGCTTTTTCTAGCTCGGAATTATCTTTTATATATTTTATTTTATGTACTTTAGTTATTCCGACAGAATTTTTTAATAAACTAGCCAAATCACAACTTATATGCTCGCAAGAATCTGACGGAGTTACTCCACATAGCGCTAAATTATTAGTAGAATCTAATAATATAACTTTTCCTACTAATGAAAAATCGTCAAAAGACGACATAGTATCACAATCCATAATAAATACGGATTTATCATTTTTTAAAACCCTATCATAATCGTATTTAGACAATATCTCTAGAGCATTTGGGACTATTTCTTTTATGAAAGGGACATCACAATAGGATAAACCAATAGGTTCACTTGCCATGTGTAATTTCCTTAATTTTAATTGTTGACTCCATATTCTTTTTTCTAACTATCATCCTAGCATCATAAATATCAGCGTCTCTCACTTCTTTATCGTGAGATACTATAAGTAGAGTTGAAGTTTTTTTACGAAGCATAGGTATAAACTTATCAATCAAAATTTGTTTTCCTATGCTATCCAACTTCGCATCAATTTCATCAAGAACTTTAAAATTTACTTTCATACAAGGACTAGTTATATCATCCAATGCAAAAACAATAGCAAGTACAAATCTAGCTTTTTCTCCACCGCTCAAAGAACGAACATCATACTTTGAAATTATATTTCCTTTTTCATCCTTCCTTATACAAAATATTGAAAACTTGTTTGAGTCTCCTACAATATCAAAAGAAATATCTTTTTCTGAAAATAAAATAGAAGTGTATTCCTTTAATTTTGACTTAAGAGCATCAAGTATCAAGGCTATTCTTTTTCCCTTTAAACCTTTGTTTGAATAAGCAAAAGCTAAATTTGTTAAAAATCCTTTTTTCTTTTTAAGATAATCTATGTTTTCAAGTTCTTTTTCTAACCTTTCTTTCTTTTTAAGTAGAGCTTGTATGTTATTCAAAGATTCTCTCAAAGAACCTTCTTTCTTAAGTAAGAAAGATTTCTTTTCATTTCTTTTTTCAATCATCAAAGATAATTTTTTATTTAAAGAAAACTCACCTTCTAGCTTTGTTTCTGCTTCACTTCTTTTTACTTCACACTTTTCTTCAAGTTCTTCTGCTCTTTCCTTATACTCTATCACCTTTTCTAATACTTTTATTTCCTCTTCTTTACTATCTATCATAGAAACTAGGAAAATTTTTCTTTTATTCAAATACTCTTTGCTATGTCTTAAAGATGATTTACTTTTTAAAAGCCTATCTACATACTCCTTATATCTATTGGCATCTATTAAATCTTTTTCGAGCTTTTCCTTCTTTTCTTCATAAAAAGAAATTTCTCTTTCAATATCAGATAACACCAATTTTCCAAACTTTTTTTCACTATCTTCCAAAGATTCTTTTTTCTCATTTATTTTCTTTAAAGAATCATATTGCTCGTTTGCATACTCTATTTTTTTATTAAGGTCGCGAAGCTCTTTCTTCAATTTTGTTTTATTTAAATTTAAATCATTTTTATTTAGACTAGAGCTACATATAGGACATTTACATAGGGAATGACCGCAGACCTGCAACAAAACATTACAGCGTAATTTCTTATTAGTCAAATAAAGCAGTCTATCTTTAATATCATTTTCTGTATGATTACAGGTATTACATTTTAAAAACAATCTCAAGTCACTTTGCTTCTGTGCAATATCTCTATCAGGAATAATTTCATCAAATTTTTTAACACATTTTTTAATTTTTTCAGCTATTAAATCAATATCTCCCTCTTTACCTATAGGATTTGCTTTCATTCTTTCATAATACTTATATTCTGTCAACCCACCTGATACTCTGTCAAGCTTATCCCTTAGTACATTTAGCTCCGATTTCATTAACTTTTGTTTTTCTTTTTCTTCTCTTGAAGATTTATCCGAACACCTATCCAGCTTATCGTTTAAAGAAATGAGCTCTGTGAGTAACTTTATGCGCAATTCAACTTTGTTCTTTAGTTTTTCTTTCTTTGACAAGGAATCATTTAACAAAGATATTTTATCAACAACGGCTGATAGATTTTCCTTAACTTCTTTTTCACTACTCATACTTGAAAGAGTATTTGACACGTCAGCAAGTAGTGCTTCACTCTCACGAAGAGCGTCAATACTTGACGACACCTCTTTCAAATTATCTTTTAGTGTTTCAAAAACACCGTCATAACAATTTAAACTACACAGGCTAGAAAGAAATTCAATTCTTTCTGTCGGAGTCCCCTTAATCAGCGTATGAGCCTTATCCGTTCTTAGCACTACGCAATTATCCCAGACTGCTTCAGGTATTTTTACAAACTCGTTATATATAGATTTTTTAGTTGCGTTTACATCTTTTTTATACCCTACTGATTTATTATTTTTCAAAATTACAGTGTTGTTTCCAAACACCTTGTCATTTCTATTTTTTGTTATAGAATACACATCATTTCCATACTTTGCAACATACCCTATACTACTAGCATTTTTGTTTGAAAGAAAATCAATATCTCTTCTTCCATCAGAAGAAGAGCCAAGATGTATTGCTCGCATAATATCAAAAATGGTGCTTTTTCCAGCACCATTAGAACCATTAGCATCTTCGTTTATCCCGATAACAGAAATTATTCCACGATTATTCAAAGGTATATTAAAAGTTCCCTTGAACATAAGAACATTTTTAATATATAGATTTAAAAATTCTGTATAAAATTTCATTAGTTCGGTCTCACGTTTATTTCTTTTGATATAGCATCTTTTAGTTTCGTTAAAATCATTTTATCAGTTTCTTTTTTTACTATCAATGAATTAAATTCAATATAAGGTTGAACATCCGTATATAATTTTTTAAACGGATATACAACCTTAATGTTAGTCGGGTTTTGAACATCCTGTCTAACGGAAATATCCTTAATTACTATTCCTTCATTTGTTTCAATAGAAGCATAGGCTAATACTCTACTAGTAACTCCTCCCAAATTAATATCATTTTCTATAGTGGTTTTTGATTTTACTAATCTTAGAGTTATACTTTTCATCTTTTTCTCCACATAATAATAAATTCATACTTTTATAAGTCATACCTACTTCTTCATACATATCTTTCCACCAAGAATCTTTCCTTTTCTTAAAGGAATTGTCAAAAGAAACAAAATCTTGGATGAATAATCCCTTGCATATTCTTCTTACTTCCATCAGGAATGCTTGAATATCATACTTATGTATCAATGAAGACCTATCTGTGTACACCAGATCAAAATACTTTGAATTATATTTTTTTGTATCTACTAAAAAATCTCCAAAAACCATATTTGAATAAGCAAGTTTATTTGCATTAGAAAAAGAATTTAAACAATTATCCATGCCTATAGTTTCTATTCCGTAAGATTCTAGAGAAAGTATTCCTTCTCCAGTACCACAACCTAAGATTATAGCTTTCTTATTTTCAATTCCTATATACTTTTTACATTTATTGTATATGAAATGCGGATTAAAAAAAGAATGAAAAGAAGAACTATATGAAGCATTATTTAAGTACCTAGAAGAATCAACATAACAAGAAGTTGTACACATCTCACTTCTAGCACATATTCTATCTAAGGATTCGTCTAAGTTTTCTTTCCAGGATACCCAATAGAAATCTTTTGTATTTGGTATATCACACAATGAAGCGCTTTTAAAAGAATCATTAAAGTTAGCCATAAGCCACTTGGTTACTTTAGTTTTGACTTCTTTTTTATCAATAACATCTCCATCAAAAGACACACCAAATCCATATTTTGTAAATTCAATCATTTTAGACTTTTAAATTTCTTTACTTGTTCAGTAGTAAACGAAATAAGCAAAAATTTTGTATCAAATCCAATACTATAACTTTTAATATGTTCAATCAGGGAAATCAAGTCTTTAGACATATCAGACATACAAGCAACAAAATTTTCCTTTTGCCGATTATCCATATTTTTTACTTTGTTAGCAACGATGGCATTTAATTCCTTAAATTTCCAAAAATCTTTCGTCTTGTTAGCTAGTGCCTCATAATTTATTGCGGAATACATGGCTTCTGTATGCATTTCAGCTAAGCACTTTGTAACAAAAACAAAAATTCCTTGAGTATCAAGATTTACTATTAAGGATAAAATTGAGTATTTTCCAAAATAAATACCAGACAAGTACCCGAGTCCAATTTTAAATGGATTTGCCACGCTGCTATTATCTATTATGCTATTTATTGATTTATCATCAACGATTTCTCCGTTTTCATGCATATTTACGCAAGATTCTAAAAGTCCAACAGCATCCCTAACATGACCTTTGCTGGCTTTTGCTATTTTTATAAGAACTTCTTTTTCGAAAGAGACTTTTTCTTTTTTACAAATCCTGTGCAAGTAATGCACTATGCTATGATAATCAACTTCAGTAAACTCACATTTAGTTGCACAACGACTTCTTATCGTAGGAACAAGACTTTGAGGGTCTGTTGTGCATAAAATAAACACACACTGAGCCGGAGGTTCTTCGAGAGGTTTTAAAAAACAATTCTGCGCAGATACGGATAGTTTTTGAACTTCGTCAAGAATATATACCCTATATTTTCCATACGGCTTTTGTTTTGAACTAGAAATAAGTTGTCTAATATCATCAATCCCCGTTGACTCACTACAGTTAATCTCAATAACAGAAATATGATTTTCTGTAGAATTTCCTTCTCCAAATCCGGAACAAGATTTACATTTTCCACAAGGTACACAATTTTCCTCATCATAGTCAAGACAACAGATATGCTTTGCAAAAATCCTAGCCAAAGTTGTCTTACCAGTTCCATAGGCACCAAAGAATAGTATAGCAGGACTTATTTTTTTTCTTTTCAGCATACCCCTAAGTGTTGCTATTGTTTTTTCTTGACCAACAACATCATCAAAATCATTAGGTCTATACTCTTTAGAAAATTGTTTTGAAACGATCATAAAAACTCCTTATGTATGTATATGTATGCTATCTATATAAAATTAAAAAAGGTGAAGCAGAAAACATAACAGTTCTCTACTCCACCTTTTTATCTTCTAGCTATGGAACAAATTACTTAACCTTATCACTAGGAACTAGGTAGAATTTTTCGTTTTTTGTCTTAATGACAACAAACTTTCCACTAGGAATAGTTCCTTCGACATCGCACTTCTTTTGGGCAACACCAGAAATTTTTGATTCTTCTTTCTTTGTAATCTTCAGTCCCTTATCAAGATTACCTTTAAGGACAAATCCCTTTGTGTTCATTACCTTTCCCTTCGAAGAAACTACTTTTCCTTCAGAGACTTCCTTCTTTGAAAGTTTTTTTGCGACTTTCTTTGTCACTTTCTTTACAACTTTTTTTGATTTTTTAGACTTAGGTTCCTCTTCTTCATCATCGTCATCTTCCTCATCGTCTTCTTCTGCATGACGCTTCTTAGACTTAGGTTCCTCTTCATCATCATCATCTTCATCATCTTCATCGTCTTCATCGTCATCTTCCTCATCGTCTTCTTCTGCATGACGCTTCTTAGACTTAGGTTCCTCCTCCTCTTCTTCATCATCATCTTCATCGTCATCTTCTACATGGCGCTTCTTAGACTTTGGTTCCTCTTCTTCGTCGTCATCATCGTCATCTTCATCTTCCGAATCATCATCATCATCATCATCTACATGACGCTTCTTAGACTTTGGTTCCTCTTCGTCATCATCATCATCATCATCATCATCATCATCATCATCATCATCATCTTCATCATCATCTACATGACGCTTCTTAGACTTTGGTTCCTCTTCGTCATCATCTTCATCATCATCGTCTTCATCTACATGACGCTTCTTAGACTTTGGTTCCTCTTCGTCATCATCTTCATCATCATCGTCTTCATCATCATCGTCTTCATCATCATCGTCTTCCACACTGTACTTAGTGTGCTTCTTCGCCTTAACATCTTCATCGTTAAACTTATGATGCTTCATTTCTTTCTTAATAGACATATACTACCTTTATGTTAATGTTATGTTTTTAAATACCTTGAATCCATAGCTTTAAGATTCTAGGTTTTTCCATCTTTCTCTTTGTGAGAAACTTTTTAAATAAAGAAATACTACCATCCACATAGTTTTCTTTAATATTTAAATTCTTTTTGAGCTTAATAATGCTAAACAAATTAGCTATTCTTTTAGCTTCACTTTCTATTTTATTTTTACAGTTTTTACTCAAACCTAATGTTTGCAAATAAGCAATACCCTTAGTTATGTTCCCCATGTACTCGCCATAATTAACTTCAGATAACATTTTTCTAGGAAAAAAAGGAATGCCAGCCTTTAAACCATCGCTGCTGTCTCCGACTATAGCCTTTATAAAGGCTATATTCCTTCTATCAGAATTATAAAACTTACTTTTTATTATATCATTATTCAATAATGTTATTGGGGATTCTTTTATTATTATATGTGTTCTTTTACTTTTTAATTGCCACAAGTCTTTATCTGACGACAAAATAAAAATGATTTTATCGGTTTCGTATTTATGCACAAAAGTAGCAATAACATCATCTGTTTCCTCATCATGAGAAGGTATAGATATTTCACAATGAGGAATAAAATTAAGAACTTTGCTTATACCCATAGGGTTTAATTCTTTCGTTACTATTCCATCTCTAGTAGCTACCTTGTATTCTTTTAGCTTGTTGTTTCTATTTGATTTATACTCTGGAAACAACTTCCGTTTTTTCTGAACATATTCATCAAAAGAATAAACTAAGCAGACTTTAAAATTAGGATAATTACTAGATATGTACTCACAACATAACCCTATTTTATTTAAAGCTATGTAGTAATGATAAGTTGGGAAACCCCTACTATCCAAATGTTCATTTACTACTGGAGAATAATACGCTTTCCAAGCAAGATTATGCGCATCAATCACCAAAAGAACATCTGCATCATTTGGATTTGGTACAAGCAAAGCGCTCATTGAAGCTCCTTAAACGGACTTCTTGGTCTTCTTGGTCTTCTTAGTTTTGACTGCCTTAACCTTTGTAGACTTCTTTGCCTTCGTGGTCTTAGCCTTCTTTGTCTTCTTGATTTCTGTACTGGATGTGATCTTACGCATAATTAACCTCTTATGGTTTGTGATTTATTGTTTATTTTGGCTATTCATTCTTGTATAAGATAACTAACTACATAGCCAATAATTAGTTTATTCAACATACTTTACTTTTCGTGGTGGTGCTTGTGATGTTTCTTAGCCTGCTTCTCAACATCTTTGCCCTTTTTAATTTTCTTTCCAAAAGTGGAAGCACCGATTTCAGCAAGACGATCCTTCATAGCCTTTAGCATAGTAATCTTTCCTTTAATCTTACTCTTAATCAAGATCTTTTCTCCAGTAGCAGGATTACGACCCATGTGCTCTTTAGTTTTAACAACTGCCATCTTCAAAAATCCTGGAATCTTTACTCCGTGTTCATCCGTAGCGTGTTCGCAAAGAGTATCTTCAAGAAGCGTAATCAAAGAAGCAGCCTGCTTACGCTTCAAGTTGAGTTCGAGTTCATGATTTACAGAATCCTTGTACTCATCAAGGAACTGTGTCTTTGTAAGTGATTTTTTCATAGAATTACCTTTCATTGTTATGGTTATTTAGTCATCATTTCAAAAATTTTATTTAATGAAATTATATTTTGTGCTTATGTCAACACATATCTTTTACACTTTATTTATTTTGATAAAAATTTTCTTCCTGAAAATTTTAAAGGAACTATATATTTAACTTGAGAAAGTTTATTTACTTCATCAAAGTCAACATACATCTTTTTTCCGTTTTCAAGAACTACAAAATTCTTATCCCCGACAAGTCCGATTACTCTAGTTTTCTTAGTAAACTTTTCAGGTTCTATGATAGAGCCTTCTCTCGTTAGAATAGAGCAACCTTTAGGGCAAACTATTAAATTTGATATTCCCTTAAATCCTGTCTTACTTGATTTAGCTAAACTGTTTTTACGGCAACTGTTAAGTTCGTCAGAGTTTATTACTTTTACTTTTCCTGTAGAACTTTTAACTATTAACTTTGAACTATTATAAACACCTTCCATCTGAACTACTTGTTCATCGCCTTTTAGTTTTACAGAATTGAACATATCGGAATTATCATTATCGACAATATTTACTTTTCCATCGTTGGTTCTAAATAGAATACGTGGACAATCACCACTGGCTATACCAACGTTTGACCAGTTCTTTTCTTTGCCAATAAATTCTTGCGGTTCAACTCCATAAGTCAAGCCATTACTGTTTGTAAAATAGATTTTATCCATAGTGGATGTAATCTTCACGGAGTCTAAGTGCTTCTTTGACTTATCGTCTATCAATTCTTTTCTTCCGTCTTCTGATATAGCAGCTATCGCAAAATCAGTAAGTTTAGTTTTTACCGATAATGTTTCTTGAGAAACACCAATCTTAATCTTTCTTTCTGTAGAAATTTTCTTGTTATCATCAAGATATTTTATTTCAGCAAGTTCGTTCAAATAACGAGTTACTACTTCATCAATATGTTCAATATCATACTTAATCTTTTCAATCGTTTCACGTAAAGACTTAATGTTGTCTTTTGTTTTTACTTGATCTGTTTTCTTTAAAGAAAATATTTGCTGTGCCCCGATATAGTCGGCACCGAAATACGCCAAACTTTCTTTTCCCTTTTTTACAAGGGCTTTCAGAATAGGAAGCTTTTTTACTAGATAATCCCTAGGTTCAACTTTATCTTGCTTAACGGAAGCCATGATAATATCAATGTTCTGACTAGCTTCCAAGCGAACTCTTTCCTTAAAGAGTTTTTCTTTAGTATTCTTTAAGTCAAGTTTTAGCATCTTAGTTTCAATCTGCTTTCTCCATTCCACCCACATTTTCATTAAGTCAACAATGTTTGGAGAAAGAACTTGAACATCGACATCCTTTTCTGGATTGTCTTCAATCTTGTTTCTTTCAAGCGCATAAAAACGATAAGAAACATTCTGTTCAAGATGATGCTTAACAAACTTATCAAACAAAGAATAACTCTTTACTTCAACTTCTATTCTATTTCCTCTTTCCTTATCAGTATAGTCATGAGCAGAAATAACTAGATTCTTTTCTTCTAGCTGTGACATCTTTAAAAGAAAAGTATTTGGAGAAAAGTTAGGACAAAATCCAGTAACAACCACTCTTATACAATTTTCTGATTTTTCAAACTTATATTCACAGCAATATCTTAAACTTCCGAATCCGTTTTTATATAAGTCAAGAACTTCTTGTTCGCTTGATAAAAGAATACCTCCATGAACATAATCTGGAGAAGGCATCCTTTTATAAATACCTTTTGCGGTAGAAGCCTCACCTTTTCTAACGACATATTTCAAAGCATTTGCCACTTCAATCAAATTGAATTGAGGCATATTACAAGAAATACCAACAGCAATGCCACTGCCACCATTAAGAAAGTAAACGGGCAAACGGGAAGGAAAAACAACAGGTTCTTTCAATGTCCCGTCATAGTTAGGAACATATTCGGCAACATCGTTGCACTCAACTACCTTCATTCCTATTTTAGAAATTCTAGCTTCAGTATAACGGGAAGCGGCGGCACCATTAGTCAAAGACCCAAAATTACCTTTTCCATAGACAACCGGACAGTAATCAGTAGCCAAAGTTACTAAGGAACCATAAGCATCACTATGTGGATGGTATTTCCCCATGGCATCGCCCGTTATACGGGCGCACTTAACGGTTGGATTTCCTACTGTCGCTTTTAACTCGCACATAGCCCAGACAAGTCTTCTCTGCGCAGGTTTAAATCCGTCACGAAAATCGGGCAACGCTCTATCTTCGATAACGTCGCGCCCATACTCAATCATGTTCTTATGGACTACCCTAGCCATAACTTGCTTAGTATAAGCAGAATTTATTTTAAGTTTTGGTGCTTCCTTCATACGGACATTTCCTTTTTATTCTCATTCATTCATTCGTTATATATTTTACACTTTTATTTATCTAACACCTAACATTTCTTTTCTGAAAGAAACATCATCACCCATAACTCTATCAATAGTTTTTTCTGCATCGTCACTCCACTCAAGTTGAATCAATTTTCTACTTTTAGGTGACAGGCACAGTTCAGATAGTTCTTCAGGAGAACAATTGTGGGTATAGAAACTGTTTGCTACATAATTATGGCTACCTTCAACTTCAAGATCAGCTACTTCCACTTCTTCGTCATGACTAACGATACTGTCAATTTTTACAAAATACATATTTTGATCTACTATTCCTTGCAAAGTCTTTGCTTCTTCTGGAAGAACCTTACTTAACTTCTCTATGTAATCGCTATTTTTCAAATAATTCATAGTAAAGTCTTTCGCCAAAGTTCCATTAATAGGAATACGAACTATCCCGCTCTCTGTTTTAAAGGCACCTTGACTGTTTTCTACGATAGAATTTAATTTATCCATTACCGCTTTTTTAAAACCAAACACAACATCGTTATTAGTGTTTCTAACCTTTTTATTTTTCTTCCACATAGAATAGAACTTTCCGGTCTTATCTTTAGAAAAAACTCCAATGTTATTCATATAGTCATCAAGGTCTTTTCCAAATAGACATATATAGTATATGCTATGATTATAAACAGTTGTGGAATTTTTTTCTATTCCTTTCTTTATGAAAGCTCTTACACCAAACATATTTAAGGCTAGTACTAATGACTTTGCCAAAGAATAACTAACAGTAGAATACTCAATATTCATATAATCTTTTTGAGCACAAAAATATCCATCACCCTCAACAAGTCCAATAATAAAATTTTTAAGGCATTCCTTACTAGAACGAAGAATGCTATAGGGTATTTTTTTATTTCTAGCCTTCCATTTTAAGTTATATCCGCAGTTAGCTATAAATTCTTTAATTGCGTGCGTATAAGGAAAACGAATTAAATAGGCCTCCTTTTTTGATTTTTTAACAAAATATGCTTTTCTATCTACAAAAGAAAAAGTTTTATTATAGCTACTGCAAATGTCTTCAGCAACATCCCTGTACTTAATAGAAGATACTATGGTAGCTTTACATCCGTTAGCTACATAATTTCCCATAAATCTAGCAAAGTCAGGAGTAATTGTACTAGACATGCTTTTGCAAGATTTGTTTAACGGTAAACTGCGTTTAACATTTACATCACCTGAGAAATTAATTTCTTTCCTACACATGGCCAGTACGTCTCCCTCACGCAGTTCTCCAGCCTCTACATACGTCAAAGAAGTTCCGCGCAGAGTTAAAAACTTGTGCCTTTTTGTAGGATAAGCATTTCCGGCTGCGGTATGAATGGTAAGTGTTTTACTTTTCTTTCTAAATATATTTTTAATATGTTTATAGTTTCCACACCTATCAATAACTTTTAAATCGCCCTCGTACTTAGACCAACCATAAGGATGATCTTTAACAAGATCCTTTAAACAAACTAAACCTTTGTTAGTTGTAATAAAAGTTGAATCAGTTTTTTCACACTCTCCCCAACCTTTTAACCTACTAATTACATATTTTTTGATACCTTTCTTTTTCATCTGCATATCTATTTCATTCCTAGTCTTTCCAAATACCTTATCGCCAACGCAACTTCCTACAAACAAGGGCGCGTCAATTAAAAACACATAGCCATCTTTAATCAAGCTAGGAATGTACTTTACAAAAAACGACAGCACTAGATTTTTAATATGGGAGCCATCAGTATCAGAATCCGAAAGAATAATAACTTTTCCAAAACGCAGCCTAGTCAAGTCAACTTTAGGTTCAATGCCACAACCCAGAACAGTTATCAAGTCTCTGATTTCTTTATTACCCTCTACCTTCTTTCCTTTGCCGTTCTTTCCCTTAACTCCACCGAACAACTCACTAGGTGTCGCCCTCGCCGCGTTAATAATCTTTCCCCTGATTTGCAGCATAGCCTGAAAAGACTCACGGGCTTGCTTGAAGTGGCCACCTGCGCTATCGCCTTCCACGATGAACAGCTCAATATCGGATGGATGCCTGTGCTGCCTCCTATCCGCATCCGTGAACTTATCGGGGATATTCCTTATATTCTTTGCTAACTTATCAATGCCCTTCAGGATAGCAGAGCTGTCTTTGAGCTTGGCTCTCTCCTTCAGCATCTTTTCCGCATATTTAATTATGGAATCCGAAAGATTCTTATTTTTTTCAAAGAAATTTCGTAAGGGCTCCTCAAGTTGATTTATGACTTCCTTAGTTACTTCCGCGTTTGTCAGCTTATCCTTAGTCTGGCCTGCATAAACGGGATTAACCATTTTCCAATGTATGGCTCCCACCAGACCTTCCATCAAGTCATCCGCTTCAACTTTCTCTTCCGTCTTTCCGCGCAGAACTTTTAAGACGACCCTGCGCAATCCATCCAGATGAGTTCCACCCTCAGACGTGAATGAAATATTGACATAACTATTTATTGAACATCCCGTTATGGATTCATTACGAATCCAGTTTAAGGCTACTTCAAGATTTTCTGATTTGTATAGAAAAGGCTTTCCCACAATGCCTTCTCTGTAAACCATATCCTTCAATCCCTGTTCCGAGTAATACTTAGTCTCGATTCCGTCAATTATAAAAAGAATTTTGAGATTGGGACATAGGTATTGAATATCAGATAATTCATTCTTAACCCTATGGACATTCAAGGATACTGTGTCTATAAAAATCTTCTCATCAGGCTTATACTTTACGACCACGCCCGTTTTTCCCAAATAGTCACGGAACTCTTTCGGCTCCCCCTTCTCTACCTTGGATACTGGCTTTCCCCTTTTAAATGATTGAGTATACCAGCCACTACCGGAGTTAGACCATACTTGAAAATGTTCAGAAACGGCGTTAGCCGCTTTTGCTCCGACTCCGTGGAGCCCACTACTTACTTTGTATGCACCTTCCTCGAACTTTCCACCCGCATGAAGTTTTGTCATAGCGTCAGTCAAAGCATAGTCACCGTTTTTCTTTTTTCCTGTAGGAATGCCTCTTCCATGATCTATGATAGCGACTTCTTTTGACTTACTGTTATACATTACTACGACAGTTTTATTTTTTCCCGCAAGATACTCATCCAAAGAATTATCAATTATCTCTTTACAGATTCTAAACAGACCATTTGGATTGGAACCACTGACTCCTCCGATGTACATTCCAGGTCTTACTCTAACTGCCTCAAGACCCTCAAGAACTTTAATGCTTTCTGCGCTATATTCAGAACTCATATATTTTATCTCCTTATATATGAATACAGATGAATGAATGAGTTTGCTTTGTTTTTGTCATACGTATGTGTATATTTTACACTTTTAAAAAAGCAATACATATACATATAACGAACACCCTTTACATTTAACCGAGTTCCGTTACTAAATACTCCTAGAAATAAATAAATAAGCAAGTAAGAATTACTAGTATATCATACTAGGAAACAGCAAGCAAAAAAATATTACTTATGTAATCAGAATATGCGTTATATAAGTCACAACAAGTCAAGCATAAAACCTTATAAATCAAAAACAGGAAGAGAAGAATGATACTAACTTCATTCTTCTCTTCCTTCGTTTTATATATGTATATATACTTACTTACTCATCTGTTCTTCCATAGCGTCCATTCTATTTTCTAATTCCTTTATCCTACTATCCTTTTCTTCTATTATTTTATCTATCTTCTTTGATTGTTCACCTGCCATGCTGACTAAGAAGCTAAACAAGGGAACAAGAATATCTATTGTTTCCATTGTTGACTGCAACTTACTATATTTTCTTAACAGTCTTATTTTCTTATGTTTCTTACCTTCACTATCCTTAAAAACATCAACATGAGAATACTCTTTATTTTCTTTTAGAAAATTTTTCCAAAAGTATTTTTTAATTATTGAATAGTCATAACCACAACTGTCTAATTCTTTGAAATAAACATTATCGTTATCTTTATAGTCATGGTTGTATATGGCAACGGGTTCCTTTCCCTTAACAAAAGAAGCAAACGCTTGTATTAATTTATTGTTAGCCTCATCAACACTGTTTTTATTTTCTTTATATTCATAATTTATACTAATTTTTTTAGATACCCACTTACTGCACATTTCTTCATTAAAATATGGAAACTTAACAATGTCACATACAGGATGATTTAATAATACACTATTTCCGTCTTTCTTCTTAACACAAATATCAATTATTTTAAAATCATTTTTATTAACAATCTTTAATTTTTTATTGGCTAACTTTTTTGTATCTAGAAAAAAGGTTAATTCATCTCCTTTACCAAGTAACTTTACATTTGGGTCTGCTACTAGCTCTCCCTTGTGTCTACATTCTTTTACTAACTCTCCGTTTTTATCTTTTTTTAATAAATCGGCAGAGTAAAATACGTTAAGCATAACTTCCATTAGCTTCTTAAAAGAATCGGACTCATAAAGAAGATAGTATTTAGTTATTCTAAAATGCTCTAAAAAGTCTAATATGCTTTTTTTATCATTTAACTTCAAGGTTAAGTCAAAGGTTCTATTAAATCTCTTATCCGTATTTTTCTTTTTAGAAGTATTTACTAAAATTTTCAAACCATTATGATTTGATGTTACATGTTTTATTTCATAGGTATCATATTTCATAATCTTTTATTTCCTTTTGCTATCAATACTAGTTATTTACTAAAATTTGAATTTCTAATTTCATTATAAACATCTAAATTATTCTTTAGCATATTTACTAAATTCTTTTACACTTTTTAAAATAATAACTTTATTTTAATAGCTAACTAAATAAATATAAAACAATACTCTCCTCTGGCACCCCCCTCCCCACAATAGGGCATAAACAAAATTATTGAATTTAAGGCCTTCCGGGCGGGGGACTTTAAGTAAAATGACGGGGTGAATCTCCCCTGCAAGTAGTCAAAAACTCCAATAAAATCAAGCTAATATTGACAAAAATTCCCCAGCTAAATACACTAGGGAGATAAGGGGTCCTTGTCAAGATATAAAAAATATTTAATTTTTTTGATTTAATTTAATAAAAATTATTAGTGATTATAGTTTTTATTATCTTTTGAGGTAACTCTTTAGCGAAGCGTGCCTGTAAGGCAAAGAGTTACCTCAAAAAAAGATATTTCTGATTACTTTGATTATCTCAATAGTGTTTAATTTCGCTAGGGAATTTCAAAAAAAAAAGAAAAATTAAGTTAATAGGATATGTAGCCTTGAAACTATTTTCTAGACCTAGGCTCCTTCGGGCCCCTACGGGGCACCGCCTAGGTCAAAATGTTAGTTCCGATGCGAAGCATCGGTTAGAGCTCACTAGTTCTTCTTCTTTTAAATCCTAACCTTTAAGAAGATAAAAGGTAACTTCTCTTAGATATTTATTCATTTGAAGTTTTCAATTTCTTAAAAATACCATTCAAATTTCCTTAAAAAAGGGAAGGTTTTTCTTCATACTTTGATGTTTAATTAAAATTCAGGTATCCTCCTCCATACTGGTATTTATTTGAGCTAAATAAAACTGTAAAATATGTATGTAATAACACAAATATAAACCATAAGGACTATATAATATGCCTAACATTTCAACTCTAAAGAAAGAAATCGTCATTAATAAGATGAATACCATTATGTTGCATTTAAAAAATAGCTTGAAAAGAAAAAAAGCATTAGAGAAAGCTATTAAATCTGCTAGAGAACAAATTAAACTAGCAGAGAAAGAATTGGAAGAAACTACTTCTTATATCGAAGAGATTCAAGACAAGTATGGTGACTTCGCTACAAAAGCACTTAACCTAGGTTGGAATGAATCTTATCTAAGTCAATACGAAGAAATGATGAAAGATCACTTAGCTAAGCTAACACGAGCTAAGGAACTAGATGAAGATGAAGATGAAGACGTGAAGTCTAAAAAGGAAAACAAATTAGATAAATATAAAAAATATTCTAGTGAATCAGATGAAGATTATTGTGAAGACGAAGAGTTACAAGCTAAGAAAGAAATGTCACACTATGAAGATGAGGAGGATGAGGATGAGGAATCCTCTGAATATAGAAAAAATGAAAATAAATATCCTAAAAAATTAAAAAGTTATGGGTCAAAACCTATAAGTAAGGCGGGTAGAAAATGTAAAAACAAGTCGTTAGATGATTTGACTTTGGGTGACTTTGATTTAAATAACGTTAGGGATAGAAAACTCTTTGATGATATAATGAAAAAAGAATTAAATTCTTAAATAAATGTAATTTATTTAACTAGCTAGTTAAAAAGGAAATAGTATATTATATGTCTTCACTTTCAAAACTTAAAACGCTTTCAATAAAAGCAGTAGATGCTTCTAGGGAATATGATGACTATCGGCTGGACTTAGCCTATACTGAATCAGAGTCATACTTTGATATTTCGGCAAAGTATGAAAAGAAGATGACTGAAAAATTTATTAGCTCCAAGCTAGACATGGATAAAAAATTGCTTGCAGCTAGAAAGAAATTAAACTTACTAAAAGCCAATAGAGATTTGGCAATTAGTATGTATAATAACTACAAATTATTTCTCACAACAAAAGGAGTAGTAAGTGATTGATGAAGATAAAATTTTAGAATTTAAGAGAAAGATAACAAATGCTCTTCGTAACGAAATTCTTTTTTGTAGTCAAGATGATTATAGACTAACTGGTTCTTCTATGCCAGTTTGTCCTAGACAAGTTCTTTTGTATAAAACAAAATGGATGGCTCGTACTAAAAGTGCTAAATCTGATTCTGCCTTATCAAATGGAACTTTAAATCATAGTATAGTTCAAAGTTGGTTGACTAAAAGTGGAATGCTGCTTGGAAAATACGAAAGCAATAATAAAATATACCCTAGTCCACAATACGTTAATGATAGTAAGAAGAATGATGTGGATAGTTATGATATGAATTGTATTTGCCTAGATGAAAAACCACAAAGTAGCGTTTTTCCTACATATAAAGAAATACGGGTTTATGATAAGTCAAATGGTGCTTCTGGATATCTTGATGGTATCATTAAACTAGATAAAGACGATGAGTATTGGCACATTTGCGATTTTAAGTTTGTTGGAGATTACACTTATACTAAATTAAGTTTAGGCTTGGGTGAAAATGATTCGTATCGGTATCAGTTAAACTTCTATCGTTATCTTTTAGGAAAGAAATTACCAATATACAAAGGTAAGGAAATAAAATTGTCAAAGACAATGCTACTCATAGTTTTTGACGAAGGGTTTGTTAGAAATGGAGGGAGGATAAATATAATTCCTGTTCATTATGACAAGGAGATGTACTTAAGTCAAAAGCATCTTCTTAAACAGACTTTGCAGAATATAGAGGATAAAAATAAAGAATATTTTCTATCTGATGAAAGTAAAATATGTAAAACACAAAATGATTGCCATTTTTGTAAAGCAAGATGTTTGTGCTTTGCTGACAATTTTAAAAAAATGATGAATAAGGAGATTGAAAGTTTATGGAAGAAACAAAGCTAAACTCTGACTCTTTGATGACTGTTTTAGTAGTTGACTTGTTAGAAAAAACTGCAAGCGGAATAATAAAAGTTTCGTATGAGAAAAGAAGTAAAACTATAACAAACGGAAAAGCACTGGGTGTTGCTTTAAGAGCATTATCTGGACTTCGTGTTGTGCTTGATAAACGAAAAGATGAAATTGACTTAACTGCTCTAGATGCTATGGATAAAAAATTACGCTCCGAAGTTTACACAACGGAGCGTATTGAGTTAAGTCATGACATTTTAACAGAACTTGCGGACATTATAAAGAATATAGCCAATGAGTTAAAGATAAAGTATAAGCTAGAACAAAAGAGTTGGTATCTTTAAAATCCTCTAGGCAGCTTTATAGTTCCCATTTTTGTTGGCGATAGTCTGATTGTAGCTTTCAATGCTGCAACTAGATGTTTACAAATTCCAGGCATCATTCTAGGGTTGGTTATCCTAGGTTTTTTTCCGTTAGAAAAACATTTAACGGAACTTTTTTGTTTTATCAGAGCTACTTCCCAAACGTATTTGAAATTTTCACAGTCACATATCGCTTTTATTTTTGCTGTCTTTCCAAATCCATATCTTTTTATTATAAAGATATGCGGTCTTCTAAACTGACTTAGTGAGTCTATGCAAGTTCCTTTAAATAATTTAAAATATCCTGTTTTATCTTTTCCCGTTAATGCATACTGCATTCTAACTGATACTCCGTTTGATTTTCTTTGAATCTTTTTTGGAGTAGCTTTTATTGTGGTCTGAATATCAATCATTGTTTTTACCTCTTAATAAAAATTTATTTGTAGGAATTAAGAATATGCCTTGTATTGACATAGTTAGTAAGCTAAAGGAGTATACAAAGAAGATACCTTTGATTATGCAGGGTGAAGTAAATTCTCTTCTGTACCAAGAAGATTTAATTTTACATTCTTGCGTTAAAAAGGCATTTTCTTTATTTCCAGATTATACTAGAGACTATTATGTTAAAATCATGATGGGATGGCTGCAAAGGAAAAAGAAACGATATTCTTTTTATGATAGTGTTAGTCCTAGCTGCTTAAAATTCCTTATGGAGTGTAGTACTAAAAATGAAGATAAATTCATAGCATTGTTGAAAGATGCAAGCATACTCCGTGGAATACATTATGTATTCATAGGTAGTATGCTTTCTGATTTTGAGAATATGAGCGACGCCAAATGTCTATCTTGTAGAAAGAAGTATGGCGTAGACGTTATACCTCAAGGTGAGATAAAAGATTTAGAAAAAAACTTTAATAAAGTTATAGCCATACAGGAAACTATTGAGAAACCTTTTTATAAAAAAGTTATTGCTATGGCTATTGGTATTAGTAACAATAATCCAGAATTTATAGCAGATAATTTTATGGAAGGCGCCCGAGGTTTGAGAAAAGCTATTTGGAGATTTAACATATACAATGGTGGAGTTCTAGCAGGATTTATTGATATTTGGATAAATAACGAGTTGCTACTATTTCAACCATGTAACCTAATTAAAGTTCCGACAGGACTAAATGCCCTTCACAATAAAGTAATGGAAGGCATTAATAAAGGAAACACTTTTGCTCAATCGGCTAAAGACGCAGGTATGACTGAAAAGAGAGCGAAAGACATAGAACTCATGCTTAATAAAGAAGCGGATATAAGAATTGATATTGCAGTTGGAAATGGAGTTAGCGATGATAGTATGAATAACGAAGAAGAGCCTTTAGATGAGAATTTAATTGTAGGATTTGACGATGATGAAAAAGATGAATCTTTAGCTATGATGCTATCTACTATGAAATTAGAAGATAAAAAAATGTTATGTCTTCATTTTGGATTATTTGATTTGCTTATGGAAAAAGTAGATATTACAAAGGAAGATATTCAACAAGAAATAAAAAGACAAAATGAAAACTGTAAAAGTATATCGTAATAAAAAACTCATTAACCAAATTCAAGGAGAAAATATGAGTGAACATACATACAAGTCAAAACCTTTTTCTAAAGCACGCCCATCATACGATAAAGAAAAGAGCTGGGACTCTGATTTGGAAGTCTGTATTCTTTCTAAAGAATATGCAGGAAAGAATATTAAGGTTCGTCTTGCTACACAGATTACTCCGTTCCTTCGTCATTGGATTCCTACAAAGCCTTCCGATATGGCTCTTTCTTATAAAGAAAGAACTGGATCATGCTTTCCAGTATGGTGTCCTGACTTTGACTGTGACTCGGAAGAGAGCTCGAGAGATACTTGTGAAGTCTGCATGAACTTTTCTGATAAGAAAAAACTTGGTAAGGGCCAAGTAGTTTATTATGTACAAGGTTTTATTTGGCACAAAAATAAGAAGGGAGAGGGAACTTGGGGAGAACTTCGAGTGATTGCTCTTGACGTAGGTGCTATCCGCGAGATTCAGAATATCATTGAAACTAGTGGAAATGGAATTGAACCGAATAGTGCAAAAGACGGTTACTCAATTTGGCTTAAATATGATAATTCCGCTATGCCCGCAAAGTGGTCTGCACAAAAAGCTGAGGACATTCCTTTAAAGAAAATTTCCTCCTTTAACAAGGAAGATATTATTGATTTTTCTGAAATGTTTAAGCCTACAAGCGCTAAAAGCATCAAGGAATCTTTGACGCGCCTTGGCTATTATAACGAAAGTAGCGATTTTGATGATGATGATGACGAGCAGAAGCCTAAAAAGAAGAAACATAATTCTGAAGAAAATAGTGATAGCGATAGCGATTTTGATGATGATGACGATGAACCTAAGTCTACTAAATCTCATACAGAAGAAGATGATGAAGAGGAAGATGAAAAGCCAAAGAAAAAGAAGAAACATCATTCTGAAGATGATGATGATTTTGAAGATGACTCGGAAGACGAAGAAGATGAACCGAAGTCTAGGAAGCATCGCGAAGACGATGAAGATGATGACGAAGATGATGATGAAAAGCCAAAGAAAAAGAAAAAACATTCCGAAGATGACGATGAAGATGAAGATGATGACGATGAAGATGATGATGATGACGATGAAGATGATGATGAGGATGAAGAGCCAAAGAAAAAGAAAAAACATTCCGAAGATGACGAAGATGATGAAGATGATGAAGAAGATGAAAAGCCAAAGAAAAAGAAGAGTAAGGATTATGACTGGGAAGATTAACACTAATAATTAAATGCAAAAAGCCGCTAGAATTTTTACTAGCGGCTTTTTGTTTATTATAACGGAAAATTTATGCCTACACTGATTTATTTGTACAAAAGAAAATATAGAAAAATTGAGGAAATGTTGAAAAACATTCCTAGTAATTTTGTAGTAATGCAAGAGCAGGTAAATTCTGCAAAAGCATATTCTCTTCATATAAGTTGCGTTCCGTCTATAATTGTTCTAGATTCAAAAGGTAATGTAAGAATAAGGCGTCAAGGTCTTGCCTTAGTTGAAGATTATTTATATTCTTTGGGGAACGACTAATGAGATTTAAGCATAAATCAAAACACATAAGTGGTTTAGTTTCTTTAGTTATTGTTGATAACTTTCAAGTTCAAAAATCAATTAAAAGGATTTTATCTTCAATTGAAGGAAACTGGAGAGTAGTAGTTTGCAAGAATTTTTATAACTTTCCAAAGAACAAAGTAGGAGTAAATGAAGATTATTCTTTAGCCTTGTCTGTAAAATTAAAAAATGAATTGGAAATAGCTACCTCTTGTTGTGAAATTTATCTAGCAACATCTCCAGATGATAGGGGGTACTATAATGCTTACATTATAAATAATTATTTGAAGCATTTAAAAATTTCTGTTCCTGTTTACAGAATGAATCTTCCTACTATAGATGATTCTTGTGTATCAAACGCTATATTGAAAAAAGATATAGCTTATTTTTCTCATAGAAACATATTGAAGTATGAATCACGCTTGGCGTTAGATAGATTAATTAAATATCACACAAACGAATTTTTCTTAAAGTATATTCCAGTAGCTCCAAATTTAGAAAGTTGCTCCGCAATAATACTTGATTTCATAGAGTCCATGTCTTCTAAAGTTGAAGTATTGAAGATAGGTGATTACGTAGATTTTATACAACTAAAAAAGAATGATTCTTTGTCTTATGATTGTTCGTATAGATTTAAGAAATTAAAAAAGTCGTTAAGTCATAATGACTTTATGACTAAGTTAGGTAAATATTCTAAGTGGGTAGGAACTGTAAAAGCTATATATGAATTATATGCTAAGGGCATAATATCTTTTCCTACTAACTCATCTAATGATTTTGTTTCAAGTCAGCATAAATACATTTCAGAAAAATGTTCTAATAAAAAATGGGGGATGTATTGTATAAATTCTATTAAAGACTACTCATCTTTATCTGACATGGCTAGAGATGTTTATTTTGATCTAAATTATTCAACTAACAGTGCAATATATAAAGAAACTGTTTCTTTGGGAGACAGTGACTTAGTTTTTTATCCTAGTCATAAGATTAAAGACAGCGTTGTAAGTAAGGGTAAAAAAGATTCGTTAGGTGTTTCTCAAAAAACATTAGCTTTATTTTTTGATAAAATATGCTTGCCCTCAAAACTGTGGGCTTATTATATGTTTTCTCTAGTAAGCAACAGGTTGATTGTAGAAACTTCTGATATAACATATTCTATAACAAGTCTAGGAAAGTTTATTTTATATATTGTAAAAAGGGTATTGCCTAGACTACTTAATGAAAAGTCCATTATTAAAATAAACAAAGGATGCAATAAAAAATTTATAGATGATAATGAATATTTTGATTTTGTTGAAGATAGATGGAGTAGAGTAAGCATTGAGCTTGCAGATATTGATGAAAACTTTGACTTACCTAATGTAAAGTCTAGGTGTTTAAAATGTAATAATAGATTATCTTTACAAATTACTAGTACCGACGTTTATTTAAAATGCTTAAATAACAAATGTTCAAATAAAGATAGCATAGCTATTTCATATAATGGAAATAAAATTGAATCAAAGGAGTAATATCTATATGTCTAAAGAAATTTCTAAAAAGGAAAAAAGGCCTAAAATTCCAGAGTACATTATCACTTTGGCAAAGAGTATTGAGAAAGAAGGTTCAGATTTGGATATGAAGGCAGTAACACTTACTGCTAGTGGAAAGATTGATTGGGCATTAAGTACAGGTTCTCTTGCTCTTGACTTAATAACGGGTGGCGGGTATGGCGTGGGAAGAGCAATTTCTAATTTCGGGCTTGAGGCTAGTGGAAAAACTACTGGCGCACTTGAAACTATTGCTGAATCTTTGAAGCAAGGTATTCCGACAGTTTTCTATGATGCAGAAAACGCTTTGGATACTGATTATCTTGATAGAATTGTGTTTAAGAAAACAGGACATGGAATTGATTACTATATGGGAATAATTGATGGGGATGGTAATGTAGTTAAAGCAGGTTTATTTTATTTTGTTCCAGTAAATACTTGTGAAAATGTTTTTAGACACGCATCACGGTTACTTAAAGAAATGCCAGATATTGTTAAAAGCAGAGACGGCAAATGGTTTTATAGCTATAAGCAAAAGCAAGGTAAGAACTCTTTAGTTGAAAGAGAACAAGGTGGAAAGGCATCAATAGTATTTATCATAGATTCATTAAAGGCACTTGTTTCAGAAGCTAAAGATGAAAAAGATACTTCTAGTCCTTTAGCTTCTCTTGCACGTTCTTTATCCGATAGTTTCCCTATGGTTATTAGTAAGTTAAAGCAGAAAAGAGGCGTTTTGCTTTATACAAATCAGTTGCGCACAAAAATAGGGGTTATGTTTGGTAGTCCCGAGTATGAACCTTGTGGAGATGCTGCAAAGTTTTATTCTAGTTTGAGGGCTAGGTACGGAAGTATCTCTTTATCTACGGTAGATAAAGATTTTTTCAAGACTAGTGGAAATGATAATTCTGAAGGAAAAGGACAAGTTGATTCTGAGCCTTCTTGGAATATGGAAGGAACAGATAGATATAGATACGCAAAAGTAAAGACTACAAAAAATAAACAGTTTTCTCCATTCCAAGAAACTTATGTTCGATTTAGATTTGAAAAGGCAGGTGCTCAAGGCGACGGAATTGATCCTTCGTTTGACGTGTACGGTTATCTTTTGAAAACAGGACAATGCTCTAAAAAGAGTGGAAAGGGATTATCTTTATCACTGCGTAGTTTTACTAATGGAGAAAAATTCCCATCTAAAATAGCTGCTTTACTTAAAGTAAAGCCCAGTGGAAAGGTGAAAGAAACTTTTGACTTTAAGTGTACTTGGCAAAAGTTTAAGGAGCTCGTCGAAAATCCTGTTCATAAAAATGTTTTGACCAGGTTAGCTAAGCATCAGATGAAAACTGGATTTGCATGGTCACTTTATTTTGCAGTAAAGAATGCAGATTCTAAAAGAGAAGAACCTAGTGAGGAGAAATAATCATGTCTTTAAAAAACATTTCCTCGGTTGACATTACTTCTTCAGAGCAGGATAGTAGTGATACTACAAATAATAATTCTACGATTGATTATGGTTATAGTAATTCAGAAAAAGTAAAAGACTTTTCAGACACGGTTATGTTGAGTAAGGGAGGCACACCTACAAATAGGGCTAATAAAATAAGCATGGAGTCTTCTATATTTCTAGCAAAAATGGTTATAGACGAACTGATCGAGCTGTTAGCTGCTAGTGGTGTGCCTTATGATGCTAGAATAAAATGTTTAGGAAATTTAGTTGTAAAGGCTGACAGTAGAGAAGATTTGAATGTTCCGTCAAATGACTTAGATGCAATAGCAGAACAAGCAGACGCAATAGTTGATATAGAATACTATATGAAAGATGTCGCTGGAAGAAATGGAATAAATACGGATGCTATTTTTAATTTAGTTCATGAAGCTAATATGAAGAAAAAAAATAAAGATGGAAAGTTTGATATTCGTTCCGACGGTAAAGTATGTAAGCCTAAAGACTGGAAACCAGCGAACATAAAAGAAGAAGTTGAAAGGCAAATGAATGGATTTAGCTTTCGTCCTCATTATTTTCTAAAAGTATCCATTTGAACTATGAAAATACTACATACTGCTGATTGGCATATTGGATCGCTAAGGCAAATTCCTAATTATCTGCAAAGACAGGAATCGGCATTAAACGAACTGTGCGATAAAACTAAAAAAATAAGTCCCGATGTATTTATAGTAACTGGTGATATTTATAATAGTCATACTCCCACCGAAGAAGAAAGAAATTTAATTCTTTCAACTTTAACAAAGTTACTTATTGAAAATCCTAATATGCGTATAATACTTCTTGGTGGAAACCACGATTGGAATAAACAAGATGTATCTATGCTTGATGGTATATCAATTAGTTATGCCATAGCGGGAACTAGGTTTAACGTAGTCTGCAATGCTCCGAAAGTAATATCTATAAGTAATTGTAATTTTTTCTGCATACCTTGTCAACAAAATTTGACAAAACATAAAGTTAAGATTCTTGTTAAGAAAGCATATAGAGAAAATAAGAAAGGAAACTTTTATGTGTGTATGCACGAATGCTTTAAGTCATTTAACGACTTTGGAAAAGAATTAGGCAAGGAGTCATTACCGAGATTAAAGTTTGTCAAGTATTGGATGCTGGGCGACATTCATAAACACCAGTATATTTTGAATAATGCTTGGTATTGTGGTTCGTTACTTCAAACTAATTTTGGTGAAAAGTCAAAGAAAGGTTTTGTACTTATTGATAATGATAAAGTTACTTTTCATTCTATAAAGTCTCCAAAAAGACTAGTAGAGATAAGTCAAGGTGAAGAAGTTCCTAAAGACTGTCTTGTTAGTTATAGGATAACTGACCTAGAGAAAATAAATAAAAATGAACTCCCTTCTAATGTAATTCAGTTTGATACATATATAAAACCTAAAGCTGTCGATGTTTCTTTGACTAGTGATGATGTAACTGATGGTTTAGCAGAATTTATGGCTACTAAATTTGGTTATTCAGAAAAAATGCAAAGGAAATCCATTGAGTATATAAAGAAAATTTCTAATATTGTTTAACTGGATGTATAGTTTATGATTATTATGTGTTTAGACCCAGGAAAAGATAATTTTGCTTATGCCCTAGTTTTTAATAAAGGTTTGATTAAAACTGGTATGCTGAATAATACTATAAATTCTTTTTCAGAAAAAGACCATACTGAAAAAGTTTTGAAGTTTCAAAAAGAAATTTTATCTATTATAAATAAGTTTAAAATAAAAGATATTGTAGCAGAAAGGTATTTAGTTAGAGCAGGTCAATCAAAGATGGGTGCTAGTTGTGAGTTTATTTCATATATGCTAGGATTCATTTCTAAAATCTGTAGAGAGAAAAACATTGATTTGCATTTAGTAACACCCTCTGTCTGGAAACAATTTTGCATAAAAACATTTAATGAAAAACCAAAAACTCCATTAACTGAAACTTTTGGATTTTTTGGTTTATCAAAAAATTTCTCAAATGTTCCCATTAAGGAACACCAGTTTGACGCTATGGGAATATCACTATATTGGTATAATCATCTAGGTCACAACGTTTATAAGCTAAGAAGAAGAATAAGTAAGAAATTATTTTTTATATGGAGCAGCAATAGACCTAAAGATAAAAGAAATTTAAGGTCTTATCTAAAGGTTAAATTAAAAACTGTAAAATAAATGTGAGCAAGTAAAAATGCTCAAGCGTTATTAACTTAAAGTAACGCTTAACAAAAATAAATTCAATGGAAGTAGGAAAATAATTATGATTATTACAGATGATAAAAAGCAGAAGTGGGTTGTTAAGTTTAAGTATGAAGAGGTTAGCAAGGTCAAACTTGGAAAAGAGGGTCATTGCCCATCATTGATTTCTTGGGAAGAAAAAGAAACTATTTGCATGGTGAAGCGTATCGAAGATAATATGAATGATTATCTTTATGTCAGGGTTTGCTGTAGTAGAAATGACGTTTGGAATAAAACTATCGGTAGGGAAATGGCATTTTTGAAAATGATTAGACTTATGCGTTTTGATAATGTTCCCTTTATCGAAGCATACAATAAGCAATTCAAAAATAAAATTTTGACTGTAGCTTAATAAATAAAAAACTCCTATCTCTTATTCATTCCTCCTTTGGTTAGTGCTGATTACGAAGGATAGGTAAACGCTAAAAGTACATTAGTTTTTCTTCCTGTGTGCTAATGTACACACCAAGTTTTTAATAGTTCTTGGATTTTTTATTTTCGGGATATAGCTCAATCTGGTAGAGTATCTGCTTTGGTGGAAGCAGAATGTTGCTGGTTCAAATCCAGTTATCCCGACTAGATATCTTTAACACATTAAAGCTTTGATCGGATAATTATTTAAGGTAATCTAATAATGCAAACGTTTCTTCCCTTTGAATCATTTACTAAAACTGCAAAAGTTTTAGACTATAGAAGATTAGGAAAACAAAGAGTTGAGTGTAAGCAGATTCTGCTATCTTTAGTGTATAACAAAGGATGGATTCATCATCCTATAGTTAAAATGTGGAGAGGGTACGAGAGTTGCCTGATAGAGTACTGTAGAAGTATCTGTACAGAATGGATAAGCAGAGGGTATAAGGATTCTGTACTTGACTGGCTTAATGATTTTGAAAAGTCATTTGACTTTAAAAATTATAATGCCATAAACAATGATTTGTTTTCTAACAATACTTACAAGCCCTTGTTTCTAGGTAATAGAAAATTCCATATTTCTCACCAGTCAAATCTACTAAGAAAAGATTTTAACTATTATTCTACAAAAGGTTTCTATACTAGTAATGCCTGTTTACCTTATATCTGGTTTTAAAACTGTAAAAATAATATGTAGAGAATAAGAAAGGATATTAGTCGTTTAGGGAGTGCCTCCACTATGACTTAAAAACTGTAAAAATATTGTGTAAGAAACAATGACATTTCTTGAAGTTTCCGGGACTTCGTAGAATCCTAAGTAAAGCAGGGTTATCACTCTGTAAATTCAACACTATATACTAAATAAGATATATGTTGGTGCGTTGTAGACTTCGATCTTTTGGATTTGTTAAAATGAGGAGTGCTACAACTTTATGCTCAAGTGGTGGAACTGGTAGACACTGGGGACTTAAAATCCCTTGACCGCAAGGTCGTGCGGGTTCAATTCCCGCCCTGAGCACTATATGGTATGATTTAGCTGTTATACCATAGAAACGGAAGACGTTTGAGCTAACAAACGTTAATTGGTTTTTAACGATTTTAACTTCCGTTAGAGATATTATTAACATAATTGGTTAGTGCACCGTATCCTTCCGATACGGTAATACGGGTTCGACTCCTGTATAATATCTTAAAAAAATAACTTATTTAAAAAGAAGATTAAATAAGAGTTGATTCGGTAAAACTTCTTACTGATGGTCAGCAGGGATAGACATTCCCTTCTACAAAGGTATATGATTATTTGATTTGCTGCCACGTGCCATAAGCTTTGGTACGTAGGGACATATAAAATAGTATAGGGATAGTTAGACGTTGCTAATCCGACTTACCAAAAACGTGTCTTTTTAATTTGCTTGAGTGCGGGGTGGTATTCTTCTACCTTAGTTATGCTTTAAAATGGTCACAGCCAAGGCATAACTAAAAAGAAGTTTGGTTGGAAAGGCTAGAGAGCCATCAGTAAAAAAACTCTGTCAATGAAGGGAACATTGTTCTAAATAACCCACTACCCCAAATAAATTTGGGGTAGTTACGAATTTGTAGCTCAGTTGGTAGAGCATCGCCCTTTTAAGGCGAGGGTCGTGAGTTCGAGCCTCACCAAATTCATATTTTAGGAGCTTTAGCTCAATTGGTTAGAGCAGCGGACTCATAACCCGCTGGTTCCGAGTTCAAGTCTCGGAGGCTCCATTGTTATTTTTAAATCAAGTAAGGATTAAGCGGAGAATTGATTTATGAACTTAACAAAAGAACAATTTATTGCAGTAGCATCATGCTACGGAGACATACGAAAAGAAGATGACGGATATTCTTGCTATGTGCCTGTGTGTCACACATTTGGCTGGAAACTTAATTTTAACTTAGTTAAGACCCTTGCCATATCAGCAGTTGTGTATAATGGAGATGAGTCCGAATCTGAATCAATTGTCACTGACCTTGACATCACCAAAGAAAAATTGCTTAAGTTGTTGGACGTGTTAACTGCTATTCACAAAGACTTAGCTACCATACTTTTAAAATAATTTTAGCATAGTTATTTTTGATTTACTTGTAAGTACTCTAGGCTACTAAAAAACGATTAGGTATGTGTGTATTACTAACTTAGTTCTAAGAATTATTTTTATGTACATATCCTATAAACTTGAAGGTTTTTTGAAAATAATTTTTAGTTTGCTTTTTGCTGCTTTAGGATTTTTTCATTTCGTTTCCTTCTATTTTACTGTAAATAGATTACAGGCGATTAGTTCAGCTGGTTTAGAACGCCATCCTTACAAGGTGGATGTCACAGGTTCAAATCCTGTACCGCCTATAGTCTATTTATGGTACTGGTGCATCATTCTTGTTTGGTTGTATGATGCCCCTTAGCCAAGTGGTACGGCAACGGATTTTGATTCCGTTATTCAGTTGTTCGAATCAACTAGGGGCAAATTGCCGATGTAGCTCAAATGGTAGAGCAACTGATTTGTAATCAGTAGGTTGTAGGTTCAATTCCTATCCTCGGCTTTATAGGCAGCAAGTGTAAATCCATAGATGCCATCTTAACTGGGTTGTTGATGTGTGATTCTTTGGTTACTTGCTACCTATTTTTAATAAACGTTAAATAAAATAAATAGGAGAACTGTTATGAATTTTATTAAAAAGATTATGTTCAATAGCTGTAAGAAATACGCTATCCAGATTTTTAAATCTCAGATAATTTCTTTGCTGAATAGCTCTTCTTCGAAAGAAGAACTGGAGAGTATTGTTAAAGATGCCATAGATCCATCACATAATGCGTGTATCAGCCTAGATATTCTTAACAAATCTGTTGCAGCTATTATTAATTCCGTTTCCTGTCGTATAAATTCACTTTAATCTAAGTAAGATAGGAATGTATAAATGAAATACAGAAAGAAACCAGTAATTATTGAAGCTATACAGTTCAACGGAAGTAACTATAATGAAATCAAACTTTTCTCAGTAGGAAAGTTTTATATAAATAATGCATACGAGTTTGTGGTAGATACACTTGAAGGACAGATGAAAGCAAATGTAGGTGACTATATAATCAAGGGCGTAAATGGAGAGTTTTATCCATGTAAGCCCGACATATTTAAAAAGACCTACGAAGAAATAAAATAATAAATTGTTTACTTTGCCAGTGTGATAAACACATTATATGAAGATTGTTGATTGATAATTAGTGGACTTTACTCAAGTGTTTGAATCAACTTCTGCTAGATAAATCTAGTAAAGTGTGAAATGTAAACGATATTATCTTCTGCGAGTATCGCGATACTTACAGATACGCCACCTAGTACCGGAATGTACTAGTTTTCTTATATCTAGTAGTAGAAACAAAATCTAGGTCAGTAATCGGGTTATTGCTTCTGTACCAATCTATGGCTGTAGTAGTTCGAGGGTGTTACTGTGTTAGCGCAACTAAAATACATCTCTGGAAGATTAGGCTAACTGGTAAGTCAGCGGACTTGAAATCCGCCGTGAGAAATCACTTGGGGGTTCAAGTCCCTCATCTTCCGCTAAGAGGTATGTGGAAAAGCATATCCGCAACGCAGGAAGTAGTCACTATAAAAGGTGGGACTCCTGTTTTATCATGGGTAAGTGATTAAAACACATAATACCTTACTGCGTTGTGCTTTTTAATTGTAAAATAATAACAGTGACTTAGTTAAACAGTTAGGAGTTCTATCATGAGTAATGTTGTGTGGAAATTTCAAATAGTATCAGCTTATGAAACTATACCTTGTACTAGATCAGTAGGCTTTCCAATGGGAGCTAAGATTCTTTCTGTTGGGATTCAACAGAATGGTATTTATGTATGGGCTCAGGTTGACGAAAGTGCACTTGAATGATGAATGAAAAGCTCTTCCAGTAAATATTAATTTTGGTTTGCTTTTTGACTAAAGCAGATAAGGTTAATTAAAAGTATTACATACAAGAGTAATTAGTTCAATTGCTTATTTATTTATGTTGGAGATTTCTAAAAATGATTCCTTTAAAACAGACTAGGGAGTTTATACTCGGAAAGCAGAATGGTAATTGCTGGGTAACTTGCCTAGCTTCTATTCTTGAATGCAGAATTGAAGATTTTCCAGAGTTTACCATTGACAGAGAATGGGAATCCTATGACAACGAAGTACGGAAAATACTTAGGGCTAAGGGCTATCGTTATTTGGAACATGAATACCTTGATTATTCTCCGGAAAGAAATAAATTGATTTATAATGATTTAAAGGAACATAGTGTTGATGGATATGTTATAGCGGTAGGAGAATCTCCTCGTTCTACTTTTGACTATTTTTTCCTTCATTCCGTAGTTTGGCACTATAAAAAGGGATTAGTGTTTGATCCACATAAAAGTAATCTCGGTATAAAATATCCTATGTGGTATGGTATATTTGAAAAAGTATAATTATTAAAAAGAGGAACTAATGCTTAAAAATAAAGAACTAAAATTGTTTGCCTGGACTGGCTTTTGTCCAAATTATACAGGTGGGCTGGCGTTTGCTGTTGCACGCAATCTTAAAGAAGCTAAGTTACTAGTTCAAACAAAATATGGTGATACCAAGGTTCGGGACTGGGGAGATTTGTCAATCCATGAACTAAATGAACCATGTGCAGAGTATGTATGTGGTGGCGAGTAAGTATGGTTTATTAAAATAGCCGTGATTATTATATGGATATAAGCTGCCTTTATGATTTGCACATCTATATAAAATGAAAAATAATCAGTTGATGCCGACTTGTCTTGCAGAATAATACTGCAAGAGTAAGAAGAATGTGTAATAGCAGCTTGTGACAAGTGCGAGGTCCTGTCATACATGAGTAAAAGTGTTAAGACACAAATGGGAGCAAATAAATGAAAAATGCCAGTACAAAAGAGAAGATAGTCATTGCCGTTGCTGCCATTATTGTAAATGGTAAAACAGATTTTTTAAGCATAATGTAAGATAACATATAGCCAAGGGTATTGCAAAACAAATCAATGATACAGATGATTGACAAATTAAAAAATCAGGAAATAAATTATTCAATTATTACAGGTAATTATGAAAATTATGATTAATTATTTTAAATTTACAGCGGCTTCCGGTATATGGATATTATGGTTTGCTGTGTCAGCAATATTATGTATGTTTATCCTAGCCTTTGTTGTGCTTACGGAATTTATATACTATATAGTAAACTTTTTAATTAATTTGATAAAAAATATATCAATAAAAGTATTAATTCGTGCGCGTAGAAATGCTGTATTTAAAAAGGCTGAAGAGTTTGACACGTCCATTCTTAAACTTCCTAAGTACTTACTTACAATTAAGAAGGATAAGTATGGGTGGACTCCTATTCATTATTTAGCGTATAAAGGAGTAAAAGAAATTATTACTTTAGATAAGGAACTCCTTATAGTTAAGGATAATAATGGAAATACTCCCATTCATTTATTAGCTATGAGTGGAGTAAAAGAAGTTCTTAATTTAGATAAAAAATTCCTTAGTACTGAGAATGATGATGGAAATACTCCAATTCATGAGTTAGCTGATAAGGGAGTAAAGATTCCAGAAAAGTATAAAGAATTAATTTAAAAAAAAAGAAGTAATATGACTAACGAAATGTTTGAAAAAGCTAATAATGGTGATAAGAGTATTCTTAAACTTCCTAAAGAAAGATTAATGATTCAAGATGAAAATGGAAATACTCCTGTTCATGAATTGGCTAGAGTAGGAGTAAAAGAAGTTATTGACTTAGGTAAAGAACTCCTTATGATTAAGGATAATTATGGATGTACTCCTATTCATTGGATGGCTCAGCAAGGAGTAAAGGAAGTTCTTAAACTAGATAAAAAATTCCTTAGTACTGAGAATGATGATGGAAATACTCCTGTTCATTACTTAGCTTATAGTGGAGTAAAAGAAGTTCTTGACTTAGGTAAAGAACTCCTTAAGATTAAGAATGTGTGGGGATATACTCCTGTTCATTACTTAGCTTATAGAGGAGTAAAGATTCCAGAAGAATATAAAGAGTTAGTTTAAAAACAAACAAACAAATAATCACACACATTGATAGTACAATTGAACTATAGCTTCTGATTAGAAATCAGAATGTTAAAGGTTCAATTCATTCTCGGTGCACTTTCTTTGCACTAATATCTGTTGCTTCTAGCTGCCATACGGCATTTAATAGGTTTGTGTAACATCCTATTATGATAGATGGAATCATACTTGTTTATGCTGTGCCTATTGCCTTTATATATAGTTAGACACAGATGTTAATGTTTTATAGATATTTAACTACCGGAGATAATAAACAAATGAATAGAGAAGAACTTGAAAAAGAATTAAAAATAACTTTGGCCTGTATGCAAAAAGCAGAAAAGCATATAAAGAAATTTTTAAGTGAATTCAGTAATAAAGAGTCCGTTAAAGATAGATTTAATTTCCTTCTCAAAGAAGGTCATTTTGGAAATAAGTATTGTAATAGTTCCATGAAGTTTATTAAATTTTCTTGGATGGATAAACCTTATTATGTATGCAAGAATCTTAAAGTAATCCTATATACAGAAATGGACAAAGATAGAAAATCTTTGTGCTTGGCTATGCGGTATAGAATCATAAAGATTAAAGATAAATATGACATAGATTCGTTAAATAAGTATCTAAGAGATTCTATGATGATTTAATTAAGAATAAATTACTTATATATATATGCATATATGTTGATAGAACAAGTTTAAATTTTCTAAAAATGTATGGAAATTTTTATATTAAGTTAGTTAATTATTATGGTTGGAAATATTAAATTTATTTTATTTGGTGCATAGACATATATCAAGTGTAGGTTTTAAATATAGTGTTTATTATGTTATGTATGCTACAATTCGTCTTTGGCCTATAGAGATAAGTTTGATTAAAAATATCTCTCTAATTTTTATCAGCCATAAGTAATGAAAATAGTATTGGTATGTAAAATACTGTAAAATAATATACGTATATATGCACCGATAGCTCAATTGGATTAGAGCTTCTGATTTCTAATCAGAAGGTTGAAGGTTCGACTCCTTCTCGGTGTACTAAAGGCATAAGGCAAAGAAATTAATATGACTAATGAAGAAATATTTGAAAAAGCTAAGAAAGGTGATAAGTCTATTCTTAAACTTCCTAAAGAACTTCTTATGATTAAGGATGAAGATGGGTGGACTCCTATTCATTGGTTGGCTAATAATGGAATAAAAGAAATTCTTGACTTAGATAAAGAACTTCTTATGCTTCAAGATACTGTTGGATATACTCCCATTCATTGCTTAGCTAGTAAGGGAGTGAAAGAAATTCTTGATTTAGATAAAGAACTACTTAGTATTAAGAATGATGCTGGGTGGACTCCTATTCATTATCTAGCTTATATGGGAGTAAAAGAAGTTCTTAGTTTAGATAAAGAACTTCTTATGATTAAGGATAATGATGGATGGACTCCCACCCACTGGTTAGCTAGAGGAGGAGTAAAGGAAGTTCTTAAATTGGATAAAGAACTTCTTATGATTGAGGATAATGATGGATGGACTCCTGTTCATTGTTTAGCTAGAAGAGGAGTAAAAGAAATTATTAAACTTCCTAAAGAATTGCTAATGATTAAAAATAGTGATGGAAATACTCCCATTAATTTATTAGTTAAAAGAGGAGTAAAGATTCCAGAAGAATATAAAGATTTGATTTAAACCGAAACTAGGAATGACTACAATTCCTAGTCCATAAAAGATGACAACTTGTATGCCGATGATAATAAACTAAATCAAAACAAAACACAGGAATTATATGTTTAATTTTATTAAGAAGATTTTTAAATCAAACATTACTGACAAAGAAATCTTTGAGAAAGCTAGTAAAGGCGATAAGAGTATTCTTACTCTATCTAAAGAATTCCTTACAGTTAAAGATAAGTATGGAAGTACTCCCATTCATTGTTTAGCAGATAAAGGAGTAAAAGAAGTTTTTACTCTACCTAAAGAGCTACTTATGATTAAGGATAATGATGGGTGGACTCCTATTCATGGGTTGGCTAATAATGGAGTAAAAGAAGTTCTTAGTTTAGATGAAGAACTACTTATGATTCAGGATAACTATGGAAATACTCCTGCTCATCGGTTAGCTAATAATGGAGTAAAAGAAGTTATTGATTTAGATAAGGAACTCCTTAAGATTAAGGATAAATATGGAAGAACTCCTGTCCTGATGCTGGCTTGTACTGGTGTGAAAGAAATCCTTAATCTGCCTAAAGAATTTTTGCAAACTTGTGATGAAGATGGGAATACTCCTATTCATCGGTTAGCTCTTAACAGAGTTAAAGAAATTCTTAAATTAGATAAATCATTATTAATGATTAAGAACAATAAAGAAAATACCCCAATCCATTATTTAGCTAGTTTAAAAGTCAGAAATATTCTTAAATTATCTTATGATGTGTTGACTACTTATAATAAAGATGGATGGACTCCTATGCACCTACTTTCTAATTTAGGGGTAAATGAAGTACTTACGCTTCCTATAGAATTATTAAAAATTAAAGATAATAGAGGTAATACTCCTGTTTATTATCTAGCTATGAATGGAGTAAAGATTCCAGAAGAATATAAGGAATTGATATGATTAATGAAAAAATCTTTGAGAAAGCTAATAAAGGTGATAAGAGTATTCTTAAACTTCCTAAAGAAAGATTAATGATTAAGAATAATGCTGGGTGGACTCCCGTTCATTATCTAGCTATGGATGGAGTAAAAGAAATTCTTGATTTAGATAAAGAGCTACTTACAATTAAGGACAAGTATGGATGTACTCCCGTTCATTATTTAGCTATTAATGGAATAAAGATTCCAGAAGAATATAAAGAGTTAATTTAATTTAAACAGAAACTAGGAACTCATTAGTTCCTAGTCCATACAAGACGACAACTTATATGCTGATAATAAATAAAATAAAACACAGGAACTACAATATGTTTAATTTTATTAAGAAGATTTTTAAATCAAACATTATTTTTAAATCAAACATTACTGATGAAGAAATCTTTGAGAAAGCTATGTATGGGGATAAGAGTATTATTACTCTACCTAAAGAAAGATTAACGATTCAGGATAATAATGAATGGACTCCTGTTCATTGGTTAGCTGAAGGAGTAAAGGAAGTTCTTAAATTAGATAAAGAACTCCTTAAGATTAAGGATAGTGATGGAGATACTCCTGTTCATTGGTTAGCAAAGAAAGGAGTAAAAGAAATTTTTGATTTAGATAAGGAACTTCTTAGTATTAAGAATAACTATGGAAGTACTCCTATTCATTGCTTAGCTGAAGAAGGAGCAAAAGAAGTTCTCAATTTAGATAAGGAACTTCTTAGTATTAAGAATAATGCTGGAGAAACTCCTATTCATTATTTAGCAGAAAAAGAAGTAAAAGAAGTTCTTGATTTAGATAAGGAACTTCTTATAATTCAGGATAGTGGTGGGTGGACTCCTATTCATTATTTAGCAGAAAAAGAAGTAAAAGAAGTTCTTGATTTACCTAAAGAACTTTTAATGATTAAGGATAACTATGGGTGGACTCCTATTCATCGGTTAGCCCATAATGGAGTAAAAGAAATTCTTAAACTTCCTAAAGAACTTTTAATGATTAAGAATACGCATGGATGTACTCCTATTCATTGGTTAGCCCATAATGGAGTAAAAGAAATTCTTAATCTGCCTAAAGAACTTCTTATGATTCAAGATACTGTTGGGTGTACTCCACTTCATTGGTTAGCCCATAGTGGAGTAGAGATTCCAGAAAAGTATAAAGAATTAATTTAATTTAAACAAAAACTAGGAACTCATTAGTTCCTAGTTCATACAAGACGACAACTTGTATGCCGATGATAATAAACAAAATAAAACACAGGAACTACAATATGTTTAATTTTATTAAGAAGATTTTTAAATCAAACATTATTTTTAAATCAAACATTACTGATGAAGAAATCTTTGAGAAAGCTATGTATGGGGATAAGAGTATTCTTACTCTACCTAAAGAATTCCTTATAATTAAAGATAAGTATGGAAATACTCCCATTCATTGCTTGGCTAGTAATGGAGTAAAAGAAGTTCTTAATCTTCCTAAAGAATTGCTAATGATTCATGATGAAGATGGATGTACTCCCGTTCACTGGTTAGCTAGAAGAGGAGTAAAAGAAATTCTTGATTTAGATAAGGAACTTCTTATGATTCAGGATAATTATGGATGTACTCCTATTCATTGGATGGCTCAGCAAGGAGTAAAGGAAGTTCTTAAACTAGATAAAGAATTACTTATGATTAAGAATATGTGGGGATGGACTCCTATTCATTTATTAGCTGAGAAGGGAGTTAAAGAAATTCTTAAACTTCCTAAAGAACTTCTTATGATTAAGGATAACTATGGGTGGACTCCTGTTCGTCGGTTAGATTGGAATAGGGTAGAGATTCCAGAAGAATATAAAGAGTTGATTTAATTTAATTTAAAGCTAGATTGGCGAAATTGGTATACGCAGTAGACTTAGGATCTGCCGATTTTTAATCATGGGAGTTCAAATCTCCCATCTAGCACTAATCTTTGTGAATGATTTTATTGGAATCGTGCCATAAACTGCCATGTTTCAGCGTGATAGGAGTTTAGAATGGAAATTAAAATATATAATATGAATATAGATATTCAAGAAAATGTATACACAGAGGGTATCTTTTCAGGAGGAGGCACAAGAGTTAAAGCTATTTATAATGGTAATGAATTGGATTTTGAATTAATGTTTACTGAAATCTCTAAACAAATGGTAGTATATAAGAATAGTAAAGAGATAGCTGCAATAATTCATGGTACAGTATGTGCTATTAGACTTTATGGTGAAAAATCAATTTTAGCTTCTTCTTTTTGCGATAGTAGTGATGTATTTGATATGTTAGTAGGAGAAAAGTTATCGTTTTGTAAAGCATGGAAATTGTTTTACGTTAAGATACCTGAATGTTTTAATAATAAAATATCTAGCATATTTAAGGTAGTATATGCTTATATCTTAAATAGTAATTCTGTATATAATATGTCAAAAAACTGTTATGTTTGTGAATAATTAAAATATTTTTAAATCAATTTGCACATTACTTATCAGAACATTTATTGTTTTGAGGTAGTGTGCTTTTTTATTTACTAGGAGATTCTATGTTTATAGCTTTTGAGGGTGTTGACTGCTGTGGTAAGTCAACTATAATAAATAAATTAAAATCAATTGTTTCTTCTAACGTGGTATTTACAAGGGAACCTGGAGGTAATGATGAAAATGAAGATTTAAGAAAATGTTTATTTAAAAATATTGATAAGATAGACCCCTTGTCCGCTCAAGTCATAATGATGGGTATGAGATTAAATAAAAAATATCCAGAAGATAAGGTAACTATAAGTGATAGATGCGTAGCCTCGTTGGCTTATTACAATTCTTTTTTCACGTTGCTGGGAATATCTGTTCAGCTGCATACAAAATTTCCTGACTATTTGTTTTATTTTGATATAAATCCAGAAGAAGCAGTAAGAAGAATGAAAGCTAGGAATGTAAAAGACGGTTATGATACTACTCAATTAGCCGTCATAAACAAAAGAATAAGTAACTATTCCAGTATATTAAGTTTTCTTACAAAAACAAAAATAATAGTGATAGATGCTAATAGATCAGTAGAAGAAGTACTTGAATCCGTAAAGTATTACTTAAATATAATTAGCGAACATACCAATGAAACAATCTTACAAAAGTAAAAAAATAAATGATGAAATTTTGATTTTAATAAAAATACATAGAGAAGGAAATAGGTTAGCCGGAGAAAAAATAATAAATTTAATACATAGATTTGTATGGAAGATAGCTTCAAGATTTACCAAAGATGTCAAGATACAGGAAGATTTGGTACAAGAAGCAGAATTGGTAGTATTAACAGAAGTTATACCTAGATTTGATTTAACTTCTAACGCATCTTTTTTAAGTTATGCCATATTCTGGATAATGCACGCTATGGAATCGTACATTAGAAAGAATTTATTTATATGTGAACTTCCGTCTCGTATAGAAACTTATTTAAAAAGTCAAAAAATAAATCCAGATGATATAAATACGTGTGGAAAAAGTATGTTCAGCTATGTTATAAATAAAATGTGTGTAAATCAATCTTTTATAACAAGAGAAGGAAAGAGTATATTTGATACGATACCTTCTGAAGATATAGATTCGGATGAGAAATATACTAATATTGACGAATACCTATCTTTAATAGAATATGCTTCTGATCGAGATAAAAAAATTATGGAAGGTCACTTTAAGGAAAACAAAAGTTTAACAATTTTAGGTAAACAATATGGAGTATCTAGAGAAAGAATAAGGCAGATAGTATCTAGGTCAAAAGATAGAATTAAAAATAAATTAGCTATGGAGAAAATATGAAATGTCCTTATTATTCTTTTGACTTAAATAAACCATGCTGTCTGAGTAAGTGCCCTAACAATATACCAATAAAAGAGTATAAGAACTGCTTGAGTAACTATTTATTAGATAATGGCTCAAAGCCTATGAAAGTTAGTGAAATATCTTACTTGTTTCACACACCTAAAAAAGAAATTGATTTAAAAATAAGAAATATAATTGATGATATACGAATATCAAAATTAGATAGTTTAATAAACGTAGGAAATGAAATAGAGTTTGTTGAAAATTCTCATAGATGTGTCTGCTGTTCAAAAAAAGCAGACATAGAAGTAGGGCTAGGATTAAATCTTCATTATTGCTCGGATGAATGTAAACGAAATATGCCGCCAAAGTTAGTAATGATTATGCAAAGGCTAGGAGTTGACGCCAGGACTATTTTAGTAGCCTGTGTTAGGTGTATGTCTGGAAAAGGTATCGCAAATCTGCTAGGGGTAGATGATTCTGATTTAATGTATTTGTATAAATACTACTTTGGAATAACTATATCGCATTTAACAAAAGATAATGTTGAGTGCGATTCTGACTTTATAGATAATACCTATAAGTATAAGAAATTACCAAAATTAAATAGAATAATGCTAAATGATTCTAGCCTAGTTAGAGAAATTATTATTGCTAATTATTGCTAACAATTATTCAAATTTTGCAAATTTTTATTATAGGAACAATTTAAATCAAAAACGAAGTAGGAAGGAACTAACTGTATGCAAGGATATTGGATAAATGCGACTCCTGAAACATCTGTTCAAGTTGCTTCTCAATTTGGAACTGATAAAGTTGCTTCAATTGTTAAAAATAGTTTGATGGAATATATAGGCTCTTTTTTAAGCAGTACTGGAAAAAATAGAAATTTTGTTCCCAATGCTTTTCCTAGTATGTCTGTATATATAACTGATTCCGAAAAGTTAAAAATGAATAATGACCCTACAAAAAGAGAATTACAATTAACTACTCTTTTTGAAAGAGTGAAAGAAAAGTTACCTTGTATATTACTTGATGATGCAGGGATAGTTTATAAAAATTCCGGATTAGGAAATTGTGATTCAACTTCTTTTACTAAAGACAATAATGCACAATTTTGGTTTAGAGTTATTCGTGAAGTTTCAACCAGCATAATAATTGGTTCTAACGAGCAAACTACTTGTTCGAGTATAAGAGATGCTGTTAGCGTTATGTTTGGTGATATTTGTAAATTTACAAATGGAAACATTTTAGTAAGTGATGGTGATGATAAATCATCTTGGCAAGTTGTAATAAATAACCAGCCTTTAGAGATGGGTAACATTGAAAGAATTCCCGCAGGAACTGGAGAATCTGCAAATAATTTAGTTTCTTTTTCAACAGGAACTATTTATTGTAGGTTTGAAGGATTTTTTGCGGTTCAATCGGAACCAATGGAATACTCTTTACCTAATAAGCAATGGAATTATTCTTTGGAAGTTCCAGAAACTATACAAGTTGGTTCTTTTGGAACAGTTGAAATAAAAAACGCTCGTCCTTATGGATTGAGGATTGTAAGTACAGATCAAAATATAATTTCTTTACAAAAAGTTACTCCTACTAAATTTAAAGCTTTAGCTAGAAAAGTAGGAAAAGTTAAGATACAGTTAATAGATAATTCTTTGTTTGAGCAAAGAAATAAATCAGCATATACGCCCAAAATAGTTTATGAAAAAGAAATCGAAGTCACACTTTAAATGAGGTTTATTATGGCAGAATTGCTATATACAAGTAAGTATGTAAAACCAGGTGCGTACATAGGTCAAGTCATTACTCCGTCTTCTTCTGTTGCTACAGCTTTAAGAATACCTACGGCGATAGGAAAAGGTTCAAAGTATGCTTTATCAAAAAACGCTTCTGTTGTTCGTGCTTATGTTTATGACGAAGACGTAGTATTTTCAACTACTTCTCCGTATAGAGCTATTTTAAAACACAATGCTCTTATGGACATTGAAAAAGCTGCTCTTGTTAGAGTTTCTGATAATTATGAAATTCCAGAATCAAAATGGTATTTTGAAGATGTAAATCATATTATCATTAGCGAAGAAGAATATGTGGCAGGGGATTTTCAATTGTCTTATCAGTCAACTGATAACTCTGTTTTTGATCCGGCTCCAGTTAACGACATTATGGGATTCCGTCACACGGGTGATTCTGCGGATGCTTCAAAGTATGTAGAAGGAACTGACTATTTCCTTATTACTAGCTTTAGCGATATTACTAAGTCAAATGGAGATGCACAAAATAAGCTTCATTTTGATGACAGATATACTTCCGATAGTCTATATGCTACTATAGATGGAGTAGTGTCTACTGCTACAGGCAATGGAACTGTTAGTGTCGATGTTTCTGATGTTAAATCAGTTAGTTTTAACTCTAATGTTGTCGCTACTCCTAAGCAAGTTAAGTTAGTTTCAAAGTCTGCTTTTATCGCTTATGTTCTTTCGTCGGTGGCAACTCCGACTTCAAAAGACTTAACGTTAGAAAACATTGGAATTACTTATGATAAAAACAAGGTTATCGACGTATCAATCAGTTTAGACGGTTATACAGAAGCAACGTCTAAAGCTAATGTTGACGGAACTACTGCTACCGGACATGGATTTTGGTACTACGATGCCACAACTGGAATTTTGACAGTATGGCAGACTAGTGAAATTAAAAATCTTCCAATAACTTATGAGTATAAATCATTAGGTAGTGTAGTTTTTTCTTACACTTATGTTCTAGATGCTTATGGTTCATTGGGAGAAGCAACCGTTGAAATTCCAAATGATGGAACTTTTGTTTCTGCACTTTACGGAGTAAGCGCTTGTTTGTCTTCTTCAGATAGTAATGCGCTGGATTACAATTCTTATGACGCTAGTATCGTAACACTTGATGGAAGTTTCCTTTCTGAAGGAACAGAATCAACTTTAACTTTTAATATCATTCAAGGAAAGATTTTTCCGACCGCGAAAGATAATAGAAGTGTTACTTTGAAATTGAGTGCAAAGAACGATATAGTGTATACCCATAGTATAGGTTCTTTGAGCGGAAACTTCTCCAGCTCAATTTCAGCTACTGCTCCTGCCAATAATTCTAATCCTATTATTGACTATATAGATACCTACACAATTTCTTCTTTAAACTTGATTAATGGAACTACTTGTTATCTTCCCATTAAAATAAGTCATAGTTATCCAGAAGGAACTTCTGTTTCTTTTGTTTATTATGTTAGAGTTAGCGTCAGCGGTGATTCTATAACGCTTTTGGAAGATACTGATATTTCTTTAGATAATGGAATAAAGGTTTCTTTGAAGAAGTCGTTAGAGTCAGCAGATGTTGTGTATACTCAAAACTCTACTCTTGTTACATTTAAGCATTCCTGTGTGTCAAGTGCCCCTAGCTCTGGAGCGATTGAGTGGTACTATACTTCCAATACTTCCGAAGGAGGTTTTGGAACAATTAAGTGTGACTCAATTTCTGGTACTATCGAACTTCCGGGAAACATAATCATTTACTATAATGCGAATGACTTATCCGTTGGGGATTCCTTTATCTTTACTCTCACTAATGAAAATAAAATTTCTTGGAATCTTACGAAGAAAGTAACGGAATCATTTAAGACTTCAGTAGTTTACCGTGATGTAAATGGTGCAATTACTGGTATTTATGGTTCTTATTATGTTTCATTAAGCGGGGTACCTCTTAATGGGATAGCTATAACGAATCTCGGTACACTTAAAGCAAAAATCGTTACTGATAGCGTGGGCAATGCGACTTCATTTGTTAGATTTGTAAATAGCAATGATATTCCTGCAAAGCCTTCTTCCACTATTCAAATATCTTATGAATACGAAGGAATCCAGCCTTCAGTTGGTTCTACTTACTACTTAACTACTATACACATAAGACCTAGTTCATTATACAATTCTGTTCAAATCATATCATCAAGGAAAGAAGGTGAACTTCTTTTTGCTCCTGCTACTCCTACTAATGATTTATATATAGCTAATGAGATAGCTTGGGATGAAATTGGTGATACTGATGGTGCACAGATAGCATTTATTCAAATCAAAGATTCCGATGACGACGGTGTTATAACTGATACAGACGTGCATAATGCTATTGATGCAGTCGCAACTTCTAAAAAAGTAACTGATATTACTTTATTAGGACAATTTGGAAATATCGGTTATCTTTGCCGAATGAATCAAGATGCTAATGACCCGTTTGCCGCTCGTGAAAATGAACTTTGGGTGGGCGCTCCTACTGGAACAGAAGTAGGTGATATAAATACTGAAGGTTCCTTGGTTTACATAGCTAAGTCTACTCTTAAAGTATATGGAGATGATCCGGCGCACGGAACTCGTATTCTTGTAGGTTCTACTTGGGCAAAGAAATCAATCACTATGGATAGTGGTAATGCGCAAACTGTCACTATGGATGGTTCCTTCATTTCCTGGGCACTTTCTTGCTGTCGTTCCGTTCTTGGAACTTCAGATAGCATATTAAGAAAGCATCTCTACTCATTTAGTGATATGGAAATTTGGGATGATGTCAATAACGACCTTTTGGGCGCGGCGAACATTGTCTATTTATCAAAGTCTTCTGATTCCATATACCAAATTGAAGAAGATTTCACAGTAGATACTTACAACTTTACATTTAGTCTTGAGCAAATCACTTCTCAAAGATTAGTAACCGTAAGAAGAGTGAGACAATTCTTAAATGAAAACGGAATAGGTTATGTTCCAGATACTCCTCAAGCGGGTATTGCTTTTGTAAGTAGTTTACTGATTCGTGCCTTAAAACAATTAGTAAATGATGGAACTATCGGCCCATATCAAGATGAAAACGGATATTCTAGAGAAATTGATCCAGATAAGGATGTATTTATCACTTATGTAAAAGATGACCCTACAAAGTATCAATTTGGTTATGGCTTCTATACAAGGAAAGTAATCAAGGAATTATTTGGTATATATGTAGTAGATAAGGATTTCTCTAGCCTAGGTATAGGACAATAAATAAATATGAATAACATAGCTAACATACTTTCTTCTCTTTTACTAAAAGGAGATTTTGCTTTTGCAAATCGTTTAAGCAGGTCTTTTTTTGGTAAGTCTGTTTTGAAAGCAATAGATACTCCTAAAGGTGCAAAAATATGGTATATCTGTTGTGAATCAAAATCAAAGACCGAGCAACTTTTAGTTTTAAGAAAAATGTTGTTTGATTTAAGACAGAAGTATTCATTTATTCCAAGACTTGAACTCGCAGAATATATGAAGTTACGTGTAGTTGGAAAAGTATATGCTCTTCCGATTTCTGCGTCTTATGTTACGGATATAGTTAGCTTTGTTAATGATTTAAATAAATGTCACAATCTTTTGCGTTTAATAAAACGAAGGAAATGAAACTATGGCTAGTGCAACGCCTTATTCCGTAGTGCCTACTATGGATTTAAGTAAAGATGGTATGTTTACATCTAAGACTTATCATGGATTAAGCATACTTGTTGGTGGAAATATAATCGGTAGAATACAATCTTGGCAAGTTGGTGCTAGAACTCGTACCGTTACTCACAAATGGGAATTATCAAAAGATACTTTTGGTCGCCCCGTTGATTTAGTCCCATCAAAAACTGATGGCTACACAATTTCTGTTTCAAGAATAGACGTTTGGAATAAGGAATTAGAATTAGCTTGTGGCTACGGTTCAGTATGGTCTGATTTGGCAGATCAAAGTTATCCTTTTGTATTTGACGAAAGACTTTATATGGGTTCTGAACTTTATAGACAATGGACTTATCCATCTTGCTGGTTTACTTCCTACTCGGAAGAAGCTGCAACTTCAGAAGGTGACGCCTACTATTCTATAAATGGTGAAATTTCATACTTACCCAGAACACGAGTTGTTTAATTTTAAGGAGAATATAAATTATGAATATCAGTTCTAAAATTTTTGCTTCGACAAAACAAAAATTAGAAGCCAGAGGTTTAACCCGCTCAGATATGGCACTTGCAGATTATCGTATGATTGATGATAGTCATGCAGATATTTTGGTAGCTTACTCTAAGTCAATTCCTACTGTAAAAGAAATGGCAAATTTTGTTATGTCAAAGTTTGCTGGAAAAGCGTTTCCATTAGTAGAAAGTGCTAGATGCTATGAAGAAAATAAGTGCGTAGGGATGACGGTTATTCCTCCTCAGATAACAAGAGCAAAAGAAGATTCTTCAAAATTGATGAAAATTACTGCTTCTACATTTTTAGATACCAGTGATAAGTCAGAATGGAAGATGACAAAAAATCCTACTACAGGTGTAAGCTACCTTGCTCGTGCTCTAGTTGAAAATTTTGAGCAAATTATTGAAGCAAAGAAGCAAAGAGTCGGTAGTAATCTTGCCGTTACTGCGGCCTGCACTTTTAACAAAGTTACGGCGTCTTATCTTTCTGCAAATGAAAATGACTATGTTAAATTCTTTGATGGGACTATGAGAGTCGGAACTGTTAAATCAGTAGAGCCGGACGGTAATACTTTAAAGATCATGGATGACGAAGGTGAAGTATTCGTAGTAGATAGAACCTGCATAACTGAAGTTATTCGCAAGGATGATGATGAAATGCAGAAGATTACTGAAAATATGGAATCATTCTATGAGCATATTTTTCCAGAGTCATTTGTTAAGGAATTGTTCAAGCATGGCCCCAAGGTTTAATTAGATTAGTGCCTACATAGACAGATACAGTATAAATAAATAAATAATACCACATTGGGTTTTCTCAATGTGGTATTATTTTTATTTGTTAAAATGCTGTTATTTTTTGAATAAAAATCTTCATACTTTGATGTTTTTATAAAATTGTGATAAGTTTTATGACATATTGCTTAATTTATATATTTTAACGCAACGGAGAGCTTAGTTAGCTATGGCAACAAACGAACTTAGAATAAGTGAATTGGATGGGATTCCTAGTAGTTGGACTGCTTCACAAGTAAAAGACTTTTTAACTAAAACTGGTTTATTTGCCGTAGCGAACTCTAATGTAGATACTTACCACGTTTCGGCTAGTGATTTATATTCTTACTTTAGCATAGAAGCAATACTATCAAGGTTAGATAAACTTGAATCTCTTGAAGGTGGAGTTGCCTCTGTTTGGTACGTTGATACCGATGATGGTAACGATGAGGATGATGGAAAAACAAGTAAGATGGCTTTTAAAACTTTAGCTAAGGCCGTATCTTCTGCAAATGCTCAAGCTGGAAGTAATTTAATTATAGTTAATTGCTTAAGTGACTCAACACAAAACATAACTTTATTACCGCCTAATTGTGTAGTATTAAGCGATAGTTATAAATTGACTATAAATATAAGTGAAACAATATCTAGCGGTTCCGTTGTAACAAAGGGAGACTTGATAATAAATGCCGTTACAAATTCTTCTACGAGCTATTTTAGAGCGAATCATTTAAGTGCTACCATAAGTGGAATCGGGGATGTTTATTTTGAGGGAAGTTCCATTACCTTAAATTCCGTTTCATATAATGCGAATGTTACTTCTTCTAGACTTATTCTTAACGGAAATGTTAGCGGAAAAGTTATAGCAAATGTTTCTTCCTTTAATCCGTCCTTTATTAATAATGGTTTTTGTAGCCTGACTTCTAATGAGATGTACATAGATGAAGATAACGCTATAACGCTAGAAAGCGGAAAAATAATTGTTAATTTAAATTATATATATGGAAATCATGTTTGGGCATTTTTAAATGCAAGTGTAGATTCAAATGCTTCTATTATCGGATTTATTGGATATTCAGAAGGTTCAGTTTTAAAATCAGAATCTAGTACTGGTACCAACATAGTTAAATTAACTTATGCAGGGGAATTTGGAAATTCCGTATATGATGTCATAGTTAAAACTCAAGAAGAATTTGAATCAGCTTTAGCAGACTCAAGTGTTAAAACTATTTTTGTTAAGGGCGGGTTATATCTTTCTGGAAGTCCTGTTATAAATGGAGGAAAGGATATTTATGGGGATTCTTCTGTTTCGATAGGGTATGGTGGAGTAGCTTTAAATACAAATGCAAATTTAAGATTCATAGTTCCTATTTCGGTAAGCGCTGACTCTACGCTAAGCGGACTGACTTATGTCACTGATATAAATAGTAGCGTTTATAGCTTAAATGTAAGTAATTTTTATTATGAAAGAAACAAAGGAATTTCTTTAATAGGGACATATACACAAGAGTTTTGGCACACTTCAGTTCCTAATGCCTCTTTAAATAACAAAGGTGTAGTTAAATTAAGTTCTGATTTCTCGATAGATGAAGACGGAACTTTAAATCTCTCGGATAAGTCTTTAGCAAAAAGATTTGTTGAAGGTACATATACTTCTCCTTCCTACTTTGTAGGTCAAGGAACATTATCAGAAAATTATGGAACATCTACTTTGTCTTGTAGTAACAGTGGTATTATTACTATCGACAATAATATAGATTTTTTGATCTTAACAATAAATATATCTTCTATCCATAATACTTCTAGTGTGCTACAGTGGTTTGAATCTCAAATTCAAATCGGATATTGGAGTAATTCTACTTTTACGGTAGTGAAGACTTTATCAAAAGAGCATACGAATGATTCAGGTAGTATTGATGACAGCTTTTCTTATGTCATAGACGTTAGTAAGATTATTGGAAATGAATTGGGAATAAAGTACATATCTAACTATGACATAGATTCCTCTTCTTATAGTGTTTGTCTAGTTCAGACTGGAACAAGTGTCAATGGCAGCGGCGATGGATTGTCCACTGTGGCTCACGACGCGACGCTTACCGGGGACGGGACTGCAGCTTCGCCGCTCTCTGTCGTGGGCGGCGGAGGCGGCGGAGATTCGCGCGGTATCCCTCCGACGATGGATTCGGAAGGATACTACCACATCTACACTTTAGCGCAGATGCTGTGGGTGAACAATAGTCTTGCTAATCTTCCCGAAAAAAATTACAAGCTGATGAACGATATTGTATGTAATTCAGATTACTCTGATTATCTTTCGTGGGAGACGACCCCGCCCATGAATGAAATGCTGGCTGAAAAAGGCGGATGTATACAGGCTAATTATTTTGATGGAAATGAACATACTATTTACGGTATGTATTCATATAACGTCAGCGCTAATGATGCTGCTGCTTTTTTTGGAATTTTTGATTCACGCACAAGACCGACAATAAAGAATGTACGAATGAAAAATTGCACGGCGATTGGAAATACAACGGCGGAAGCTATAATTGCGAATGGAACATATTCAAATATATGTGTAGAAAGCTGCCTATTCAAAAATTTAGAGATGCGTGCTTGGCGCGGAAGCTCCATTATAGAATCTCCTTCTTATTATGGAGCTTCTATCGTTAGTAATGTCTATTCTATTAACTGTACCCTTAAAGGCGGCAACGCCTACGATCATGCTGGTCTGTTCATTGGTTGTGTGGCTGGTGATGGTAGTAGCTCGACTTCAAAATTTTTTAATTGCTATGAAAATCAGACGGAATCCATTGTTGACTCTTTTGCCGGCTCCTTCGCTTATCCTGTCAATGGTAAAAATTTATATAAGCAATCCGGAGCAAGCTGGAATGTAGGCGGAACATTCAATCTTACCGACTGCGCTGAAAAAAGTACAGCTGAAATGAAATCGCAGGCTTTCTGCGACCTTCTGAACTCTAACAATGCGGCTTCTTCATATCCCGCCACTTGGAGCTACAGCGACGGGATGTTCCCTTACCTTTACAACTGGACACAGGAGTAAATTATGCAGATTATATTTCCAATAATAACGAAAAGAGGCTTTTATGTCAAAATTACCAGTAGTGTTAACTAATGCTGCTCAATCATTCAGTGATACTGAGAAAGCACAAGGAAGGACTAATATCGGAGCTGCTTCTACTTCAGATTTAAGTACAGAAGTAACAAATAGAAGTAATGCTGATACTACTTTACAGAATAACATCAATAATGAAGCTTCTGCACGAACTAATGCTGATACGTTATTGCAAAATCAGATAAATAATAAAATATCAAGTGTAACAGCTGATGGAGTAGTGGTTGATGCTACAACAGTCGATAATACTGTAACTATCTCTGGACATCAAGTAACAGTTATGAACACTACGAATACAGCTGCACCTACATTCGGTGGAACTTTAGATTTATATCATCTTAATGGTAATGATCAATATGGACGTATAACTGGTGTTGAAAAATTAACTATTACAATGCCGAGTTCAACTGCTACCATAGCGGCAAGCAAAACTTATGAACTTAGCGTGCTTGACGGAGTTGGAACCCGCGTGGAGGTATCCTAGTAGGATATCAAGACGTTGAAGATGACGAATAGATAGAGTCTGCGAATAGCATTATGATGATAGTACTCGGGGCCCCCTTCATCCCAGAGTAGGTAAAAGGATATAAGTGTGCCTCCGTAATAAAAATAATTATAAAATAAAAGGAAACGTTTATGAATAAGCAATTAACTAAAAATTTTAATTTATCCGAATTTTCATCCTATGAATTAAATGAATATCAAATATCTTTGTTACAGATACTTGCTAATAATATTCAGGTAACAAGGGATGAATTGCAGCCCTATTCTATTAATGGTAAGCCCGTAGCTATTTCTATTAGAAGTGGAGTTAGGAAGCAGGCTGATTATGATGCACTAAAAGCTAAGGGAAGGAATCCTAGTGCTACTTCGGATCATTTCTGCGGGTTACAGCTCTTATCTACTCCTACTATTGGTGCAGCTGATACTGTTTTCCTTAATTGTAAATTGACGCATAAGGAAATTGCTCTATTCATTAAGGAGTTAGATAAGCAAGGTAAGGTATCATTTGGTCAAATAATTTATGAGATTAATCCTGATACTTACTATTCATGGATTCATTTGGGAAATGATCCTAAGAATGTTTTTACTAATAAGATAGCTATTACTCGTGCTCGATACCTAATGAGTTTGGATAATGGAAAAACTTATGTGACCCTAGAATAATTTAATATAGTAAACTCTAAATTTTAAAATGGTAAAGTATGTTATATAATTACAAGGGTACTAAAATAGAAGCTTCTTCAAAAGAGGAAGCTATAGTTAAAGTATTAGCAGGTGATGATTTTATTACCGTTGCTAAAATTGATAAGTTTAACTATAAGAAATATATTGGTAAGAAAGTTAATGTTACTGGGGACGTTTATTTAAATAACTTAAATTTAAAGAGCATACCAATTATTTTTGGTACTGTTTCGGGAAATTTTAGTTGTGCTACTAATTTTTTAACTTCCTTAAAGAATTGTCCCAGTAAGGTTAAGAAGAATTTTTATTGCTATGAAAATAAATTAACCTCTCTTGAATACTGCCCATCTTATGTTGGTGAGAATTTTCATTGCTATAAGAATAATTTAATTTCTCTTAAGGGTTGTCCTAACACACTAAAGGGTACTTTTTATTGTTTCCTTAACAAGAAAAAATTTACTAAAGAAGAAGTAAGAAAATTATGTAAGGTTAAGGAATCTAATATTTTAGTTTAAACATATACATATATAATGAAATTACTTAATGTTTCCTATGAATTGTGCAGAAAAAATTGTTTAGATAATTCTATTTTCGATTCTGATAGAAGATTTGAAAATAATTTATGTGCATTTGAAACATACTATTCTGAATGTGATAATGATACTCATGTATGGTTAGACAGCATGAGTTCAAAATCAATGCAGTATTACTTAATTATAAAGAATAGTGAAGTAATAGGAACTATAGAATCTTTAGATTATACCATTGATAAGTGTGATTATTCTTTTCTGTGGGGTTTTATACTAAAGAAAAAATTTCAAGGAAAGGGAATAGGTTCACAGACTCTAAGTAAGATTAAAAAGATATACGCAGGAAGATTTTTATTATTAGACACGGAAAAGAAAAATGTTTCCTTATACATTAATAATAACTTTAGGTACTATGATGGTAATAAATTTATAAACGAAACGATAAGAATGTATTATACATGACTATGTACTTTGCGTATATATATAGGTAGGGATAAATATTTAATAAAGCTAAAAAGGAAAATAATACGTATGGTTTATTACTATAAGGGTACTAAGGTTGAAGCTTCCACTAAAAAAGAGGCTATTTTTAAAATATTAGCCAATGATGAATATGTTGTCGTTGAACATATAGATAAAGATAACTACAAGAAATATATTGGTAAGAAAATAAATGTTACTGGTGACGTTGATTTAAGTTTTTTAGGATTAAAGAAAATACCGATCATTTTTGGGACAGTTGACGGAAATTTTGATTGCAGCAATAATAAGTTAGTATCACTTGTTGGATGCCCTTCTGTGGTTGGTAAATATTTTGACTGTAGTAAGAACAATAAGGATTTTAATAAGGATGATGTAAGGAATATTTGTAAGGTTAAACGATCTATTTTTACTAATGAAGATTAGTATCTTCTAAAGATAAATACTAAAAATTTAAATATGTATGTATGTATGTGCATATCTATCTATATGAGGGTTGACTAGTTATGGCTTATTCTGCAATAGACTTGATGAAAGTTAAAGTATGTGACCATATAAGAAGAGTAAAGTACTTTGGAAGAATTGCGCAGAAATTAGGGTACTTCTCAGGTGATGAGACATTTAGTAATGCTATAAATGCGCATGATTCTGATAAACTATTTCCTGCTAATCTGGTTAAACAAAGTAAGCGCTTATACCCAGCATACGTTAAAAGGAATACTTTATGCAAAAAAGACGCCAATGATGTGAATGATGCAATAAATAAACATATTCATTCTAACGCGCATCATCCTGAATACTGGAGTAAGTCAAAAGTTGATTTTCTCACTGATGGCGTAGATGCTACGCGTATGCCTAATCTTTATTTAACAGAGTTGTGTTGTGATTGGATGTCAGTAAATGAAGAACTGGGAACAGGCAGTCTGGATTGGTACAATAAGGTAATAGATACACGATTTATATTTAGCGCCACGCAAAAAGAATACATAAAAGATTGTTTGTTGAATCTCAGTCTATATTCTTTAGACATTATGAAAAGAAATTATGATTTGGATACTGGTGTTGTGTATTCAAATCCTTGTCTAAATTCTATACTTAAGTTTAATGCCACATATAGGGATAAGCATATCATCACTTCTCTCGGTGACTACGTGACTGTTTATCTCAATCGCACACCATTACTAAGATTTACTGTGAGAAAAGATTCTTTACTTGAGGTGGACAGGCATACTGAAATATTATTTTCTTCTACCAGTGGGAAAGAAGAATTAAAACAAATGATAGTAAATAAGCTGTCTGCGTGCTAATAATAAATAGGAGATTAGTATGGATTTATCAAAAACTGTTCAATATCACATAGAACAATCTCTTACGGATGAAGAGAAGCTACAAGCTAGAGCCAACATAGGTGCCGCTAAAGAGGGAGCTGGAGCTTCTGAGAAAAATATGGTAACCGTAAATCCATCCGCGGATGAGCAGATTGGAATTTCTTATAAAACGTTTGCAAGTGCCCTTGCCTATGTGAATGGGCAAACTCCGTCGTCGGAAAATAAATGGATCATAAGGCTTCCTACAGGATTGTTTAATGAAGCTATATATGTAAATGATTATATATGTGTGGAAGGAAACAATACTGTACTTACTTCTTCTGTAATAACTTTTGCTGCTACAGCAAAAAATAATTCTTATATAAAAGGATGTACTATAAAAAATAGTTCATCCGTAGTATTTGTAAGTTCTTCTAATTCCGTATATGCTGTGTTTATAGGGTGTACCATAACTCAATCAGGGACGCTAGTTACTTTAATTGATAATCAATATTTATATTTTTATGATGGAACTATGGAATCTACTAATAGTTTCCTAGGTTATTCTTCTGATGTAAGTAGTGTACAAATACTAAATTCATACGTGCATCAATGCGCTTTAAGTTATTGTTCCCTACACTATTGTATCATGGATTCAGTCACTAGTACTAATTCTAAAATTTATAATTCATACATAATAAAAGGATATTTTATAGGAAGTAGCGTATTTTCTTCTTTTATATCAGATGATGGAATACGGATATTAGATTCATCATCTTCCTTTCTTATAGAAAATTGTACTTTATCAAACATGAATGTTACTTTTTATGCAATATCTAGCTATGAGAATGTGATATTTAAAAATTGTTCATATACTGATGTTGATTTTAAATATGATGCAACCTTAGCTATTCAAAGTACTAAATTATATAGTGAATATGGTTGCAGCGGAACTATAAATACTTCTTCTGCCAGCACTACTTATCCATTTATTACTGATTTAAATAAATATTGTGTTGGGGATATTTATAATAATTCTATCAGTGGATTAATCTCTAAAGATGTTAAATCTGCCATAGATGAACTTGCAGCTAGGCCATTGGTTGGAAATGCTGAAGACGTTTCTTATGATAATACTACAAGCGGCATAGCTGCTACAAATGTTCAGGCAGCTATCGACTCTTTAGCTTCCGGGCAATACACAAGTGCCAATTACTTTATAGGAAGCTACGTAACAGAAATTTTATTAACAACTACTATGCAGGAGCTTCCAGTTACAAAGTCATCCGGAAGTTTGTCCTATGTTACGGGTACAGGTTTGACGACAACAGATAATTTATATCATTTTACTTATACTATAAAATTGATAAGTAATGATTATACAAACGCTAAAACTATTGCTTCCGTTATAATTGGTGTATTTAATGGAGAAGCTGCGATATATAATAACGTTACGTATCTATTTGACTTGACACATCAGAGTGATATAATTTCTGTATCATTTGACTATCCAACAAAAGTTAGCGCCATCTTAAAGGCTAGTTCATCCGGTAACGTTAATGCAGTTATACTTGATTGTTCCGTACATGAACAGTCTGGCGGTGTAAATCAATACATAGCCGGAACTGGTATTTTAATAAATAACAAGATTATTAGTGTCGATACTACAGCCATACAGGCTAAATTAAGCGTTAATGAAACCGGAAGTTTGATTATACCATAATCTAATGGAGTTACTTATCTATGTCCTCAATAAAAAGCATTACAATAAATGGTGTTCCATATACCATTGAAGCTACTAGTGGTAGCGCTGACAAGCTTAATACTCCCGTAACTATTTCTCTTACGGGAGATGTTAGTGGCAGTTCTTCGTTCGATGGAAGTACTTCTATAGCCATTAATGCTAGTGTAGCTGATGATAGTCATAATCATATAATATCTAACATTGATGGATTAGCTGAAAAATTAGCTACTTACGATTCCCATGTATCTGATAATGCTATTCACATTACAAGCAGTGAAAGAACTAAATGGAATGCAAAGCAGGATGCCCTTACTGTTGAAACGATTTTAAGTGGAACTACAGATTCAAAAACTTTAGCTACTTCTTCCGCTATAAAATCTTATGTCGATGCGAGCGTAGCTGGAGCCGTTATACCGCAAGGTAGCGCAACCGTAGCTGATTTGAGTGGTGTTGCAAAAACTGTTGGCTATATGTATAATATGACGGACGCAGGTACTATAGCTCAGCCCTCTGGGTATACAGGTTCTCCACAAGTAGTAAAAGTAGGAGACAATGTAGTGTTTACTGCCAGTGGGTGGGATAACTTTGGTGGTCAAATTGATTTATCATCTTATCTAGTTAAAAATGGTAGTGCAGATTCTTTAACTGTATCGTTTGTACAGGCATCATCAAGAACAAATATTGTAACAAATGAAACTATATCCACTTCATTTGGTAAGATAAGTAAGTGGTTAAATGACTTAGGAAATTCAGCATTTAGAGATGTAGATGCTGTTCCTACAGATTCTTCAACTAACTTAGTTGAAAGTAACGGTATATATGATGCTATATCAGATATACAGATATATGACGCCTATGTTTCAACACTTGATGGATTTACAAGTGCAATGGCTTCAACTACCATAAAATCTATTTTACTTAAATCAAATATAACAATACCGTCAGATACTACGCTAGTAATTGGTACTACAAAATATATACATACTCAAAGTAATTTTACTATAGCATTCGATTCAAGAACTGACTCTTTGTCTACTAGTTCTAATTCTGTGTATTTTTATGGAAAAATATCATTAGGTACTTATTTGAATTTAGGAATGTCTGTTTGGTATGTGATGGATGCCATATCTTCTATGGTTACAGACGTTACTGGAACGTTATACTGTGAAAAGAAAGCTACTACCGTTACAAATTATACACAACTTTATTGGAATAATACTATAAACATATCTGATGAGTATTCTTCTATTTCTAGTAGTGCCATGAGCGGTATAGCTGTTGGCAGCGCTATATCAGATGCCTTGACTGACTCTGAAATTAGATTTATTGACTTTAATAAACAGGTTCTTAAATCAACTTCTACTATACCTACAGGTACTAGCTATCATAAGTTAGCTACTATTACAAGTATTGCTGGGTATAGCTCCTACTGTTTGATAAAGATCATGGCAAGGTCTAGCTATAGAAACATACTGTGCAGTGCCGATATAGAGTTTTCTGGTGGTTTTGGAAGTAATATAAATTCATACAGTAACTATTCAGTTATAAATTCTACAATAAATCCAAATAGGTTTATTGTGTGCGCCTCCTCTTCTACCCCTGACTCATTAGAGTTATGGTATTATAGTGATTTAAATACTTATGAGGAGTATTATTTAGATTCATTCGTAGATAATTATTATGGATGCACCATTACAATGTCAAATACAACCGGAAGTCCGTCAGTTTCGGTAATTTCTCAGTCTCATTCTTACTATGATTCCTTAACTATTTCTAATTCATCCTCGATAGTTTCACTATCTACGAGTAAGCAAGATGTTATATCTAGTTCTAGCGCTATTTATACAGGTATAGCTTCTGCATTCGACGCAGGAAAAGTAGTGATTACGAATTCCAGCGGACAACTAGCAGTAAGTCCGACTATAACCAGCACTGAATTAGGATATCTAGATGGTGTTACCGGGAATATTCAAACCCAAATAAATAATGCTAAGAGCATATATTCTGTATGGAATGTAAGTACTCCATCATTGAGTTCCCTGGATGCTACTTATTCTAATCTGTGTACTTTGATTGCGCATAGTAATACGCTATCCGCGGCTAATACTTATTTCTTGAAATTTCATATTTCTGGCAGTGGCGACTATACTCAAATATCTTCTATGGGTTATGACGTTGAGGGTGTCCTTGCTATAAGAACAAATAACAGTGATACCGGCATAGCTTCCGCTAAAGCATATTATAATGTTAATGTATATCCCTATACTAGCACAAATATACCTAGGTTATTCTATGCTGTAAATGATAATGTTATTTATGTTTATGCAAATTTTGCGGGCACTTCATATTCATATTATCATCTTAATGTAGAAATAAATCATAATTATGGGTTTAATATTGACTCTTCCTCTTTTATAGTTGAACCAACGGGATTTACTGAAATAGATTTTGAAAATAGAAGTATCATTTCTGGAACTAATCCACTAGCTGTCTCTAATTTAAAGGGGATGTATACAATAACCCATAATGCCAGCGGTGTAACTGCTGGTAGCTATGGCCCATCTTCAAATCAATCACCGTCTTTTGGTGATACTTTCTCTGTCCCATATTTTTCTGTAAATACTTACGGGCATACTACAGACGCATCTAATAAAACTATTACTATTCCTTCTAACGTTGTAACTACAAGCGTTAATGGGTTAATGGGTTCCAGTGATAAATCTAAACTTGATGAAATACTTATAAAGAATGCGTTTGTGCAGGGAAGCGTAACACCAGCGGATACCCCTGTCCCGCTTACATTGTTTGAGAAGGATGGAGTAAAGATTTATATACAGGCAAATTCAATTTCCTCTGTGACCTTGTACCTTACGGCTACACCTGCTGTACGTAGTGGGTTCATGGCGGCAAAGTCAAGTACTGTAGTTTTTCAAGCTAATTCTGCTAACGTATCTGATGTTTTGATAGGATCATTCTCTACAAATGACTTGTCTTCCTCCGGAGGGTATGGACATCTTGTTCTTGATTGGTCTGGGCATGAAGCATCGTTTGACATAATGCTTCTTGTGTCAGGCAGCTCGTGCGCCGTGTCCTCAATGGTATCTTATATCTATTAAACTAAACGGAAAATAAATAAAATGAAAAGCATATTAAAGGTTGTTGCATCGCTTGTCCTCTCACTTGTAGCGTCTAAAGGAAAGAGGGCTGAAGTTAAAATAAGTGGTAAGTTTTAAAATATATTTAAGTTTAACTATATATACATACCTAGCTTTAGGATAAATAATTTAAAAAGGATTGACTTATTATGGATAAGGTAGAACTTCTTACAAACACAGCACAGGTATTGGATGAAGATAGTAAATCTATTGCAAGATCAAATATGGGATTGGGTAGTGCTTCTGTTAAGGGAGTAGCCACAACTCTTTCTGATAGTGATGATTTAATAACTGCTAACGCAGTGAAATCTGCGATAGATGAAATTAAAATAAATCAAATACCTATGCAGAATATCATATATGTTAATCCTTCTGCGGTAGTAGATGTAACTGGTGCTACATATAGAACATTTAAATCTGCTATGGCTTATATTCTTTCTAAGAGTCCTACTTCTGAAAATAGGTGGGAAATAGTGCTTTCTTCAGGTACATTAGATCAAACTGGTACGACATATACTCTTACTTATAATTCCGAGAGCATAACCTTAGACGAGAATGATGTTATTATACTGCCCTATATTTATATAGTTGGTAATAGAACTATAATAAACTCCTATATATTTTCAAGAACATTTATAACTTCTGTCTCATACAGAGACATACCTACTAGTTCTGTAATTGAAAATTGCATTATAACTCATATTGATTTATCATACAGTTCCTCTAGTGGTATAAATGCTATTTCCGCTACTAGATGTACTTTTCAGGGATTAACTAACTTAACATATAGAAAGTCTTCTTCCACTTATGAATGCGGTATATTTACTTTTGACTCTTTCATAATTGATTGTGATTTAACAAACGGAAGCACTAGTGGCGTTCTTAACGATATGAACGCATTTTTTATATCTGTAAATTCCTGTTTTTTGGGTGGCACTATGCCATCATGTTTTGTTAAGGATAATACAAGTTATCCTTTATTTAAATCTATAAACTCAACACTTACAGGAATTACTCTGTACGGTGGAGAATTAGCTAATTGCTATATTAGAAGTAGCTCCTCTGATAGTTTTAACTACTATTCTGTGTTTAATCAGGGATGCTCTTATGAAATAACAAATTGCTCGTTTTCTGATGCAAAGATTTTAATAAATAACGTACAAAGTTCAAGTCAGGTAGTGTTTAGGCACTGTACACTTTGTTCAAATTCCTTTATATTTTTAAGATTATCAGAAAGTAGGGTTCTATGCCAGAATTGTGTATTCGATGGATGCCATATCTGGAAAATGTCTAGCCTAGGTGCAAGCATATCTCTTATAAATTATGTTAGTTGTGCCGGATATTTAAATACATTAGTTCCTAGCAGTTATGATATAACAGACCCGCTTGGAAATGCTTCATCTACATATTCATTATTATCCGATGAAAATATATCTAACATGGGGGCAATATATAAGAATACCATAAGTGGGTTATTGGCTACAGAAGTACAGGAAGCCCTTGATGAACTAGCTTCGACTAAAGTTAGCAAAGAAACTGGAAAAATATTATCTTCTAATGACTATACTGATGATGAGAAATCAAAATTAGCTGGTATAGCTAGTGGCGCAGAAGTAAATGTTCAGTCGGACTGGAATGCTACTAGTGGTGACGCTTTAATTTTAAATAAACCTACGTTGGGCACATCTTCCTCTAAAAATTATTCTGCATCAATAACTAACGATACTAGCACGATTCCATTAACTAGCGCCGTGTATGCTGCCTTGTTATTAAAGCAAGATGCTTTATCCGTAACGTATCCTTTAGTTTTATCTAGCAATACCTTAAGCGTATCAAATGCTACAACTACTTCTTTTGGCGTTGTTGAGATAGGTTCAAATTTATCCATAGCGGATGGTGTTCTAAGTGCTCCTGTGGCTACTAGTTCATCTAATGGCGTAATGTTCTTGTATAGTTCTTCCGGTGAAAACACTAATGGAACTATGACGCAGAAATCTATTTTTGATGCGCTTGCCCTAAAACAAAATAATATAACATCAGGTAGTTCCTGCTTAACTATAACAAATTCTGTAATTTCAATAGCTAATGCCACTGCTAGTTCTTATGGTGTAGTTAAAATCGGAACAGGATTGTCTGTTGATTCAAATGGATATTTAAATTCAACTCATATAGATTATGTGGCTGGAAGCGGCATTAGCTTAGATAGTAGCATCATTTCATTACTTACTGCTTCTACAACTATTTTGGGTGGAGTCAAGGTAGACGGAACTTCAATAACTATCTCTAACGGAGTTATTAGTTCTATATATAACTTGCCTATAGCTACTGCAACTTTGGGCGGTGTAAAGAATGGCGGGAATGTAGTAGTAAGTGCCGACGGCACTATGAATTATACTTTACCTACTGCTTCTACTTCTGTTTTGGGTGGAGTAAAGGTAGGAAGTAACTTATCTATAGCAGACGGTGTCCTAAGTGGAACTCCAGATACTACATATACGGTAGATACCGCAAAGGGACTTACTTTAAGTGGTACGTTGATTTCTATAAACTACAGCACAAAGACTTCTTATGGCGTGGTTGAAGTCGGAGATAACATATCCGTTTCAAACGGGGTAATAAGCATTCCAGTAGCTACTTCTTCTACACTAGGTTTAATTAAAATAGGAACGGGTTTAGATATAGTAAATGGATTAGTTTCTACTAGCATACCTACAGCATCTTCATCTGATTTAGGTTTAATTAAAGTAGGATATACTTCTAGTGATAAAAACTATGCCGTAGTTCTTGATTCCAGTAGCAAGGCTTACGTTAATGTTCCTTGGACTGACACTACTTATACTCTTCCTGTTGCTTCTTCAACCGTATTAGGCGGTATAAAAGTCGGCACTAACTTATCTATAGATGAGAGCGGCGTTTTGAGTGCAGCTACAGGTTCTTATACTCTTCCCACAGCTTCTACGACTACTTTAGGCGGAGTCAAGGTAGATGGAACAACTGTTTTGATTAGCTCTGAGGGTGTTATAAGTGCAGTTTCTAGTGGTGGAAGCGTATACCAGGCCGGAGTAGGATTAACTTTTAATACGTCTACTTCTCCTATAACGATAAATGCTAATTATGCTTCGGCAACAGTTTTTGGAGTTATAAAAGTCGGTAGTAATTTATCTGTAACAGATGGTGTGTTGAGTGCCTCCGCTCCTAATGTATATACTGCCGGGGATGGATTGAGTTTAACTGATGGTTCCTTTGCGCTTAACGTTGCCTCTGCGTCTACTTTCGGTGGCACTAGGATTGATGGAGTATCCATAGTTACCTCTAACGGTGTTATTTCTGTGGGTTCCGCGACTACTTCAACTATCGGCGGAATAATAGTAGGTAATGGATTAAATATCTCCAATAGCGTTCTATCTGTAGCCCAGATAGTTGCTGGGGATTCTTTAGGATTTGTTAAAAATGGTGGTAACGTAGTAATTGATTCGTCAGGTAAGATGAATTATACTTTACCTACTGCTTCTACTTCTGTTTTGGGCGGAGTTAAAGTAGGTAGTAATTTATCTATAACGGATGGTGTATTGAGTGCTTCTGCTTCTAACGTCTATACTGCTGGATTAGGATTAAGTTTAAATGATTTAGAGTTTTCTTTAGCTTATGCAACATCTTCTGTTATAGGTGGAATAATAGTAGGCTCCACGCTTTCTATATCTGATGGTATACTAAATTATACTCTTCCTACTTCTTCTACGACTACTTTAGGTGGAGTCAAGGTGGATGGAACTTCAATCACTATCTCTAACGGGGTTATTAGTTCTGTATATACTCTTCCTACTGCTTCTACAACCTTGCTGGGTGGAGTCAAGATAGACGGGACTTCAATCACTATTTCTAATGGAATAATAAGTGCCTTAACATACACGTTGCCAGCTGCTTCTACAACTACTTCAGGTGGAATTATTGTTGGTAGTGGGTTGAGCATAAGTAGCGGGGTATTAAGTGTAACTGCATTAAACGCTACTAACCCTATAAACTATAATAGTTCCACAAATACTTTATCGTTATTATATAGTACTGATTATTTTGGATTAAATGAAAGTAATCAGTTAGTGGGGACAAATTCTTTCTCCTCTTTTGTAATTGTAGGTTCTACCACCACAACGCTAAGAAGTACAAATGCTACTACTTCTTTCTCCTTCATTCAAGGAACTGGAGTAACCTTTACTGCTAACGACAGCACAAGTCCTAAATCATTGACTATTGATTTGGCATCCGCCACAAGTAGTACTATCGGTGGCGTAAAATTATATAAGGAAACAAACGCTGAAAGTTGGGTTACGTATCCGGACGACGGGGCATTTACACCTAGTGCTATGAATTATTTCGTTACAAATAATTCTTCTTACGTATCTTATTCTTTAACTTCCGGTGGAAGCACAACCGTTACTAACATAAGGAATTTGATAGTAGCTAATAATTCTAGCATGATTACTTTAGGTAATGGCACTACTACTTACGGGACGTTAGCTCCTTATGAATCTACCAGTACAGGTTCAACTGACGTTTTAACTCAAACAGGAAGTACGGTTTCTTGGGTACCGGATATATCTGTAAAATACGATTATAGCGCTACTTATCAGGCAAAGAGTATAAAAATAGTCACGGCTATTCCAGATACTGTAACCGCAAATACTCTATATGTACTGATGGAGGCTTAACTATTTATGGCAGCAGGAGATTTAACAAATATAAGATATAGTGATTCTTCCGCTATGACATTTACAAAAATGAGTAATGGAAAATTTGTAGATTCTAATGGAATAAGTCACAGTATATCTAAAATATACTTTTCACCATCCGCTAGTAACTCAGACGTTAAACTTATTTGGCAAAAATCTGAAAGTAAGACATTTAGCTATGTATCTCTAGATGCTAACTTTGCTATATATGATTCTGATGTTAGCAACACTACTTTCCAGTTTATAAGTGACGTAGACATAACGACATACACTAATCATGCTCTAAGATATTTCAATTCTAGTGTACTGTGGACTGCATGGCTTCATAGTACTTATACCGCTCCATCTGATTTAGGTGATGCTACATCTTCCCTTACTGTTACATCTGTGACTGTAAATGGGTCTGCTGCCTATTTATACTCTGTTCCTAAGATAACTAATTCAAATACATTAGGAGTAGGAGCTAATATATCTGCAAGATGGGGAACTTTTGTACCTGTAAAAATCTATACTAAAACGCAATTAGCAAATGTTGGTTTTTCCTTGTGCAATAGTTCTAGTTTTGGAAATGATGCTGTCTATTCTGGATCATGGTTTAACTGGACGGAGTTTACTGCTGAAACTGGTACACCTATAAGGTATACTGATTTATAAATATATTTAAAAATATAAAAATAAAGGAAATCACTTATGACTTATTCACACAAAAGTTCTAAAAGTATAGCTTTTTTAAAGGGGGAAGCTATTTCTAAGATCATCTCTGGTAAAGAGATGAGTGATGAAGAAATATTTGAGAAAGCTAGGAAAGGTGATAAAAGTATTCTTAAACTTCCTAAAAAACTTTTTAATATTAAGGATAAATTTGGAAGTACTCCTATTCATTGGTTAACTAGAAGAGGAGTAAAAGAAGTTCTTAATCTCCCTAAAGAACTTCTTATGATTCAGGATAATGATGGAAGTACTCCCATTCACTACTTAGCTAGGGAAGGAGTAAAAGAAATTCTTGATTTAGATAAAAAGTTTCTTATAGCTAAAGATAATGGTGGATATACTCCTATTTATTATTTAGCTTGGACTAGAGTAGATATTCCAGATGCATATAAGCAGTACATTTAATTATTAAAGGAAAATAAATAAATATGATCTATTCGTATAAAGGTTCAAGAATTGTTGCTTCTACAAGAAAAGAAGCTATCAGTAAGATTATTGCTATCACGAATAAGCCTCAGTTGTTAAATTTTATGTGCAATCAGTTGGGATTTTCTTTACCATTTCAAATAAAAATTGGTAATAATAAGGAAGAAGAGAAAAAAGAATTTCTTTCTAAAGCTATAAAAGACAAAGATGTATCTATAACTGATTTATTGAAAAAAGATACATTTAATAAGTATTCCGAGGCGGCTGTTGACGCTTATGAAAAAATGGAAAATGAATGCGTTGAATTTTCAGAAAAGATTAGGCAGTTAGCTAATCAATATAATGGAATTATTAGCATTATGCCTATTGTTTTAAAAAAGAATAAATAAATAGGTATATCTATGATTTATATATTAAATAAAAAAACATGGGTAGTAGTTGCAAAGTTTGCTAATCTTCAGTTAGCTCAAGAGAATCTAAGTAAACTTAATGGTGACTATGAATTACTACAGGAGGTAGACGTGAGTTATGTTTCTCAAATAGTTTTTGTAGATAGTGCCTGTATTTATAACAACATATCATTTTGGACTGGAATTACTAAAAATGGTAACGTTCCTATGCTTTCAGAAGTAATTACTAATTACGAAAGTCACAAAGTTTTGGACTACTTAGGAAATGCCGTTACAAAAGATAGATTTATTTTAGAAAGTGGAAAGAATTCTGCCCGTCTTTCTAATATTGACGGGCAGCCTGCGGAAACTACTTTAAATAAACTTATAGGAAGTGAATTCGTAGGATTATTCCGTTCTGAATTTTCTAGATCAAGCGTTGATGATTCTATGAAATATGCAATAATGTCTAAAATGAGTGGAGTATGCTCTGCTCTATTAGAGGGTGCTTTTGATTTGGCAGAATATCAAATAACTAAAATAACAAATGACGTGTTTTTAACACCGGAAAGAATTTCTAAATACACTAGAATGCTGGTGAGTGCCGACGCATTTACTTATGCATCATAAACAATACATATATACATATATACAGACAGGAATAGACACACAAATAAATAAACAAATAAAGGAAATAAATATAATTATGGATTTACCAATTTCTGATTTAAATACAGATAACTACACATACATTGAACATGAGGATGACTTTAAGTTCAATGCTCCCCATCATTTTGCAGTTAAAAGAAAATCCGATGGTGCCATTCTTGTAAAAGTTGATATGCAGGAAGGTCCGATTAAGGAGTGCGGGGTTAATGGTTGCTGTAATGAAGATTTATTAAATATGGTAGTTACAAGACTTGAAGGATTCCAAAAGTCAGAGTTTGCCTGTACTGAAAATGCCATTGCCCTTAATAAATTGCAAGAAGCTCTTCTGTGGCTACACCACAGAACAAATAAAAGAGTAAAACGTGGTGTTGAGGGAACTCATAAAGTATAATACTTTATATACTTTGATTTAGCAATAATTCAAATTTTTATTATAGAATAAACTATGTAATTTTAAGGAAAATAAATATGATCTATTCATATAAAGGTTTAAGAATTGTTGCTTCTTCTAAAACTGAAGCTATTAGTAAGATTATTTCTGTCAAGTCAAAGGAATTGTTTACCATCAAGATGTACTTCAATAAGGATTCCAAAGAATGGAGACCTGTTGCAGTCATTAATGACGGAAGCAATACAATAGTAGACTGGGACGATGATGCTTTTGGAAACATAAAGTGGTATGTCTCGGAAGTAACTCCTTCATACATCAAGAGTTTTAAGAAACTTGACTATGCCAAGGTTAAGTCTTTTACTTCTAAGAGTAATCATTCTGTAGCTTCCTTGGAGCAGTCTGTTAATAACTGGATAAATAAAAATAAATAAATAAAATTTTCGTGAGAGAAATCGGTACTCACATTCAAAACTTTCCGAATACCGACCACACAGTATACACACATACATACTTAAAGAAATCGGAAACAAATGATAAGGAATAATAATATGATTAACAAGAAACTTTCAAAGTCTCTTCAAGAAATTGTTGGCTCTTCCGATGAAGACGACAAAGTCACTACACCAGAAGTTGAGGAAGTTGAAGATGACTTCTTTGACGAAGATGCACCAGTAGAAACTGATGAAATCAGTGATGGTGATGATGAAGAAGTTGAAGAAATTTCTCCAGAAGAAGTTTCTGATGCTATGGAAGAAGTTCAATCTGCCGGTGAAGTATCTGATGACACTGACGCCAATGATGCCGATGAGACAGAAGTCAAAATCGAAGAAATAGACGAATCTGGATCTCCCATAGCTGATACTATGGATGAAGAACCAGTCGAAGAAATTTCTGATGAAGAAGTTGAAGACGCTAAAAAAAATGAAGATGATTACTCTAATTCTGACAAGTCAAAAGAAGAACCAGTTGAAGAAATTTCTGACGAAGAAGTTAAGAGTGCCATGGAAGAAGATGAACCAGTCGAAGAAATTTCTGACGAAGAAGTTGAAGACGCTAAAAAAGAATCCGATGACAGTGATTCTGATGTTAGCGACTTTGACGATAGTGACTCGGATGATGCTAGTGAAGATGACGTGGTTGAAGTAAATGATATTGAAGAAATTTCTGATGACAAAGATGATGATGATTCTGATAAAGATACAGATACAGAAGAAATTTCTGACGAAGAAATTGAAGAAGCTTCTGCTACTCTAGGTGACGGCACCTGTGAAGAGGATGGAACTTGCGAAGAAGATAGTGATTCAACATCTACTGCTCTTGATCTTCTATCAAATAACGGTTATAGTGCTTCCGTCGATGAAAACGGGCATATAGTTGTTACTGGTAGTGGCGAGCCGTCAAATGTTGAAGTAGTTGAAGATATTCCGTCTGATTTAACTGTCGCTCCTAGTGATGTTAATTTAGTTCTTCATGAATCCGCTTCTGAAGACCCTTTCTATACCGTTTTGATTAAGGGTAAACCCGCGGCCTCTATTCATCTTGAAGATCAAGACGATGCGGAAGAAAAGAAGAGTTTCTTTATTTCTCCAGAATATCCTCGTACTCTTACGGATGCCATGGTCAAGGCTGGCGTAAACTCTGTTCTTGATGCACAAAAAGCTAAACGTTTTGTTGCAAGTGTTGAATCTTCTGCTCTTGCTAAAAAAATGAAAGCCGAAGCTAAAGCTGAAATGCAAAAAGATATTCAGGCAGCCGTTATTGCCGCAAAGGATAAGTTCATTGAATCAGTAAAACTTGCTATCGCGGGTATGAATAAGAACTTCTTCCAAAACGACAATAATCTTAAAGCTAGTTGCTATGCTTCGTTTAGTGGCTTAGGCTTAAATGCAGAAGAAGCACAAGAAAAGACGGAAGCTATTTTTGCAAATGCAGATAGTTTCTTCTCAAGCGTTGTTGCAAAGGCTCAAGAACTTATGTCTTATGATGAAACTGCTTTCAAGACAGTAGCGGGTGCCGTTTCTGAAGCTGGCGTAGGTGTTCGTGCCATTTCTACTTTTGAACAAAAACTTTCTAGCGGTAATTCTCCGATTGTCGCGGGGGTTATGGCTCAAAAAGAAAATTCTGTAAAAGAAACTTCTCCTTCAAAGAAGTTAGTTTTTAAGAAGCACTAAATATGTATTTATTTGATTTAATTTGATAGCTAAGTAAGTAAGTGTAGGTATGGCTAGTTCATATCTACACTTTTTATGTTTTCTAAAAAATAAATAGAAATAAATAAATATATTTTATTTTTTAGAAAACATAAATCGAACTCTTAAAAAAGACGTTGAGAAAGTTTGTAAAATACACATATATACATATTAGTTTGAAAAACGTAGTCATAGCATAGAAAATAAATAAATAAATAAAAAAGAGAATATTTAATGTCAAACATAGAATTAGTAAAAAATTATATGGAAAGAAATCCTAAACTATCTGATGAAGAAGTTTCTATGCGTCTCGGCGTTTCTGTTAAAAGAGCTAAGCACGCAAGGCATCTTTTAATTCCATCAAAAGATACTAAGTTAAAATTATTTCCCAATGAAAGTAAACTTGATGTAGTTGAAAATCCTAGAACCGTTTTAGAGAATAGAATTAGAGAATTAGATCAAAGTTTTGAGATAGCTCGTAAAGAGTTTATGATAGACCCAAATGCAGATAATGCTTCTAACATGAACACATTGTTGGTTAGTGTTAAGTCAACTTTAAAAGAATTAGATACTTTTAATGATTTAAGCATTATATCGGAAAAAATAATAAATGAAGTTTTAGTGACTTTAACTAAAAATCTGCTCTTGGCTTCGTACAATGAAGGTAAAAAAATAGTAGAAGAATACAAAGAATACTTTCCTAAAGCGTTTAAATATAAGGCAGATGAATTTCCTAAAGATTTTTCTAGCGCGATAGGAAAAGAATCAAAAAAAATATATGACACGGCTATTGACAGTCTTGAGTCTATAATGAAAGTTAATTTAGGTAAATTTAGAAACGATGCCAGGGAAGAACCATTAAAAATACAAAAAGAAAGGAAATAAATTACTTATGATCTATTCCTATAATGGTTCAAGAATTGTTGCTTCTTCTAAAGCTGAAGCTATTCACAAGATTATTTCTGGTAAAGAAATGAGTGATGAAGAAATATTTGCTAGAGCTAGGAGAGGCGATAAGTCTATTCTTAAACTCCCTAAAGAAAGATTAATTATTAAGGATGAATATGGGTGGACTCCCATTCACTGGTTAGCTAGACGAGGAGTGAAAGAAGTTCTTAAATTGGATAAAGGACTTCTTATGATTAAGGATAATGACGGATGTACTCCTGTTCATTGATTAGCTTATTATACAGGAACAAAAGAAGTTCTTAAACTTCCAGAAGAATTGTTAATAATTAAAAATTATTCCGGGAATACTCCAATTCATGCATTAGCCGGTAATGGAGTAAAGGAAATTCTTACTCTATCTAAAGAGCTACTTATGATTAAGAATAACTGTGGATGGACTCCCGTTCACTGGTTAGCCTATGAAGGAGTAAAAGAAGTTCTTTCTTTAGATAAAGAACTTCTTATGACTCAGAATAAGCGTGGATGTACTACCATTCATTACTTGGCCAGGGAAGGAGTAGAGATTCCTGATGAATACAAACAGTACATTTAATTATTAAAGGAAAATAAATAAATATGAATTATTCATACAAATGTACTAAGGTAGAAGCTTCCACAAGAAAAGAAGCTATCAGTAAAATTACAACAGATAGTAATTATATAGAAGTTAACTATATAGCTGAAGATAATTATAAAAATTATATAGGCAAGAAAGTTAATGTAAAAGATTTTGCTTATTTAGTAGACCTGGACTTAAAAGAACTTCCTATTACATTCGGAACTGTTGGTGGAAGTTTTAATTGTTCTTGTAATAAGCTAACTTCTTTGAAAGGCTGCCCTAAAAAGGTTGGTAAAAATTTTGATTGTTCTTGTAATAGTCTAACTTCTTTGAAAGGCTGCCCTAAAAAAGTAAAATGTTTTTACTGTGATCTTAATAAGTTAACATCTTTGAAAGGTAGTCCGAGAGAAGTTGAAAATAATTTTTGGTGTAGCGATAATTATTTAACCTCTCTTGAAGGATGCCCTAAAAAAGTTAATGGAGCGTTTGCTTGTTCCCATAATAAAAAACAATTTACAAAAGAAGACGTTGAGAAAGTTTGTAAAGTTGGCAGGGACATTATAGTTTAATTAAAAAGAAAACAAAAGGAATGTCATTTATGAATCTTAAAGAAGTTTTTGAAAGAGCAAAGAAAGGCGATGTTTCTATATTAAAACTTAATCCGGAAATACTTTCTTCAAGCTATGGAAAAGATTTAGAGACTCCTTTGCATGAATTAGCTATGCTGGGGAAAACTCAAATACTTAACATTCCTAAAAAGTATTTATTTAAAAAAGACATATCAGAAAGAACACCTTTGCATTATTTAGCTATGAGTAAAGAATCTGATTCTGTTATGTTAAAATTTCCTAAAGAATCTTTTGATATGCAGGACGAAGACGGGAAAACACCTCTGCATTATCTAGCTGAAAGAAATAATGTTATGGGAATAGCCAGCGCCGAACAGTTAGCTATAACTGATTATGAAAATTGGAATACTCCAGTTATGGATATGGCATATAATGATATAAAATTTGACGCATCTGTTCTTTCTGACAATATTTTAAAAATGAAAAATTCTCTCGGTGAGACTGTTGCACATTTTTTAGCTTATAATGGTGATAAGCAAGTAGAAGACTTAAAAAAATATCTGGATATAAAAAATTTAAGTGGTGCTACCCCAAGAGAACTATATGAACAAGCTAGTGGTAAAAAAATTACTGCAAAATTCCATTCTTGGATGAGAATGAGAATTAGAATAGTTCCTGAAAAGATGATTGACTTGTATGGTAATAAATTTTATTATACGGATAATGGTGGAAAAAGAATATACACTTTTACCTATCCGAATAAAAATATTTTATCATTTACTTTATATAGAAAAAATAATGATAGCAAAATAGGAATAACATACAATGAAATAAATAAAGGAAATGTCTTCGCTAAAATTAGTGGACAACCTTCTAGTATAAAGAAAATGCTTATTGATTGGCTGTCAGATAATAAAGTAACTATTGAGGAAAAATAGGATTTAATATATCTATCAAAATAATAATTAAAATTTTTAAAACTAGATTGCTTAAATATGCATGCATGCATGTATATATATATATTTAGTTAAGGAGATTATCTATGGAAGTTAATGGAGTTTTAATAACTAAAGAATTTAAAAGAGTTTATGTCCGCATTGATAATAAAGTTAAATCAAAATTATCTGTTTGGTCTAATAAACTTGAGGGTCATGGATTAGTTAAAGATTCTTTTGTTGGCGCTACTTTCGTTTTGTTTGATACTACGGAAGGATTTATAGTTTTAGTTGTTCTTCAGAATAGATTTGCTCTACTTTTAGGAAACAATGCTAGTTCTATCGAGCAACAATGCTTTTTCTTAAGTCCAAAATTAAGAAATATGTTTAATAATGTTAAAATCAGTAGTGTAGGGTTGTTTAAAAGCAAGACTATGGAGGATGCTTTGACGAAAGCGTTTGAAGAAGGTGACTTTAAACATACAACTTCCTCTGTGATACTAAAGTATTGTGTAAAACCTACCATTGTTAAAGAATAAGTTATTAGTGCTTGACTAAAATATATATATAAATGAAAATAACTATAAAGACTGCTTAGTAGTTTAATTATTAAAGGAAAATAAATATGATTTATTCATACAAAGGTTCAAGAATTGTTGCTTCTACAAGAAAAGAAGCTATTCACAAGATTATTTCTGGTAAAGAGATGAGTGATGATGAGATATTTGAAAAAGCTAAGAGAGGTGATAAGTCTATTCTTAAACTCCCTAAAGATAAGTTAATGATTCAGGGTGATTATGGATGTACTCCTATTCACTGGTTAGCTGAAGAAGGAGTAAAAGAAATTCTTAAATTAGATAAAGAACTCCTTAAGATTAAGGATAATGATGGATGTACTCCTATTCATTATCTAGCAGAGAAAGGAGTAAAAGAAGTCCTTACTCTACCTAAAGAATTACTTAAGATTAAGGATACTTATGGGTGGACTCCTATTCATTGGCTGGCTAGTAATGGAGTAAAAGAAATTCTTGATTTAGATAAGGAATTTCTTATGATTCAGGATATTGATGGGTGGACTCCTGTTCATCGGTTGGCTGAAGGAGGAGTAGAAGAAATTCTTAACCTTCCTAAAGAACTTCTTATGGTTAAGGATAATCATGGAAATACTCCCATTCATTATTTAGCTAAGAAGGGAGTAATTATTCCAGATGAGTATAGGCAGTATGTTTAAATCTTAAAAATAGAAATTACCTATGATCTATTCATATAAAGGTTCAAGAATTGTTGCCTCTACAAGAAAAGAAGCTATCCACAAGATTATCTTTGGTAAAGAGATGGGTGATAAGTCTTCTTAAACTTCCAGAAGAACTTCTTATGATTAGGGTACTTAGGAAAATATTCCAGATAGTTACCTAGCTTAAAAAGAAGTTCTTAATCTACCTAAAGAATTGTTAATGATTCAGAATGGTGACGGGGTTGATTCCAGTTCATGTATTAGCCTAGAATGTAAAAAATAAGTTTTTGATAAGTTAAAACTGTAAAAGATTCCTTGTATGTATGCATTAAACCTACAAGGAGTCTTTCATTATGATAAACACTTCCACGTTACATTTACGGAAATTAGCCGAAGCACAAATGAGGGCGAAAGAAGTAGATGTTATTCTTGAAGAAGATGAATTAAAAGAAGAAAAAGTCCAAGACGAATGTTCCGAAATGGAATACATAGCGAATCAATTTAATTCTTATTCTAGTGGTATTGGGGAAGGATTCACTAGAGGAAATTCATCTATATCAAATCATGATACTTTGGATAATGATGAGATATTTCAAGATACTCTTTCCATAATGAATCATGGAAGTGACGTTTCTTCAAAATCTATGATACAAGCGCTGTCTTCTTTTTCTGACTGTAAGTTACCTGTGTTTGTAAAAGAAAAATCTATATATAAGTGTCCTATACTTTTTACTAATCTCTATTTGCCAAAGGTTGCTGAGCAAGAACTTAATGACAAGTATGGATTTCATATTTCTTGGGATGGAGGATTTCTCATAGGAAGAAAAGTTCCTATTTATACTTTTGAATTTTGGAAATATAAAAATAAGCAAAAGCATTATTCTACAAAGGTTGATTCTTTCTTGAAGGAAAGAGAACGTAAGTACAATGCAGTATTTCAAACCGCAGGAAAAGTTTATCAGTTATTAAATGGAAGGGCGTGTATTCCTGTATTTCCAGTACTTAGTGATATGGCTTTTGGAAAAAGGTTTACTTGGAATTTTCTAGGAAAATAAAATAAATATGATGTTAACAGAAACTCCAAAAGAATTGATTTCTTTTCTTGAACATTGTCAAGAAAAAATATTAAATAATTTTTGGTTTTATGATGTTGGCTTCTCTTATAGAATAGAAGCTCCATATAGTGATAGAGCAACAATTACTTTAATAGTTACTGTTGGAAATATTACATTATGTACAACTATTACTTATCTTGAAGTTTTTAATATGATAAGCAGTGAGTATCTAATAGACGATTTGATTAAAAAAATTAATACTTATATAGATATAGGAAGTACTAGCGTATGACAACAAATGATTTAACTATTTCTCTTACAGAAGATGAGCTAAGTAAAGTAAATTCTGCAAAGAAATCAGAAGATGACTTACCAAAAACATATAACAAAGTATCTGGCACGTCTAGTCCGATATCTAGGGATTTTGAAGCTTTCCTAATTCTTGAAGATTTATCTTTTAAGGATAAGGTTTCAGATAAAATTAAGTCTGTTACAGCTAATGCAAGTACAGCTAGGGATAAAGATTTGTTTGATGAGTGCTTAGAGAATGAGTTGGACGAAGTTAAAGAACAAGTCGCTCAGTGTGCCTCGCAAGTTGGAAGTTTGAATGATTTAAAAATTTCTCTGCAAGAAACAAAGTATACAGGTATTTCAGAAATATCATCTTGTTTATCCGATGTCCTTTCTACGTCAAATAGAGTAGAAATGATAAATAGACTTACGAAATTTAAATTCAATTATTTAAATATTTTGAAAGAAAGATTTTCTCCAGAATCTATGGATGAACAGCAAATTAAGCAAACTCAAAGTTGGTTGAATCCACTAACTGCGTATTAAAAATACATACATACATACATACATACATACATATACATAAAAGGAAATATAGAAAATGACAACACCACAAAGAACGAATCCAAATAAATCTCTCCCTATTGACAAGGGAAGAATTTCTATAACTGAATTTAATAAACGGCTAGACGAAAAAAAGAATCAAGCGGAACAGTTGGCTAGAAAAGCAAATTCTATTTGGCATAAGTTTCATAGCGAAGATAGCCTGCACACAGATATTTATGAATATAAAGATTTTTTGATAAACAACGAAATCGAAATTCCAAAAGAAGTTCAAGAATTGTTTGACAAAGCAGCAGAGGCTATTTCTAAAAAGGATGAACCCTCTGAAGAAGCTAAGGATATTCAAAAACAAGTAGATAATATAAATGATGTAGATGTAGATGCAACTGTAGATGTAGATAAGCAAAAAACAGAAAAGTTAGATGAAAAAAATGTTACAAAGCATCCTATTCTATCAAAGCTGTATCAAAAATTTGGTGTTAAAGAAAAAGATTCCCTGTATATAGAAAAAGAAATTAATGGAATCAAGTTTACTTTTCAATATCCAAATAGCATGAGTGCCAATTTTGCTTTGGCTATGGCTAGTGGAGAAGGAATTGGAAGCATGGATTTTGCTCATAACATTGAGTATTCTCAAGTAGCTATGAGTATAGTTGCTATGGATGGAATACCTTGTTCAGAAGTATGGAGTATCTCAAGTCAATTCAAGTATGACAATATGCCGCCAAAAGTTCGTAAACTTTGTGGAGTTAAGAATCTTGAGATGCTGGATAATATGGAAGAAGATAAAGCTGAAATGATTGTTTCTTTTTACCGGAACAATATTGGTGTAGCTGATACAAAAGAATATGAAGAGATAGCTGAATTGGAATGTTCATCTTGTGGCTTTACCAAAAACGTCACTTTAGTAAATGGTGAAGTTCCTATTAGGTATTGTGAATTATGTGGAACAAAAATGATTCCGACAAACACAACAGCTACGGATAGTAACGTCCCTTTGGCATAAAACTCGCTATTGATAATAATGAATTAAAGGCAAAAGCTAAAATTTGTCTTATACTTCATAAATTACCTAGCGAGGTTAAAAATTTATCTTTTGAAGAAGCAGCGTTTTTATCTACTCTGTATGATAAAGAAAAGGAAGTGGACAGGAAAAATTTATTAGATTCTTTAGGAAATATGCTTGGAACTTCCTGGGAAGTTGACGAGCCTCCGAAAGAGTCTGCAAAGATAATTTCAAAAGTTAAACAAGATAAAATAACATTTCCATTAATTTATGCCATAGGATTGGCGGGAATGAATGGAACTAAAGATATATTAAAGGCAATAGATTCTTTACGTGAAAAGGCAAAAAGAGTAAATAGTTCTTTAGAAGAGCGTAAAGAGTCAGGTATGTCTAAAGATGATTATTTAAATATGTTTGGAAAAAAATAAGCGTGATTTATAAATCACGCTTTTTGTGTTTTTAACGAAAAGAATGGAAGTGTTTATGGAAAAGTCAAAAAGTTCAAGTTCTACAGTTACTACACCTAGCACCACTTCTAGTGCTATAACTAAAAACACAAGTGAAGCAGTTTCAACAAAAGAATTAGAAAATCAGTCAAAGTTAAATAAATTATTATTAGCTAAAATATCTTCTCTTGAAAAAATTACAAAGTTAGAAAAAGAAGAGGAAAAAACAATAGACGAAGTTTCCGAAGTTGAGAGTGACGCTATAAAAAAAGCTAAAGAAAAATTATCTGTATTAAACGCAAATAAAAAGATTTTAACTGACTCCATGAAAATTCAAGCAAAGCAGAATGCTTTGGATGATGTTAGAATTAAATTAGATAAAAATCAAATATCGTTAAAGAAAGCAGTAAATAAATTAAAAGAACAGGGTTTCGATATTGATGAAAAGGCTATAAAAAGTAATAAGGATTTAATCCAGTTATCTAATGCTGGAATAAAGATAGACAGAGAATCTTTAAAGATTTTAAAAGATCAAACAGAAGAATTTAAAAAGCAAAAGTCTGAAGCTACAAAGAAGATGGGTTTGGGAGAGGCTCTTAAAAAAGACCTTTCTAGTTTAGGAAAATCAGTTTGGACTAGGTTTGCCGGTGCTTTTTCTTTATTAGAAGGTCTGAAAGGATTAAAGCAAGAAGCAGATAATGTTTATGATTCATTTTGGAGATTGGGACAACCAATGGATAAAATGGATGGTAGCCTTACGGCACTTACAAAGAAAACCGTTGGGTACGAGACTACTCTTATAAGTGTAAAAAATACTGCAAGCGCCTATGGCTATGATACTGAAAAAGTTGAAGAAGCTATGGTGCAATTAACATCAAAAGTCAAGTTTATGGCTGATGGTGTTAATGGTGTTGATTTTGATGCCGCGGGAGAAGCTGAAAAAAGTTTAATCGGATATGCACAAGAAATGGGTATTTCTATGGACGACGCCATAGATACCTATACTTTAGGAATCAGAAAATTTGGAAAAAATGACGCTGCGTTTAGAAAAGAAATGAGTAACGCAGGTGCCGCTACTATTATGTTTAATGGCATAATGGGAAAAGGCTCTATATTTGCTAGTGAAGTCGCTGAACATTTGTTACAAGTTCAGAGAAATACTCGTTACTGGGTACAAGATATGGGGATGTTGAATACTCAATTCAATACCCATGTCGCCTTGCTTATTAAACAGGGTAAATCACAAGAACAAGCAATGAAGCAAGCATCTAAGTTTCAAGATATGATGCAAAATCCTCCAGACCTTATTAAATGGAACGCGGGCACGGCTATAGTCAATGACTTAAGAAGAGCAATGAAAGGCGCTAAAGACGAAAAAGAAGCTATGGCTAAAATGGCTAAAACTCTTGGCATACAGGAAAATGATGCTACCGGAATGTCTCAAGTTAAAACTATGTATGATGCAATGACTAAAGGACATAATACGCAGTTTACACAAGCTAATATGGCACAAGAACTATTTGGAGGTACTAAAGGTGGCGCTAACAGAACTCTTCAAGCATATTCACGATATGCAAATATGGATGCTACGGTTCTTACCCAATTAGGATTCGGTGAAAATGCTTCAGAAGCTGAATCAATGAGACAATTGATAAAATCTCTTCAAACTATGGGAATAGATAACGCTACTTCTATGGATGAGGCTATAGCTAAACTTGCAGAGCAAGAGAAAAAGAAAAATGGATGGACTGATAAACAAAAAGATGATTGGATAAAACAGAATCAAGAAAGATTTAAAAAAGCTCAAACTACTGGAGATGATGGAAAAGCAAAAGAAGTTGAATTTAGAAGTAATACTGTTTATGTTTTAGGTGTTATAAAGAATTTTGTGGAAAGTAATCTAGTTAAGACTGCTTTAGGAGCTATAATTTCTTTACCTCCTCTAGTCGCCACTATCGCCGGAACTAATGTAATTCAAACATTAGGTGGATTTAAAAATATGATGGGAGGTATGAAGAGAGGATTAACAAAGACTAGATATGTTACAAAAGGTCAAAGGGTCAGAGCTGCTGATAAGATAGAGAACAAGGGAAATCAGAAATTAGGTGATGCAGCAAAAACCAGACAACAAGCAAAAGCATTAAGAGAAAGTTCTAGGAATATTGAAAGTAGTAATCCTTATGTAGCAAGAGCGCAAGAAAACGAAGCTAAAAGATTAGAGCAAAGAGCCTTGAAGCAAGAACAGAAGGCTCAAAAGTATTTTGATAAATCAAAAAGTGTTCGTGAAGATATTCCTAGAGGAAGTGCAACAAAAGCTACGGAAAAAGTCGCACGGAGAACAGCAGAAAGAGCAAGTGAGAGAACAGTAGAAAGAGCAAGTGAAAAAGCTGCGATGAGAGCGTCAGAAAAATTAGTTGCTAGGCAAGTAGAAAGTTCTGTGGCAAAGAGCGGTGTTAAATCATTATTAAAGGGTGGAGCAAAGGCGGCTCTTCGTGGAACTGGTGTAGGTACTGCTCTTGTTGTAGGTATGGAAGGTTATGATAATTTTTATGGTGAAAATGCTTCGAAGAGAAGCACAAAAGCAAAAGTAGCTAGGACAGGAATAAGTGCCGTTGGTGCATTAGGTGGAGCAGCGGCAGGTGCCGCAATAGGTTCCGTTGTTCCTGTCGTCGGAACTTTAATCGGAGGTATTGTCGGAGGTATTGCAGGAAGTATGCTTGCTAATAAAGCTAATGATAAATTTGTTAGCGATACTAGTGAAGGAAATCAGTCAGAGAAAGAAAAGAAAAGAATAAAACAAGAAAAATATACGCAAGAGCAGTATCAAAAAGCTCAAAAGCAGCAGCAGAAAGAAGCTATGATTGCTCGTGCCATAGCAGAAAAGCAAGCATACGACCAGCTAGACGATTTAGGAAAATTAAGAAAAACACAAGAAGATATGTATAAACTCCAAGATAAGTGGTTTCAATTTAGTGTCGAATCCGAAGTAAGAAGTATTCTTGATAATACTAATTTAGATAACACTAAAAAGATGAGAAGATTGAAGGGTATTTCTACTGGTGCCGCGGGTATGCAGAGAATGACCCAGGCAGTTGATGCTTCTGGTATGACTACTATTAGAATAGTTGGTGCTAAGAACATACAAGATCAGAGAATATACTCTGATAGCGAATGGCAAAATTAATATGCATGCATGCATATATAAAATAAAGGAAAGTAAAAATGTTACAAGCATTAAAAATATGTATTGATTTGAATAAAGTTGTAGTTAAAAAATCTTCAGTAGGTTCAATATCAATAGTGTTTAGGAAAAGAAATCCAATAGTCATTAGTGACGAATCGGAATGTAATTTATCATCTTTAGGTTGCACCAAAGAGGATTTGCTTTCTTCTAACATAGAATGGCTTATAAGAAAAGGTGCTTTATCCTTAATCGTGGAGTAAGTATATGGCTGAATTAAATCTTCCTTTATGGAGAGAAACAACAGAGCAAAAAGAAAGAATAGCTAAAGCCTTGTTGAAAGCTAACACGACTGCTTCCGAAATAATATCAAGTTTTCCTAATATTGATTTATCTGATTTTAAAAATACAGTTAATTCCATATTATCAACTGGTACTATTTCTTCTTTGGAAGATGCGGCAAATGTTGCAGGAACTCCAAATCCTTCTCCATACCAAGAAGATTTAGAAAGTGATTTAGATAAAACTGGTTATGTCATATTTAATAAAAAGAATGTATATAAAATAGACAATGCTTCTAATAACGTAGAAGCTATTCGTATGCTGTACAACGCAGGTATGAGCATTAAAGAATTGAGGAAAAAACTAGAATCATTAGAAGTTTCTTCTACTATTGTTGTTAAAGTAAAGACAAAATTTTCTAAATTTTCTTATTCTCAAAAAGAATTGTTACACAATACTAATGTTAGATTCTATAAAGAGTATTTTGCTAGTGATAGCAGCAACTATTTAGCTAGTGACTACATAGTTGAAGGAAATGATTATGATGGAATTTATGCAGTAGTGTGCGAGCAAGATTCTTCTAGCTACGCTTATTTGTATTGTCCTAAAATAGATTCAGAAGATTTTCCGTTAAACGGAAGTTTGGATATGTTTGTGGATGATGTAAACTATACAATAGAATTTACCAATGTGCATAGTGGAGAGCAGGCAGCTTGCTTGCTATCGACTATATTGCCTAGCACTATGATCGTATCTTATGAAAGTGGATTAAAATTCAAATGCACTAAATCATTTTATTTTACTAGTGATAGTGATATAGACTTGTTGGTAAAATTAAATATAAAGTCTGCTTTGATTTCTGCGCAAAGAGCTATGAAGTTAGGGTATTCTGGAGTAAGCATACTTGAAAATGAAATTTATCCATATAATTGTGAAATATCAAAAACAAATGAATCTTCTTCAAATGTAAAAAAGATATATAAAGAGTTATTGAGTAAAGAATTTCCTCAAGAAGATGCGTTTTGTTACTTAACGGGCAACGAAATGTACTCTGATTTACAGAATTATCTAGATAAAATTAAATCTGGAGAATCCTTTGATTTAACAAAGGAAAAGAACTCTAACTTTTATAGAAAAGTAAATACAAGAATTGTAGCCACAACTTCTTTAGCTATAAGTAATCTTTTAGCTTTGTCTGATACAGATTTAGAGTATTTATTAAGATATAGAGAAGATGTACTAGGGATAGATTTTACATATAGTAAGTCGGAATGTATTTCAGCTATCATAAACACTATGACTGTTTCTAGTAGTGGTTCATCATACCAAAATGAATCTATAAATGAAACGGATGTTTGGAAAGCAAATACTTCTCAAGCTAGATATATGGGTATTTGCTTGTGGCTAAGTGAATCTTCGTCTTCAAGTAAAGATTCAGAAAATTACTTGGATAAATACTATGATTTTTTAAATAGTGCTACGGCGTATACAATATCTACATACTCAACGAGCTCTACCTATTCTTATTCAGAAATTTCCAATGGAACAGAGGTTATGCTTGTTGCTAATGGAAGTGCTTTGTTTTCTATAAATAATGGTATGCAGTTTTTTGAAAATCTGTATTCAGAATTATCTTTTTCTGAAATAGAAGAATTTGAAGCAACTATGCAGATAGTTCAAGGATATTTAGATTCTGCATTTTCTGTGTTTAACGCATCCGTATCTACATTTAGTGGTTTGATTTCATTATTAAATTCTTCTATAAGCGTTATTTCTGGAAGTGGAACTGCTTCTTTGGGAGTACCTAGTGTTCTTCAATGTTCTTTGAGCGTAGATGCCGCAATAGTAATACCCCCATTTTTAAGTTCCTTGAGTCTTCTTCTGATTCCAATAATAGATGACCTTGAGCTTTTTATAGAGGGTTTAATAAAATTTCAAGATACTATTTTATGTCCGATTCAAAACCTTTTGGATAGATACTTAAATACTTCAAATTTTGTCCTACCGTGTAGAATAACATATTCAGTTCCTACGATAAGTAATATAAGTTCTTATTTGCAAGGGTATGTTCAATCATTAAATTTTTTAAAAGCTAGTTGCGCATCTGTTAAAAAAGATGCTTCCTGGCTAAAATTTAAAGCTACTTCTTTGCCCGGAGCTGTTTCTTTGATTGTTACAAATTCTTCTGCCTGTAAAGAGAGTTAAATCAAATTTAGCAAATTTTTATTATAAAGAAAAAGAGGTTTTTATGCTAGTAGAAAAGATAATTTTAAATAGAGATGCGTGCTTTTTAGACAGTGCTTGTCATGAAGTAGTCTTAAAAAAAGGTACGCATTTATCGTTTTTAGAAGAGCCTACTCGTGGATTAAATCGTTTATTGATTTATGTAGATGACTGTGGAAATAAATATACTTCAAATGATGCGGAATTTCCATCTGAGATTAGTCCTTATGTAAAGGTAGTTAAGGATGGTCTGTTTTATGAAGTTAGTCCATTTGGAACTCATATAAAAACTGCAATACTTCCGGTTAATACTTTGCTGCGAAAATTATCTAATGGTTTATTAACCAGCAATAATCATTTTTATACCACTGATACTTATTCTTGTTTGGAAAATGAGTATGAGTTTCCTAAAGTAAAAGTTAGTGCAGAAGTTAAGAGTAAACCAAAATTTGAATTGGATGCTAATAAAAAATATGCTGGTCAAGAGGGCATTGACGCTGCAATTTTATTTTTACAAACGACTGATTTAAGTAAACATATAATTAGAGACGATAATAAAGATATATTTGTTGATTTGGGTTCATCTGAAATGTGGCCTGACATAGATAATGCACAATGGATTATGAAATTAAATTCCCTTATTCCTATTGCTAGTGCGGTTTCCGTTGGAAAGAGAATTTTAAAAGGTAAGCCTAGACTAGCTATTGGTTTACATTCAAATTTTGTTTAACGAATAAGGAGTTAACTTATGGCGGATGATACTACCTTGGTGACTATTAAACTTCGTAAAGAAGTTTTGCCAAATTATGATGCGAACAATCCTAATGCAAATTATGTTCAAGAAGCAAAAGCATTATTTGTTGTAGGGCCTTATTCTGTTTCATTTGAAAAGGCTTTCAATTTATATACATCAGGATATTATAAAAAGCACAATAGAAGTGTCATGGATAAACATCATTTTCTTTGTGGAGCAGTTCCTATTTTTGCCACGGTAAATGAAGGAATGTGGATTACTAAAGATGAACTTCTGATGTTTATTAAGGATAGCGAAGCATATACATCATTGATTACAGAAGTTCGTAATGGTAATATTGAAATAAAGAGTGGCTCTACTGTTTATACGGCAAGTGACTTATATACCATGCACTTATCTTAAATAAAAAGGAATTTTATTATGAATGAATCTAATTTAAAAACAATAGATAGAAGAATAAAAAGTCTTGAGTGCTTAGCCTCTGTCGGAGCTACTTCAGAAGACAATCCTCTGCTGAAGCAATTAAAAACGTTAAGAGAAGAAATCATGACTAAGGCACAGATAGATTACGTATCTGTGCAAAAAAAAGTTTTGGATTCTTTTAGGATTCTCATGGAGCAGCTTTCAACTCTTGCCTACTATACACAAGAAGCTAATAAAGATGTTAGACCTATTGAGAAAGTTTTGTCCATTATAAATAAGGCTAAGTCAATGGTTTCTGAAGATTTGTTAAAGCAGCCTTCGGACAATAAAGAATCTGCTACCACAGAGACAGTATCTGCATCAGCGTCAGATTATGAAATTCCAACGGAGGAATCGTTACTTGAATTTGTTCAAAGAAAAGGTGGAGTTTATTATTCTTCACTGAAAGATTGGCTTTCTGCTTGTAAGAAACGCTCACTTACTATCTCAAAAGATGAAAATGACTTATCTTACTCAGCTATTGATGACTGTGACTGCTTAGGAACTTTTGTTGTTGAGGAAGGAGAGGGTTGCCTGTTTGCTGATGCCGACGCTATGCAAAAAGCATTTAGTGACGATGATACTATCTATGACGTAAAAGAAAAATCTATGCTACAATAAAAATAAAATCTATGTATATATAGATAGATAGGAATACCATATATGAATAAAATTTATTTATACAGAGGAAGTGTGATTACTGCTTCTGTAAAAGATGAAATAGCTACTCCATCATCAAAAGTAAAAAAATGGTATGTAGCTAATTTTCATGGCACTAGTGAAGGCAATAGAATGAAGGATATTTCTTTTTCAAATCTATGGAAAGAAATGAAAAAGAAAAAAGATGTTTATTCTTTATTAGGAGTAAGTGACCCCGAAATTCTAGAAAGAGTTTTTAAAGGTGTTGAACAGGCAATGAATCTTAAAGAAGGCACCGCTTATGATATGTGGAATAAAAATTTTACTAAAAATAAAGAATATTCTAAATTATCAAAAAAATTAAACTTAATTAAAAAAGGATTATAAAGTATGAATGATAAAATAGATTTAAATTTTGGAATAATCTTTAATTGTGGATACTGGGGTGAACTTCCAGAAACTATATGTGATAAGGATTTTATCATAGAATCAGTTATTGGACGTGGACTCGAAGGTGTTCAAAAAGATGTTATTGACTACCTATATAACAATTTAAACTATAATAAAGAATGGGAAAAGATAGCGAGTGATAATTGTATAAATGTTATACAAGATATTTTAGATGAAGATAAATCTATTAAAGATGTTAAAATAGTTTCTGCCGAACCTTATAGTAGTGGATATAATGGGTGCGGGATAGAACTTACTTTAAATAAAGAAGTAGACGACGAAGAAGTTGAAAAATTTATTAATAATAAATTTATAAATTCAGAGGGCAATGCACTAGAAGATATTATTGAAAAGCTGCAAGAGACATTGAATCATGCTTATCACGGTGTTTCTAAACAAGATATGGAAAAGATGTACGATAAGTTAAACATGAAATTTTCCGTACCAGATAGTGAACGTCCAGATAGCCTAGAAGATTTTTTAGATAATTTTAAATACGGAAGTGATGGAATATATCATTTTAAAAACGAAAAACAATCGGAGTTATTTAAAGCAACTTCTAGTTCTGAATCAAACAATAAAATAGTTAAGTCTATTATTGAAAATGCTAAGGGTGGGATACTTAATGGTTATTCTTCTTATTGCGTCATGTCTGAATTTTGGATTGGTAAGTGTCGCTATGTTATTCATGCCTACAAGTATACAGATGAAGACTATCTGAATAATAAAAAATGGAATCAGAATAAAATGAAAGAATATCTAAAGTCTAATGACTTTGAAGATATTAAGGTTAAGTGTAATTATGGTTCAAATAAAGGAGACACCTTTACGTTAACTGAAATTATTGATGAAGAAATAAATGGAAAGTTTAAATCCTTTATTTATAATGGCAAAAAAATTACTGCTTCTTCTCGTAAGGAAGCTATTTCTAAGATTATTGCATCCTCATACAGTTCAGATACTTTAACTTTTTTTGAAAATATGGATTTTAATTTTGCCAGTAATGGAAAATTAGATAAAGAACTACTTACAGAAGAAATACTTACTTGGTTGGAAAACGATGAATCCCTATATAATAGAATTTCTAATGGTAGAATAAAAGCGCATTCCTTAGTATGGGAAGCTTTATATAATTATATAAAAACAAATGTAGTTAATAGAAATTTTTACTTGACCAGTGACAAAATTAAGAATTGGTTTAAGCATCTTGGTACTGACTACATAAGTGGTTTAAGTGATGCTGTTAAGGCTGTTCAAAAACTTAAAGACGAAGCAAAGAAAGGAAAAATAAATATGATCTATTCCTATAATGGTTCAAGAATTGCTGCTTCTTCTAAAGCTGAAGCTATCTCTAAGATTATCTCTGGTAAAGAGATGAGTGACGAAGAAATATTTGAGAAAGCTATGCATGGAGATAAGTCTATTCTTACTCTACCTAAAGAAAGATTAATGATTAAGAATAATGCTGGGTGGACTCCTATTCATTGCTTAGCTTGGAATGAAGTAAAAGAAATTCTTAAATTTCCAGAAGAATTGTTAATGATTAAAAATTATTCCGGGAATACTCCAATTCATCTGTTAGCTATGAATGGAGTAAAAGAAGTTCTTAATCTCCCTAAAAAATTGTTAATGATTAAGAATAACCGTGGGTGTACTCCTGTTTATTATTTAGCTAATACTGGAGTAAAAGAAGTCCTTACTCTACCTAAAGAACTTCTTATGATTAAGTATAAAGATGGATGGACTCCCATTCATTACTTGGCTAGGCAAGGAGTAGAGATTCCTGATGAGTACAAACAGTACATTTAATTATTAAAGGAAAATAAATAAATATGATCTATTCATACAAAGGTACTAAGATAGAAGCTTCTTCTCGTAAGGAAGCTATTTCTAAGATTATTGCAGATAAGGAAGATTTTAGTGATACTAGTTCAGAATTTAGGTTAGCTATATATAAGAATGGATTCTTAGAAGAAGTTCATAATGTTAAACTTAAAGAGGCACTATCCTTATACAAGAAGTTGTATGGAAAATATCACCGCGGAGCGACGCCAGAAAAGTATTCTATAGATAATTTGCGAAATAAAGGAAATGACGATGACGGAGATTATCCAATAGAATTTGTCATTGAAAAAAGAAAAAAGTTATCTGCAAAAGAAGTTGTAGAACTTCGTAAAGAAATTTCTTTTGGAAGTGTTTATTATGCGGATTACAAAAATAGCTTTGGCGTTGATAAGCAAAATTGTTTAGACTTTTTTGATGGCTATAACTCTATGCTGTCAGAGAACAGCGAGAAAGAATCAGATGAAAGTCTAAAAGATTACTATGATAGTAATACTACTGCTCTTTATGCTTACGTAAACTTTAAAACCGGTAAAGTTGAAAATTCTGAGAAATAAATAAATAAATAAAAAGGAAATCAGTATTATGGGAATAATTAGTCACAATACAAAAATGAGAAATTGGTCTATGAAGACCTTAAATACTGATAGGATTTCAAATCAATCTCGTACTGACCATTACGATTGGAAAGCTCATTATGTAGCACAGGATATTTGTAGAAGAGCGGCAAAAATGCAGTCAAATGCTCTTGACATAGATGTTAGACTTTTCTACGCTTATTCGAGAATGGTTTGTGGAAGAAGATGTACTTGCTTCAAAGGAATAAATCAAGAGCCAAAGGGAGATTGTCCTATTTGTTTTGGAACTGGTGTTGTTGGAGGATTTGAAAAGTTTGGAACTCGTACAGAAGTTATTGACCCTAGTTGCCATTGCACTTGTGTAAATATAATTCCAGATATTGCAAATCCTCAACTTCCTCCTTTATTTGTTCTTGCTGACGATGCTATCGAGGGATTCTTCATATCTGATGTTGACATTGGAGATAACATCGGAGAAGTTGATTATTATAGGTCATATACTTCTAATTTAAGTATGACTTCTACTTGTATAATATATGTAAAAGCATACGGAGCAGATGATTCTACTTATTTCTACTCTCATAAAGTAAAATCAAACGGAATTATTGTTGAGTATAATATAGAAGATGAAATAGCTAGGCTACTTTCAAATAAAGTTAGAAAGCTAACATTTAAAGTTGAAATGAAAAGAAATCATATTTCTAGTCCTAGTCCCGTTCTTTCTCATATATACTTAAGATATAGAGTTAAACCTGTTAATGAATATACCTTGAAGTGTGACATAAATCCTGCACAAAATTCGGCTATGTTTGATATGAATGGAGGTGCTACAAATTCATTTACTTCTTTATCTGTAATAGTAGATCCTTCTAAATTTAATAGCTACACAACAGATGGTTTTCTATATGAATTTGAAAAAGATTTAAAATGGAAAATCTTTCAAATAGAAAAGAAAACTCAAGTGGGTAGTGAAACTCAAACAACTCTTGAATGTACTTTACTTCAAGAGTATGAAACTGGTTATCAAATTTTTCCAATTTAATAAATATGATATTATACATACTAATTTTATTTTTAATTATTGGTTTGTTGTTTGTGCTCAGATTCAACATAAAAGTTTATCCATTTTCTCCTTGCTATGATGGGGGTTTCCCCTTAACGAAAAGAATGATAGCAAAAAATGATTACTCTAACTGCAAGATAGCGAAATTTAAATTTGGGCCTTTTGACATTGGAAGATGTGTATTTTCATTATCACAAGGAATAATGAAAATTGAATCTTTTGAAATAAAAGAAGGGAAAAGGTTCAAAGGATATGGAAAGAAATTTTTTAATTTTATTCTCTATTATGCAAAAAAGAATAGTATAAAAGGCATATATTTAACATCTATGCCTAATGTTCATTTGTTTTATTCTAAATGCGGTATGGATTTAATTGATTTAGATACTTTTTATGTAGCGTTTAGAAATGTGTGTGCTAAAGTAAATTGGTTAGAAGTTTTATCTGAAAAATATTTATGAATGAATAAAATAAATAAGGAATCCATTATGGAATATCAAATCGGAAAACAAAATATTGTGGCGGGAAGTCGTTCAGAAGCTATAATCAGAAGCCATCAAAAGACTATGGCTAAAACAATTTCTTTTGGAGAAGATTATGAAACAGATATTGTATCTCAGCTTACTTTTGTGATTGATTCAAAAGTAGACGAAAAGAGCTTACTTAAATGCTTCTCAAAGAAAGGTTTGCTTTTAATAAATTTTGATGAAAATGCAGAAGTTTCAACTACTAAAATTCTTTCAGCAAATAATAGAAAGTACACGGAAAAGTCTAATGGAGAAGAGAAGTTAATTAAAATAACTGACTCAAAAGAAAATTCTATTAATGCTATTGTAGAAGCTCTAAAGGTTATATCAGGTGCTCTTGAAACTTGTAATTCTGTTACTGTTGCCCTAATACCGTTTGATGACTCTCCCGTGGTTAAAACTAATATAACATATTCAATTAGTTCTATCGAGACTTTATGATTTATAGAATTAAAAATTCTTGTTTTGCCGTAACTGCTTCGTGTAAGCAAGAAGCTATGGAAAAGATAGTAGCTTTGACAAAAATGCAAAGAACATATATAGATGATTTAATTTTTGAATCTGGTTTTCAAATTAAAGAATTTGACGTTGGCGATAAGAAAACAGTTTTAGTTGAGAACAGGGCTTTGGAACAAGATTATGCAAAAGTTCTGATTGTTTACGAAGGAACGAACGCTTTCCGAATTGGTCTTGATATTCCGGCGATGGATGACCCATTTTCAAGTAAAGTCTTTCTTTCAAAGAAACAATATGATGAGCAGGAACTTGTTTCTAAACTAAAAGAACTTTCAAAAAATATGCAAAAAGCTGAAAAAGAATATACTAAAATAATGAAAGAATATCGCTCAAAACTTAAAGATATGATAGGATAGTCACAAATCTTAAAAAACTTCAAAGTATGAAAACTTATGTTCACTTTTATAAGGACTTTTAAAGGAAAATAAATAAATATGATCTATTCGTATAAAGGTTCAAGAATTGTTGCTTCTTCACGTAAGGAAGCTATTCACAAGATTATTTCTGGTAAAGAGATGAGTGATGAAGAAATATTTGCTAGAGCTAGGAGAGGCGATAAGAGTATTCTTACTCTACCTAAAGAAAGGTTAATGATTAAGGATAAGTATGGAGATACTCCCGTTCATTATTTAGCTCGGGAAGGAGTAATAGAAATTCTTGATTTAGATAAGGAACTTCTTATGATTCAAGATAACTGTGGGTGTACTCCTACTCATGTACTAGCTGAGAAGGGAGTAAAAGAAATTATTGATCTAGATAAGGAACTACTTAGTATTAAGAATGTATGGGGACATACTCCCATTCACTACTTAGCTCGGGAAGGAGTAATAGAAATTCTTAAACTTCCTAAAGAGTTACTTATGATTAAGGATAGGAATGGATGGACTCCTGTTCATTATTTAGCTTATAAAGGAGTAAAGGAAGTTCTTTCTTTAGATAAAGAACTTCTTAAGATTAAGAATGATGTTGGAGAAACTCCTATTTATTGGTTGGCTTGGAATAGAGTAAAGATTCCAGATGAGTACAGACAGTACATTTAATGTTTAAAAAGAAAGAGAATTATTTACTTATGTATGATCTATTCCTATAATGGTTTAAGAATCATTGCTTCTACAAGAAAAGAAGCTATTAGTAAGATTATAGCAGATAAGAAGAAACACCTGTTCATGAGTTAGCTTACGCGGGAGTAAAGGAAGTTCTTGATCTTGATAATTCGTTACTCAATGTTAAAGATAAATTTGGACGAACACCTAGACGCATATTAGACTTATATAGTAAATTTAGCAATACTCCGGAAAGTAAAAAATGCTTGATAATATTTTAAATGATATAGATATAAAAACCGTTTTAAAATATACTAAAGATAAGTCGAATGCAACTCCCCCCCCCCTTTCACTGGCTTATAGAAAATAGTAATAAAATTCCAGATAAGATTAGAGGTTTATTACTTAAGTCATTGGATAATCGTTAATACACACATAATACATACTTACATACTTATGTGTGTATAAAAGTAAATAGATAGATATATAAAGAAGGTATTGCAAAATGGAAATGTTTGACTACTCTAAAAAGAAAGAAGAAAAGCAGCAAATAAAATTTAATCCAGAAGATTTTGCTAATGAATTGGAGTTTGAAAACATTGATGATAGACTTCTTGACTTGATAGACGAATCTGATTTGCCAATACCTTCTAATTTTGTAGAATTTGTAACATCAAAAAAATTTCTAAATGCATCTGTTCTTCCTAGACAAATTCAAATAGCTTCTCAATTTTATGGAGAAATGTGCCCGCACTGTTCAAATAAAGAAGCTATGGATAATCTGTACGATCAAGATTTGGATTGGATATATGATAACATAGTCTTTTTAAGAAACGGAGTATGTCCTTCTTGTCATAAGAATAGATTAGATTTTATGAAAGAAGGTTTGTATAATTTTCCAGATAGCTTATATGTATGTTGTGGGCAAAGATCAGGAAAGTCTATTTTAGGCGGAGGTCTGATTCCTCATTATCTAACTGCAAGATTGATCTGTATGCAGAATAAAAAAGGTAAAAGGGTGATACCCTATAAATACTTTCATAATCCTCCCGCGCCACTGTATGGAACATTTACTGCAGTTTCTTTAGGTCAAGCGTATGATAATCTGTGGCAACCGTTTAAGGGATACTTAGATTCTCCTTGGTGGAAACTTTATTTTGAAATCCTTGATTATTATGGAAAGAAACACGGAGTTGAGTTATATAAAAACAACACTACTTATCTCCAATTAGTTCATAAGAAACTAGCTTGGCTTTGTGAACCTCCTTCTAAAAAGAAATTGCGTGGTAAAACTCGTTTCTTTTTTGGAATAGACGAATTGAGTTGGCACGATTTAGGAACTAAAGATGATTCAATTCTAGGCAGTGCTAAAGAAGTCATGGCTTCGGGTAGAAACTCTTTATTAACATACAGAAAGAAATCGTTAAGCAAACTTGAAAAGGGAAACTTTAATATTCCTATGGGAATTGAATGCTACTGCTCTTCTCCTGCCGAAGCTAACGATATTCTTATGAGAAAAGTAAGAGAAGCAAAAAATAATCCTAGAATGATGGCTTTTCATTATGCTACATGGGAATTTAATCCAGATTATAAATCTCCATCAGATATTGGTGAATCAGATACAATGATTCTTATGCGTGACTTTGGAGCTAATCCTCCATTAGCTGATAAGCAGTTTTATTCAGATGCAAAGAATTTAATTGAAATGATCGGAACCAAAGGAGGTATGGTTAATTACAAAGTAGAAGAAGATAAAGATACTTTTGGAAATTCAACTTACTATCCCGTAATCGAATCCTTTAACTATACAAATAGTTATCCTAAAGTTCTTGCCTTAGATAACGGTCAAGTCAATAATGCTTTTTCCGCTATTATGATGCACAAAGAAAAAGATAAAATTGTAAATGATTTTATAGTATCTGTAAAACCTAATAAGCACCATAAAGTAAATTTAGGAAAATGCTTTAATGATTTTGTTATGAAATTAGTTTGCAATAAACAAGCTAATATAGTTATGGTTTCCTATGATAGATGGAACTCGGCACAAGCTATTGATACTTTAAATGAGAAAAACGTAAAAGCTATTCAATATTCATTAAAGTATCAAGACTTCTTAGATATAAGGAGTAGTTTTGGTTTAAAAACTTATGTATTTAATAAACCTATGCTTGATGCTAGTTCGCTTGCACATTATGAAGGTGGCTTTGATTTCTTAAACATGAGTGAACAAGATTCCTACTTTGGTCTTCTATATCAAATCTTAACAGTTAGAGATTTAGGAAAGACTTTAGCCAAACCTTCTATGGGTGATGATGATGTCTGGAGAGCTTTCGCTTTAGGTGCAACTCTTTTGAAAAAGGAAGAGTATAAAGATTTATTTAATGCAAGTGTCGGAGCAAGTTATTCAAGTCATAGGGCTTTTGGTTCTGTGGCTTGTTCAGTGGGACATAGACCAGCTTCATCTACTCCTAATAAAGGAATTTTAGGTGGACTGGCACATAAGAAACATTAATTTATTTTTAAATCAAAATAAATAGGTAAAGAAGGAAGGTTATAAAAATGTATGTAACTAAAATGCAAATAATCGCAGCTAAGGCTTTGAGAGAAAGAGGGATGAAAGCTACAAAAGAAAATGTAAGTCAAGTAGTAGCTTCTATGAAGTCCGTCGGCGTAAATTCGGATAGTCTTGACATTAAAGCAGTAGCTGAAATCGCTACCGCTTCTTGCAGTAAATTTAAAGGTATCAATCTTCTTAAGGCTATGCACAAAGAAGTAGTAGCTGAAACTAAACCTACCGGAAGTAGTTGTCCTCGTTGTGGAAAACCTATGATATTTGCACAATTAAGAACACGTCCCTGTTCTTATTGTACTTCTTGTTATATAGCACTTCCATTTAAATCAGAAGAAATAACAAAATAAAAAGGAATATATTGTATATGAAATATAGAATCAAAGGAACTATTTATAACGCAGACTCAAAGTCAGAGGCCCTTAACCTATTTAAGAAAAAAGTAGCTAGTGAAGAATTTTCTAAAGAGTTTGTTACTTTTATAAATACTTCTGTTGAAGAAGAAATCAAAAATGTAAAAGAAAACAATATAGAAGAATATAAAATAAAGTATGAGGAATTACAGAGATTATCAAATTCATTTATACATGAGTTCTCTAAAAAATGTAATGAATTGCTGGCTTTATACGAAAACCTAGGAAAATAAATATGTTCAGATTTGGAAGTAGATTTAATGGTGCTATTTATAGCAAAACAGGATATGATACTACAAACATAGGCAGAGGTAGTCAAAAAGGTGTAAAATCTTCGGAAATTACTGCTACTACTAATCGTTATCTTCCAAACAACGAAACTCTTGATTCGGCTTCAGTTCTTGATGAATTAACTCCACAAAGTTCAGAGGGGCAGTTAAAGATTTTTAGAACGATAGCAAAGACGGATGCCGTAGGTGGTCCGGCTATTGATATGTTATCTAGTTTTCCATGGAGCGACTGTGTATTAAGTGGTATTAAAGATAAAGATATTTCAAAATTTTATGAACAAGCAGTGCAGATGCTTGACCCTCAGACTTTTTTACCGCAAGCAACTGCTTCATACTTAACAGATGGAAAAATTGTAGATAGTCTTATTTATGATTCCAATGTTGGAACATTTACGGATTTCATTCCGCAAGATCCTATGTACTTGGACTTTGAGCCGATTCCAATTAGAGGATTTGACCCGAAAGTAAACTATAAAGGAAATCCTGATTTTAAAAAGTTTTTCCATAGTTCCGACGAAAGGGACACTTTAGCAAAGTCAAAAATATCAACCTTACTTGCAGAAAAATTATCGTCAGGATCAAAAGTTCCTCTTGAACCTTTGAATACTTTGTATGTTCCCAGAATGGTTAGTCCGTTTGACTGGCTTGGTACTTCAATGCTTTGGAGAATACTTCCTTTTTATGCCATTGAAAAAGCATTGTGGAACGCATCAATAGCTTCTGCGAGAAGAAGAGCAAGAAGCATTACGCATATCAAATGTGGCATTCAAGATTATTGGGAGCCAACGCAAGAAGATTTGGATAACATAGTTGATTTGTTTATGCAATCTGAAGAAGATCCAGTAGGCGCCTATGTTATTACTCGTGATGGTGTAGAAACTAATGATGTCAGACAAGCTCAAGATTTTTGGAAGTTGTCAGAAGAATGGGATATGCTTACGGCAGGAAAAACCCGTTCTTTGGGCATGAGCGAAGCTCTTCTTTCCGGAGATACTGCGATAGGCACTAGCGAGCAGGCTACCGCGTTGTTCCTAGAATCTATTAAAGTTATGCGTTCTGATTTAACAAATAGAATTTTTTATAGAAAAATATTTACTAACATAGCTCGTGCCCATGGATTTGTAAAGAAAGATGCTTTTGAGTCAACTGCATCTGCGTTAAATAAAATGGACAACAAATTCCATAAGCTAGTTAAAGAGTATGTAGTTACTAGTTCCGTGAATGGTGCTGGAACTTATATGGTAAAAGGAGGATTGACTGTCGAGCAAGCCTATGATATTGCATATAAAGACTTATTGATTCCTGAAATTACTTGGAGAAAACCCTTATCCGCCATTAAGGATGACAGCTATATGCAATTACTTCAAACTTTGGAAGAAAAGGGTATTCCTATTTCTAAAAAGACTTGGAGCAGTGCCGCAGGATTTGATATTTATAAACAAATAGAAGATATAGATGAAGATTTAAAAATTCAAAAACTTATTCAAGATAAGCTTGGCGATAAGGTTCCTAAAGAGGAAGAAGAGGCAGGAGATGAAGAGGGTGGCTGGGGTGCAGAATCTTCTGCACATAAAATAACTGGTATAGCAGAAATTTTTGATACACTAGTTAAACCTAATGGAAAAACTACTTTCTTTGGAGTTGGCCCTAATAAATTAAGAAAAGCTGTTAAGCAATTATTTGGAAACGGTTTAGAGATTCTTAATGATGAAAAAGCAGTTAAGAATCAGTTATCGTCTTTCTATGATGGAAATCAGAATAAAGTTGAAGCAGCTTGCTACTTACTTAACAGAGGACTAGTAACTGATGTTAAAATAAGTAAATCTTTTTTGAATAAAGTTCTTGAAAGAATTAATGAAAGAATGACTGTTTCAAAAGCTAAAGATTTAAAAAGATTAGTATATGAAAGAAATTTTGCGTACTCACAACTTATGAAGTATGTAAAAAATAAAAAGAAGTTGAATATACCTAAATCTTGTCCTGATAAACTTAAAGGAAATCAAATATATTCTGGGATAACGGGCACTTCTTCTAAATAGAATTTTATTTAATAATTAGTTAAATAAATTTTTATTATAAGCAAGATGGTGCTTAAAAGTACTGCAATCGTGGGCAGTATATTTTATTATTTTTAGTCAATCATTCACGAAAAAAGGATAATTTAAAATGAAAAAATATCGTATAACTACTACTCATACTATTCTTGCCTCTTCTCAAGAGGAAGCTCTTGCTAAAGTTGCCAGAATTGTTGCCAAGAAACCTTCTTCCGAGGGAAAAGCTGATAATCGGGAAATCGCTGAAGAAGTATGTGACGAACTCAAAGCAGAAGCGATGAAGTTCAATAAAAGATATTGTTCTGAAGACAATATGTTCTTTGCTGTATGGTATTCCACTTCTAACTTCGCTATCTTAAATAACGAGAAACTTAATAAGTTCTTTGATAACCTTACTAAAATGGTTATTCAAGTTGTTGGTAACGATGGTGCTAAAACTTCCGTCATGACAGGTGATATGAAAGTTTCCACGCCAGTTACTAAACAAGAAGTTTATGAGATTTGGTTAGCTCTTATTATTCGTATGCGTTTCTGCATTCTCGCCAAGAATAAAGAAGCTAAATCAATTTTGAATAAGGTATTTAAGAAGATAGATGAAATCGACTTTTCTCCTAATAAAACTACAAAACTTGCCTTGTGCGGAAAGTTCTCAAGAAAGAATCTCTTGGATATGTATGTTTCTGACGTTGATAACTGGGGCCTTATCTTTACAACGCTTAAAAAAGCTGCTGTCTGATAAGTCATTCCTTGCATAGTATATAAACAAAGGGCAATTCATTTATGACACTATTGATAACTTCAGTTTTTCTAGGGCTTTTAATTTCAAGAACTGATTTCTTGGAAAAGCTAAAAAAATATCTATTAGATAAAAATTGTAAGTTCATAGTAAAAGGAATGGATTGCCCTTTTTGTTCTTGTTTTTGGTGTGGATTATTGCTGTCTAATATTTTTGATTTTAATAATTTTATTTTAATTTCAGCAGGTAGTGCTGTTCTAGGTTTTTTTATAGCCAAAGGAACTTAATTAGATATGTGTTGTTCTGGGGTCGGTAAACCTATCAAATGCGTGAAATGCAGGTCTATCTGTGTGGTTACGGATAAATACATTAGGTGTAGAAAATGCGGACTTATTTTACTTAGGAAAAATGAAAATGAGCGAAGTTTATCAAATAAAAAAACTTAAAGATGGTTTTGAACTTAATCTTGATGATGATTTTAAAACAGCTATTTATAAGTATCCTATTATTAAGAAAATAGATACTATACCTAATCATGCTAACTACTGCGTTCTTCTTAAAGCCGGGAACGATATGTCTAAAGTAAAGGTAATTTATGGAGAGGATACAGGTCTTGAGTACTCCATAGATAATTCTTTCTTGAAAAAGCCTAACCTTTTACCTTGTTTTAGAAGAGACAATAAAAAATGGTTTGACTGTGTGTGCGATATCGAAAAAGGTATATTGCCCTATGAAATTGAAGAAATTGTAAACAACGCCATTGGTAATAAAAGAAAAAAAATCACGGCAGCACTAAATGGAAATTTAAAAGATTCCGTATTGTCCATTAAGGCTATTCAAGAAATTTTAGAACCCTTACTTGGCCCGGTTGGTTTATGCCTATCTCTTAATGTAATTAAAAAAAGAATTTTTGACGAAGATTAAATAAAGCAAGTTAAAAAGGATGGATTTATTAACAATGGGTGGATATAGTAAAGTATTAAAAAGAATACAAATACAAAAAAGGAATAAATGTATGTCACAGGTAGAACAACCTAGTAAAATTCCACAATGTTTATCTTCAATAAATGACCTAGTAAGTAAAGTAGATAAGATGAAGTCTGGGCTATTCAAAGATAGTCCTGATTATTTTAAGACTTCTTTGAATAGTGTTAGAGAAACATTGATGGATATGTTTAAGAATTTAACAGTTCGTATGACGGAAACACCAAAAATTTCCAATGAAAAAATTACGGCTATTGCAAATTCTTTAGGAATTGATTCTAATACTAGAAAAGATTTGTTAGCCATAGTAGCTGCAAACAATAATGATATACTTACACCCGATTTAATCAGGGATAACATAGATACCTTTAGGGTTATCTATGATGAAAGTAACGTTGAGGCTAATGAAAATGAAATAGTATTTAATGCAGATGCCGAATTTACAATAGTGATTGATGGAAAAGAAAGAGACTGTACTCTTAAAGGTAAGTTTGCCGTTCCTCCTGCTTCTTTAGTACTCTTAAATAAAGAGGTATAACTTTGCCTACTGCATATATAAAGAAACTTGCAAAGTTAAATCATAAGTCTCCTACTACTTTAGAAAAATATTGGGACAATGCCAAGGCAATAGCAAAGAAACAAGGTAAGTCTGGTGCCTGGGGACTTATCACTACTATCTTTCAAAATATCTTAAAGAAAGAAGGTATGAAAGTAACAGCTATCTATTTGTATGGTGGAAATGTAGTTTGTGCTTCTTGTAAAAAAGAAGTTGTTTGGAAATACAAAAAGATAGATAAATAAATAGGAGAAATTTGTTATGAAAAAAATTAAAACTACAAAAGATTTAATTAGTATTGACTGTGGACTGTTCGCTGCAAAATCTAAAGATAAAAAATCAGCAAATAGTTAAGCAAAAGGTAGGATGCTTATATATGCACATGAACATATCAGAAGAAGTTAAGAAGTCTTTACAAAAGAGTGTGCGAAACGAAGTTTTAAAAATGTTAGGAAGTGTAAAAAATAAGTCTAATACTTTTACAAAAACATATAAAGAGTATCTTACTGCCTGTATAACTTTGGTAGATAAAGGAATCTTCAGCTACGCTAAAACGTTTGAAGTAAATTTTGATTTAATATTTGGCGATGATTCTAGGGGAATAATTATTAGGGGTGGAGAAAAAGAAGCAAAAGAAGTTTCGGATTGGTTGCAGTCTATTCTAAATTCAAGTAATGTAAATATATATAAAAGTGTGAAGGTTACTCCTACAAATACATTTTGTAAATTTACATTGAATGTAATAATGTAACTAGTACGAACGAATAAACAAATAAACAGACAGACAAATATAAAGGAAACATAGATATAAAATATGAAATATTATTTAGTAAAAGGCAAGCCACTTGGATTTAACTCAAGTGCTAAGGATATTGCAAGTGTTATAGATCAAGTTCTTGAAAGCTATCACCCTATCATTACAAAGAAAAGTATGCTGTCAGGAAATACTATTTTGGAAAATCCAATAATAAGTTTCATTGATGGTAATAAATTAAACATTCTTGCTACAAATCTAGTGATTGTTAGTCCAGATGAAAAAGATTTTTCATTAAAAATGAAAACTATTCAATCTTATGAAAGAAACGGAATGATTGTTAAGTTTTGGAAAATAGAAGGGTATGATTTTTATTTAAAAAATAATTTGTCTATTTTGCATAAAATTAATATTAGTGAGTTTACAAATGTTGTAGAAATGTTTCTCTATTTGATGTACCAAGGATTAAAGGGATTAGTGTCCGTAAGTTTTGGATTGCAAGATTCAGAAACAAAAGAAACTATAAGAGAGGATGTTGCTTATAACGATATTCTTGAATATAGAGGTAAAAACATAGAAAGAGTTCAAATGAACCCTTAACAAACAGTAACATACAAATCAAAAGTAATATAACAAAAGGAATACATATATGAAATTTCAAGCCGCAAAAAAACTAAACTGCAACCTTGAACAAGCCCTAGCACAAAGTCCAAATAATCTTTATATTGGAAACAATATGAAAGGTCATTCCATTCTTCTTATGGAGATTAAGGATTCTAACGGAAAGGCAATTCCAGTAAAGATTCCAAAGACTTGGGTTCCTATTGACTTAATGCTTTTTGCAGATAGAGAAAGCATCAAGAAGTCGGAAAGTGTTAGAAAACTTCAACGTAGCGGTGTAATCTGCTTTCTTGACCCGGTAACCGCAAATCAGGTTATGGAAACAAAAGAAGCACAAGACGAAGCTAAGAGAATTGGAATATCTGGTATATTTGAACAAGATAATTCAAATATGGCGAATGTCGTTAATGCAAATGACGCTATTTTTAATTCTGATGGTAACACGGAAGAATATCAATATTATCGCAACATAGCTAATACTATTCTTGAGATGACGGATGACGATAATGCCGTCAAGAGTATCAAAGATATGAAGTCTAGTTATTTTGCAGACCCAGAAGCTGTTGACAAGGGCAAGTTGCTTCTTATGCTCCAAGAAGTAAAAGTATACTGTGGAGAAAAGAGTATGTCAAAGGCACAGAGAGAAGTTTCTGAAATGATTGACTCTGTAAACGAATAAACATAAAATAATATAAAGGGCAAATGACTTTTGACATAGTCATTTGCCCTTTTTTATTTTGGAGAAATTTATGCAATCAAGAGATCCTAGTGATATTGCACAACGAGAAGCTAACATAGCGGCAAATTCTGCCTCTGCGCGGGACTCCGCCTCTGCGCGGGATTCCAATTCCACTGCACAAGCTTCGAACGTAGGTAAGCTGGCGGAAGTAGCAAATGGAGTAGCTCTTAATAATTTTAAAGATTCCTATGCTAGACCTACAAGAAGTGCTTGGACTTTAACGACAGAGGAAAGAAAAACATATAATGATATATATGCGAATAGTGCGGATGAGCGTTACGCAAATAATGCACCGTTAGAGTTTTATGTTAATCCAAATCAGTATACTTATGACATTCCTTTTAGACAAGTAATTGCACAAGCTAAGGGTGGCCCGGTAATTCATACTTTTAGAGACAACAATGCTAGTTTAGGAAGAAATAACACTAATTTAGGATTTGGAACTATTAGTATTGAGTTTAATAGTGGCTCTATTCTTCCTAGACCTTATTTTGCGAATGGAACAGTAAATACAAATACGCACAAGGAAGTCCCGGAAGGATTATTAAATTATACTAAATACCTTGAGATTATTCAACAGGATACTGTGTATAGAAATCCATATACAAATGAAATACTTCCTAACTATGCCATTTTAACTATAAATACTTTGATGTTTCCATTTCTTGAGATGTATGGATTTTTTGTAGAAAACCATTCTCATCAAGAGCAAGCCGAAGACCCTACACAAATCCAAAGCTGGAGTGGAAAAATGCAAATTTATAAGACCAATCCCACTTTAACTGGAATAGATATAAAGTCTGGACTTGATTCAACTTGGATAAACTATATTGATGAGAGGTAATTTATTTTATGTATAATGATAAAAAATCTTTTACTAGAAATGAAACAGTAACATTCACAGCCTCGTTTTTTGAAGATGACGCAGGAACAGTTCCTGTTGTTCCTATTTCTCAAGCCTATCCTTCTTTTGTAATTAGAAATCCCAGCAGCACCTTGATTTATTCCGGGGTAGCTATGTCTAGCGGAAGTGAAGGAAATTATAAAGTAAATTGGACTATTCCTAGCGACGCTATGCTTTCAAGTGACAATGATGCTTGGACTATCGAATGGATTATGGTATCTAGTGATAATAGGCAGTTATCCTATAAAGAAAATTTTATGGTAGTTGACCTGTCCATTGAGACAGAAGAAGACCATTCTATAATTCAACTAGTTCCAGAAAATAAATCATTTAGAATATCTAATTTTTTTGAAATGCAGCCTATCGAAATAAATATAGATATTTATTTAGCTACAGATACAGATAATGTCTATGCTAGTTATTCCATGGCTGACTTAAAAGGCCCTGTTAGTGATAGGGGCCACTTGGGATATTATATGGATATTCAAGGATTATCCGCGGGAGACTATTTAATTATCTGGAGCTATAGGTATTCGGAAATATCTGACGTAAGTAGAGAATATAAAACTATAAGAAGTGTTAAGCCTAAACTTTTAAAATACTCAGATCAATTAAGAATTTTAATTGATAGATTTAATAAAAGACAAAGTGCACCAAATTCATATTCAGATTCAGATTTAATAGAATTTTTAAATCAGGGTTTGGCTATGGTAAACAACTGGTACCCAGTTTGTCAGCCATATATAACTTGGAACACTTTAGATAGTTCTCCATATCCAATATACGTTATAGCTGCCGCGGCAGTTTACGGATTGAAATCCCAGTACCTGTTGGAAAATGATCTTGCATTTAACTTCTCAGGCCAAACTACTACTTTGGACTATGACAGAACAGGAAATATCGACGCTGCGTACAATTCTTTGATTGAATGGATAAATAACAATCTATCAAAAACAAAAGTAGCAGTTACTCGTTCCGCCGGAATTGGAAGTGTTGCTATCAGACCTCTTACTCGCTATAACTCGATGCATAATAGAGTTATTCAGTACGAAGGGTATAAATCAGGAGTTGGAAATAACGTCTGGGGACTTATGGTAATACTCGGTCTATAAAAATGTAAAAGCAATATATATATATATATATAAAGACATACATACATAGGAATTATATAATGATTTGTAGGATATGCAACAAAGTTTTTCCCGATAAAAAATTAGGAATGCATATAGCTAGAGTTCATAAAATGAGCGCAGAAATGTATTATCTAAAATATCTAGGAAAAAAGGGATATTGCCTAAGCTGTGGAAAGCCTACGAAATTTATAACTATTGAAGAAGGATTCGGTAAGTATTGTTCTAGAAAATGCTCTTGCACAAGCAAAGACAGGTTAGATAAATGCAAAGCTACTTGGATTTCTACTTTGGGCGTAGATAATCCAAGTAAATCATCTAAAGTTAAAAAATCTAAAGAGAAAACTTTTAAAAAACATTATGGCGTTACTTGCTCTTTTAAGATACCAAACTTAGTTAAAGAGGGTATGTTGAAATCTTGGGGTGTGAAACATCCCATGGATTCAAAAGAAATAAAAAATAAACTTATTCAAACTAATCGTAGAAAAAGAAATGTAGCTTGCGTATTTCAAGATAATGAAGTTAAGTCAAAGATACATAAGACTATGCTAGAGAAGTATAAAGTAAAATACCCGATGCAATCTGCACAAATAAAAGAAAAAGCAAAGAATACATTTTTAAAAAATTGGAATGTGGAACATCCTATGAAGGATAGTAATCACTGTTCTTTGATTATGAATAAGGTAAGAAAGTCTATATATGATAAGTATAAAGTTGATAGCTGGGCTAAGACTAAAGAAGGTAGGAAATTTTTATCAAGTATAAACAAAGATCCTATTATTTTGAGAAATAAAGAAGCTACTAGTTTGAAACACTTCGGGACAAAAAATCCTATGCAGTGCCCTGATGTTTTTAAAAAAGTTTTTTCTCATATAAGAGAAAAGCATCACGGATATTTATCAAACTCAGAGTATGAGTTTTCAAAAAAATTAGATAAATCAAATTATACTTATACGTCAGAATTTTATTTAAATCAACATCATTTTGACTTCGCCACATATAAAAACGGAAAAGTAAATACTTTGGTTGAAATTGACGGAGAGTATTGTCATGGATTATTATGTGATTCCGACGGGCACCACGCTAGGGGAGAAAAAGACTTTTTGAGATTTAAGAATGCTTATCCATACAAGCTAGTAGTTATAGATTCTAAAAATATAGAGTTAGGATTTGTTGAGTTTGAGAAAGTGTATTCTTTGACTTATAAAGAATATAGGAAAAGAATGATACATCAAATATCAAAGCTTGATTTAAAGTATAGTTATTCTGATAAAAGAATTAAAGGTGACTATAAAAATCTATACAATAAGCAAATTAATAAAAATTCTAGGTTAGGAAGAAGCTTAGTGCTAAATGGGTATTGTGCACCTTCGTATTTAGATATAGATAAATTAGTCAGAACTAGAAAAATGTACTATTCAAAGGTATCCTCACATAATCCTTTAGATGGAATAACTGACTTTAGCTTAGATAATTTAAAAGGCATAAATCTTAATTTCTCTAACCTATACAATACTTTCAAACTTATATTTAACTATAAAGTTCACATTCTTACAGATTATGTAGCACCTATATATGATGCTTTTAATTTTAAAGAATTAAAAGACGTTCGTGTTCCTGATTTTCTTAAAGATATGTGTAACGTTGTTTGTAGAATATATAAACAAAAAATAAACATATCTACTTATGTTGCTAAAAAGATAAAACTGAAAAGCGAGTCTAACGATGTAGTCCTTGGATTTAGTGGCGGCTTAGATTCTTGTTACCAAGCATTAAAGTTAAAACAAATGGGCTATTCAGTTCATTTGTTTCATTTGGGTGGTGCAAATACTTATGAAAACTATTTAGCAACAAAATCATCTGAATCTTTTGCTCATAGGTATAAGTTTGACTTAATTGAAACAAAAATAGTAAAGATACTAAATGCGCAGAAAGTTGAGGAGAATCCTGTAAAGAATCAACTTATTATGGCGATGATGATAGATTATTGTGCTAGTAAAGGATATAATAAAATATCTATTGGATATAGTGCTTCTTTGAAGGAAGAAAATGCAATAGCCGGCATTAATGTTACTGATTGCATATCTGTTCAAGACGCTTTTCTAAAGAACATAGAAATAGAATTTATACCTATAAAAAATGCAAATAAAGGTGATAGGATTTTATATTTAAATGAAAATAAATCCCTTAACTATTACTATAGTTGTGTTTCTTGCGGAAGATTTAATGAAAAACTTCATCATTTAAATGAAGATAAATATAAAGTAAAACTTCCAAGGCATAACTGTGGTTCTTGTAGAAAATGTGCTAGACATTATTTGTTAATGATTTATTTAGGAATAGCTCCACATAATAAGGATTTTGAAAAACATTGCTGGAACATACTTAAAGATACGAAGTACAATACTGATTATTATTTGTTTAATGATTCTTTGAGTAAAGAAGAAAAAATAAAAAATTTGTTTGGATAAGTAAATATATGAACTGCACCAAAGAATATGGAATGAACATAGTTAAGACTTATGCTAAAAAAGAATTTAATAGAATACAAAATGTAAACTTTCCATATCCAATAATAAAGAACTCTTCTTGCATAAATGAACTAAAGAGTTTGCTATCTTCGCAGAAATCAATAAAAACTTCTAGTAGCTTAGTAAAAAGATTCCATTTATCTTTGAACGCTGCAAATAGGATACATCATTTATCTAGTATATTGTACTGGGAAAAGATAAAAAATGATTTCAATGAATTTAAAAGATTTTATTTTAATAGACTAACGAGATCAGACTGGTATAAGAGAGGAGATAATAGAAAGTATTTAGAGAAAGGATTTGTTCCAGATAGAATTTATTATTGTGGATTTACTACTAGTGGGTATGCACCTATTCCGAGTTATTTCAAACCTATGCTCGCAAAGTATTTGATAAACAAATATCTTTTTAAGTATAAAGAAATTTTTGATCCTTTCAGTGGATTTAGTGGAAGGATGCTTGGGGCATTTAGTGAAAATAAATCATACATAGGATTTGATATAAATAAAACGACTGTTGATGAGTCCAATAATCTCATCAAGTATATAAAAAATAATGGATATGAAATAAATGCACATATTAGTGTGGGCAACGCACTTAGCTATAAAGGGAAGTATGATTGCCTATTAACGTGCCCTCCCTATGGAGATAAAGAAAAGTGGAATCAGAAAATAAAGATTTTATCTTGTGATGAATGGATTAAAATTTGCCTAGATAGGTTTAGTTGCCGAAGGTATGTGTTTGTAGTAGATGATACCTTAAAGTATAAAAAGTATATAAAAGAAACTTTGAAAAATACTTCGCATTTTTCTTCTAGTAATGAATACGTAGTAATGATTGATAAATAAATAAATAAATAAATAAATAAAAATATCCCTATAAAACGATACTAAATATCATTTTTATAGGGATATTTATTTTTTAGTTTCGAATTAACTTATCACGGCATATTAAAAACTGTAAAAAGTAAATACTATGCCTATGGTAATTATGCCTTTTCCAGAATATGTTCCTCAAATAAATACTCCATCCAATTCATTTGAAGAAAACCTTTACTCCGGCGGGATATGGCATACCGGGAAATAGTAAAAGCATAACGATAGATTACACTATTTATTAAGAGTACTTAAAATGACATACGATTTAATACCTCAAAAATTTCTTGATAAGTTTTATACTTACCTAGCCACGAAATCTATCATTGTTGGAAAAGGAATTTACAAGAACAGAAGTCAAAAAGAAAGATTTATTGAAAAAGTATTTCATAAGTACATAGGAAAATATTATGTGTACATAGATAAAATACTAGGATACCTATCTAACGGAAATGATTATATAAATATCATTAATAAAAGTTACTTAGAAGGTTCTAACCAACGTAATTATGAGTATTCAAGGTTTAATAATATTTTTTACTACGTAAAGAAATATGGTAAATTATCTAGTGTTAGATATGTTATGTCTAACCAAGCTATCGGTAACCATATTGAGGTATGCTTTGATAGTGTAGATGCGTGCCACTGTCCCACATTAAATTTTATTGAAAATTCTTGTTTTGATTTTCAATTTAAGGAAATTAAAAAATCCAAATATGATGCTATTAAAAGCTTGTTTGTTGATGATAGAGAAGAACAAGAATTTACAGTTGTAAATTATAAAGGTGAAAAAAGAATTAAAAAAGCTAAATCATTTTCAGAAGCCAGTTATGAAGAAAATGGTACTTGGTTTCATTGTAAAAGACCATACTAAGTATAAAATATATGAAGTAGGTAAGATATGAATATAAAGCAGCTTAGAAAATTAATAGATACGCCGGACTTTAGCTTAGTAAAGCATACTCAAAATTGTAAGTATTATAAGATTTATAATTCTGATTTTTTTGTTGAACTTATGCGTAGTCCGTTATGCAGTAACCCTATTATAAGTGTAGGTAAATTTGATGGATATTGGTTTAATAGAGAAAATGTATTCGATGGGGGAAAAGTCGGCTTAGACTTATTACTTAAATTAGAAAAATATACATTTGAAAAATCTTCTAAATTTTCTAAAATAATATTTACTATGAAATGCTATACAGATTATGATTTTACTTTTGATAATGCCAGTAAATTAAAACTTAATAGCAGTAATGATAAATATCCTGAGTTGTATTCCACTCATGTGGGTTTCACCTCAATAGAGGCAGCAAAAGAATATTTAGATTCTCTTCTTTCTAATTTTAGAGTAAAAGAAAATCATACTTTCCTTATAAAGGATTTTTATGAAATGATAGAACATTTTAAATCATTTCTATTTTCTGAAACTAGGGGTTCCCAAGTAGAAAAATTATTTGGTAACTATATCGGAACAAAATTGGTATTAACAATTAAATAAAATGTTAAGGAGTAGTTAATGAAAATAGATGTAATTACTGATACTGCTATTTGCCTGGGTGTAAAATTAATATTTTTAGATTTAAAATGTTTAGTATTTGATAATGGATGTAATACTAAGATAAGTGTATCCGAGGGGAAGGTATCAGTATACATTAACAATCACTTCTATAAGGAATATATTTTATTTTTTCATAATGATGTTATAGCTGCTTTAGAAGATTTGAAAAAATATTTTTCTAATCATTTGTTAGATCAAAGATGAGAGGTAAACTAATTATGGGATCACTAGCAATATCTTGCTCAGGCGGCGGTGCATTAGGCATAGGGCCTGCAAGATTATTATCAAACATAGAATGTGATTTAGGGAAAAAAATATCCGATATGTCAGTTGGGTATGCTGGAACTTCTACGGGTGCTATTTTAGCGGGATGCCTAGATGAAGAAATTTCTGCACTTGATATTTTTGATATGTATAAAAATAATCTAAAGAAGATATTTACAAAATACGGGGTTATTGATAAAGTTAAAAAATATCCTTGTCCTACTTATGATAATTCTTATCTGAAAAAATTGTTAAAAGAAAAACTAGTAGGAAAAATGTCCGATTGGAAAAAACCGATTTTCATCCCTGCTTTTAATATCATTTCTGTAAATAATCCAGAAAAAGTTTTTGATAGAGGTGACATGGACGTAGATAAATGGTTTTCTGTTATAGCGAGCACTAGTGCAGAAACGTACTTCTTTCCAGCCGGAAATGATATGTCTTGGATTGATGGTGGAAATTTTGCAAATAATCCTATTGCTATTCTAGCTGCGGGCATGAATGATCCTAAAAAATCTAATTATGGAAGAAATATTAAAATTCTTCATTTAGATACTGGTATGACTGTTGATAAAAAAGGTATTGGTGGAAATAAAAATACTGTGGAGTGGGCAGTATATATTTTTAAAAAGCTTGTGGCTAGGTCAAATCAGAGTGCTACTTATATTGCTAAACAGTTTATAGGATCAGAAAATGTTTATGTGGCTAGTCCAGTAGTTAAGAAAGAATATGATATGGATGATTTGACTTGCACTGATGAAGTAATAGGAATCTGGGATAAATATTATAAGTCTAACAAGGATTCTATATTAAAATTCGTCCAAGATTAAATGCTTGAAAAAGTGTAAAATAATATAACAAACAATTAAAAAAAAGGAATACTCATGGAACTGTTCATTATAAGTTTTACCGTTTCGTTTTTAAGTATACTATGCATATACATTTATTTGAGAATTAGTACTAAAAGAAAAATACTTAAGGATGAAGATCCTGAGTGGCACAAAGCACATTATAAAATGTGGGATTGGTTAAGCAAACATCCAGATGCCCACAAGTTTAATTGGATTGCAGAACATCCAGAGTACATAGGGCTTTCCGGAGACCTTTGTTGCTTCGCGTGTGAACAAGCTTCTAGATCTAGAAGGTCTGAACTTGGCAAGGGAATGTTCAAAATTCGCTGTAACTATTGTCCTTTTGATATAAAGGCTAGGTCTATTGTAAAAAGGGCAACATTATTTGGTTTCGGAAATAATGATGTTGAGGAAATATGCTTAGATGGATTGTGGCTGAAGTGGAAGTGTAGCCTGGGTAAAGAGAGAGTGAAAATTGCAAAACAGATTAGGGATTTCCCACTTCATAAAGATTGATTAAAAAATACACCCATATAGCAGACGTAATTTTTTAAATATAAGGAAAATGCAGAAAAAGTAATCAAAGATATTAAGAATAACTCAAATAAAATATACAGAATATTTTTAATTAGTATGAATTATGAGGATTAGGAAAAACTATGAGTAAGTCTATAAGTAAAAAAGAGTATAATAAAAGAATAAAATTCTTTAAGGAAAGAGTTTCTTTTTATCAGAATTTATTTGGTTTAATATCCTATGAAATTGATGTGCTTCCTCAAGTAAAAGATGGTGTCGAAGGATCTATGTATGGTGAGGATAACGTTTTAACAGACACACAGCATAGAGTAACCATAGCATATACTATATCATATCTTTCCAACATAGAAACAACATACAATGATATTGATAAGACAGCTTTTCATGAAGTTTTGGAAGTGTTGTTTAATGACGTTAGGTGTTTAATGGAAACGGTATATTCTGAATCTTTTGTTGACCGTAAAATTCATTGCTTAATTAGAACTTTTGAAAATGTAAAAGAAAAAATGAAATATATAAATAGAAAATAATATGGAATTTATTTGGAATGCACAGATTAAAATAAAGGCTTCATCAAAAGATGAAGCCAATAAAACGATTAAAAGAATAAAGGAAATGGTCAATGATATAAATAGTAAATACGACTACAAAAAGAATAACCCAAATGAATTTTGTAAGTTGGATATTTCAAAATTATCTAATGACGCTTACCTAGACAATATGATTGGAGATTCAATTAGTGATTCCATCGTAAATAGAATACCTAATTATGAAAAGCTATCTTCTAAAGCTAAAAGAAAAGTTTATGACTCAATGGGCTGGGTTTTATCGGATGGAGGTATACACAGAATTAAAAGAAATGACTGCGACAGCGATGTTTTATTTCGTAAAAACATTAGGAACTTTATAGACATAGCTCTTGACGCTATGAGAAAAGAAGGGTTATTGTAATGAAAATTTTTATTTTATTTCTTATGATTTTTCTTCACTTAGTAGATGACTTTCATCTACAGGGTTGCCTGGCTAATTTGAAACAAAAAGAATGGTGGAAAAAGAATTGTCCACATCCTATGTATGAAAAGGATTATATCATAAGTCTTCTTGCTCATAGTTTTGAATGGACTTTTGTTATGATGCTACCTGTGGCTTTAGTTACTCATATTGGTAACTTATTCATAGTCATGGTTATTTTGAATACGATAATTCATGCAGTAGTGGATGATTTAAAAGCAAATAAAAAGAATATAAGTTTGATAGTAGATCAGATATTCCATTTAGAGCAGATAATACTTACATGGATTCTTTTACTAGGAGTATAATAATGAATTATTATGATACCGAAGACAAGAGAGTAATGGACAGGGCTTACAAATACACCATTCTTAAGGATAATAGACTTGAATTTAAATGTCCCGTATGCGGTGAACCGATGGTTGGATACCCCATAATGAAACAGCATTTATTTACTGGACTTAAACCTATGGATACTCTTATAAAAAGAGAGTGTCCCCTGTGCAGAAGTGCGTTTGACGTGTTTTTTAAGGTATCTAAAAAATCTTATAGCACTCCTATGTTTTTGAACATCCAATATTCAAAATCACTACTTGAGATTGCCGAGATTAAAAAGAAAATTTCTGATGATAGTTTTTATGGAGAATATGAGTTATATGTCTTTAAAGTAAAAGACTACAGGACTATTCTTTTTGGAAAAAGGAATATAGATATGGAAACTGAACTATTATCCTCATTTGATGATTTTTACACAGAGAGAGGTGATGGAACAAAATATACGTATGGTAAAGATGAAATAGAATGGGCTATAAAAATAGCATCAATACGACCGTTAAAGACTGAAAAGATTATTTAGTGTTGCACATACGTATGTATGTATTTATAAAATATAGGAATATAAAATGATTGAACATATTGCTTACATTAAAGATTGCGATGGCGTATGGATTGTAGATTTTAAGGACATTGGAGTATACGCAACAGTACAAGCTAAATCTTTAAAGGATAATGATTTTTAAGATGATTTTAATAAATGATTTAAATATATAAGTATCATACCTATATGGAAGAAAAATATCTTGATGGTGAATCCGCAGTTTCTCACATTATGAAATGTTTGGATAAGCTACCACATACTATGAGAAAAGACAGCGTAGTAATAACTTGTCCTTACCATTCTCCAACTTATCCTAGCTATAGCTATCACAGACTTTCTATAAATCTAGTTCCTCACTATAGGGGTGAAGAATACATACCTGTTGGCATTTTTCATTGCTGGTCTTGTGGAAAAGTTGGGTTTTTTAATAAATTAATTACTGATGAAACTCTTCCAAAAGAAAGAAGGTTAAAAGCAGAACCTATTCCACGAGCAGGAAGTTATCTTGATGATAAGCTTTTTGACTTCTCTATTGAGAAAAGTACAAAAAAAGAATTTGTTCCTATCTCTCCACTTTTATTGGGAGATTGGAAATATTCTTGGAGAGGAATAGGTGAAAAAGTTTTGAAAAAAATGGGAGCATATAGCTATTTTGATTATAATCCAGATGCTAGAAATAAAAGAGGGGAATTACTGGATATTGGAGGAACTGAAAGACTTTTGTTTTATGCGTATGATGAGAATAAAGAAAAGATAGGATGGATAGCTTTAGCTAGAGAAAAAGAAAGACAAGATAAATTTTGTTTGAAGCAAAAAAATAGTGAAGGTGAGTGGGCTTCAAAAACTGTTTTGTTTCATGAGAAGTATGCGGATAATACTCCTATCGTTTTAGTAGAAGGGCCTTTTGACTCATTAAGACTGATTCAAGAAGGTATTCAATCTTGCTGTATGCTTGGCGCTGGAAATTGGTCAGAAGAAAAAAGGGATTTGTTGGCTAATAAAGCTAGTCATGTAATTGTATTTTTTGATGGGGACGAAACTGGTTGGAAGGATAGTAAAATGGTATATGAATCAATAAAAGATTATGTACCTACATTACGGTTAAGACTTCCGATTATAGGAGACCGAGAAAAAAATTTAGACCCAGGAAATGCTCCTATTAAATATATAAATCAGTTAAAAATTAAAATAAAAAATTTTGTTAAAAACAATTCTTAACATAGAATGATGGTAGTTCATTAAACTCAAAAAAGGAAATGGGTATGAAAAAAGAAGAAAATGATATTCTTGTTGCAAGGGAAGAAGTAGTCAATGATAAATCAGCTAAAGTTACTGCTGTGTATGGCGATAATGTAACTAAAGATGAAAGTGTAAAAGAGGAGAAAAAAGAAGAAGGAAAATAAAATGAAGAAAGCCGTTATTAGCAATGTTCTTTCTGTTCCTAAAAAGTATGTTACAAAAGAAATTACTGATGCTTTTACATCAACTCTGGTAAATTATTATGGAGGTGGTGAAGATAAGCTAAAAGAAGACGAAGATTATGATGGTAGTCTTGATTTAAAAGTTAAAGGTTATTATTTCAATAAAGTAAAAAATACTTATAACTTTTATACCGGAAGAAAAGATTTGCTAAAAAAGTATTTTAGAGATTTTCGTATTCTTGATAATAGAGCGGATGTTCCTATGAGTGACTATTCATTGAGTCACTTGAAGATTAAAGACGGCTTTTGTTTTAAGAGTGGGCAAAAAGAAGTAATTAAAGAATGGTTAGATAAGAAAAATGGAATAATGAAATGTGGGGCTAGGTTTGGTAAGACTATATGTATGGGATACATAGTCACAAAGTTAAAAAGAAAAACTTTGATTATTGCAGACCACATAGAATTATTAAATCAATGGGAAAAAGAATATAGAAAATTTGTTTCTAACATTAACGACATTGAATCTACAAAACATCCAATAATAGGCCATTTAAAAAAATGGTCTGACATAAATAAGTATGATATAGTTTTATCTAGTTGGCAAAAATGGCATAGAAATCCATTAAAACTGCATAGGTATAGAAATGCTTTTGGGTTAATTTTTATAGATGAAATACATAAGTGCAATGCAGAGTGTCCTAAAGACGTTATAAGTAAGTTCACTGCCAGGTATAAGGGCGGAGTAACTGCGACCGTTGAAAGAAAAGACGGAAGAGAAATTTATTGCAGATATATAGTTGGAAATGTGGTGGCCGAAGGAAAAATGGAACAAATGGTTTGTAAAGTTTGTCCTACGTATACTGATATAATACCTCCATCTTTCGGCGGAGGGCCTTACGCTTGGTCTAAGCTTATTAATAGCTACTGTAATAATGAATATAGGAATAACAAAATAGTAAAACTTGCAAAGCAGCTTTCAGAACAAGGAAAATATATTTTAATTGGAACGGATAGAGTAAATCATGCAAAGCTATTAGCAAGTAGCTTGAATAAGCTGGGTGTTCCTTCTGAGGCATTTCACGGTAAGTCAGACCGTAATAAAATTTTAAGTTGCGCCGATAGTGGAAAATTGAAAGTAGTAGTTGCTATGAGAAGTATGCTTACAGGAATAAACATCCCTAGATGGGATGTTTATTTTAATATACTGCCAATAAGCAATGAACCTACTTATTATCAGCAGTTTTCGCGAATAAGAACTAAGATTCCATCAAAGAAAGAAGCTATAATATATGACTTTATAGATAATGCTGGAGTATGTTTTGGTTCATACCAAAAAAGAAAGAAGCAGTATGATGAACAAAAATTCATTTATATTAAATCTATTCATTTGGGAGAAGGAAAAACAGGATATTCAAGCATTGAGCATAAACAAAATATATCGCATTGGGATATGGTTAAGAAAAAAATGAACATAAAACCATTTTTTGAAAAACCCAGAAAAGATGGAAAAGAAATAGTGGAGTTATTCTAAAATGAATATAGAAATTTTAATAAAAAGAATTAAAAATAGAAGTGTAGTATCTGATTCCTTATCCATGGCAGAAAAATATTACATTGACCCAAATCCAGTAAGAAAAGAAATAAAATCTCTTCTTATGTTTTCTAAAAAGATAGATAACATGAAATTAGATATTGGATTTGACCTATCTTTCAACGTTCCAAATTCTGATATGACTAATATAGCTAAAAAGATGGTAATAAATGAGCAGTATAGAGTTAGAGCCGTCGAGCTTTATATAAATTTAAAAAAGATGCTTAACAGATTAAACTATATCTATACAAACTCAAAAAATTATATTATGGTAGAATATGGCGCACTTATGTCTTCAATGACGAAAGAAGCCAAGCTATCTTTGATAGACATAGTATATGAAGACGTGTTGAAACATAAATATGAAATTGAAGAATTGATTGATGATATAAATAAAGTTTTATCCGCGATGGATAGTGCACACTTCACATTAAAAGAAATAAAAAGTGTCGGAGAAGGAATTATTCAAAGGACTATGGTATGACAAATTTTACTATAAAAGACAATGCTATATATCTTGAAAGTGATTCAAGAGATAATCCTATTATTCCACATTTGGATAGCGATGGAAGGAGTATTGCAAAATTTGACCCTCCTTACACAATAATAGAAGGACTGACTGCGAGGTTAAGTGGAAAAACTTTAACTATGTCTATGAGTGGAAAGAGAGGAAATTTTGTAGTTGTAAAAATTCCAGCAGAGGCTATTTTGACTTTAGCTTCTGCTATTGAAGAATGCTCTATGAAAGAGAATCCTATAAATAAAGAAACTCTTGAAAATTTAGAACAGGCGTTGTCTGGTTTAGATGAGGACTAATTTTATGGAAAATGATTTAGAGTCTTTGTTTAAAAAAAGAAAAAAGTCTTATGAAGAAGATAGTGAAAAAAAAGTTAAAAAAGAACTTATACTTGATGATGGAACTGTTGACTTTGATGTAAAAAAGGAAGATGGTATTAATTTCGTTGTAGGAAAAGAAATCGTAAAACATTTTCCTATACTAGATTCTAAAAAAGTAGATATTTATTCTAGCAGCACAGAAGAAATATTTAAGTTAAAATTAGCGTATTCTATTTACAACAAGTCTTTGCGAGATCAAATAAAGCAAAAGGGTTTAAACATTGAATTAGACTTTGAAAAAGAATCGGAACAGTTTGAAAAGTTATTAGAAATAAAAAGGTTAGGATTTTTAATAGATGTAGTTGGTTTGAATGAAGATTTAAAAGATAAGATACTAGACAGAGAACTAGATAAGAAGTTTGCAAAATTAGACAACAAGAAAAAAGATAATTCTGTTGAGAAAGAACTAGAAAAGTTAAATAATACTATTAGTTCAATGAGACATTTTTTCTCAAAGAAGGAAAGCAATGGCTAAGGAATCTGCTAAAAAGTCTAATGAAAAGAATAGTAATACTAAAAGTAAAAGTAAGACTAAAATCAACTCTGCTGATTATAGTGTAGATGATGTTGATGTTGTATCTTCTGAAAGACAGGAATTTAAATCTGGAAGAAGGTCTAATTTTTATTTTAAAGATAGTCAAAAATTTTTTAATCACGACTTTAGAATGTTTATTTTTGGTGCAGAAGTTACTGCACACGTCAGAGGCGGAATAACTGTTACTAGACCTGACAGAAACGGGCCAGGAACCATGAGTTTTGATTTAGATAATGTAAATGATATATTTACTCTTACCGCAGATAATAAAGGTTATATAAAAGAATATGACCGTGGAACAAATGAGTATACCTATAAGAAAAATGAAAATTCAAAATCAGTAGATATAACAGAAGCTATACCAGACTCTGCGTCTAAGGCATTGGACAGTTTGAGCGCAACAGTGAATGACGATAATGAAAAGATAGCTAAACTTAAAAGTGAGTTAGATGATGCGAATGTATATCTTCAAAAATATACAGATATGATAAACGATTTAAATGAGGCATTGAAGGGTAATACCGATAAGAGCAGTGTAAAAAGTATAAAAGAACTTTTACGAGAAGACACTAAAGAACAAAATACTTACCAAAAGCAAGTAACTAGTATTACTAAGCAAATAGCTTCTCTAAATAATGATATTACTTCTGCAAAAACAAAGAAAAATATAGTTTTAAATAATTTTTCAAAAGAAAATGGAAGATATAAAATAAGTGCAAATTTCAATTCGTCGGCTAATTATAATGTTCAAAAAGATAACTTAAATTCTAAAATAAGTAAATTACACAGCAATCAAGTATTAAAAACTTATACATATAAAGAATTATTTAATGATAACTTATACTCTGATGCAGCAAAGCAGCTAGTTTATATAAATAAATCAATTTTAAATGCGGATATAGTTTTATCAAAATATATTCAAGTAGACTTCACGGAAGGCTTTAAGCCATATCCTCTAACTATTGAATCTTGTATATTTGAAAAAAATGACCCAATTAGATTTTTTATACGAGACCCATCTTCTCCTTTCTCAGAAGATAAGTGGGCACCTATGTTTACTGGTTTTATTCAAAACATAACAGATCATACTGATTATGTAAATGGTGAGAAGTATTTTACTGTTAGTTGCTATGACATAAGAGGAATTATGCAGAAGCAACGAGTTCTAACTAATCCAAGATGGGAAGTAGGAACAGATACGCAAAGACAGAAATCAGAAATGAGAACTGGTGATGGAAGTTACGTTGGATATATGGGTGACGTTATTGCTGACGGAGGAAAAGGAGGAGAAGCAGGAACAAAGTATTCTCATAGTGGAGTAGGACAAGTACTTCTTGATTTATCGACAGGAAGAGTTCATTCTTATACAGACTTTAAAAAAGATTTTATAGGTAAAGTAGTAGCTACTCTATCTGATAGCATTTATTACAATAATGCTTATTTAAAAGCAATAAATTTAGAAACTGCTTCAGAAGGAACTAAACCTTCAAAAAATGGTATAGGTTGTTTTCTTCCAGGATTTGTACTAAATTGTCCTTATTATTGGGAAGATGAAAAAAAGAAAAAAGTAAATCAAGACCACATAGATGCTATGGAACTGTGGTATGATGTTTTAGTCTTTGGAACTAAAGCGGATTATTTTACAAGTGATGAAGTTTATAAAGTAGGTTCTGCCACTATTCCTTACGGAGAATTTGACCCCTATAATGGATTTGTTCATTTGTTAGTTCCAAGAAATGGATTAAAAGCTAGTAGTATCTTTAGTAGTCAGTTAGACAGTATAAATTCAGATTTCCAATTTAGTACCAGATATGAAATGTTCAATAAGGCGATTGAAGCCCTTGATTACCAATGGTTTTGTAATTCTATGGGAGATATTGTAGTTGAATTTCCTATGTATGACTTTTCTCCAGATAGTTTTGGTGCCTACGCAGATCAATTAAGAGTTAATAATCACTTAATTTCAGGAACTGTGAATGAAGTTGTAGATGATGTTGTTACAGGCGTTGCTGCAACTGGTGGCGTAACTAGACCAGAAACTCAAGTTCAAAAAGTTATTGATTTTGTTCATACCGCGTATGCATGGTGTGACGCCTTGGCTTTTAAGTATGGTGTAAATATAGAGGAACTTACAGTTCCTACGATGCTTGAATCGGCAAGCACTTCTCCTTTGTTAAATCAAGCAGTTCTTGAACTTATAAAAAGAAACATTCTTTCATCTTCTATGGAAATGGAAATAGCATTTAGATGGGCAATTTTTCCGAATAAGCCTATGTTAAATGTTGAAAGATGTAGATTGGGTATAGTAAGTTCTTTTTCATTTACTTTTCAAGTAAATGAAAGTGTATCTTCAACAGTTGACTTAAGGTTTATACGCAAGATGAGAGAAGATAATACCTTCATAAATATATTTAATGGAAAAGGTACACCTATCGAATACACGGATAAGAATGGAAATAACACCGTTAAGTTAGGTGAAACTGGAATAAATGTTTTATATACGGATAAATAAATAAGTAAAGGATTGACTTATTATGTTTAATGCTACTAGTGCCTATGCAGAGAAAAGACAAATAAGAAAAAGAAGTATAGAAAAAAATAGATTTTTACTTGGAGATGTTTTTGCACAGATAAAACAAGTAAATGCTGAAAGTGAGGAACTTATTTTATTTGGTTCCCCTGTAAAAGTTAATGTACTTCATCCATTTTTATCTGTAAATTCTTGGGATAGATGTATGCCCGAAGCCGGGGCTGTCTTAAACATATCGTATAATGCGGAAAGCCGACAATCACTAATGACTGGTTATCGGAACATGAATCCCGAAAATCCTATAGCGGGATTTAATTCCGGAAATTCTATTTATAGAGAATTAGCAGAAGGTGAGCTCGATAGAATGAGCTATGGGATGGCTTATACTTTTCATACAAACAGACCGATTAAACAGACAAGAGCAGGTTTAGTAGAAGTCACCTTAAATGGTGATTCTTTAACTTTGTTTCAAAAAGCACCTACGTTTGTTTTTCAAATGCACAAGCACAAATCTGCAACTATTGATGATGAGTATAGATTAGGCGTTGTGCGAAGACCAAAGAATAGTATTGATGATATTATCATAAAAGCTCCTTCTGGAGAATCAGGATTTGCTAAAGAAGAAACTTTAGTTATGAAATCAGACTTAGGTTATCTTCTTGACTTAAGAAAGGGTAATGTTATTGATGACCGTGGAATTTGTGTTATAAGTACAAGTACTGGAAATTTCCTTCGCGTTAGAAACAGATATTACACAAAACTACAACAATATGCTTCTTTTGAGATGGATAATAAGGGTAATTGCTCATTTGTACTTCCTGCGGAAGCCACGAATGGTTTTAATTTTGACTTAACATCAGGAAGATTGGTTGGAAATGTTGGGGCTGACGTTTCAATAACAGTCACAAAAGACATATCTGTAAAAACTTCCGCAGGAATAACAATAGATTCTTCTTCCGACACAACTATACAGTCTGCGAGTACAGCTACGCTTGAAGGTAATCTGGTTAAGTTATGTTCTTCTGCAACGCATCCCCTACTTTATGGTGACACTTTTATTCAAGCGTTTATATTATTTTTGTCTAGCGTCGCAGCTCACGTACATCCAGGTTTATCTCCTACACCAAGTCCTGATTTTGCCGCTGCGTGTATAACTCTGGCACAGGCACTTCCTAATCAAATTAGTAGAAATGTTGAAACTAAATAAACACATAAAGGAAATTAAACATGGCCAATTATCCAATACCTGAACAATCAGGACTTAGTGAAGATCAACTTGCAAAAATGAAAGTTTCTTCAGAGAAACAAAAATTTACAGATTTGATAAAAAAAGATATTACTTTATATCAAGGCGTTATATCTCAAAAAGTAGACTTGACAACTAATATCAGAAAAAATATAATTGATTATGAAAAAGCTAGAATGGATGCTGATTATAGTGATTCTTATGCAGTAGATAACTGCATAAAAAATTTTGTTGATGATTTAGTAATAACTATTTTGCAATTTCTACAAGCTCAGAAAATAAGTGTTTCTACTGAGGTTAAAGTAAATGTAACTACAACAAATAACGGAGAATTACAAGAAGACGGTAAATCGGTAATTGGGACAGGAAGTGGCACGGGAACAGGAAGTGGCATCTCGAATAGCGTAGGAATAGAATAAATAATGAAAATTTCTCCTATAATATATATGGGAAGCAAAAGAAGGCTTATTTCTAAAGGGTTACTTGAATATTTCCCAAAAAATATAAATACTTTCGTTGATGCCTTCGCAGGTTCCTTAACGGTTTCGTTAAATGTTAAAGCTAATAGCTATATAATAAATGATAAAGATTATCGTATATTTTCTATATATAAATTATTGAAAAAATTTAGTCAAGATAGAGAAAAGTTAATAGTTAGACTTAGATTTTTAATAAAAAAATTTCATTTACCTCATAAAAGAAATCAGCAGAAAAAAAATAAATATATAAAAAGCTATGAAACTTTCAGAAATTTTTATAATAAAAATAAAAAACCAATTTATCTTTTTCTTCTTCACTATTATTCTTTTTGCCATTTGATACGATTTACTAATAATAAATTTAATGTTGCCCTAGGTAGTAATATTTTAAATAAACACGCAATATATAATATATTAAATTTTGATTTATTTGATAAAAAAATTACTTTACTAAACAGAAGCTATTCTGATATAGATTATTCAAAGTTAAGAGAAAATGACTTTGTGTATTTTGATCCCCCTTACTATGGAAGTATGGCGGTTTACAATGAAGGAGCTAAGGATAGGTCTTGGGGTTTAGATGATGACTTAGCACTTAGGAAACTTTGTGATAAATTAACAAAGCATAATATAAAATGGGGTATGAGTAATGTATTTTCAAATAAAGGAATAGACAGCAATAATTTAAAAAATTGGGTATCTAAAAATAAGTACAAAGTTATTCATTTTAACATAGTATATCATATAGGTAGACTCGATAAGAGCAAAGAATCTACAGACGAAGTATTTATTTGTAATTATGAACCGAAGTATGGATTATTTTCATAAAACGTTTAATTGCATTCTTATAAGGATGGATAGTTACATACATTGAAGAAAATAGATAAAAAGATAAATAAGTAAACTTTTCTAAAACTGTAAAAGAGTGTCAAAAGAATTTATAAAAAATTTATATTTTATAGTTCTTTTGGTACTCTTTTTTATTTATATTACACGTTGGCAAAAGGTAAAATAAAATGATTCTTTATTACAAAAGTTTAGAACCAGTAAGTGACAAAAATAATATTGTTTATGATGAGACTGTTAGCAAGTATCTTAAAATGTTTTCTGAACTAGAGGGATAACTTGTTTTATGGGTTTATTTGAAGATAGTTATAAAATTTCTCACCAAAGAACTACTATGACTGACATTCATAAAAAAGTCATAGCTTATTTGGAACATAGAAACGTTAAATTTGAAATCGAAAAAGAATTTACTCCATATTCAGTTGATATTTATTTGCCAAAACTAAATGTCGCCATAGAATGTGATGGTGGAAAATGGCATGGCTACCCTTATGGCACGGAAAGAGATAAAAAAAGGGATAAGCTGATTACTTCTAAGTATGGAGTAAAGCATATTTATAGAATTTGGGGATGTGACATTAATAAAAATTCAAAATTAAATCTTATTTTAGACGGAATACTCAAAGATAACTTAATAATGGATTTAAATAAAAAAGATGAAATTATTTTGAAATGCGATAATAAGTATTTTCGTGGATATATTTGTAAACGTAATAAACTATCATATAGTGCTTATTTTAAATCAATTAATTGTAAATTAAAAATTGATAAAAATGGTCTTACTAAATTTGATGGACATTGGAAAAGATGTGTTTTACTGACCAAGAAAGAAGTCATACCTATATGGTGTAAATCAATAGTTAATAGATTTGTGAAAATTATTGAAACTAAAAATATAATTGATGGACAGTGTATTGTAGATAAAATAAAGAAATTTATAGGGAGATTTGACAAATGAATAAAAAGATGTCCGATAAACTTGATGAGGAGTATATAAAGTATATACGTTCAAAGCCATCAAATTATAGTTATGTTTTTTATTTAATAGTCTTTATTCTATGGCTTTTATTTTTAATATGGGTTGCAATATGAAAATTAATGAAAATGAATTTCTGACTACAGAAAATTATTCCACAGGTTTTTTGTATTTAATATCGGCGCAGATTCTACTTGCCATGGAGTATGTCGTTTCACAAATTTTAAAAAGTTATGACAAAATCATTGAAATAAGACTAGGAGAATGTGACCAAGTTCCTACAGTAGTCATAGTTAAAAAAGATTTGAATTCTGTGACTATGGACATAGACAGCAAGCTTAATAGAGACATAGAGAAAAAATGTTATGAAAAATTTTCATCTATGGTTAATATCTTAACATTGGATGAGGATTATGAAAAGAGTACGGTATATTCGGATTTTCCTATGTATCTAAATATGAAGAAATGAATATGAAACACCAACACCGCTCTTATTTAGAAAATGAAAATGGAGAATTGGTAGCCGTCCCCAGAGGAAGAAAAAGATGTAAAACATCTTTAACTAGACCACACAGAATTTTAATACGCATCTGTGAATCCCTAGGAATAAAATGGGAAGATGAAAAAAGATTCGGTAGGTATAGTTGCGATATATATTTACCTGATTTTAAAATTGACTTAGAGTGCGATGGCGTATATTGGCATAGTCTTGCGGGTGTTCCCGAAAAAGACAGACGCAGGGATAACTATATGTTAGAAAAGCATGGGATAAAGACAATTCGTATTACTGACGAAGAAATAAATAATGACAAACAAAAAGTCTTTGCCACAATAAAGAATTTTTTAAAGCATTAAAAATAGTTTCATTTAAATAGGCAATTATGAATAAAATAAAGAAAGTGCATTGCTTCTTTGAGCAGAGCGGGACTTTTAAAAATGAATTCATAAAATTAGGTATTCCAGCTGAAGATTATGATATTCAAAACCATTTTAATCAAACAGATCATATAGAAGATTTATTTACAGAAATAAATAAAGCTTATAAAGATGAAGCTAGTCTCTTCGATAAGATTGATAAAGAAGACTTGGTTGTTGCCTTTTTCCCTTGCATATATTTTTGTGCTAACGCACAGCTTAATATGCTTACAAAAACTTATAATAAGTACAAGAATCATAGTACTAAAGAAGTATATAAGCATATTCTCAAAAGGAGTAATGATAGGACACACTTTTATAATCTATTGCTAAAATTATTTTGCGTCATAAAAACTAAGAATCTAAGAATGATTGTCGAAAATCCATGGACTGGTGCAGGGTATCTAAAAAATAATTTTGATCCACCTACATTGATAGATAATAATAGAATGCTTCGTGGTGATTATTTCAAAAAACCTACGGCATATTGGTTCATAAACATAAAACCTACACAAGGATTTTGTTATCAAAAAGATAAAAAGCAAAAATTCATTAGTAAAATGAAAGAGGGCGTAAAGGCAGGTATATGCAGCAAAGAAAGATCTATGATTTCTAAAGATTATGCAAGAAACTTTATATGTGACTTTATTATCGGAAAACAACAACATAACTCTTTAAATTTATTTTAAAGGATAAATTAAACTATGAATAAAGATTGCTTTGATGAATTCCTATCTCTAATTAGGATAAGATATTATATTAAGGAAACCAAATGCTTGTTAAATAAAATGGATTTAACCTTACAGATAGGTAGTACAGAAGTGCTCCTAGAGGTTTGCAGGAATGAGAATATAATTAATTCCATTAGTCTTACAAAAAACAGTAAAACTATAGAACTTACGAATGACAATTGCCTAGATCCTATAAAACTATTATTCAAAAAACTTTCTAGCATAGAAAAACAAGAGTCAAAAAATTTAGAGTTTACATATTTTGAAAAAGAAATAAAAGATATGTTGTCTAAATTTAAAATAATTTCTTTTTATGATATAAATGGAAAAGAAGTAAATTATCCAACTATTTATTATAAAGTTTTTGATGATGATTTCATCATGTCCTTAGACCTTTACAATAATAAGCTGTGTATAAATAAAGAAAAGATATATCTCATTTGCAAAAAATATTCCTATACACGTTATTCAATGCTTTCTATATTTGATAAGCTATTTGGAAAAAATTTAGAAATAAGTTGGTATGTTAAATGAGCTATGGTGTTCCATACTTAGGTTCTAAAAATATAATAGCTGATGATTTAATTACTATGCTTCCATCTTGTAAAGTTTTTGTAGACATATTTGGAGGTGGAGCAAGTATGATGCATAAAGCTATACTTAGCAACAAATATAAACAATTTATATACAACGATTTGTCAAAAGATATTTATTTAACCATAAAATTACTAAAGAATAATGCTTTTACAGGGATAGATCATTTCGTTGATAGAAAAGAGTTTCATTCCAGCAAAGATGTATTTATAAAAACTATTTTTTCTTTTAAAAATAATAGAGAAGATTACTTCTGTTCTAAAGAAAAAGAAAAATATCAAAAATTAATATGTGATTGCTATATGCTGAATGATTGGAAAGAAGCCATAAGTAAGTATGGAGATACTTATAAACAAAAAATAAAACAATTAAAAGATTTGTATCGTTTTTGCCTAGACACTTACGTTAATCGTATTTTTAATTTTCAAAAAGATTTACAAAATGTAAACATAGAATTATTTAATACTTCCTATGAAAAAATCAAGATACCTAAAAATAGTTTGATCTATTGTGACCCTCCATATCTAGGCACCAGAACAACAGGCTATACAAAAAATAAATTTGACTATGATAAATTTTATGAATGGGCTTCAACTAAAAAGAATATCTACATTTCTGAGTATGTGATGCCCAACGACTTCGTTCCTATCGTAGCGTGTAACAGAAGATCACAAATTCATGATAATCTTAAAGTAGTGACTGAAAAATTATTTGTTCCAAAATCAAATTATGACGAAGCTATGTCAAAGTATGGATTGTTCATATAAAACTTTAAATAAATCAAATGTAAATTTAAGTTGTACATATTAAAAAATCTGATATAATAGCTAACTATTCCCTTCCTTCTAAAACTGTAAAATATATAAGATATAATTAAAGAGGTTTACCCTATGCTAGGTGCTATTGATTTCGCAGTTGAACATCCAAGGTACTGGTCTAAACTTGGTAAATCTAAAGAATTGTCATTTGACAAAGCAATGAAATTTATTTCATATCTAAGGTATAAGCACAAAGGATTAGTGTCTTTTGATACTGAGACAGAATCTTTGGCAAAAAAATACAATAGACTTGTTTCTATCCAATTAGGAATTGATGATAAAGTTGGATATGTTATTTGTTTAGATTATCCCTACACTGATTATTCTCCTTCTCAAGTTACTAAAATAAAATCTGCATTAAAAGAATTGTTTGAAGACAAAAATACTCATATAGCTTGGGTTGGTCATAACGCTCAATTTGATGTTTGTCACTTATTAAATCAGATTGGAGTTAAATATGTAGCAAAACCTATTATTGATACGATGCTATTTATTCATCTTCTTGATGAAAATCGTATTCAAAAATTTAGATATGATGAAAACGGAGATAAGGTAAGATGTAGTGCCGCATTGAAATCTGTATGTAATGAATTTTTTCAATTTAAGCTATATGATAAAGAAGCCATTGAGGCTAGAAAAAATGAAAATTTACTTTTATTACCAAAAGATAAATTTATTGTTTATGCTGGAATGGATGCTTATGTAACTTTTCGTCTTTTCTCTTACTTAAAACTTGTAGCTGAAAAATATGATTATTATGATAAAGTAAAAAGACTTTTAGTTTATTTAATTTCTCCTGCTATTAAAATGCTTTCTTGGGTAAGCAGCAATGGGTTTTGCGTAGACGTTAAGCATTTGAAATATTTGTTATCAAATGAATCTCCTATTGTGGAACGAATAAACGAAATCGAGAAAATATATAAAAATACAGAAGAATGCGTAAAAGTTAATGAAGAATTGTATAGCACGCAAAGTAAAAGCGTTTCTTTATTCGGTATGACTACTCCTTGGATTCTTGATTTAAATAAGCCCGCGCATCGCATTGCCCTTTTTTATACATCCAAAAAAGGATTTAAACTAACTCCTGTAAAAGATAAAAAAGCTAAAGGTAAATTTTCAACAGGAAAATTATTTCAAAAAGCATATAGCAATAAAAATAATATAGTTCATCTTTATGAAGAAGAGCAGGGGTTAAAGAAATTAAAATCTTCTTATTTAAACTCCATTTGGAAATGTATGATCGGTAATTCAGATGCAAAGGATGGAAGAGTCAGAGCAAACTTTGTTATGAATGGAACAGTTACCGGAAGAATCTGTAGCACACAACCAAATCTACAACAAATTCCTAGAAGTGACAGCCCTCTTAAAAAGAGTGTAAAATGCTTGTACCGCGCGGAGCCATCTGAAGATAAAGATGATCCTAATGTTTTATTACAAGCTGATTTTTGTGCAAACGAGATCAGATTTTGGGCGGCAATATCCGGAGATCCCTATCTATGTAATTCTTTTAATGAAAGTTACAAGAAAGGACAGATGTTTAGGGCTAACCCAACAAATGAAAAATTGGAAGAGGAAGCTCATCTATTAGGGGATATTCATAAGCAGACAGCAGCAAAGATGTATGATATTCCCATTAAAAAAGTTACGAAAGATTTACGACAGACTGCGAAGTCACTTTCTCTTGGCATTATGTATCAGAGGGGAGAGAGATCAGTAGCACAGCAATTGAATATAACTCCAGAGCAAGCCCACGAAAAGTTTGAGATATTCTTTAAAAATTATGGCGTCGGCGTGGCTTGGTCGGAGTCTATGAAAAAGATGGTCAATAAGTGTGGATATGTCATATCACCGCTAGGAAGAATGAGAAGACTAGGTGATTTAATAATCGAAGGTAAAAAACTTATTGAAAAATCTAAAGAATTTCCTAGAGGAAGTGGAGAAGGTAAAAGGTTGTGGATTGAGGGAAGTAGACTTATAGGCAGAGCGGAAAGGCGTTCTGTAAATAGTCCGATTCAAGGACTTGCCTCAGACTTAGCTTTAGTTTCACTATCACTTCTTCATAAGTATATAATTAAAAATGATTTAAAATGGAAGATAGTGAACTCTGTTCATGATTCCGTTGTTATTGAACTTCCGTCTTCACAAGTGATGAAAGCATCAAAAGTAATTAGAAAGATATTTACAGAAGATAGTAGAAAATATGTTTATAAATACTTTGGATGGAAAATGCCTACACATATAGACATAGACTTTGAAGTAGGACAAAACAAATGTTGGAAATGTTCAAAGTGTGGTTCACTAATAAACTACTGGAAAAAGGCTTGTGACCATAAGGATAAAGAAGGTAAAATGTGTGGATGTATGGAATTAGTTAAACATAAATTGAATATGGGATACGGAACTTTGGTTGGTTTTGACGAAACTGTTAAGTCATTTGATTACGTTAGACAAGGATTTTAAAATAAAGTACTTATCTAGCTATCTGTAAAATACATAAAATAAAAAGGATAAAATATGATGAATTCAATAGTAAAGTATAAACAAGGCAAATACATATCACGTATTAACTATGATGAATTTTTAGAAAGTGAGGAAAAGCCAAAATCTCATTTTTTGAATATAGTGATGAAAAAAGAAATTTCGTATGAGTATGTTAAATCTTTAAGTGATGATTTTCTTTCTTCTATTTCTTCTTCATTTTTTGACAAGCTAGAAAGATATTCTGACTATGTAATAACCTTGCATATTTTTGGAAAAATGGATATTGAAAAACTTTTAGATAGAGCTCCCTTACGAGAAGATGGATTTCCTTTTATTGATAGCATAATAAATTATTCACTTGATAACATATCTCAATTAAAGTTTTTTAGAATGGATGATACTTTTGTATTCCCTCATTTAAATTCAGAAAAAGAATTAAATTCAATGATTGAAACTATTGAAGAATATAAGAATACAAATTTTATTACTTCAAACGAAACTTGTGTAGATAGACTATCAAAAAATGCTTGTAGCAGAGTAACTTTTTGCGAAGAAACAATCTATTCGTAAAGTAAAAGGATAAATTCTTATGGCAAAAAAAGGTGAAATTGCTTTGGAATTGTCTTTATTAAAGACAATTTTAAGCAGTCACACGCCTAAAGAAATAAAGTCAAAAATAATAGGTTCTATTGGAAAAGAGCTTTTTGCTTTTAATGAAACTAAGGATGTGTACTCTTTGATTTATAGAGAGTATGTAGATGAGGGAAAAGATATTCCATCATTAAGAGTTATTTTAGGTCATCCTGACTTAAAAGAAAAATCTTTAATGTTCTTAAAGAACAAGAAGTATAAGCGACTGGAATCGAGTAAAGATGTAAAAAGTTGCTTATCTTCTCTAAAAGAATACTACAAAAGAAGAAAATTATCCGAAGCTACGAAATACTTATATGAGTCATTGAATGGAAATGAGAATAGTGATAGCATAATTGCTAATTTGGATAACACGCTTTTTGAATTAAAAAGCGGAGATAAGAAAGATGAAGACTTTGTTACTGGCGGAAATTCTAAAGATGGTTCTTCAAAAAAACTTTTAAATGATATTCTATCAAAAGATAAACATAAATTATCTAGAACTGGTTTTAATCAGTTAGATAGACTTTTAGGTGGAGGTTGTGGAGAAGGAGACTTGGTCATTCTTTCTGCAACTACTGGCGGTGGTAAAACTGCTGCTGCTTTTAATATGCAGAAGTTTGTATACTCTGTAAATCATGAAAATTCCATAGTAGTTTCTTTGGAAATGAAAAACACGGAGTGTTATGAACGAGTAATGAGTAATGTATCTAATGTTCTTTATTCTAAAATTAAAAGTAAAAATTTAAGTGAGGAAGAAAAACATAATATTCGTCACTCTTGGAAAAAATATGAAAATATAGGAAAAGAAAATAATTGTTACTATAAAATGTGGTCGCCCACAGATGATGTTAATATACATAAAGTATTAGCACCTCTTACCAACATGGGATATAAGTGGGTATTTATTGATTACATTAACCTGCTCGCACAAGAAGATTCTTCTATGAGTGAGGCCCAGATGCTTTCTAGCGTTGCTAGATATGCTAAAAGATGGGCACAGGCTAATAAGTGCATAGTAGTAATCTTGACACAGCTAGATGAAAAAACTCATTTAGTTAGATATGCCAGAGCAATCAAAGAACACGCGAATACTTTTATCTGGTGGCATTATACTGAAGAAGATAGAGAGAAAGGAATATGCAACTGGAATCTAGGAAAAAGCCGAGGTTCAGAATTGGGTTCTTTTGATATGCGTATGGATATGCCCTATATGCGCATAACAGATGCAAAAACAGAAGAAAACATACGAGATGATAAAAATAATATAGATAAGAGTAAAGTTATCTTACCTAAGAATGATGATTTTTAATAAATAAATAAACATATAAAATAAAGGAAAAAACAAACAAATATGAGCAATTTAAATTTTTCTTGCGAAAGCAAACAACTATCAAAAGTTATTGGATTTATTGATTCTATCGCTTCAATGTATAGCGATAAATCAACAGTAGCTACAAGTCAGGATAATGTACTTCTAGAATCCAATGAAGGAAAAGTTTATTGCATTTATGCTAAACAAGGAATTTATATCAAAGTTCGCCTTGAGGCTAATGTAATTAACGATGGCTATATTGTAGTAAATCCAGTTTACCTTTCTTCTCTTCCTAGTAGAGCAAAGGATATTTCTATTTCGTCTGAAAAAGATGAAGAAGATAACACTATAATGAAATATAAAAACGGATCAAGTAGTGGTAAACTTGTAGTTAGTGACGATAAATCTTCTATTGAAAAACAATATATTTCTAAAAAAGAAATTCCTTCGGATAGTATAAAGATTGAAACCTCAGAATTGGATAAGATTGTAAATAAAGTTTTATACACTTCTTCTGACCCTAGAATCGACAAAAAACTTGGATTACCCATAACTATAAAGTCAAGGAAAGAAAAGGTAACGGTTCAATCAAATGATGGATTTAGTGCCGTAATATATAAAGCAAAAGTAAAGGGTATGAATGATTTAAGTATTACTACTCAGGGACTCCTCCTTCAAAAATGTTTTTCTATGTTCAAAGATTCAGTAGAATTTTTCAATAACGAAACATTTACACGTCTTAAAGGAAAAAAATTTGATGTAATAGTAACTACAAATCCTTATGAAAAGAAAGATATAGTAGAGTGGCTTAAAGGACAGAAAGAAGTAAATAGAGCTGAAATCAAAACAAAAGATATAGTAGGTCTTGTTAGTGATGTTATAGTCGTTAGTAAACTTGCAAACATTGACCCTATCGTTTCTTTTAAGTTCAAGAACGAAAAATTAGCCATCGCGAATGAAAGCACTCTTGGAAAAAGCATTTCGTGTGCAAAGGCTTCTTATGAAAAGGAAGGTGAGTATAGATTAAATGCAAATCATTTTATTAACCTTGTTTCAAAGATTGAGAAGGGCGATGGTGTTATTATAACAATATATGGTCAAGCTTGTGTTGCTATGGATAAAGAAGAAAAGATAACTTGTATTTTACCACTTCTTCAATAAACACATAAGGATATGTAAATGATAACAAAAATAGGAAAAGACTATTTCCTATTCCTCAAATCTTGTGAAGTAAATCAGAGTAAAGAAACAATAGTCTACAATGACAAATTAGTTAAATTATCTCTTTTAAAATCTAAAGAGATTTTTTATTATAGACTATCATTTACAGATAAACCTAAAAAGTATCTTACTAGATACTCTCTGCTACTTGAATATGCGAGTAAGTGTAACAAGGAAGGAATAGTATTTAGCGATACTGTCAATTTAATAAATTTATCTAAAAACAAATACGAAAAAAGATTAGTATATGCTTTTGGAGAATCAGAATCGGAGGTTGAATCGTGAATTATTATATCAGAATTATAGAAGACCCGTACGCAGGTCATCCGTCAAGAGGATATTCTAAGCATAATATGTGGTCACTTACAAATAAAGTTTTTAAAGTAAATAACCCTAATCCTGTTTTGGAAGAAGTTGTTTCTACTATTGACGGAAAAGTAGCAAAATTAATGTGTTATATTATAACAAGAAAAGACTTTTTGAGTGTATGTCCCCAACTTGAAAATATTAAATCTGAAACATTTGCTATTCCTCAAGAGTTCGCAGTATTGTGCAACACAGATGCATTAGCCGAGTTAAACAAAGGCGTAGGAACTCAAAGGTTAGCCGGTATGGAAGAAAGTATACGCATTTCAAAGAGGTGGGCACAAGAAGCGGAAAAGAAAGGAATAACTAGTCCATTTATTTTAAGGAGATAAAATATATGAGTTTAGATTTTGATGAGTTCGATAGTCTTGAAGCTAAATCAGAAGAAGTTGAAGATAAATATGAAGACATAGAACCTAAAGGAATAACTTTTGGAATTATTGGCGTAGGTCAAGGCGGATGCCGACTTGCTGATACTTTTTATCAAATAGGTTATAGAAAAATAATTCTATTTAATACAACTGAAAAAGATATGCAAGGAGTAAACGCTCCTAGAAAACATTGGATTGTTCCTACTGAAAGTGACGGAGCAGGAAAAGACGTTGAGATAGGTGAAAAAGTTGCAAAAACCTGCATACCTGACTTAGTTAAAAAAATGAACACAATGTTTAAAAATGTTACAAACATCTTGATTTGTGTTGGTGCTGGCGGAGGTAGCGGGACTGGAAGTGCTAGTATTTTTGCAAATGCTTGTAAACAATGGGTATATGACAGCAGTGGAGATTACAGCGGAACTAAAGTGGGATTTTTAGTTGCTTTACCTGCAAGAAGTGAAAGTTCTAAAGTACTTTCTAATACAAGCTATCTTTTAAGTAAAATAGTTGATGATAAATACAGCCCTATAATTTTTGTTGATAACCAAAGGATAGCTCAGGCAGTAAGAGCAAATGCATTGAACAAGTGGCAGCAATCAAACAAATTAGTTTGTAATCTATTTGATGTTTTTAATTCAATGAGTGCTAAAGAAACAGAATTAGATACATTTGACCCAAAGGATTACGCAGATGTTCTTGCCCATGGGGTAACTACTATGGCAATAGCAGGAATACCTGAATCTGCACTAAGTATAAATGATTCTGATTTAGCTAGAGATACGATTCTTTCTGATAAAGTAAAAACTACATTGAAACAAAGTATGCTGTTGCAAGATGTTGACATCAGCACTGCTACGCACGCAAGTTTCATTGTCACTTGCAGAAAAGAAGCCCTAGAACAAATGGATGGAAATACAATTCCAAAATTATCGGAAACCATTATAAATATGATGGGTGGAGATTTAGGTAAATCAGTCACTGTTCATAAAGGCGTATATCTTCTAAATGAAGAAAAGATTCGCATCTTCATGCTTTTTTCTGGGATGCAGTTCCCGAAGAAAAAAATAGAGGAATACAAGATGGCAAAATGAGTGAGTTCAATAGACCGAAAACACTTAAAATTAAGCTGTTTTCGGTCTTTTTTATTAATTTTTTTAATTAAATTCCTATTTAATTAGTAGTAAAAAGTGGCGTTTTTACGCAAATTTAGCCAGCCTTAAGAAAATTATAAGAAAAATATATAAAACTATTGCTCTCTTGTAAAAAGAATTCTATATTATTATTAAGCTGTGTACACGCCTAATAGAAAAATAAAAAACAAAGGAAATCGAAATGATTAAAATAGATGGTGATAAAATTACTTTGAAAATTACTTTGTCTAAGGAACTTCTTATAACTAAAGAAGAAAATGGATGTACTCCTATCCACTGGTTGGCTCAACAAGGAGTAAAGGAAATTCTTAAATTAGATAGAAAGTTGCTAACTGTTAAGGATAAATATGGAAATACTCCTGTTCATTGTTTAGCTATGAATGGAGTAAAAGAAATCCTTAAGTTAGATAAAAAATTCCTTAGTACTGAGAATGATGATGGAAATACTCCCATTCACTACTTAGCTTATATGGGAATAAAAGAAATTCTTACTTTAGATAAGAAACTTCTTATGATTAAGAATAAAGATGGTGAAACACCTGTTCATTGGTTAGCTAATAAGGGAGTAAAAGAAGTTCTTAGTTTAGATAAGAAACTTCTTATGATTAAGGATATTGATGGATGTACTCCTATCCATGAGTTGGCTAATAATGGAATAAAAGAAATTCTTAGTTTAGATAAAGAACTTCTTAAGATTAAGAATTATGCTGGAGATACTCCTATTCATTGGTTAGCTCGGGAAGGAGTAAAGGAAGTTCTTAAATTAGATAAAAAACTTCTTAAGATTAAGGATATTGAGGGCTATACTCCTATTCATTGGTTAACTGAAGAAGGAATAAAGATTCCAGAAGAATTGAAAGATTTGATTTAACATTATCAAAAGGAATATTATTTATGACTAACAAAGAAATATTTGAGAAAGCTAAGAAAGATGATAAGTCTATTCTTACTCTACCTAAAGAACTTCTTATGATTAAGGATGAATATGGAAGAACTCCCGTTCATTGGTTAGCAGAGAAAGGAATAAAGGAAGTTCTCAATTTAGATAAAGAATTACTTATAGTTAAGGATAAATATGGATGGACTCCTATTCATGAATTAGCCGGTAATGGAGTAAAAGAAATTCTTAAACTTCCTAAAGAATTGCTAATGATTAAAAATAGTGCTGGAAATACTCCTGTTCATTGGTTAGCTCGTGAAGGAGTAAAGGAAGTTCTTAAACTTCCTAAAGAATTGTTAATAATTCAGAATAAGTATGGATATACTCCTATTCATCAGTTGGCTATTAGAGGAGTAGTAGAAATTCTTGATTTAGATAAAGAGTTTCTTATAGCTAAAGATAAAAAGGAGTACACTCCTATTCATTGGTTAGCAGAAAAGGGAGTAAAGATTCCAGATGAGTATAGACAGTATGTTTAATTGAATAAAAACCGAAACTAGGAACTAATGAGTTCCTAGTCCATACAAGATGACAACTTGTATGCCGATGAGGGCAAGTCAAATAAATCAAAAACAAGGAAATCAAAATGATTAATAGAAATTATAGAAGAAAAGCAGTAAAAGTCGTGGAACTTTTGAAACATGAAGGCCTAGCGGTATCTTCTCTCAACAAAGACTATGAATGTTCTTCTGATCATCCAAGAGTTTGTTTAAGTGATTCAAGTGATTTTAGAGTATACTTTAACACGCAGATAGAAAAACTAGATCCTAATTTTTCTATTGCATATATTCGGCTTGATGGAAAACTTATTTTTAGATATGGAAATGAAAAATCAATTTTATTATATTCTGAACCTTTTACTTCGTTAAAGCCTAAAATTATTGAAGCTTTCAAAAATATTACAACCAAAAAGGCATCCATCATTAAGGATAGATTAAAAGAAATAGTCATAAACCAAAAAAACTTGTTAAAGTATCATGAAAAAGAATGTAAAGAGTTTTATTCCGATATGAAAAAAAATAAAAAAATTCTAGAATTTTACCAAAAAACTACTAGTGCAAAGAGTCAAAAATAGTATATTAAATAAAATAACAACTTGTATGTTACTGATAAGTCAAATAAATAAATCAAAGGAAACAAAATGGCTAAAACGAATTGTGATAAAATTACTTTGTCTAAAGAATTTCTTATGGCTAAAGACGAAAATGGAAATGCTCTTATTAATGAGTTAGCTAGAAGAGGAGTGAAAGAAATTATTGATTTAGATAAAAAACTTCTTATGATTAAGAATAGGTTTGGATATACTCCTGTTCATAGGTTAGCAGAGAAAGGAATAAAAGAAATTCTTAGTTTAGATAAGAAACTTCTTAGTATTAAGAATAACTATGGAAGTACTCCTGTTCATTGTTTAGCAAAGAAAGGAGTAAAAGAAGTTCTTGATTTAGATAAGGAACTTCTTAAAATTAAGGATACTGAGGGATGTACTCCTATTCATTGGTTAGCCGTGAGAGGAGTAAAGGAAATTCTTAAATTAGATAGAAAGTTGCTAACTGTTAAGGATAAGTGTGGAAATATTCCCATTCATTGTTTAGCTATGAATGGAGTAAAAGAAGTTCTTAAACTTCCTAAAGAACTTCTTATGATTCAGAATAAGTATGGATATACTCCCATTCATTACTTGGCTAGGCAAGGAGTAGAGATTCCAAAAGAATACAAAAAATTGATTTAAAACCGAAACTAGAGCTTTTACTAACTCTAGTCCGTACAAGACGACAACTTGTATGCTGATGATGGCAAGTCAAATAAATCAAAACAAAACACAGGAAATAAAAATGATTAAAGCAGATGGTGATAAAATTACTTTAGATAAAGAGCTCCTTAATATTAAGGATAAATATGGATGTACTCCTATTCATTGGATGGCTCAACAAGGAGTAAAAGAAATTCTTACTCTACCTAAAGAACTTCTTATTATTAAGGATAAATATGGAAGAACTCCCATTCATTTACTAGCTAATAATGGAGTAAAGGAAGTTCTTGATTTAGATAAAGAACTTCTTACGATTAAGGATAGTGATGGAAGTACTCCTATTCATTGCTTAGCTTGGAATAGAGTTAAAGAAATTCTTAGTTTAGATAAGGAACTTCTTATAACTAAAGATGAAAATGGATGGACTCCTATTCATTGGTTGGCTCAACAAGGAGTAAAGGAAATTCTTAAATTAGATAAGGAACTCCTTATGGTTAAGGATGAGTGTGGATATACTTCTATTCATTATTTAGCTAATAATGGAGTAAAAATTCCAGATGAGTATAGACAGTATGTTTAATTGAATAAAAGCCAAAACTAGGAACTAATAAGTTCTTAGTACATACAAAATGACAACTTGTATGTTGATGACGGCAAGTCAAATAAATCAAAACAAAACAAAGGATACTATATGAATGCAAATGAATTTAAAACTATGCTTGTTGAATCCGCTAAAAAATATATTTATGACTTCAATAACGATGATGTTAATAATCATCCCTACAAGACTGGATGCGATTATGGAAGATATGAAATGGCAAAAAATATTCTTGGCCATTTCGAAGACTTACTTAAAGAAAATGATATAATTTCAAATAAAAAATAAAAAGGATAAAATGACTACCAAACAATTCAAGGAATACCTTAAGAGACAAGTAAACTCTAGCTATAAATACTATGTCAGAGCACTAAATGATACAACTTCCATAGCTTATAAGAAGGAGTATGGAAGATATGAAATGGCAAAGAACATATTGGATAAATTTGAAGATTTTGTTAAATCAAATAAAATTAGGATAAGACAATAAAAAACACACTATGGTTTGACCTAGAAGAAACTTTAATAGAGTCAATTGATAATCCATTAAACTTAGTAAATCAAGAAAAAATAAAATTCTTATTAAAGTCATACAAAGACTATGAAATAGGAATATTTTCTTTTGCTATTTGGGACGATAGAGATATAAGGATATTCAATAATTCTTCAAGGATATTTATTGAATCTATCCATGGTATAACCATATCTCATATAGTCTCGAAGAGACAAATATTTGAAGAAATTAAAAAGTCAAAATCCCTAAATATTGATTTTATGGACTTCAACGACATTTGGAATAAAGAACAAGCATTTTTAGATTATATAAGAGCTACATCAGATTCAAAAAATATATTAGTTGATGATATGGTAGAGGACAGTAGTCATTTTTTTAAAAAGTGCTCTATAAATTTCATAAACATCAAAAATGTTAAGATAATTGTATAAAAAAACCAACTAAAAGAACTAGAAAGTTCTAGTTCTTTTTTAATTAAATTCCTATTTAATTAGTGGTAAAAAGTGGCGTTTTTACGCAAATTTAGCCAGCCTTAAGAAAATTATAAGAAAAAAATATATAAAACTATTGCTCTCTTGTAAAAATAATTCTATATTATGTAAGGCTCTAACCCAAACTTAACCAAAGGAAAAACAGATGAACCCAAAATTAGCCGCTTTTGCCCGAAAACTTTCCGCCTATACGGGTGAAAAAGTTGAGGAAAAAGGCGAAAAAGAAATAGAAGAAGAACTTGACAACGAAAGTTCTGAAGAAAACGGAGAAGAACTTAACAACGAAAGTTCTGAAGAAAACGGAGAAGAACTAGGCGAAGAAACAAGTTCAGAAGAAAGTGGAGAAGAACTAGGCGAAGAAACAAGTTCAGAAGAAAACGAAAAAGCAAACACCACAAGCACAGAGGATAACAGTATGATGTCTAAAGAAATCAAAAAGCTGACTAAAAAAGTCGGAATCATGGAAGACACAATTGAAGCGATGAAAAAGTTACTTCAAATTGAATCAGGAAAAAATGCTAACGAAGATGAAGATGATGAGTTTCAAACTAAAGAAGAAATGTCACACTATGAAGAGGAACCTAAGAAGCGTCACGCAGAAGAAAAACCGGAGCCTAAGAAAAAACACAAGTCGGATGAGGATGATTTCTTTGACGAAGACGAACCGAAAGCAAAGAAAATGAAAAAACACAAGTCGGATGAGGATGATTTCTTTGACGAAGACGAACCGAAAGCAAAGAAAATGAAAAAACACAAGTCGGATGAGGATGAATCAAAAGCAAAGAAAACAAAGAGACATACCGATAGTGAAGATGAACCGAAGCCTAAGAAAAAAACTCATGGAACAATTTCCTTCACTGAAGGATATTTCTTCGGCAAGGGGATCACACTTGTTGGAAATCCTAAAAAAGGATTTGTGATTGATGAAACTGGAAAAGTGAGTGGTCGCGCAGTCGATATTGACTGCGAAATTGAAGACTTGCCGAAGGGTGACTGGACAATCATCAAGAGCAAGGATGGAAGCTATGGACTTTGCAGGTCTGACAAAGTGAACTAATAAAAAGCTAAGACTAATCTATTTAATTATAGCTTTTTACAACCGAAACTAGGAACTCATTAGTTCCTAGTCCATAAAAGATGACAACTTGTATGCTGATGATGGCAAGTCAAATAAATAAATCAAAGGAAACAAAGGAATTATATGTTTAATTTTATTAAGAAGATTTTTAAATCAAACATTACTGATGAAGAAATCTTTAAGAAAGCTATGCATGGTGATAAGAGTATTCTTAAACTTCCTAAAGAAAGATTAATGATTAAGGATAACTATGGATGTACTCCTATTCACTGGTTGGCTGAAGAAGGAGTAAAAGAAATTCTTGATTTAGATAAGGAACTTCTTATGATTCAGGATAATTATGGATGTACTCCTATTCATTGGATGGCTCAGCAAGGAGTAAAGGAAGTTCTTAAACTAGATAAAGAATTACTTATGATTAAGAATATGTGGGGATGGACTCCTATTCATT